GGCGTTGAGACTTGATTAAGGAACTCCACGACCGTCTTTAAAAGCTTGGTCTGCTGACCATCCAGATTCATATCTTCGTCTGGTAGAGCATCCTGTGCATCTGTAGAGCCATCCATATCGTCTACCAGAGCGTCCTCATCAACAGGATGTACAGGCATTGGATCTCCATAAGCTTTTTGAAAGACATTAGTAGAACTATACACAGTATTAATATCTTCTGTGCTATTGGTATATACTTCTGGATTCAAAGACCTCATTTGATTCAATATGTTTGTTGCAACATTCACTGGTACTGGAACACCAGTAATATCAGACTGCTTATAAGCCTTGGCATAACCCTTATACCATTCATCACTACACTTCTCAGGAACGATCTGTAGAGTAGCTGGTTGACCAGTAAGAGCGGACTTTAGATCAGTTACATTAATTGGTTGACCAGTGCTACCAGGGAGGAGACTCGTAAAATAAGGAGCTTTCTTTTCCCATTCCTTACGCCACCAAGTATAAGGAACACGATAAATTTGGTTGGGCTTGATAGCTCTTGGATCACCACCAAAGTAGTTAACAAGTTTTTTCTGCAAACCATTCCAGAAAGTTTTATTTGCCCCAACAATATTTCTTGAAGCATCATCAAAAATCCAATAGCACTGATAGCCATTACGGGTATCGACTACCCAGCTTGGTTTAACGGGAAACTCGTTGATCTTTTGTAGAAACCTCTTCTTGTGTTGCATAACAACACTAGGCTTAAAATAAGTACCATCAGCATTTCTACCAGCATCCATATCACAGAAGCAACAAGTAAATTGCTTGATAGCATAAAGTTTGCGACCACCATTCACATAAAAATAAGAATCGGAATGATTGTTTACATTTGCTTCAAGCATTTCATTGATATCGTTGGTATGATTCATGCTACTAATCTTTTTACGGGGATTGCCATTATAAATAAAGATATGGCTCTGATTGAATGAACTCAAAAATCTTTGTCTATTTTGAGCATTACCATTAGCATGAACATTGTTATTCTTATCGAACGGATTAAAACCAATATTATCGCTAAACATTTATTATTCCTTTTTCCAACTTCTTACCTACATTTTTGATATTGGGACAGTAAACACTACCATCAAAAGCAATATCTTAAAAGATGGTAACGGAATCGAACCGTTATTGTACGATAGTAGAAACTATATAGGTACTATCTTACAAGTTCCAAACACCACCTTGATTATTTAGTTATAGTATCCTTCGTCGTCAAGATCATCTGACTCATCCTCGTCCTCATCCTCATCATCCTCTTCATCAAACTGATCCCAATAGCTTTCATCATAGTCATTTAGATAATCATCTTCGTCATCCTCATAATCATCCTGACTAAAATCAGCCTTATAAAGAGGCTTGAGCAATTCACCCTCGTACTCACCAACTACTTCGTAACGGCAAGTGCGGAGCTTTTCATAGTTACAATCACTAGGAACACTCACAACATCCTTGGGATTAATCTTGACAATCACGATGCGGTCGCCAGCCTCAAGACTACCATAACCGGCAACATAATTCAATGCTCCAGCATGAAGCCCATTAGAACAACCACGACCACGATCATCATCTACCTTTGCCCGTTGCATTTGGCAGACCTGACCAACCCTATTATCAAAAACTCCCCTATACTTATCCTTAAAGTCTGAACGAACAGCCTTATAGGCGAGAAAGAAACCATCCTCAGTGATAGGCAGATGCTCATGCTCCAAGAAATCATACAATTCCTTCTGACTCTGCATACTTGGATTTTCCATGAGATTATTCAGGAAATTAACAAGAGGCTGAAAGGGCAATCCCTTGCTCATAAACTCCAGAATACGCTTACTGATACTACCATGAACTTCCTCACCCTCATAAAGAACCTGTCCATTCTTGATCTCCACAAGTCCATCACTAAAAGTAGCAACAGCCTTTTGGACATCAACAACTTCCAACAGTTCCTCTGCCGTAGCAGAGGGAAGTCTTTCCAGAATCAACTTATAGTTGATATGATCCGGCAATACCTGATAACTCTGATTATTAAGAACCAGCGTCAAATTACCATCCACAAACATAAACGGAACAGCCATAATCCAAACTCCTAATACTTTGTAGTTACGATACCTGTGATACTGTCATTTTACACTAATCGGCAAGCTTGTCAAGGGGTCTTGAACAATTTCTGACTACTTGATCAAACTACTCAACTGAATCTTAAAGAGGTCAATATTTTCCTGACTCATCTGCTCAACCCAATCCCTACTCTGCTTTCCATAGTATGAACGATCTTCGATGATAGGATTCTGATTAGACTTAAGATCTACCAGATTACCAGACACTTGATGATTTCCCATAATAACCTTGAGCATAGGATTCTTGTCTACCTCAGTCTTAATCTTTTCCCTAATCTCAGATATTTTCCATGTCTTAATATCTTGAGTAGAAGTTCCACGAATAATCTTAATATAACTATCGTAGTTACCATCTTTAGAATACAAGTAATTTATAATCATATTTGTCAAGGTATTATAAGCCAAATTAGCATTACGAATTTCCTTGCCATCAACATCTTCAATTCCAACCTCTTTCATAAGCTTAGAAATATGAGAAAGATATTCTGTTTGACTAAATCGTGGAATATTAAAAGGACTGATATGAACAGTATGAGCAAAGAACTCTGTAAGGATGGTCTTATTCAAACAATCCACAAGAATCTTATTGTTGATAAACTTATCATAATCCAGACCAAAGATATTCAGAATATGAAACATAAACTGCTTATCTGTTGTTCCGTGCTGATAGTATCTATACCCACCACCATTCTTCTCTTCTGTTGCATAATCTTTCTTACAATATTCAACAAGCTTATTAATAGAACCAAGATTCTTAAAATGCTTTTGTGTTACAATTTTGAGTTGACGCTTCAAAAAATCATTGAAGTTAACAAGATTATAACCATCCTTCTCAAGCTTTTTAAGGAAAGCTGTTTTGATAGCGTAAATCTTACTATTGCCAATCAAGTCCTTCGTGATACTCTTTAGGGTATCTTCTTGGAGAGTTCTAGCAATACCGCTAATCTCTGGACAACCAGACTCAGGTTCAGTCCCATATCTCAACATGGGAACATAAACAATCTCGTCTTGTTCAAGAAAATTCTCTAGCTGTTCTTCTGAAAGAATTCTCAGATATGTAGCATCATTATAGGGATTCGTAATCTGCTTACTATCCTTATCATAGCCGTGGATAAAGAATACATCTTGATCACTAACGCTACCGTTAGAGTTTCTATTGTAAGACTTTCTTGGGCCAGAACTTTGTGTCAGATGTTTATAGTCTGAAACCTTGAGCAGATTTTCAGCCCCAACATCTTCGATCAGTTGATCAAAACCCTCATTGCTTTTTGTATGATCCTTAGTGTCGATCATCAGATAGGCAAAGCAATCGTTAGCATTACAATATCTTGTAAGAATCTTCTTGGCACTTTCTTCACTAGCAACATCGCACACAAAGAAACTCATCTTGCCCTTCTTCTTCTGGTTATTCCAATAATAGGAACCTTTACCAGTAAGGGTTTCGTGATGGATTCTGTCTGTCAGAGCAACTTGGCGACGAGAACGATAGCCAGCAGTCTTATAATTAAAAACGTACAGACTCTTACCGGCAGGAATTTTATATTCCAAGTCATTGCCAGAGTTGATAGGATGATCTTTACCCTTGGGATCAGTCCAAGTAGCACCAACACCCCAGCCGCCAGCCAATTCATTCATAGTATAGTATGAAGTAATTGCTTCTACCTTATTCTGGGCAGACTTAATCTTCTTGGAGAATTCTTCCTTCATCTCCATATAGATTTCTTGAGTCTTTTTACGCAGGGTCTTGATAACATCCTTGGTATACTGCAAACCTTCACGGGAAACATCCATTTCCAGTTCACCGATACCAAAATCAAGTTCCAGATAAAGACCAGAGTTGATGATTTCACTCACGAAACTCTTCCAAGAATCAATATCTGCTTTCTGGAAAGCCCTATTCCACTTCTGAATATGGTCAGGCATTTCTTCCTTCTCTTGACCCACAATCTGTGCGGTCTGAACAGGATAGGCGATATTACCCATGATAGCTACGATACCACTATCAATCCGATGGTAATTGCTGGGGAAATAATTATTATCATTATTGAGTCGGCAAACTCTCCAACCATCACCACTAATGATGATATTGGTATTACTATACTTATGATCCAGAAGATTCCCACCAATACCACCCTCAAGGATGGGTTTCATGCGGAAATAGTGAAAGATTCTCTTAGCCTTATCGGTAAACTCTTGGAAGTCATGCTGCTTAACCGCAAAACTAATCTCAAGACCATTAGCTTCAGATGTATTGGAAGTATTGAAAAGATTCAGAGTAGGAACACCACTCTCGTCAATCGCTGCAATATAGGTATACTTCTTGCCGTTGAAGTATGATGCAGTAGTAAAACTCTTGGTATATGCAAACGGACTCTTAGAGCCTAGACCAAGACAACCAACAAAATCATTACTATCATTCTTGTTGGATGCACCATAGGTTGTATACAAGTCCTCCATATCGGCCTGACTAAGACCAGTGCCATAATCCCTGACCATGAAGGTGGTATTGGCAGCGGTGGGCAAAGTCACCTTAAAGGGATTCTTATTCCCGGCAGAGATATGACTATCATAAGCATTAGTAGAAAGCTCACGAATTGCAGCCATAACCTTATCAGAATAAAGAGAGTCTGAAAGGATTTTAAACATTTTGCTCGTCTGAGCGATGTTAAACTGATTCTTGCTTGCAACGCCAACGCTGTGAGTCTCAATCGTCCTATCTGCCAACTTCATCTTTATTCTCCAAAAGTGTTATCGTTCCTGTGATGGCTCAAGTATATCATCGGCAAACCGTCTTGTCAAGCTTCAGTTTTCTTTTCCCTCTTGTCGGTTATTATTTTAAATCCTATGAGAAGGTCTACCAAACCCAAAATTTTAAATAAAGACACGGGGACTAACATAGACCATCCTCCAACGAGGATACAGAGTAGTCCCATGATCCATACTATTGTGCTAGGCATCCAATCAAATAAAGATAAAATATAACTCATTGGGCCAATAAGTAGGACAGACACGAATATAATTGTAACAAGTATAGCTAAACTAGCCATTATTCATCATCATTATCATAATTTTCATAATCTTCTGTTTCATAATCTGCATCTTCATACGGATTCCATTCAGTATTATATTCTTCTCTTTCCGCTTCTTGTTGCTCTATTTGTTCCTCTAATAGTTCAGCAGCATCTAGGATAACTTCAAATTCTTGAATTTTATTTGAAATTTCAGTAACTTTTTTATCCAAATGTTTGAGTATTTTTTTAATGTCAGACAAATCTTTTGAGTATTGAGACTCCATTGAACTAATTTGTTTAGCTGTTTGAGCTAGTAATTTATTAATTTTATCTAGATCTGATGACATAATATGCCCTTTTTATAGGTGTTTATATTCTTTAATATCTCCATGTTCCAATATTTTTTTGTCTTCATAAGGAGATGCTACACGACGATATAATTCTTGCTTAATATTCTCTAATACACCAGTAGCCATAGCAATGTTCTTATAAGATACAGTTTGCATAACACCCATAATTATACGAGAAAAACAATAATTTATTCGTCCTAAGAAATTACTAAAATCATGTGGATTTGATAATGAAACCTTTGTATTTAAAATATTACCAACAATAATAGATATTCCACTATCCAGTTCCTGTCTTTCTTCTTCACTAATATATGGCATTTTAAATTCCTTCACACTTACATTGATATTTTAAACAATACGAACATTTTGGGCCAGGATCAGAGTTGCCAAAATAATTAGCATATCCATCCCAAGTCTCTTTGCCAGTATCAATACAAACCAATTTCTTTTTACCTTCTCTTATAATATAGCCAATATTTGCAGTATGACAGTCCCAAAATTTTAATTTTGTTTTATCGTAAATAGCATTTACTAGTTTCTGTATTTTCCACGATTGTATATTTGTATTAGTGGGTTTAGCCAATTCAGTAATATATCCCCACCCACTTATTTGTTCGGTAAAGAAAGGCTCATAACCCATCTTACACAATACAGAACATACTCTGGGGGCAAGATCGTGCTTGCTTAATTTTAACTGAATTTTTCTAGCATACTCTGCCCTAGACTTGGAAATAAATTCTTTAAAGCCTAAAAATGGTTGGTGAGATATTTTGTATAAAGTACAATACCCGCCATCTTCACTATAGTAGTCAGATAGGTCAATCTTATGTTTGGTATTAACCATATTAATAAGAGATGACCTGTGGAACTTCACCAGTAAGATTATACAAAAAGTTCTTGGCTTTATCTATAGAATAAAATTCGCCAAGAAAAACTGTTCCCGGTAGCCCATCAATGTCAACTGGCACTGATCCATAAATCTGATAAAAAGGATCGTCGCAAGCATCCTTTTCTTTTTCTAAGAATTCTGCGGCAGTTCTAATCTCATCTATATAAGTACCTCCCTCATAATCGCTATATTCTCTTACTGTTACAAGTAAGAAATATTCTATAGGAGACTTTGGATTATTATTCTTAACTCTGCCATTACAAAGACTGTTACCCATTATCTCTTCCATATAAGTTACTAATTCAATAAATGTACGTCTTATACTATCTTCCCAATTTTCATATTCTTCTATCATGCAAATCCTATACGAACCTTATCGGCAACTGTCGATTCTATTTGCTCTGCATGGAAATGATCTTTAGTATAAGAGCGACCGTTCCACCATCCACACTCATAAATAACAGTATTATTAGAGCTAATATTTATTCCAGTAATAGTTCCATCAACATCATCAGTCAACTTAACTCTACTACCAACCTTATATACATCAAGAGAACTTTTTGTCATTATATAATCCTTTTATTAAAAGTCGTCACCCATTCGATATTCATCAAACTCTTCTTTACAATCTTCATTAGCATCATGATATCCGGTATCATAACCTTGTTCGTGGCCCATAGCATAAGCAGCCATCAGCCACTTAATTATATCGTCAGTTCCTCCTTTTGCAACACAATTTCTTATGTCGCTCATGGCTCTTTCTTGTCTGACGCTATATCCTTCGATTTCATTTATCCAGTGATCAAATGTCATAAGAGTAAACTCATTTAGAAAAGATTAAGTAGGAGTGGTGAGAATCGAACTCACACTGGATGGATTTTAAGTCCACTGTCTCTGCCGTTGGACTACACTCCCGTATACTTCCAAGCTACATATCATAACGATTGTTTAGATTTTGTCTATGTGTCTCTACCAATATTTATGAGAGATGTAGTTGGAAGCATTTGGTTTAAAAAATCAACCGTTAGAATGAGCGGCCTTAAGACGACGCACAGTTTCCAACATAATATCGACATTATCCACTGTCTTAGTAACTTTCTTTCTTTCCATCTCAGGAAGATTTTCACCCTTAGCCGCCAATACCTTCTTTGCACGGGCATAACGAGCCATTGTTGACGCTACTTTTTGACCAGTCTTTACAGAAATTTCTGCATATGTCTTACTGGAATAAACAGCCTCAAGAAACTGCTCATGACTGCAACGAACCCTCTTTTGCTTCTCACCAACAACAACATCTGCCATAATAATTCTCCCTTACCAAAAAATATGTGATACAGGCTCAATCAAGCGACTGATACACCCATAACGCATTGTATTCTATCCTATAGGATCGGCATTGTCAACAGCGATCTTTACTTTTTTCCGAAACACACACACCAGTACAAAATATCTTGATTAGAATAAGAAAAACCACATCCTATATGGGTATACTTAGAATTCATAATATTATTTTTATGAGATAAACTATTCATCCAATAAGTCATTACATCATATTCAGTTTTAAAACCAGATGCTATATTTTCTCCAGCCATAGAAAAATCCATAGATAATATCCTAGATGCCGGACTATGTAACAACGTGTTTACATCGGCCATATATTCGGCCCATTTAGACGCATAAGCCGATAAAGAATTATCTAATAATAATGGTTTCTTTTTCCAGAGCCAGGATTGTTCTCTAGCTTTATTATGTAGCTCAAATAAGAGTTTAAGATTAGGAATTCGATATATCATCTTTATTAGGTAGTAATAAACCAAGTAAAATATATATCCATAAAATTAAACTGCCAGTAACAATAGTTCCTAGAATAGTAAGTATTCTAACTATAGTAACATCAATACCCAGAACATCAGCTAAACCTGAACATACGCCGAATAAAACTTTATTACTTTTATTTTTGTATAACAGTTGTGCCATTTTTTATGCTTTCTATTTCTAGATTAGAAAATCCATACAGTTGAAGTATGTAATCAAGCGGATATAAACATATTAATTCATGAAACATAAGATCCTCTATTAGAAAATTCTTGAATAAGTTTTTGATTGTTTTCGATTTCTTTGTCCAATACTGACTCAATATCTTTTAGTCTCACCAGAGCATGACAGATACGCCCTAAGATTACTGGATTTTTATTTGTCTTATTTGCATCAATATAGTGTGTATTACGCATATAATCTCCTAAATGAGTATAGTCAATTATATTAACAATACACTACTTGGATTTTTTCTTTTTAAAGATTTTATCATAATTTTTCTCCCAAGTTTTTTGATCCACACCTTTTGGCCTTGGTTTACTACCTTTACCGTTTTGACTCATCATTTTCTCCAATATATAAAAATTGGTTTTCTGTTAAAACATAAAGTTTTGATGAATCACCATAAATTTCATACAAATATGACCCATCATTTTGAGGCATGTCTTTATTAAGATATCCATATTCTATTATCTCATCGTTTTTAATGATAGCAACTCTAGGAAATCTCATGATTCTAGCACATAACTCCAGTAGCGACTATCTTCCTTCTTTTGAAGTTCATCCCAATAGATCGACCTTGCTACATAAGATGGGACTTTCAATTTGCCACAATTAACCATCCAATGACGCTCCATTTTTTTGTAGATTTCCGAACCAGTCTTGCTCTTATTATATTTAAGAGCCTCAACATCGTAAAGTCTCAATTGATGAATATCACCACACAACACTCTTGCCTCATTAGGATGAATCATCTCAAGAGCAAAGCTAATCTTAGCCAATCCAATGCCACTAATCTTATTCAGGATACTGTCTCTTTTCTTAACATGATACTTCTTTGTGGTCAAATAAAAATCTTTAGGATTGGCCCAAAACTTGGTGCTAAAATCCCAGATATAAGTGGTACGATTATTGTGCAATCCAACGCCGCTTTTGTGGAGTTTTTCCAGAAGAATTTCTTTGCTATCCACCCACTCGCTAAAATTTTTAATAGCATTATATCCCTTGACATTACCCTGCCAAGTGGTATGCACTGAGCAGTATGCGAAAAGATAGCGACGGAAAATATCTTCGTCAGTTTTGGGACGAACAGTTTCCCAATAGTCTTTATAAGCAATTACCTTGTCTTTGGGAAAATTCTTGAAAAATTCGTCTGCCTTGCTTGTACTCATAACTACCGGCTTTTTCTCAACAACTGTGTCTGTCATAATATCCTCAAAGAGTTCGTTCCAAAGTGTATGTTGCGATTCTACACTATTGGTATCGACTTGTCAAACGTCGAACTTGAGATTACCTAGCAAACTTCCTACAATTAGTTATCCCAGTATCCATCTGGATAATTGTTGTTGTATATCTCAAATTTTACATATGCAATATAGTCATCAATGATCTCATAATTATTGACCGGCATGGCTCTTACATAAGCAACAAGAGGATTCCACCATGCTATGTAATCTTTTAGGTTAACTCTGTACGATTCTTCTTCTTCTTGTTCCACAAAAAACCAAGTGCCAGTATCCGCTTCTTGGGGTATTTTTATATCAGACTTTCTAGTTAGCCAGTGATGAAAGCTTTCTTTATCTATAAGCCAACAATCATATAGTTCTGGTATGGTTAAATCTATTATTTCAGCATTGTTTATTTGAATTTTCATTTATTTTTCTCTAGTTTTTAGTTAAAATTATTTTTTCGTTATTTGATACTATGCTTATAGGAAAGTCTTCTTTCAATAGATTCAGAATATCTTCAATATTGTCTTTATTTTGAATTAAGGTTTCCTCGTCTCCCTTTAAATTCCAGTCTATAGCAGTTTTATGATGACCTAATTCCATAGTGTTGCTACCATGATAAACATAAACAAAGTCGCCAAATTGATTAATAAGTCCTATATTTCCCTCAAGAACAATTTTTTTTGCAAAAGCCCAATCTTCTGAGTTTCCAGCTTGTACGGGATTATAATAAACTCTTTCGTCGTAAGCATCTTTATAGAACATTATTGTTCCTTGGTGAAATTTACGATCTATTGTTTCGTTTTTTGACCAATTACTTAAAAAAATTTTCCTATCGTTTTTAAAATAATACAACAAAGAACAATAGGCAGAACCAACATTGTTGGTATCTGATAGTAGTTTAATATACTGGTTTGATAATCTATTCTTTCCAAAAACATCATCATCATCCCACTGACAAACAATTTCTCCTTGAGAAAGTAGAACAGAAGTATGTCTCATAGTTCCTATGTCCATTTGTTCATCAACAATATATAATTTTATCTTTACTTTTGAGTCCAATATAAATTGCTCAATTTGTTTATTTTCTTCTTGTGTTGCCTGACTTACTATTATTAGTTCTGTGTTAGGGTAGGTTTGACTTTGAAAATACCCTATTGATTTTTTTAAAAAAGAAGTTCTACCACTTTTAGTTATACAAACACAGCTTATTTTAAGTTCTTTATTCATAGAGATCTATATATTGAAGAGTTTTCAAAATCCTTTATAAATTTATCTATAGTTATTTTTTCTAAAACATTATACTGAGACAAATAAACACTTGCGCTACAAATTAAATCAATATCATTAAGTTTTTGTTCAGCTTCCTCTAGGTCGCTATAGTATAGAGGATAATCTTCTCCCAAATACTCTACAGTAGCAGGCAAGTGATTAACTAGGATGGGAGTTTGTCTGGACATACATTCAATAATTGTATTTGTGGCAGAGTTGTCGTAGAGATCCAAAAAGACTATATTTTTTGATAGTATATAATCATAGTCTGAGTCTGTTAGTGTCTCCAGAGTAACTACAGAATCTAACTCATTTTCACTAACTATGTGACCAAACCCTAGCTCTCTTTTTAGAACCTCTGCTTGCTTTTTAATGTCTTGTTGTGTTTTTGTCTTGATTAATTTTGTTTTTAATTTGTAAAAAGAATATTGTTTTCTTAGCCAATGTCCAATATTGATAACTCTTGGTCTTTTGTTTTTTAAAAATTCACTAATACTAAATCTAACATTTGGAAATTCTGTTGGGTGATATAGATAATTTATTTTAACATCATACTCTCTCAAAAGTTTTTCGACACTATCTGCATGATTTTTTGATAGCGTATAGATTCCCAAACAATTTTCCATGCTTTTCTTGAATTCGGGGTTATTGAATAGTCCCGAATTAGTTTGGTTCATTGATGTAACCCAATCCGGTGTGTTCGGTGGATTATGAATGAAACCAACCCATTTTTGTTTGTATGGAATAATTCCCATGTCTTTAAAGTTTCTATTTCTCCATATAAAAGTATTTTCTAAAAATCCATCAAGAATAATTTTAGATTGAGAATTATGAAAGTTCATCAAACCATTTTCTATAACGTAATTCCAACCAGACCTGTGAGAGTTAAAGCCTGTAAGAGCGGGCATATTTAGCTTACCATTTTTTTGATCTTCCTTAATGGTTGTGAAGCTCATATCTCCCGCTTTATACTTTACTGTTTTCTTGTTTTCTTCTATATTGTAAGATACAGGTTTTAAAGCTTTGTTTATAAAATAAGGCAATAGGTTACTGTTCGATTTAGAATATTGTATATATGTTGAGTATGCTATACATGTTTCTTCTATTGTGTTATGTGTATGATCATCAAATTTTTTACTATCTCTTAAACATACAATTTTAAAATATGTATCTTTGGCTAAATTTTCATTATTGTTTTGAATGTAAACTTTTATCAGACCAATCAACGCCCAAACATTATTGCTATCTGCTTCTAGAGCTAGATTATACAATTTAATTTTTTCGGCGGGATCGTCATCATAAAAGTTAGCCAACTTAACAAAAAAATGAGTATCAAAATTTATTGATGAAAGAACCTCATTAAAAAGGCAAAGTTTCATTTCTTTTCTGGCTATTGCAGAAACATTAGATAATAGTATTTTTATTTGTTTGATTTTTGAAGCAAACTCATCCGGGATAGAATATAATTCTGGGTCTAGTTTTTTTTTAATATTGGTCATAATATTCTCTCATAGGAAAGTTCTTTTTACAGTCCGCACCAGCCCAATGGATCATATAGTTATAATCTTGTAGTCCACATTCCCCGCAAGGCCATAACACACTATGATTAGCTGTCATTTTTAAGTTTTTAAGTATGGAAATCATGTTAATGATTGGTTGATCGTTTCCATAAGCAAGTGTGTCCAAATTTTTTTCTTTTACATAAGTCACAAAGTCCCTTAGATCATTCAAGGAAATTAGATTTGGTTTACATAAAAAACCACCAGTGTTATAGTGATGAATTGATGTTTCTTGCGGGTGATCTTGAATAAATTCATCGGGATAACAATACCTTATGTCGGTATCTGAAAAATACAGAACATCATTATCTTTTGATTTTTCAAAAAACAACTCATCAAATTTTTTAATTATAATAACATCACAGTCTAAAAATATAGATTTTTCGTAATCACTTTTGATGAATGTAAAAAACTTTCTAAGTACTCCAATTCTATTAAATATTCGTTTTTTTCTTTCTTCTTCGTTTTTTATTCTCAACATGTATTTTTGATTATACAACCAATCTAAGGCTATGTCATCGCACTCTTTTAAGAATTCATCATAAATAATTTCTACATTATGTTTGCTACATACATATTCGGTTTCTCTCATATTGTTGTTAAATGGAATCAAAAATAATTTTAATTCATCATTGTAGCGTTTGAAACTTTTGATAAAAGGTTCTAGCCAAAATATTTGTGTGTCGTTACACATTACGTAAGCAGAGGTTTCTTTTTTCATAATTTTTAAAAACAAGTTCTTAATCTAATTTTATTATAAGTATTTATACAATTAATTTGCATATATTCTATTTCATCCCTAGAAACAGACTCAAGTATCTCTACAATATTATCTAATTCATTGTTTTTAATTGTAATAGATACGTCTTTCCAATCCATATCGGGTATTATCGGTCTAGCCCAATCATTTTCAAAAAGTACTGGTATTGATCCAACACTCATACTTTCCCAAAGTCTAATAGTATTGGGGCCAGTTCCTTCTGGACATAAACTAAAAACACTGTCTGACAGAATTTTATTATATTTTTGAGATCCAACTTCTACCTCTTTTAAATCATATGTTTTATTTCTTATTTGATGATCATAAACAATTTTGTTTAAAAACCATGAATCCTCCAGTGAATAAAAACATTTTGGAGAATATTCAATAATTTTTTTAAGCTTAATTCTAATATTTGACCTATAATGTTCATTATGATTACCTATAAATGAGCATAAATATTTTTTATTTTTTATTGATTTAAACAATAAGTCCTTATTAAGATTAGGATTTTCCATATTAGAGGATATTAAATGCCAAGGATGCAGCTTGATATTTGATTCTATTTTTTCTGTGGTTAAGTGTGATATATAAGCGTTTTTTATTCCAATATAATTCCATAAAGGCAAAAGTTTTTTCCACAAGATATGTTGACATACGGTATGTGATTCATATTTTTTGATAAATTCTGGATCGAAAAAATTTATCATTTTTTGTAATAAGTATTCAACAGAATTAAAATCACAATCATCGTATTGATTTATATGGTCAATAAATGATGCCCAAGGAAATGCAATATATAAATTTTCATCGTATATATTTTGTTTTTTATTTGTATGATTAATATAAGCTGCTTTTTCTGTAAATGCAGGGTATTGCCAATCTTTCACATACTTAACAAACATAACATTTGTTTCTCTGTGAGAAATATGCTCTTTTTCATTTTTAACTATTATCAGTGGAATATTATTTAGCTTGGAAGCCATGCTAGAAAAGCTACTGTAATTATTTCCTATTATTTTTTTCGTTTTACTTAATGCAAATAAATCTACAACAGCATCATCTTGATACGGCTTAGGATCTAGATAATTCTTGCTATTGTTAAATCTTTTATTTTTGTTATATAAGATTCTATTCGGGTATAATGCATTAAAGTACTGTTGTGTTTTTAAACAGTCTGTAGCCAAAAAAAAATTAATTTCAGGATTTAATTTTATCTCTTCATTTATTTGATTAATAAAAGCTTTATCATCAGATAGTTGATATAAATCTTGATTTGGATGATATAAACTATCTCCTCTTCTGATATGGACTCCTATACAATTATCTAATGGAAAGCTATTTATAATTTTTAAAAGATGGGGTTTAGGAATTAAAAAATCATATAATTTATTTGAATTAGAAAAATTTCCAAGCATGTATTCAAGACAAGAGTCCCCATCATATGTAAAACAGTCTTTATCAATCCAAGAAAGTATCTTTTCTTTAGGGGCAAAATAATCATAATATCCGAAATTATTTTTAGTTATTTTCTCATCCAATTTGATAAAAGACACTCTCAGAGAGTTAAACTCTGATGATGAAATAAATTGAATACCGTTAATAGGTAAAAACAAATCTAGAAAAGAGTCATCAGACCAACCAGACCCAGCCTCCCAACACACTTTAAGTATGGTGTGTTTATTTTCAGACAAAGAAAAAAATGAATTTAAAGTGCGTAATCTATTTGCTAATCCATTTTGGACTTTGATTGCTATTAGTCTATTTTTAGACATCCCCATACTTTTTCCATGATTAACATAATGAAAAAATAACCGATGTTTATCATCAATATTATTTTCTCTACAGTATGGTTGATAGAAATCCTTAGTATCTGGATATTTATCTTGATAAAAAATTTCATCAAAATTTATATCCACTTTATGATCTTGATAAAATTTGTCAATACTTATATGCATACCGATTCATTAATAATGTGTTATTGGTCTCAAAACGACGCATCACAATATTATATTAAGCCATAAGACAATGATATCAATCTAATTTTTTAGTTCCAGATTTATCGACAATTTCGTCTAATTTGTAGTAATATTCCCATGTTTTCCATTTTACTCTAACGCTGCCAATATCTTTGATTTCTTTTCCTTTGTTATCTTTGATCTTATAAATAGCCCAATAATGCTCTTCACCTTTGACAAACTCATCAATGACTTCAAAATATTCTGGACACTCTAGATTAGCCCATAATCTTAACCTCCCATTAGACTTCACCCACTGTTCTACCCGTTCGTCATATTTTATTGGAAAAAATATATTTCGTACTGATCTTTCTATAAGAACGTACTTATATCCAAACCATTCGGAATTACAAATAAAACCTATAGAAAATCCTACAAATAAAATAAACCAGGGATATATGAGAGAGCGAAGAATAACTTTTGATCATTTAATGTCTCCAGTAAGGCGGGACAATTTTATACACCATACTGGAAACTGATCAATTAGATGTCTCTTTCTTCTCCATGAAGAATCTTAAAGGTAGGAAATCTTAGACTAATCCCACCCTTCTCATTCTCTGTTTCCTCAAAATATTGTACAGTAATGATCTTACCAAGAATTTTCTTAGGATTCTTATAAAACTCTTGTCTTTGTTCGATACTAAAGCCGGAACCAACCCTAACATTATAACCTTTATGTTTAATTGTTACACAACTAAGCATAGTTTCCTCACATTCTGCACCATCCTTAACATAACGGAATGGTCCCATTTCAGTATCTAGAACTTCGTATTCATCGTCAGAGAACGCTTTATACTTCAATAGGTCTTTGGATCGCTTGCCTTTATATGGAGCGTCAGATCGAAGCATAAGACCCTCCCATCCATTCTGACTGGATTCCTTAATCATATCTTGAAATTGGCTTTCGTCCTTTACCAAAGATTGTTCCAATAGTGTCAAGCATGGACATTCATTCTTTGTCATAACTTCTGTAAGATTCTTGAGCCTTATACCAAAAGGTCTATTATACTCCCCCTTCTGACTATAAAACTCATCATGAGTAATCATATCGAAAATCTTATAGGATGGATTAGGGATAGTATGATCTTTCTTGCGAAGTTCTTTCATTACTCCTTGGAAATCCTCGTTACCATCTTCATCAACCAAACAAAGTTCACCATCAAGAACTACATTAGTAAGTCCCAAAGCTTTAATGCCGTCGCCAACAACACCAAGAGTATCAAAGTTTTTTCCCGTGCGGGAATAAAAGGTAGTATCACCATTACTATCAACAATAGCAATACATCTAGCACCGTCGATCTTTCTGCTAACATACCATCCATCCTTCCAGTCTACAATTTTAGGAACATATTTGTCCGCTAGGGCGACACTAAATGTTGGAATATGATCTGGAATAGCCTTATTAATTAGCTTATCTCCAGCACGGGTTTTCAAATCTTTATCAATGATACAGTGGACGAGTTCTTCGTATTCTCTTTGGTTATCAATGAACGTATTTACTGCTCCAATGGCATCATGTCCAGTAATCTTCCTACTCTTTAGATCATCCAAAAGCTTAAAAATACAATCATAAGCATGACCACGCAGATGCTTTTTCTTTTTAAGATTATCGCTGGTCACATTATATTGCCAAAGAGGATGGTAGGTATAGAGCAGAATTTTCTTGATAAAGTTTGCTCCACTCTCATTAGAGGCGGTATAATCCTCAATAATTCCAACCTTATCAAGTGTGCTGCTGGTTGTTTTCAGATCACGAACAAAACCATTAAGATGCTCAAACGACATTTTTAATTTCTCCTGTGTTGTTCCAATTCTATCCTACGGCAGTCCCCTTGTCAAGTATCGTCTAATCAGTTTCGTTTCTTAAACACTATCGCCATAGACCGAACCAAATCGCTGCCAGCAGTTTGAAACCAGCATGGAAAAAACGCATGAATTATCAAACAAAATCCTGCTAGTAAAGATAAAAATCCAAAAAATATAGCAAATTTAAAATGTTGATAATATGTCATATTATTTTCTTGTAGATGATCTTTTATACTATTCATAGTCATATCTTTCATGCTTTATATTAAGTGGAGGCGCCGACTGCGAAATCGGGTCTTGCGATAAATTGTAATAAATTTTCTACAAGTTTAGATTATTCGTAATAATTCGGATTTGAATAAAGAATAAACAACATTCATCAATCCTAGTGACATATCTTAACCTGTTAACCGTCACCGCTAACAGGAGCCGAAGGATTTTACGACAGTCTTTTGAACGCTACCTTCATCGCTTTCTAAGACTGTTGCTGTTATTGATTAAGCAGCAAGGGCAAACTGATTTACGCCAGTTAAAGCGTTTGATCTGGTTTTAAAGAAGCCTCCAGGTCAACTTCTACTTGCAAATTTATTAGCCATTATCCAATCGATACTTTCGCCCCCATAGTTTATTGTGTGTCTTTTGGTAGTTGTCTTTCTGATAAATAATTGAATAACTTAAAAGCTCCCTCATGAGAGTCCCCAATAGACCCAGCAGCATTATTACATTCCCAACAAACCCATCCTCTGAATATTGTACTATTTGGATGGTGGTCACATGCCCATTTTGTAGGAATTTTATTACAACATTCACATCTATCTGGTTTTTCTGGAGCGTTTTTATGTACTTCTTTTAAGTCTTGATGATATTTCTTAAAGCAATCTCTACATTTTGAATAGAGTTTACCACGATCTAAGAAGAAATCATCTTTAGATTTTTCTAATTTACATATACGGCATATTTTAGTATCTTCAGAAATAAGACCCTCCTCTTTATCAAGAGATAAAGATTCTTCATCTACTTCATTAGCAATATCGAAAAGTACTAGTTGTTGCATAATAATACACCAATAAGAAAAGACCCCCGAAAGTATGCTTCTACGAGAGGCATCGGGGGTATAGCTTTTCCTATGTAAAGATAATATTTCACTTACTTCTACGAGATGACAAACCGTATCTAGTTTCGCCGTTTCTACCAACAGAAGTGATAACATTAAAACCTTGAGATCTTAGAGCTGGCTTAATATCACTGATAGTTGCCCTAAGATTACCAACCTCAAACATACTGAAAGCACTATCTTGGCTTAGAGTTTTACCCTTAGACAAATAATTAATCACACGGTCCTGCTTAGTCATAGTCATACCTCTCAATAGGTGGCTCATAAAACATAAGATTTTTGCCGCCACGCACAAAAACCTTAACTAGATTCACTCTATATTAGATGGAAAACTATTGATGTCAAGTTGACCACTTTTACTAGAAAGCCAAAAAACCATCTGGTTATTATCGTCATCCCAAGAACACTCTACATATCCCTTAGCTGCTAATTTTGATAATCCGGCTTGATAAATACCATCACGAATTTCTTCAAATATGGTATCAAAAATTTCTTCCGTAATCAAATACTCTCCAAATTCATCTTTACCTAAACTATTATCTATTACCAATTGTGTCACTTGATTAAGAGTAACAAAACTATCCAGATCTTCTGTGTAGTTATCGTGAATGCTTTTTGCTGCACCATCTCTAATGGCATAAACAAAACCATCCATATCTGATATAGAAAAAGTTTGATTCATATTATTCTCCAATATTATTTTTACACTATGATCATACGTCTACATGGTCTTTATTTTTAGGCTTAAGTTTAAGTAGCTTATGCTTGATTTTCCAAACTTGAGTTTCTGGGTTTTGCCAATCTGGTCCCATATAAATATGACAAAAACCTTGATATTTATCAAGACCCATAGCCCTAATACCCTTATCATCAATACTTTCTACAATAAATCTTCCCCTATATCCCATGGGGATAAATTCTCCTCTAGAGACAAAATATGGGCCACCACCAACCTTGATTTTATCTCCCTTAACCAAGTCCTTCCAATTAAAGTCTTTAATAATTTTGGTATGTTTTTTTTCTTTACTCTGTGCTTTAAATACAAAAGTATGATTACATTTAGGACACATATAAGCACGGGGACCAGTGCAATGTCCACAATTATCACAACATTTTTGACCCTTCGGCATAAGTTATCTCCTTGAGTACCAAATCGTTACAGAGTCCAGTATAACATACTTATCGTCACTGTCAACCGCATTTCTTTAGTCTGAATCAAAATTATATCCAATCACCAGTCTTTCTTGGCGACTAGAATCTGTGGTAGTATTCCATACATCACAATAATGCTCATCTCCGGTTTCAGCATTATAAACCATAACATAATCATCTGACCGAAAAGCGTCGTTCTCTTTTTGCTTCAATAAAAATAGTAGCAAATCATTCCATGTTAGTCGATTCATTTATATCTCCTAGTTGAGAAGCAATTTTTTCAGCTATCGTATCTCTGTATTCAGACGAATACCTTAATGGGTCACTTAAGCCACTATCTACTCTATTCTTATAAGTAATATAGAATCCTTCATCATCCTTTAATAGAATCGAACCGTCATCAATCTCCACTTTGCTCAAAATAGTTTCGTCTGTAACAACCATATCTCCTGTACTTCCATATGGAGTTTTTGTTGTAATAGTTCTACCAGTTTGATGTTTTGGTATTTTAAAAATTCTTGCCATTATCTTGCTCTCCTATTAGCTCTTTGTAAAATACGTTTAGTTTCAGTAGCATTTGCTGGACACAAAACCAACTGAGGAGCAGTTTTATGTCCCCAATCCATAAATCCGACAGCTTTTTGTTCTGATGAACAATCAATACAAGTTTTTGTTCTATTATAGTCGATTAGAAATTCTAAACGACCTTCTGGTATAGTAGCGTGACAATATATGCAGTTCATAGTTGTGCCTCCATGACATGATTCTACCATAGAAATCGGTCTTGTCAAGACAAAACTTTAATTTTTTCGTAATTTAGCGTTAAAAAATCCTGTTCATAAAAACCATTAATAATGTCTAAGTTTTTTTTATTCAAATATTTTCTATAGAAATACATCCTATAAGATTGTGGAAACCATTCTTGATACAATTTGTCATACCATTTCATATTTTTTGAAACATTATTTTTATCCAAAGAAATATACTCTGCTGAAATATCTCGACAAATTTTTGCCCAATCATTTTCAAGATTTTCATATCTTCCTACAAATTTAGCATAGTGCAGCTGATTAAAATCGTCCGTTTGAGGAATAGTATGATGACGTATAAATTCTGGAATATTGCCATAAATACTACACTCTCTGTAGCCTATAGAAGTATCTATTACTATATTAAGAAATTCTGTAAAAGAAAGTTTAAGATTTTTATTATTATCTGTTTCTTTTTTTTTGATATGAAAAAAATTATATGCAGAAATTAGTCTATCATAAGGATTACGGACAAAAGCAAATGAATACAAATGTTTATACTTATAGGGAAAATGTAAATATGGTCCAATATATTCTTCATGAAAAAATCCATTTCTAATTGAGGTTCCTGCTGTTTTAGGAATATGTATGAATACGCAATTATATTTTGGAATGTAGAAACTAGACATTTATAATTTTTTGATTATTTGAAAAATTTAATTCATTAATACTCCAAAAAACCTTGGTTAATCCAACAACATCTAAAATTTTTTGACAATTTTCACACGGCTTACTTAAAAGTATTTTTCCTTGTCTATTAATGCGTAATACAACAATTGACCAATTAGGATCAATGGTATTATAGCGATCAAGTAATTTAGAAACAAGATGACTTTCAGCATGAACATATGGGAAATCTATATAGGTTTTGATATTAAACTGTTGTCCTATTCTATAAGCTTTAGAATTAACTTTGATAGGATTATTTTGTGAAACTAAAATTGGTCTATTGCCATCAAAAGCAATAGCAAAGTGATATCTACGTTGATATTGATTTGGTAGAAATCGGTCGAAACTCAACTTGATTGCTTTTTTGATGATCTTCATTCTTGTGATCCAAACTTTCTCTGATTAAATCCCACAGTTCTGATTCTATGCTTTTCAATGGATAGTGTTTTATTTTATCTACTATTGGTTGTCCAGTTGACATTGATAGTCTTATTGGTTCATTCATAAGTTGTATCCTATTTTGATGCTAGAAGATATAAGCCTATATTCGCAAATGCGTATCCTATATAAGTTATAAACATTCCAATATTACCCTTATGTGCTTGTTCCAATGCTACATACAAATATATACACCCGCTTAAAGCAATTAACCATGCACTCATACAACTGCTCCTTTAAGGATATTTTGATAAGATTCTATTGCTAAATCTTTTGCTTTTAATTCCATATCTATATCGAATTCTAAGCCATAATTATCAAACGGTTGTTCAGCATAGTCTGCATGGGCGCGTGGATTATTACCGGGACGACTTTCACTATAATGAAAAAGAGGTCTGGTTTGCCAAGTGTCCCAGCACATATTAATAGCTTCAACTTCTGTTGTGTTATTAGGATGACATTTATGGTGAAGATAGTCGAAACATATTGGTATACGAGTAATAGGATGAAAAATATCTACCAGTTCACGCACACTCCAACAGTTAAGTTTATCGTCATTTTCAATAGTTAGTCTAGCCTGACAATTCTCGTCCAGCTTTTTAAAATTTTGGTAAAATCTATTAGATATTTCTTCTCTAGTTCCATTATTGTTATGAACATGAAGATTCATTGGTGATCTAGTATCTGCTGGAAGTCCAATTCTGTCAAAGAAACTGCTGTAGAAATTGAGTTCTGTGATGGTTTTTTCGACAACTTTTTCGGAGAGACTAGACAAACTGTTAAATTCACTTGGATGAGCAGAAACACGAACGCTAGTAGAGGAAATAGTTTCTGCAATATTATCAAACTCATCTTGTATTTCGTCATGATTAGGCAAATCTTCTAGATTAACATTGGCTTGATCATAAGTAATAAGAGGAAAAATATCACTACTAACCCTATAAACGTAATGGTTTTCTGCACAAAACTGAATAGTTCTGTTTGTTACAACAAGATTGTTGAGGATGCGTGATCCAAGAATATCAAGTGCTTCTGCTCTGGGCAAAGCACTAAAACGCTTATAAGTCATCGTTTGATGACTAAATCCTTGTTCTTTGAGTTTGAGAGAAATACAGCAAAGGCCAAATTTATTCATAGTCGCTCCTTGGTTCAATCATAACAGACATATCGGCATTTGTCAACCGATACTTTAGCATTGTTTGCTATGGTAAAGATATAGCTGATTGATTTGATCAATAATAAATGCAGGAGTATTTGTTTGGATAAAATCATCGTCATTATCTGTTACATATGCTTGTAATTCATCGTTGATCACGCTTGTATCGTAGCCTTTATCCAGAATATACTGTGATATTTTTTTAAGATCTTTTTTATATTTATGACATAATTGATCAATAGATATCTTATATTTAACACAATAAGAATACAACGCATGAGATAGTTCATGTCTTAACACTGCCTGTGTTTGAGCACCTATAATATAGAAATTATCGTGTCTATATCTAAGCACATCCAACAAATATTTTTCTTCGCTAGTAAGCGGATCGAATAATCCTTTGCGAAAAGGTTCTAAAATTTGACTTGGAAAATTAAAACCAGTCCAATCATGATGATAGGTATCTGCTCCGTATTCTATAGAATACCACGCTCTAACCTGACCAACAGTAAAGATTTTGTTCCTAAAATCCTTATTAGGGCTTTCATAATATTCTTGAAAACGTATAAAAGTATTACCTAGCTCTTCTTGCGAGTCGGCACAAACCCAAACAGAATTAAATGGTTGCTTTTTGATTTGTAACGCCATTGTACCATGTGATAAATTCACCTACTCCTTTTAGATCTTTGTATTGTACTTCATATCTGCTTTGATCGTAAGTAAAATTGTTTGTCTGATGCCCAGCCTCTTTTAATTGTGCAATCTGGAAAAATTTTTTCTTAGAAATAATACCACATATCCAGGCAACGCTAAAATCATTTTTTACTCGACTAAAAATGTAATAGTCTGTAGTCCTATTTTTTTGTTCTTCATATAATGTAGCACTAAAATAGTCTTGTGGCTTAACATTGCATCCTTGGGCTTTAGAATCTATGGTAATAGAAGAATCTAAAACAAAATCGACATTATCATTAGTACTATACTGTATAGTAGGAAATGTAAAGATGATCGAAGCCTCTGCTAAATATCCCGTCATTCGTTGTCTACTTTTGTCTGTTCTGTGAGTGCCTAAATGACCTAATCTGGATAAATATTGATTATTTCTTTTTTCGGCCTCTTGATATATCTCTGTAGTAATTGGTATAGATATTATATTTGCCATAAATTTTCTTCACCACCCAATGCCTTGCTAATTACTGGAAATTGTTCACAAAAAATCTTTTTACATTCTTTTGCTATATCTATATGTTCTTTTTGAGTTCCATTTTTTTCTCTGAGTGCTATATAGGTAATCCAACTGCGAATAGTACCATTCATATACAGTCTAGTCGGCGTTGCTAGTGGCAAAACAAATCTAGCACATTCTTTTGCTATACCATCAGCAATCATTCCATCATAAATAGCCTTTCCCTTAGCAAAATGTTCTCTAATTTTAGATCCCCATTTAGATTTAATTTCATCAGAAATATCAGAAATACTATTTTGTCTATTTTTGTTGTCTTGTCTTCTTAATTCAAACATAGGAATTTCTTCAGACAAGAAGGTAGTATCGGCATATCTTTGGCTAAATTCTTGAAAATTAAAACTTCTGTGTCTTAGAATCTGTGCAGCCAAGCCTCTAGTGGTATTTAATTCTAAACACATACTTGCCATTTCAAATATGCTCCAATGTTTGTGTTTAATACAATATCCCAACAAGCCAGAAATATTATCGCTATCTTGGTTGTTTGGATTGGACACTCTAGCACAATAAGCAATATTTTTTTCTGCGTCTGGTGTTATACTTATTAATTTTACACTCATAATTGATCCTCTGTATATGATATTTCAAACTCTTCTAATGGACAAAGTTCCTCATCCCAAAACCCATTCCTTAGTCCTCTACCAAGAATATGTCCAGCTTTTAGCCAAACCGTATAGTCATCAACAGCCATTCTTTTGGTGATTCTGCCCCAATCACATATTGTAGCATCAAAAACTTCTGTTCCAGCATCAAACCATTCGTCTGATTTAGACACAAATTTGACATACATTATTCTTTTGCCTCTTTAAAGTCATAAAAGAATAATTCTTCAGAAGATTCGCTGACCCATCTACTACCAGTATGTTCACAACTAAATTCTTGCCCAAATACTTTCCAGTCAGGTTTTTTGTCGAAAGATTTTTGAATCCAACTACCTCCATCCATCCACAACACCCTATTATTTGGTTGCATAAAATATTGTCCACCTTCTCCTTCAAAAAAATGTCCACACTTATGCCCTGCTGCTATTTCACCATAGCCATTTTCATATTGAGGACCAAAACACCAATCTATAGTAAATAGATATTTACATTTGTGTAATGTTTTATCTTTTAACATAATATTGGCTGCTCTATTTTTTGTATAAGCATTAATATGACAAGAAGCATAATAGCTCAGACAATCCCAAAGTTCTATCCAATCTAAGGGAAACTTTGAGCCGCCTGTCTCGTTGGCTCTTAAATAATGTATAGGCACTCTGGCGTGTTGACTTCCATATTCAGTCATAATACTGAACATAGCACATCTTTGTGGTATGGAAGTAAAAGAAAAAATCTCTACAGGTATTCTTGGATTATCAATATTAGCTGGTTTATTATATAAAAAACCAGTATCAAGATATGCAATAAAAATTGGAATATCTAGATTAAGATAATTACTCAATATACGACCCTTTCTGATAGAGTGTTTGGTTTTTGTAGATTTTGCATTAGATTAGCACCAAAGCGAATACATTATGATTTATTGTTCCACTTAGATACAATTTTTTCCCATAATGGTTTAAAAAAATAAACGGCGATGTATCCTATGATACCGTTTAAAACAGAAACAATAGCAGATGCTAAGGTGATTGGTAGTGTTTGAATTTTAAATTTAGATTCATCATTTGAATTCATTATGATCTACATCTTTATTAGTTTGATTAAGTTTATATTGTGTTTGATATTCTAAATATTTATTATTTGTAATATTGTTATATATTGCTGTAGCTAATTTACTAGCACTAGTAGTTTGCCCCTTAATAGATGGATCATCTAGCTTATACCAGTCATACTGATATTGAGTATCTTCTTCATTCTCAATTTTTATTCGATTAGTATAATATCCTTGATTTTTAGCCCAAGTTCTTACGCTAGACCACAACATTTTTAGCACTTTCTAGATTCTAGTTCTTCTTTTGTAAAATATCTACGAGATTGTTCATTATAGATATCTAATGTTTTATAGTATTGTTTCCAAGCATCACAATGTTTCTCAGCCACTATCGCAGATCGTTGTTCGTGTATGATACGCATTTGATATTCTATTAATTCATATAGTTCTTCTATATATTCTGATATCCTATGATCTTTATATATCAAGCCAATTTCTTTTTTACGTTCTGGTAAAACGCTTAGATATTTTAATGGCTTTATTGGATTAGGCATGAGAATTATTCTGTTTTGGTGTTTTCCGTATCTGATTGACCAAATAGATTTCTCAATGTTTCAAGCTTTCCTTTATTATCATCTAATTTTACTAAATACTGATCCAAAATCTCACATATGTCTGGATGTTCTCCTACTCCTACAGACTTATTAAAGTAAAGATCCAATACAGCTAATGCTTCTTCAATATTAGCTTGATACCTAGCCTCCAACGCTCTGTAAAATCTGTTCATATTAAGGATTCCTTCTTGAAGGTATAAAAGATATTATTTCCACACGGGCTGATACACCCATTCTATACAGGGTTGCTGTATCACTGTTCTATATTTACATAGTAAGCCATACCGCTCCACTGTCAAAGTTTTAGTAGAATAATATGGAACCCAATCATAAGTTAAAATAGCTGGTCTAGGACTAAAATAATCTCTTGTAGAATAAGTAACACTAGGCATCATTGGCACTTCAATAACTGGAGGAGTAGGAATTACAGTATATGGTATCCAATCATTGTGAGCCTGAGCATCCAGAGAACAGAATAATATGAGAGAAAAACATACAACTAGCGAAAGTATTGGCTTCATTTAAATCTCCTTAAGTAAAATTTTATATCCGTATTACTGATGATTATTAAATAATGTATGTACGACAGTTTCGATAATAATCAAGCCAATCAGTACTATACATATAGTATTTATATAACTATTTACCATATTTACTTTTCAATAAATCGACAATCTGTGCTGCTGTAAATGGAACAGTATTGCCTCCCCAATAATATTGAGTAGTTAGATCTACAAGTTTTTCAGAAATATCTGAGTCGATAAAGAGTTTAACGTATTTAGGTTTATACTCCATTTCAATGTACGCATAAACGCTCAAATAAAAAGCATGAGCATAAGTATGTATATGTTTCATGGATTCATCCTCAACATAGCGATTACTTTATTGGCAGCGTGATCTACTGTGTCTTTTTGATTAACAGAAACATCCAATAATTTATTAACAATATGCTGATTATTAGCGGATTGTACTTTGCTTAATATATTTTGTCCATACTGGCGATTGATATAAGAAAAAACCTGTTGAGAAAAATTTTCTGTAGAAACAATCATACAATCTCCTTATAATCTTTATAATGGTCTAACTTAAAAACTTGTTGCATCGTATCGAATAATTTATTAGCATAAAGACCCATTAGAGTGCTAACTCCTTGAATAGCATTAGCCACAGTATCTTTATCAAGATCAGACTCATGATTTAAAATATTATCATTAATCATATCTAATTGATTGATATAAAAGTGTAACTCATTAATTTCATTTTCAAGATCAAATCTGTCCTTCATAATGTTTCCCTTACTATAGTTAGAAGATAATATAAGCTATTTGAAGTCTTGAGTATATGAATCGCACATATCTAATATAAAAGCTTGTGCCAATTTTAGATCCGATAACAAAACATCACTTGCTGCTGGATAGTTATCCACATAATTTTTTAAGATATAACTTACTAGATGTAATTTGTCTAATTTAGACATGGTGTTGTTGCACATAGTGGTCCCTTAAGTTCTATAAGTATAACACAGTTATCGTCAGTGTCAATACCAGACTTTAACAAATCCTTATTTCCAACCAAATAATTTAGCAAAAAAGCCTTTACTTATAATAGGATCATTTGATTGATCGTCCACAGATATAGATGATGTATCATGGATATTTAATATACTAGTATTATCCTGATTATTTAGTGGTTTATCATGTTTTATTGATGGTAATGACACATTATTCTGTCCTAATCGTTTTTGTTTTTCTTGTTCTATAGTGTCTTTAATTGAATAATTTCGTGGCATTTTATACTCCAGAACAATTTAATGACATACAATCATTAGTAAAAATAATACCTTTACGTTTAGGTGCTAAAATTGGTTGATCAAATTTATTAATTTGACATACTACCCAACCATATTTAGGTTTAGTATTCCAGCCAAATAACGGATCGGTAGTTTGTACTAAATGTCGATTATGATCACTAATCCATTCTTGATAAGAATCATATTTGAATGAATGACTAAATACAATTGTACCAATAATTCTAGCCTCAAACTTACCATGTTTGCCTGGAGTTTCTATTAAAGCTAAAGTTTCACCAATATATTTAGTCGGCAATGGATAGCTTCTTGTTTCTACACATTTATTTTCATTAATTAATAATTCTGACCATGGATATTGTATATTGATACCTATCATATATTTAATTTAAACCCCATTGAATATCTATAACAATTAGACCACACACCATGCCAACACGGCGTTAAAAATTGTCTAATGTTAAAACCGGGACTATCTTTATCTATAAGAATTTGATTATTTTTATACCACATCATACCACTATCTCCATTTTCGCTCCACGACACATAAATTCTCATGCCGGGATCATTACCATTGGTATGCCAATCCATACCTCCTTTTGGTGGATATGCAATACAATTGCTGTATTTAATAGTGTCATAATGTATTGAGTTTTTCAAAGAAAACCAAAAATCAGCTTTAAGCTGTTCATTAATCTCTATATATTTAGCATTAGCGGCTATGTCTATATTAACAGACGGTGGAGGACTTGTCAATGAGATAGAAAAATTACCTCTTTCTCGTACCGGTTCATTTTTCATAATCTCTAATATATTGTCTGGAATTTCAATATCAAAAACCTTCATTGTATTTATTCCATAAAAAATCACTAAGAGAATCTCTTAAATTCCTCAATTGATCTAAAGATAATCCAGAAATACTATGTTCTATTGTAGTGGACTCGTTAGTATATACAGATCTTTCCTGTATATTTAATTCGTAGAGAGAGTCTTGTTTATTAATCTTGAAAGATACACTATTTAGTTGAATCATATATGCAGTTCAATACAGCAACTTTATCATATTGAGTCATATGAATATTAAAGTTAGTATATTTAGAAATAGTATTTTTCCACCACTCACCATGCTTAACGGTCTTATGAGCATTAGTGTTATCTGGTAAAATTGTCTTAGCCTCAACTGTGTGAATAAAATGTAACATACGTTTAGGTTTTAGATTCATGAATTCTGTACACACTAAAGAAATTTCGTTCTCATACAAGTGTTCTAGTACATCAGTAGTAATAATTAAATCATATTGATTTTGTGAAATATTTTCTTTACCCTCTACTGCTGGATCATATTCATCAATAGGAAAATCAATACATTGCTTCAATGTTCCTTTTCCGCAACCAAAATCTAGAGCTGTTTTAATTTCATTACTGTAATGTTCTAGATAAAAGTTAATAAGATTACAATAATTGAATCCGGTAGCACCGTATTCAGAGTTAGTTTTATGTAGTTCCTTATATAGATCAATGTCTTTGTACATATATTATTGAATGAGTTTAATTATTAAGTATTTATAGGACTAAAAAGTTGTCCTATAAGAAGTTATACACCAGTGGCAAGACAATAGGTTTGATCTTCAATAAGTATTTCCATAAAGCCCAAGCTTTAATTACGACTCATATGGTTTATGATGCCATCCTAAATTAAGTATATCATTTGATATCTCAGATGTTACATATCCTTCTACTACATAGCCTGTTGTTTCATTGGCACAAATTCCAGAACAATACCAGTCCATGTAATCTCCTATTTCATTTAAATCAGCTACAATGCCACCAGCACATCTCCAACTACAACTCCATTCTTCATCATTCTTGTAGAATAAGTTATTTGCCATAGCAGCATACAAATTTTGTGAATAAACATCGCTTGTTTTACACTTATTTTTGATATATTCTGAGTTTAATAAATCGTTTTCTAAACTTGGTTGGTTTTCATTCATAGTGTTTTTTGGTGTATTATATTTTTGTAGTAGTGTATTAGGGCCACTTCTATAAAACCGTACAATTTAATTATATCACGAAGCCTGAGCATTGTCAACCCTAATTTGACGATGTTTGGGCTTTGTGTATTTAGGTGCAAGGATGATAGTTTTTAATATTAAGAGATGCAAAAAATGCTCTGTAGACAAATCAATTTTATGTTTTAATTTTTCGGCAAGTGGTAAATTTCAAGTTACCGCAGAATGTAAAGAGTGTTTAAATGATTACCAAAAAAAATACAGACAAATTAATTCAGATAAAATTGCAAAACAACGTAAGCTATATGGACATAATAATAAAGACAAAATTAGAGATCAACGAAAACTAAGTTATTTAAAAAATAAAGGTAAGATCAGTGCAAGTTGTAAACAATGGTATAAAAAAAACAAATCAAAAAACAACGAATATCACAAGCAGTACATAAAAAAGAAAAGACAAGAAGATATACTTTTTAGAATCAAATGTAGCCTTCGTGCTAGGCTTAGTCATTTCGTTAAAAATAAAAACAAATCAACACTAGAGTATTTAGGGCTATCTTTAGAGCAATATAAGGAATATCTATCTAAAATGTTTGATAAAAACATGAGTTGGAATAATTATGGTAAATGGCACATAGACCATATTGTTCCTTTATCATCTGCCAAAAATGAAAAAGAATTAATTCAATTATTTCATTATACTAACACTCAGCCTTTATGGGCTAAAGACAACTTGCAGAAAAGTGATAAACTTTCATGACCACAACTCCTTACGGATTTTAATTAGTTCAATAAGCATTTTGGTATCTTCTTTTTCGTAGTCTGCTTCAATCTTCTCAAGTTTTTTGAATTCAGATAATTCTTTTCTTGTTATCTTACCATTCATTAAATTATCTTCTTTATCTTGATCCCAAGTTAATTTAGCAACCTCCATAGGCTCTGGTCTATTTGGACGATCTTTCCACCAAAGATAAAGCTCTTTGATTTTTTTTGCGGTAATTGCTTGCTGGGTTGGTTTTCCATATTTTGGGTCTTTTTTATCTACTCCCCAATCCTTAGTATACTTTAAATCACAGGCCCACTCTAGATGATCTAATCCTGCCTTTGCACATCTCCCATTAACAAATTTATATTTACGCTCAGGATATGCTTTCATAGTATGGGCCAGTTCAACTTCAACATAAATAACTAATTCATTAAAAATCCCATGAAGAATCCTATAGTCAAACTCATAATAATGACCTGGCTTTAATCCTGTTTGCAGATAATGAGTTTTATCTATCCAGCGATTATAGATATAATATTTAGCTTCACCATAAATATCAAGCGGAAACATTAAAAAGTTCTGTAACTTAATCAAACCTTTTTCAGCAAACCAATATCTGACAGGATGTTTTGTTTTTTGTTCAATTTTCCATTCTTTCCAACCCTCTAATGTCAGTCCTGCGGGTTTAACCGATCCTCTTATAAGGTCAGCAAATTTACTACAATTCCAAGGATGAATCCTATGTCTTAACATTTCTTTTTGCCTCTATCTCTAGATTGATTGCCCAATGTATAATAAAGATAGCCCAACAAATTTGCCAGTTCGTATTCATATAAAGTAAAATATATCCGACTAGAGCTAAACAGATATAGTTTATATGATAACATTTATATTGATTCATAGTAGAGCTTATCTATCTTCTTAAGTATACCTATAAGAATTTCTGGCTTCCAATATTTGGATAAAGCCTCCGGCCCATTAAAATTATCTTCAAGCTTATCTTCTATTAACAAGTGTAAAAGAGCAAGTTCTTCTTTTGAAAATGTCATGTTATTTCTTATGAAAAATACATTGTATCTAATTTTTTAATAATATTGATATAGACTTCTGGCTTTTCATATACTTCTATTCCTTCTGGCCCAAGATCTATTTCTTTTAGTTTATCTTCTAATAGGTTTTGCAGAATTTCTAAATCTTGATTAGTTAATTTCATTTTGGTCTAATGCTTCCACCAGCAACTAAGCTTGTTAACCATAAAGACGCTAGATATGTCCAAAGATTAATAGGCGTATTAGTGTTAAACAATATGTTAATGCACAATATGTTAATAAGAGGAGAAGCAATTAATAGAACTATAATTGCTATGAGTATCAATAGTAAAGTCATCGTATCAGTTTTCATTGTTATACCTCTAGAATATCAGATATTCCTTCTAAAAGATTTCTTCGTACATTCTTATTCATATTAGATAACAGAATGTGTTTCTTAACAAAGTCCACGCCTTGTTCTTTTGCTATTTTTCCAATAAGATTTCGTCCCCATCCATTGGATATACTACGAACATCCTTGAAATCAATCTCTACATTAAAGCCTAATTCAATTTCTTCCAGTACGGACTGTCGCAATTCTGTAGCAAGTTTAGTGCTGCTCAGATCGCTACCGTACATATCTTTAATTTCGTAATAAATTAATGGGCCTTTCATGGTTCCTCTTTGTCAAAGTCTAATAGGTCTGGATTAATTAAATCAATCATATAGTCTTTTGTTATAGCAATCTTTAGTTCATCTCTCCATTTTTCGTTCTTTTCTTGTTTTGCTGTTATCCAAATATCTGTTATAATTTTGTCTACCAAATTACAAACCTTAATAAAATCACTTTTATCTAAATTGGTCAACTCTTTTTTAACATCAATCATAACTTATTTTTTCCAATCTTCTTGTAGTTTCTTTAGAGTTTTGGAAACATTATCTTCTATATAATATGGATCATGATCTGATTCTATAATCTCTCTATATTTTTCAGGACAGATTCCGTGAAGAACATTCATTAGGCATTGACCATATCTCCAATTAAATTGGTTATATGTTTGATCAACAAGCTTAATAAATTCTTCATAGCTCATTGTTGATATTTTCATTTAAATTTCTTAGAGCATTGGCTATATTGAATAGGATATCCGTATTAAATTCTTGTTCAAAAGGAATAAATATCCATTGATCGTCTCTTAGTATAAAATATCCATATGAACATTTATAATGTATGTCGCTCATCCATTCTAAATCCAAGCTGCTATATTTCGATGTAGTAATTTCCATTATTTTTCTTTTTATTGTATTGAAGCGAGGTTCTTCAGTCTTACACAAAACCTCGCTAAAAGTCTACGGAAATCGATTAAAGGAATACCCGCAATCCTAACCCTTCGGCTCAATTACAGTATTGGTATCGTCATTTATTATTTCTGGTAGCTTAAATTTCTTATATCCAATAAAAACTTGGCTAGTTATAACTCCCATACCAGCAATAAGAGTTACTGCTATACCAACTATAAATATAACAAAGTTATTCATTTAACAAGATTTCCCAGACCAAGAATACTAGGAACCCATAAACCAACAAAAATAGCTTGATCTCTATTTAGGTCAGTATCACCCATAAACCAAAGCGTAACACTAAAAACAAAACTAGCAAATGCGGCCACAATAAAATAACTACTACTCTTCATAAGAATCTTTCTTTAATTAAGTGTTCTAATTTCTCTAATTATCTTTCGTGCCAACGCAGCACTACCAACTATGCGTCCTTCTGTATAATCGTCCAGACCATAACCGACTGTGGACTCTCTTTGTCTTTGAGCTTGTATAGCTTCAGCACAAAGTTTTTCTACAGTTAGTTTAAGCTTATCGTATTTTTCATTATTTTTCATAGTTAAAAACCAGAGTCCTGTATTATATCATAGGTTTCCAGTTCGTCAAGACAAAGAAACTTTGTATTACCATGTTGTATAGTGCGAGATTGATGCCAATGACCAAATACCCATAAATCTGGCTGATGAATATTAAGTAATTCATTTAATGCCCATCCTGTCATATTCTCATAAACTCTTTGATGAGGCAAAAGCATTTGAAAAGCAATACTTTGAGGACAATCATGAGTAATCATAATTTTAGGTTTAGTCTCTCTATAGAGTTCTCTAGCTTTCATGAATTGATCTATAGTAACTTGCTCTTGCTCCCACCAGTCTATTCCAACTGTTCTATATCCACGATCAATACTGTAAGCCCCTCTATAATAGAAAAAATTCACACCATTCAAGCATGAGTAACCAAAATCCCCAAGGTAATGAGGAATATTAATGATGCAACTATAATTGTCATGATTTCCACCTATAATTTTATGTTTATTTGAGTCTACGTTATCAAGTGTTTCATATTTAAAACCAAAATCGCCTAATTGAATAGTATATGGATGCCTATCTTTTTCTCTGATAATTTCATGATAACGCTTATATTTACCATGTACATCTCCAATAATTGTTATACTCATTATAGATCAATATTAATTTTTTGTTCACTAAGAAGTCTATGGAATTCTGTACGAATTTTATCTAAAGCATCTCCAGCATTTTGAAAATCATTAGAATATTTCTGCCATGATCGAAGTTGCTGACTAAAATCCCACAAAAAAGATTGAACTTTGTTTGCCTGATTCATTAGATCGTATTCTCGTTGATCTTCTGGTAAATTAAATTCGATAATAGCTTTCATTGTGTTAGTTTCCTATGTTCATCACACAAAACACTTATCCATCCACCCTTATTAGGTTTACCGGCATTTCCACAAACTTCACAAATCTTATAGCTCATTTCATCTGCTAAAGAAATAACGCCCTCAATATAATCATCACCACCAGAGTAATAGATTCGGATTCCACCAAACTTTTCTTTAATCTGGTCGAATTTAACCGGGACATACTCTAGATCAGATTGATCATTCTCTTTTCCTGCATCATTTCTGACCCTTATCCTTTCAGCTATATTTTTCTCATGCTGGAAAATTCTCCAACAAACAGCAGATAGTAGATCATACCACCCGTCATTGCACTCTATCCCCCATGCCATACAGCTTTCCTGAATGGATTTATTTTTATTCTCAAATAGAGAAGGGTATTTTTCAAATAATTGATTTTGTAGTTCTTGATCCATTTTAATAAGCTCCTGTCTCAGTATTATTTTAGCATAGATGCGGCAAGTGTCAATTATTTAGTTTTTTCCCAAGGAAATATTATCCATCTTTGATCAATATTTCTATTAATAGTTCTACCAGTATAATCTACTACAAAATTTTGCTCTGTGTTATAAAATAAAGCAGATGTTTTGATATTATCGATATTAAAACCATCAGATATAAATTTAGTCATAATTTTAGATAAAGTAATACCACTATCACATATGTCATCTACAATTAATATGTTTTTCTCTCTGGAAATTTCTTCAACTTCATAAAGTCTAACCTCATTATCCCGACCATCTCTAAGTTGGCAACTCATCATAATAAGAGGCTTATTCAAATGATGACTTAAGGCTATAGCAGGTATTAGACCTCCTCGTTTAACTCCTACAATATAATCTGGTATATTACTATTAATAATTTGTGAATAAATCAAACTAATATCACTATTGAAATCTGACCAAGAATATAAGATTTTGTCCATACTGGAATCTTTCTGTTAGTCTGGATATACTATACTATCTAGTAAATCTATCATATTTTTTATTTCTTGTTCATTTAATCTAAATTCTTGTGGCTCATTATCCCAATCATATATTCTAACTAAAAAAGGTTTTGAGGATAGATACTCATTGTATAGTATCTTCACCACATGATCATCTAAAATTATAGTTTGACTTTTATTCATCTAATCTAAATAATGGGATAACCGTGTTTTGGTCATTATATGGATTATTATTTAGCCTAAGATCAAAGAGATCACCACGACTATTTATTCTAGCATAAGCTGATGGATTTTTAATTAATTCTTTGAAATCAAACAATTCTTTTCTGAGTTTTTTTAATTCGTCTTTTGCATTATTAACCCAAAACATATCAGCACCAGATGCCCAAGCGAAATCTAAAATAGTATCTAGCGGATCAGAATTTTTATTTATCATATTAGTTAGATACTCCACCAAAATAAAAATTTAAGACAGAATGTTTCGGATGATTTGTACTAGAATAAGTAATACTACCATCTTCATTTTGAGTAAAATTACCATCATGTAGAATATGTCCTATAGAATAGTCATCTTTTAATAGGTGCAATTCTCCAAGTTTATGAAACCAGTTCCAATAATTATATTGAAAAGTTTCTCCGTTGTTTACAGACAAAGAAATCATTGCTGTTTGTGACAAATTTTTAAGCAAATAATCGTGAAATATCATTTTGTAACCTTATTCATATAGAGGATCATGATCATATGGATATTGGAATGGTCCCAAAATATTTTTTCTTTTTTGTCGTAAAAAATTTAGAGTTTCATCAAAACAATTTTCACAAATATGAATCTCATACTTTGAACCATCATTATGTGAACCATATCCCCAATAGGATTCTAGCGTAGCATAATCTGGCCCAACATCTGGATAGTTAGTGGTACTTTTTCCACAAATATCACAACTTACATCGTCTAAGACTTTTCTTATTTCTTCTTTAAATGTTCTCATTACCATCTTCGTGAAGGGTCACGCCTTTTTGGTTTCCTGTGTTTCAGTTTAGTCATAGACAAACCGTATGGTACTGTATTGTATTGATCTTTAGAAAGACCAATATATTCTGCAAAATAGTCCATAGTTTTCTTATATCCATCAATAATAACGTCTTTGGAACAAGTTTTCTTCAACAAATCTTCAAAACTCTTAGCCATTAGTAGTGATCTCCATTATTTCATTAGAATATTCATAATAAATGCTTGTCCAATCTTCTTCTTGGTTGAAAATCAGATTGTATGTATAAAATTTACCCTCTGAAAACATAGGAATACTATTAGGAACCCTGTTACCTTCCATAGTAACGCTTTCACCACACAAAGGCCCACCAACCAAACTTATAACAGTATTAGGTTTTTGATTCATTAATGATGTCTAAAATGGTTTCAGCTAGAGTTGAACGACCAACTATTCTTCCATCCTCATAAGGATCATTATAACTAGATTTTTGGCTCCAGCATTGCATAATACCCAAACACATTCTCCTAATTTCTTCCATCTTTTCTTCATTACTCATTTGTTGTCTCTGATTGAGTATAAAAGGTTTGATTAATATTGCATCTTCCAAGAGCAATTCTCACGCCTAGTTTCTTATTATAATTCTCTTTCTTACTGCAAATAGCCAGCCCCTCATAATGATCACCAGATGGACTGTCAATTACAATTTGAGTTGACCCACCCTTAGTGTCTGGATCAATAGGCCCATAGCCATGATCACCACTAGGCTTGCTACCCACTTGCCATTTATAATAGCCGTTGTAGAGACGATTGTGAAGAACCCTAACCTTATATCCGCTATTACGAAGCTGTTGAACTGTCATTTTTTCTCCAATTTATTAGTGTAGGCCACAAACTTCCACTGTACGAGTGATAATAATAGTATTATATTCTTGCAAAAAACTATTTAGATCATCTTGTTTAATAACTAGTTCACAGTTATTCTGACCGATAAAATACTTGTCAAGCAAATTTTGAACTTTTTGTTGAACTGTTGGACTCATTAGATTTTCTCCAAGATATGCCCTAGTATATCACAGTATCGGCGTTTGTCAATAGTTTCTTTAGGTTTTTATGTATTGTCCTTATAAAGACCAATACTCACTCCAGAATCAGCACTTTGATAATACTCTCCCTTACGATATTCTGGAAAATCAACTTCATTGACTCCAAATGCTATCCTAAGATATTCATTAGTATGAGTTTCTCCTTCAAAGTAATTACCAAAGACTTTAACTTTTTCAATCGTAGAATTTCTAGCCACAATAAAAACCCATCTCATGCTTTACTCTCCAAAAAGTTATTGATAAAATCAGCAAAGCCTTTAAGCTCTTCCTCAGAAAAAATTAAAACCAACTTTTTCTTATGTAGATGAATACCTAGTTCGTATTGAAATTTGCCTACTCTATCGTCGGATAGTTCCAGATTAGAATATTCTGTTTTATATATTTCGCTCACTCTTAATCTCCTAATAACAAACACAGTCTCTTGCGTAGATTATACCACGTTTAGCTGGAGGGTCAATAGGATTTTCAAACATTTTAACGGATTTTACAATCCATCCAAACTTAGGCTTATCCTTCCAACCATAGGTCTTATCATTAATATCAACTTTATGCCTATTGCCATCAGCTTCCCACTGTTCTTTAGAAGAGTATTGAACACAAGAACTAAAAGTAATTGTTCCGATAATTCTACTCTTAAACTTGGCCGATTTCCCCGGTGTTTCAATTAGTGCCAACTCAACTCCCTCTAATCTTGTGGGGAGTCGATAGGAGCGGGTTTCGACCGTTTTCTGACCATTAATTAAAAGGGTAGACCAAGGCGACTGTACATTTAAACCGATCACTTAGTATTAGTCTCCAGAATTTCATTCCCATATTCATAATATAAGGTAGTCCAATCTTCAGTTTGTTCTATGAAAAGATTATAGACATAAAATTTCCCCTTATTAAAGACTGGAACACTATTTGGTATGCGACCATCTTTCATTGTGAGACTTTCCCCGCACAAAGGCCCACCTACTAAAGATATGATAGTATTATAGTCTTTATTCATGTGCTATTGTCCAAAAGGCTCAAAATTCACACTATAAAGCTTACCCTCTTTATTCTTGTATAACAACTGAGGGTTGTCTGGATCAGTATACAACCAGACGAATGTGTTGTCAATAGGAGGATTTTTCCAATCTTTAGGATTTGAACCACTTCTAGTTAGTCTTACTTTTAATGAGCGTATTCCACCAGAAGTTATATCAAAACTTCCATCAAATCCAACTTCAATGGGTTTCATTATATTTTGACTCCCATGAAGATATTATACTCCAAGTATTATTTGGTAATAGTCTATAGTGAGTATATTCTATATTGGTAATTTTTCCTAATTTCACTCTTATGTGAGCTAATCTAAAGTCCTCATAGGTTTCTGGTTTTTCTAAGGAACCAGTTTCGTAACCACCATATTCAATCCATGTTTGGGTAAAATCTTTAACGTCAAGATTTAGCCTGCCCCTCATGACCGGCATAAAATAACCTTTACGACCAACTGGTTGAACAACATCACCATACATAACCCATTGATCACAATATTCAAAATATTCTAATTCTATCCCATTTATGGAAACAACTTCTGTACGTCCCCAAGGATGAATACTCTCTACAGTACCAACAATATTGTCGATGATAATTTTCTGTCTATCTATTGGTTTGTTTGATTTTAGTTTTGTTATATTTTTTTTGTGGATAGGATTAAGAACAAGAGTACATAATACTGCTGTAACTATAACTAGTCCCCCAAAAAACATGATGTTGTCAACGGCTAATTCTTCTTTTCTCATATTTCTACCGCACTCCTAATCATTACATTGATATAATATGATATCCAATAAAAAATCATATAAGTTCCAATTATACAACTACAAAATGCCCACACATTAAGAATAGTTTCCCAAGGAGAACATTTGAAATCAAACATTAAGTTTTTTACAATATTACTGCGTTGTGGAAATATTTCGATTTTATATTTCATGAGTAGAGTATCCTTAATATTTTACTTGCAATGTGAGATATTCCGTCCTCTAATCCTTCTGAATATGTTAATTTTTTACTACCTTCAAGCACCTTCATAAAGTCTATAGTATCAACATAAGGCCCGAATGGTTCAGCGGCCTCTTCTTTGCATAAATCTTCTATCTTTTCTATTTTAGTGATAAGATAGAGTAATTGTTTTTGAAAATCTTTAGTCATTATCGTTTGCGTGATTCTATAAAGTTCTACATCACAATTGGTTTTCTAATCCAGACTTTAATACCAGATTTAGTAGTCCATGTTATATCTTCTGTTTTTGTAACATTGAACGATACTTGTTTGATGGGAATATGCTGGATGTTTTGATTGGTATGTAGCGATCCATGCTCAATTATTTTTTGCATCAAATCTTGCACATCTTGTTCTGATAGTTTACCGTTACCAGTAATATCTATTTCTATTGTTGTTCTAAATTTCATTATTTTCTTTGTAGTAAATTACTACCTTGGTTCCATAATCAGTAGTTATTCTAATCTTATAAGGATCATAAGGAACTTTTAAGTGATGACACAAATCCTCACAAGCTCTTAATACTTCTTTTAGAGTTGGAGATTGTAGATAAATGTCATTATCTTTTGATATATCAAATTGTTTTGTCATTCAAACTCCTTAAATAGCCATCGTTTAACTTCATCTGGATGCTTGTCTCTCATATATGGAGTAGCACTAATGTAACCAATAGCATAATCTATTTTACTTTTAAGGGCAGCAACAGTCATTTCTAATGCTTCAATTCTATCTTTTTGATATTCACTAGATTTGTATGCTGATTCTAGTTGTATCTTTTTATCTTTAACTTCATTTTGTAATGGAGTAATTCGTGTTTCCCACAGTTCATCAATATCTTTTTGTCTTAGTTGTTCTGCTTGTGCTAATTTAGATTCTAAGTTATTCATTTTGTTCTTTCTACTAATTTTTCAATTCCACCAGTAGGGCCACTAATTATCTCCATCATAATTTTATTACAATCTACTATGGATTCATATATTGTTTGAAAATCTTTGGGGTCTTTGTTTGCAGCATATACCAACGGCATTAGTCTATTAATATAGTCAAATTGTTCATTAAGAACTGATCGCAAATCAATTATGTCTTCTTCAGTCATTTTTAATCACCATCTCTCCATTACGAACAACATAAGTTTTAGCATTTAAGGATGAACGAACATACTCTCGCCCACCATCAATCATGTTACCATTTCCAAAAAATTTACACCTATGGTGATATTCGCTATATTGAAGATTGCCGTCATCATCTTCTACCATAGCAAAAGTGAAACTTTCAACCTTATCAGCACTGAATATAACAAAATCATCACTTTCGTAACTTGGAGCAATTCCAAAATATTTATTACCAAATTCTGGGTGTGGAGAGTCTCTGTAGAAAATATCTACTGGACGATTACTAGCACCAAAATCAGTTGTGCAGACGTATTTGATGGGTACGCCATCTTTTTGGGAGTAGTATTTAGTAACAGTTTCAATGTTAGTTATAGGATAATGTTTGATCATGTTTTGCTCTGGAATTGGACTATGGGCAACTTACTAGATTGTATCAGTTCGTCTAAGCTTTGTAAAGAGGTTGAGTTTAAACTTCTAAGATAATCATCAAACTTGTTCCAATCTTTTTTGTCTATCATTAACCAATATTCTCTTTCAGAATAACCCATAGAATCTTCGCTGTGACATTCTACTCGTCCAGCCGCCCAGTTAGTTCCATTTTCTTCTAACCATTTTTGGTTCATTATAACTTCTTGTACCAAATAATAATACCACATTTCAATTCCATGTTTAGCTGTTATTGGTATATGCTTTGATTATCGACAAAAATTGTTCTATACTTTTTTGTGTAGTTTCTTTTGTGTCTCCATAATCTATAAATAGCCATCCATTCAATTCTGACCATATAAATAATTTAGTTGGACAATCAGAAATCTTAAACAATTTACCATTATATTCTAATATACAAGATATTAGGGTATTGCCATCTATTTGAGATCGTCTTTCGTTAATGATTCTCATACTACTTGTAATGTTCCTATAGTTAACCCCGCCCCGCCTACGCTGTCGGCAATTAGCCTAGCTGATCTACGCACTAAGCGTAAACATTCGACGGGAACAGGGTTAACATTTTTATGTTATTCTAGTCCTAGTTCTTGATCAAGTTGGCTCAATTTATTTAGTGCTTGTAGTCGCTGATAGTTCAAACCCGCCGCAAATCCACATTGGAAATAATAAAAATCATTAGGAGTTCCTTCGTGATCTCCATCTATCCATATTTCTTGTGCTAATTCTTTGGCTCGGTCACAACCAGATTGAATACTTTCTTTTTGTTTTTGTTGCCAAGTTTTTTTCATTTTTTCTCCAGTTCATTTACTCTGTCTTGTAAACCTTGAACAACAATAATATTCATTCCTAATCTGTTGCTTAATTCAGCAATTCTTTGAAAACAACAAAGTATTAGCAAGAATACAATAATATCAAAAAATAGTCTCATTTTGGTCCCACATCATTAGTTTTAAAGTTCGGATTAACCAAATAGTAAAACAATTCATAAAGTTCGTAAAGTAAAACAAAAGATAAAAATACTATTTGTAGTATCAAAAAACTAAAAAAACAACAAGATAGCAAATATTGTATCATGGCAGGTGAGGTATCATTACTAATACTCTAAAAATAACACTGATATCCAAGGTCAATGTTCCAGACTTAAGCTTTATTTTCTCATATCGGTCAAATCCCATTCTCCTTTTCCTTGTCTTACCATGATTTTTTGTATTGAAAACGCCCCCATTATTGTTGATTAATACTCTTGTGAGGAATCTCAACTATACGAGTATTAGAGCAACAGGACGTTACCTCCCGGTGATCAAGTCGGTGGCGAGTGTTGTTTCACTTCTTCTCCAGTATTATAGTCAATCATTGGTTTATTACAACCCTCCAGCATATTTTGAATCTCAGTTTTCAACTCGTCAACAGTTTCACACATAAATACAGGCATAGAGCGAATATAAGTAATATCCCCATTCTCGCCAACAAATACTTTTTTAATCCCAAAAACTATCTTAGGATCATAGCGAAGATGCTTATGTGTTTGTATTTCTTTGCTAATTCGGTATTGCCAGCCCATTATTTTGTCCTTTATCATTTTTTCCAAAACTTTTAAGTTAATCATGAGTCACCACAATCTTTACTCCATCAAATTCATGACGATCACAAGAATCATGAATACCACTACGAAATGGTTTATTGACGACAACAAAATCAAAATTAAAATCCCCATCCAGCCTATATTGTCTTGTCAAATGATCAAACAGAATATTCTGAACATCTTCAACACTTAGAGTAATCTCTTTCTTATTTTGGATTTCCATTTAAGCTCCGAATTGACATTTAGGACATCTTTTCCAGTTACCCCCACAAATTTTACATACCGCTCTGTAAAACATTGTCATAATAGATAGTATTCTTTAAGAGTTTGATATAGATTGTTGACTTGATTTTCATCCACTCTGAGTTCAGTAGGGTCACTACTATTATAGCTAAAAACCCTGATCAAGTAAGGTTTGTTCTTTAAAAGTTCATTGTAATGAACCTCAATAAGATCATAATCAAGAATTAAGGTTCTTACTAGTGTCATCGGTTATCTCAATCCACTTCGGATAATCTCCGTCCCATACATTAATATAGCATTTTGAATCTTTAGAAAAAGTCATAGCAGTAGCGCCCCAACTATCTCTAATTTTGGATATGCAAGCTATACAATATCCTTCTTTAAGATGTTCACAGTTTCCTTTATATGGTACACTCATTTTTCAAGATCTTATCTTAGAATGATACTTCTTGTATTCAGCTTTAGTCATTTATTCTCTCTGCTTTAGCTAAAAGTTTTAAGTTCTACTTGTCCATTTTTGATAGATAAAAAAGTGCAAATTTTTTCTGTCCAGCATCCACTATTAGCATAAACTACTGAATGGTCTGTGTCAACCATAGGATGATGTGTATGTCCTAAACATACAATATCTACATTTTTTGATAACGCATATTCTCTGGAGTTATTAATCATATTTTCTGTGCATCTTAAATAGGTTTTTGATCTTTGTTTGATAAATTTTGATAAGAATCTTTTATCTATTCTTTGTATACAGCGATAGATTGTATCTGCTATTTTAGAAGTATTTGGGTATTTGTAGATAAAATCATCAAATCTGTCACCATGCAAGCATAATATTTTTTGATCCCCACTATTAAAAAGATACTCATCTTTAAAGTCTAGTCCTATTAGATGAGATACTAATTCGGCATCTCCATCATGATTACCTCTTATCCACACTATATCAATATGTTTGCTCATTCTTCTGAGTAAAGAGAGTATTTTCCAATGGTTTTTCTTTAATCTGCGAAAATCTAAATTATCAAAAAAGTCACCATTGATAATTAATCTATTAGTCTTAGTATATACCAATTCTAAAAAATTGTACAATCTTTTACTTTCGCAAACATTGCTTCCTAAATGAATATCACTAATGATTATAGCATCGTCCATAATTATTTATTAAAATTGAGGCTGGATATTCTTTCAATTAAATATTACACTAAAATAACTCTCCGCGTCCATTCCACCAATCATAAATTCGTATACAAGCCATATATCCTAGTATACCAAACAATACAAGTCCAGCCATTAGAGATTCTCCCAGTTTTTTTCAATAATTTTAGAAATAGTCTTGAATGTTTTACCGTCATCATTTATGGTCGCCAAACTATCAAAAGCTCCAATAGACCCAACACTATCGTTTAAATCAGCCCAATTTTTAACAATATTTGGAAGATGTTCTGGCTGTTTATTAAATCTACAAACACCATAATTATCTACTTTTTCTGTGAGTTTTTTCTTTTTCTTCTCTTTCATATCCTCGTTATATAGTTCACAAAGAACACCTAAGCAACAATGCCTGATAGCGTTTTTATGATCCGTTTGTTTAAGTAGACCTTGACCCTGTTTATACTTTCCAGATAGTAAAGCCTTGACCCACTTTTTCATTACTTTTTTATTCATGTATTGTTCTCCAGATTGTCTTTAATCAAATCGTATACTTCATCGTATGAAGGAAAGTGATCAAATGGCGAATATGGGGTTAGATTAATTCCCATAAGAATTCCACCACGATCATAAACATCATAATAGCTATACTCATTAGAACTAACATCATTACTGCCTCCATAAATAGTAAACTCTACTGGAATAGTTTTTGAGTTTTTATACCAGTATGAGGCAACTAATTCTCTTACTTTTGTTACTTTTGGAGTGGGCATTATTTCTTCTCCTAAAATTCTTCTTCATTAACTTCTCTAAAATCAGAAACATGACGCATAACCTCTAAATGTCCATCATCAAGATCAACAAGAACACAATGGCCGGGAGCATTTTTAATTTCGGTCAAAAATACAAAAAACTTCTTCTTGTCCGATCCATAACCCAAAGGCCCGTAATACTTAATCTTGTCATTTTCTGGAAGACTATTCCAAAACTCTGGATTAAAATTTTTGGGTTCAAATGCCACAACTGTCCCGTTTTCCATTATTTATTCTCCTTTAAATACTTTACTGTCCAAATACCTAGTAAAATTAATAATTTCCCGTTCAATATTTATAGTATTAGTATTAGTTGTCTTGTAGTAAGCCTGTAATGTTTCCAAAGCCTCAAATAGAATATTAATCTGTCTGGTTGTCAAATCCAAATTTAATCTAGTCATTAGTTATTCTCCATAGTTGTCCAATAAGTATAAACCCAATTAGCTTCTTGATTACTATTAAATGACCACAATATTCTAAATTGATGAAGACTAACTTCCCTCACAATATCTTTCCCATCAACACTTTCATTACCTTGAGGCTTGCCCAAAAGGTCTGTCCAAGTTTTTTGAATTACCATTAGTTCTCCTCAATAAACTGGTTAAGAAAATCGGCCAAACCCTTAATCTCACTTCTCGTTAACTTCATCTTAGTCCATTCCCAAGATATAACATTATTGATCGTAAAGTTAAACAATTCTCCCTTTGGATCTTCCTGCTTCCAACATTCCATATCAAAATTGAAAACATCAGCCTTATAACTATCTTTGATTACAATGCTACTCATTTAATATTTTTCCTGTTTAATACATTCCATTTTAGTATAAGAAGTTAGTAATTTATGGTGGACTTTATTTTGTCGTTTAACAAACTGTTCACGATTTCCATAATAAATCTCATCACCAATATTAGTTAAGACCAGATCAAGTAAATAGCCTATTTCAGCCTTGGTAAAAGTTATAGTATCTTTAGTCATTTTTACTTGTCCAAGCTTTATTATCTGACAAATATTTCATTATATCATTAGCCGTATTATTTATACTATTATAGTTCTCATAATGAATATGCAACATATGCTTTATAGTATATCTTTCGTCATGAGTTAAATTCCTCAATGAAGATGACCGATTTCCCCCATATTCATCATCAATATAATCAGCAACAGCCAACATAAACTGATTAAAAGAAAGATTATTTGATTTCATTCATTATGGGCTATAGAAAACTTGAAAAAATCAGATTCGTGGGATGAAAGCCCACAAGACGATATAGTTTTTTGATTTCTTTCCCATTTGTCCCCCATTACCCATAATTGAAGAACTGATTATTAGTAATCGTAGGTTTAATGTCCCTTAGTCGATTCAGAATAATAGTCAAATTAGTAGCTTCTGGAACAATTTTCTCATGAAGATAATCACCTACAACCCTTTTCAGGAGAGCAATTTCCTTATCAGTCAACAATACGTTTTTATACATTTTCCCCTCAAATTATTACTTTTATTACCCCTAGCATCCATATCAGTATACAACACAGACAGTAGAGTGTCAATAGGGAGTTATCGACACAACCCTGCTTAGTTCTTTAGCCAATTTCAACCACCGGCACTTACAATAAGTAAAAAATTTAGTTTTTTTGTCGCAAATTAGCTTTTAGGGGCTAAAAAAGCCAGTAATACTAGCATTATGCAGAGAGGAAAGGTGAAAAATAGGGGGTAAAACGTGGAGAAAATATAGTAATTTAACAAAAAACAGCCTATTGACAGTGGTTCTTGTATGGTTTATGATGGTTCTGATGAGGAAAGTGGTGAAAAAGGGAGATTTTGTGTCAGATTTAACGATCCATCCTGTATCCTTTGAATCTGTAAAACTAGCATCAGATTGTCACTAGCACCATATTCTTTCATATAGGTATTAATAATAGACTGTGCGACCTTACAGATATTTGTACAGTCCATATTTTGTTCTAATTTAATTCCCACCATAATAATTAAACCTAATGACTTTTGACTGACTGTACCATAAAAACCAATCCTAATATATTAGGTATTACAAAGCAAGAGAAGAGACTCGAACTCTCAACATTCAGGTTGGAAACCTAACGCTCTACCATTGAGCTACTCTTGCTAAAGTATCTAGATTATCCATAAAAAACTTACAGTACATATCTATACTATAGCTTATACTATGGGTATCTATTACCATATTACCTCCACGACCTTACTCTATACCACATACCATTTCGACCTTGTGCTGAAGCATCTCCGGTTAGACTCATATTGTTACTTGGAGTACAAGTGTTACAATTGGGAGACGAACCATAACCTACACCTTCAAAGTTGCCAATAACACCCCACACATGACTAGTTATATTATTAGCTGCCATATGATTAGCTTCTGCTTGACAACGATCCTGATCAGACCCAGAAACTTTGTGACTAGTATAACTTTGGGTCACAACATTTGGCTGACTATAATAGTAGCGGGGCTTGGCATAAATTGGAGACATGGTTAAAATCATTAATATAGCTAATACTGTAATTCTCATAATTATCCTCCTTGATAAAATATAATCCTATTATTCCAAACAATACCCCCGAAAGTGTGCATTGCTAAGAGGCATCGGGGGTTTGCTTAGTTTGTTATTAACTTAATATTCAACGAACAACATTACGAACAACATTAACTGTTTTTCGTCCTAGATTTCGTGTTGCTTGAACTGTACGACGAGTTACTGCTACTGGAACACTAACCACTTCACGAGTAACATTAACTACTCGACTTCGTAGCCTACATGAACCATTAGCACATTCTCCAGCAAAGGCAAAATTACTGGAACAAGCTAGAGCGATCATTAGTAAATACTTCATTATCATCTCCTAATTAAGAGTTAAAAATTATTGTCGATCCTTCGACCACATAACCATTTTTGGTTGTCCACTATCATAAGCTTGCTGGTACGACCAACAAGTATTTACTTAATATCCTGTTGAGCTTTGTTAAGCCATTGAATATTTTCAGTTTTTAGAAAGTTAATATACTTTTGAAAAGTATCATGAGAAACTTCTAGAAACTCTTTATCCGAACGACACACAAAATCAATATGAGAATATTCTTTATCTTGAACCTTGTACAGTTTGCGGCTATCAATTAAAGTTTTACTAGGTAATATTCGTAAATAATAACCATATCCTATATTACTACTACTAATATTTTTAGACTTCTTATTTTTGATAGCTTTAGCTAATACTTTGTCATTCTCTATGGATGATCGTGGAAAATTATTCTCATCCATAAACTCGCTATCTTTAATTCCTGTATAATAAATTTCAGAACTATTATCATCCACTGAAGATGAATGATTGATCTGAAAAGAATTGATATCTATTTTTGTCATTATATTGAATCCTCGTATCATACTAGCCCAGCATGACTCTTGGTACTCATATAATAGAAAATCGGCCAGACTATGCAAGTTGACACTTTTTAGCTGACTGTGAGCATCTTGGGCAATCTTGTTATATTAGGTGTTACAAAAAAATATAAATAAAAAATGCCGGTACTATTCTTATGCTATATTTGCATGAATAGTTTTATTATAGTTGAATAACTATAAAACGCCACCGGCATGGCGCGGAGTAATTATGCTTTAATAATTAGATCTTGACCATCCAATTGAGCAAAATAACTCTGAGTAATTCTTACTCTTTCAATATCAAACTCTTGATCATATTTACGAGTATAAATATTAATACGATATCTATTATCGTAAACATTAATAGCTTTGCACATCTCCAGATTCGATGGCTTGTCAATTTGCTTCCATAGAAGATCGCAAACGTCCACCATTGGTTCCATACTTTGTTTCTGCGGTTTCATTTTTAAACCCTAGCCTCTCTACTGGTTGTAATTAAATCAGACGGTTGTACGCGCTTTTGCAATAAAGAGTTTTGTTATACAAAATGTTTAGAATTCATAATAAGGGTCACTCGCACCTTGACACATACTTTGGAAAGTGTTATATATTATGCAGGACCAGGGATGAATAATACTTAGTAATCTATACTCTTAGTTATACACTTTCTTAGTCAATCAGGAAAAATACCAACAGGATCAGAATGATAGGCATTGACATTCCTTTGGTTCAAGTTATTATAACATTGTGGGCTACTAGCCCGGCTCACACTGTCCATTGTACCACATAGCTGTAACATCGGCAATGACAAGAGGTTGTGTTCAGTCAAAACCACTTGGGTACGTCAAACTAATCCAGAAGATGAGGATAATATTGTAGTATCTCTTTTTCAAGACTCTCAAGAGTCATAGAAATTTTAGTATCTACAACATAATCATAGGCCAGAGCATAAAGAGAATTATTATCCATGTCACTAAGTATATTAGCAACATAATGCTCTATAATTTTATTCTTGTTGTCCTGAGTAATTTTAGTCATATTATTTCAGAATTAGGCATACATAAAGAGAAAAGTAATCCACAAGAATAGTATAGTTATATACCAGAAGTTTCTTGGACTTTGCAAGAATATCATAATACATCCCCCTTAAGGACGTATTATAATACACTAATTTAGTTATCCAGTAGGTCAGGATAGTAGTCAACAATCTGTTCTGCCAACATCTGATTAGTCAACCCACTCTTATTATCAACCAGCATTTGATAAGCAAAATTGTAAAGAGTATCAAAGTCCATATCATCCAACAAACGATGACAATAGACACTGGTAATATCAGCCCGATTACTATCGTTGACTTTGGTTATCATCTTCAGTCTCCATAATTTTTACAATACTAGCATAAGAATCCATACCACACATAGAACTGTCACTAAGCTGATCGTTGAGCCAGTCAATAAAATATTCATAGTCAAAATTCTCAGAACTATTTATCTCTACATTAATTCTCATTTTTCCCTGCACAACTCAAGTGATGGCATATTTTTGCTGACTATCTCCACGACCTCAAATCCAGAGGATTAGGTGGGACTATGATAATATCTTATGTTGAGACATATTATCATCATAGTATAATCTATACTTCTGGTGGCCGACAACCATAGTATACCACTTGTTACTATTTGACGCAAGGTGTTGAGAATCATAGAGTTACATCACATTAGTTGGTCTAATTACTGGCTGACTATCAGCATGACCAGCAAACCGGCTACTTTAGCCGATACAATAATCATTAGATTTTTACTTTTCTATTACTATTTTAACCTAACCCATTGCCACCATTGCACTTACATACAGTATATCGTCTATCCTCCCGTCTGTCCATTACCTTTTGTTCGTAAGTCCTTTGGTATCTTAAACTTATGACAAAGTTTGCGGGCCGGGTTTGTCGTAAGTCCTTATGTGTCAAGCACTTAGGTAATTTCCTATATTTAGAAATAGAGAAAGCCGCCCCCCATTTCTGAGGGACGGCTTCCCCTGCCACGCACCACGAAAGGAGAGCGACTAGATAGCGTTGGCAAACTCAACTGCGGTATTGAGTGCCTTGAGATTATCGACTCCGTTTTGTCCGAACCAGAGAGAGTCGAGTCGGTTGCTCACCGTGCGACCCTTGCTGTAGTTCAGATATTCATTGAAGCCGTTGTAGGCAGCCCACCACGTTCCACGAACGCCAACAGCAGACTGTTTCGGACCTTCAACGAGAGTCAAAATCTCGTCCATGATATTTCGAGTACGAGTTTTGATATCCTCGTCTGGAGTCTTATCGATTCCCAGCAGAACCTTGACGTACTTGCGAACGTCATTCTGGTTGAAGTCTCGACTAGCGAGAAACCTATACTGCTCCGCAGTCGCTTCAAACTGAGCATTGATATTATCCATGATATCACGAACATTGTCGAGATTCGTCTTGCTGGAGCGGGTATGGCGAATCCGAATGAGCGAACTCTCTTTGCTGTTATGAGCAGCCGCAAGAGTATTCACACACACGACCCGAATCGGCGTATAGCCAACACGAATCGACGTTGTGCCATCATGGCTGTTGGAAAGCAGGATAAACTTGCTCACCTCGTCGTTCTTTACGATCTCGCAGTTGTCACGATTGAGTTGAGCCAGCACCCAAACCTTCTCGCCCTCACTGAGCGAACCGGCAGTGTGCAGTTGGCACTCACCTGCGTCGAGAAATGGCTGGAACCAATCGAACGCATCTTGATTCTGGAGCGGAGTATAACGCGGACCAACCACACCCAGAACACGACTGTCGGTTTTACGATAGGTCGCTTTTGCATTGACCTCCGTACCTTCAGCCGTAAAGAGTGGTTTAGTACCAACCTCCCAATCCAGACCAGCAGCGGTAATCGCTTCGCTGATCGACGGATTTTCATCCAACTGTGTACCTTCACCATGCCAAGGGGTGGCACCAACGAACATCATCTTTTCAACCATAGCAGGCATAATCTATCCTTTCGTGTTACTGAACCTTCGTTACGTCTTTCGATTCTACACTCTAGTATCGGCTATGTCAAGGGGGTATCTTGAAAAAAAATACTAATCCTAAGTGGTTGTCAGATAAGGACTTATGGCGACCGGGGCCGGCCGGCCTCGCCCTAAGTCGTTAGCTGGTAAGGATTTAGAAGAACTGTCCCAAACTGCTTCTCAAAAAGTTTAGAATTTGAAGCATTGTAGGCACACTCCTCACCCATATAGAAATATGCACCAATACATTTTGCTTTCGGAACATCATCATGAATATTACTCATAATTCGCTTAACCGTTCCGCCCGAACAAATCAAATCGTCTACAATCACATAACTAGATGGAGCAACGCCTTCGATAAAGAATTCGCTGTACCTTCGTTCTCCTTTACGAACGATAATAATATTCTTATTCAGAATCTCTGCAATCTGTGGTACTACCATCAAACCACTTACGCCACAACAAGCAATACTATCAAAATCATTCTCAATCTTACGCAGAGAACAGATAGCCTTGATAATCACACTATTTCTATATTTGTGATTTAATATCCGGCTAGTATGAGCAGCACCTTGAATGATTTTACCGTCTGGAGTACGCCGGAAATCATCAAGCTCTTGCTGAAAAGTATTCATAAAGTGTGTGGTTGGATTTGAACCAACAACCCGTTACATGAAAAGATAATATATTAGGTTCTAGTCCCACCTAGAAGCACACACAAAAATTATTCGTTTTCGTCGTCAATACAAGGATAGTAATTTTTACCATAGGACGGAACTTCATCATCTTCGTTCTCGGCATCTTGCATCCAAGGTTCTTCATCCAGACCAAGATCTTCAGTATCTTCTACTAGTTCGTCATAGTTATAGTTGTAGCCATCATAGTAATCTTCATATCTCATATTTTACTCCCTTTCTTATCTCGTCTATATCTAGCAACCAAAACTGTCAAGTGGGTCATGTAGGACTCGAACCTACGGCCAAAGAGTTAAAAGCTCCTTGCTCTACCAACTGAGCTAATGACCCGTGTTTTACAGTATACCGGAACTTTCCTTTGTTGTCAAGTGACCCTATGGAGAATCGAACTCCAATCTACAGCGTGAAAGGCTGTCGTCCTAGCCGTTAGACTATAGGGCCAGCCATCGTAACTCAATCGTCAGCCTCCGAATAGGGCGTGTCTGAGTCGAACAGACCTATGAACACCTTATAAGAGTGTCGGATGCAACCGGCTTACCTTACGCCCCGTGTTGTTCGATGATACCATAGTTATCGTCTGTTGTCAAGAGAATCTTTAGCGGAATCTGAGGGATTCGAACCCACGGAGGATTTTAACCCTCGACGGTTTAGTAAACCGCTGCCTTAAACCACTCGGCCAAGATTCCAAGCTGTCCGACTAGGATTCGAACCTAGAACCAAGCGGTTAACAGCCGCCTACTCTACCGTTGAGCTATCGGACAATATTTACAATTCCGGGACTAGGATTCGAACCCAGACAAAGAGAACCAAAATCTCTGGTGCTACCGTTACACTATCCCGGAGAGCCGCTCATCCGAATCGAACGGATAACCTACGCTTTACAAAAGCGTTGCTCTGCCAATTGAGCTACAGCGGCAATCAAAGTATTATAGTCAATAGTCCCCATTCTCGCAAGCCCTGCGATTTTCAGCGGATCGGGTTCGTTGACGCTTGGGGCGATTGTCCATAACGGTATGCCGGTGTTCCTTGTGACCCGTAGGAACCTGCCACTGCGGTCGAACCTTGAGCTTGATATGGTTGCGTTTGGGCCTCATATCGTCGTTGTTGTGGAGCGTAATCATGCCATTGTCCATTTTCGTGTAGGTAAAAAACTTTGTCAACATTAGGGTCGTAAGCCATCAGACAGTATTGTACCGGATAAACTACCTTTGTCAAGACCGGTTTCTGAGGCATAGGAGGGAATTTTATATCACCTTTTTGATAATCTTTGATTCCCGTATACGCCAGACCCAAAATCGTAATCACAATTCCAACCCACTGGATCATCCTCTCACCCCTCGTTGATATGCGTGTCGTTCTCATACCTATATTATCGACCAATCCGGCGTAGAAACTTTAGAAGATTTTTGGATTTGCTCTAAAGTGTTGTGGGCTAAGGACTTACGTCAAAGCCGGGCGGCCCCGCTCGCCCTAAGTGCTTACGCAGTAAGGGTTTGCGGTTAGCTTCATTCCAAAGTCCATCCGGCGTCTTTTAGAATATGGGTAGTATGTAACACACAAGTTAATCCATCAGCATTTGTATAGTCTTTATATCCACGTTCATCAAGATAGATATACTCATCTAGTGTATCATAATCATTTATTTCCCATATAGCATCCATCGCAGCATCTCTTGGACATTTGTTGCAGGAATAAATTAGTTCTAGTGTTCCAGATTTGATATAATACTTTGCCATAATTATCCTCTGTCTCTAAATTTTTGGCAGTAAACACAATTACATTCATTATCATAGTCGTACTTATCATAATCGAACTTCCCATAAATATCTTCATCCCAGTCACTAAAACTCTCAATCCCAAGGTCAATCACAACCGGAACCCACGACCCTTTACGTCGAACATAACCAAAGTTTCCTCTATGAGCATCATTGTACGATAAACCATGCTCATCTAAATCAGATACTATTCCCATGATAGCAATACCATTCTTACAACTACTCTCAAAACATTCACCATCACAATATTCGTCATCGTGACATACTGGCATGGGTCGAGCAACTTCGGTCAAATAACCATAACAAGTCATTTCACCATCATGCCTACGAATCATACCAACATCCCCATATACCATAGGGGCCAAATCAAACTGAGCCAAATGAGACTGAACACGATGGGCAAACTTAGCCTCTTGCTCATTCTCAAACTCTTTAAAACCCACCCGCTTACGGTTAATCTTTTTGTCTTTGATAATATAGAAAGCATTCTTACTTCCTGCATCATCATACAATCCAACGTAGCTCATTTTTATTCCTTTCAATGGGCTGGAAACAAAACATTAGCCAAACCACGAACACACAAGTCACATGATATACTATCTTTAGTGCCAGTGCAAGTGATTTCCGAACGACCACGACGAATTTCGGGACATACTACAAACTTTGTGGCATTAAGAACCACCAGCTTCGGCAGTGCTTGTCGCCATGCTTCGGCTTTTGCTTTGCTCTTAGGACGCTTCGGAGCAATCTTCATATCGCTGTCACACCATGCGAACAGCTTGAAACCCTGTGATAGTGCTTCTCCCATATCGTTATCGTCATGCACACTAGCATATACATTCATATACTTTTCCAGACTCACAAGCCGAGAATCATAGATATGAGTATAAAACCACATATCGGGCAACGTATCACCATCGGCAAGAATACTCTCACAAGCCCACGTTACATTAGCAACATAGTCTAGGTCAAGTTCGCCATTGAGAAACCAATCGCCACGTTCATGCCAACGGATAGACTTCTCACGACGTTTTGCTTCCAGAATCATAGCACGGATTTTATTCTTTTCCGTTATGACATTAGCAAACCCGGCAGTGCGAGCATTTTTATACTGGTTTTCAGTAGCTTCGGCATAGCAGCCGTTTCCAAGATAGTCGCAATCGGGCGGGCAAGTATCGCCAACCGGACGCGAAACCACAATGCAACCCTTACCCAACTTATCATTACCATCAGCAGTTTTCATGTTCTTCTCCTGTGTCTACCGATTCTACACTATAGTATCGGCATAGTCAAGCGAAAAACTTCAAAAAATTATTCTTGATGCAAGTTGTTGTGACATAAGGACTTACGACGACCCCGGCCCTCCGCATTTGCCCTAAGTGCTTATACAGTAAGGGTTTACGACAAACGAGAGTGACGGGACTCGAACCCGCAACCTCTAGCGTGACAAGCTAGCGATCTAACCAATTGATCTACACCCCCAACAATAGCCCCAGCAGGAATCGAACCTGCAACTAGAGATTAGAAGTCACTTATTATATCCATTTAACTATGGGGCCGCGTGTCTATTATAACATACCCACTCAACGCCGCAAGCCCACATGGCGTCCCATGTAGGCATTACGGTTTGATGGCGTTATCGTCTTACCATCGTCATTAGTAATATACGCTAGAGGTCGATAACTTCGACGGAACCACCCGACTTATCTGGTTGGTTAGACCCTCTAAGTTGCACCTTTTGGTCTTGCAACTAACCATCATTACGCGGGTTTGACCCCGCCGCACTATGCCTAAAATCTCATCCGACGAATGTTATCACTCTTATCGGTGGGGCGTTAGCCCTTTATACTGGCATAGTCCAGTTTTTTGATTAGGCAACAGCCTCCTCGGTAACATTCTTGGTTGCCTTGGCCTTGTGACCGTCACCGGCTTCCTTGACACCGATACCGAACTTACGATTACGAGCAACCTTCCAACCTTGCTCACTATACTCCTTCACACCATCTGCCTTGACAAGAGCCAGAGTTTCTTCAGGCAGACCAGAGGACAGAGCCTCACGAATCGTATCCTCAATCACTTCGCAATCAAGACCATCGGCAGCAATCGTCACGTTGAAACTAAAAGCCTTCATAATCAACCTCCAAAGTAAAAGTAGTCATACCCAACATAATCAGTATACACAACCGATTACCGCTTGTCAAGTCTGCCCAGAAGGTTTCTTATGTTGGCTTCTTGGGCAGCCACTTGTCTCGCTTGTTCTATCATTCTACAGTATAGTATCGTCATTGTCAAGTCTACACTTGAGTGAACCTCAAAAATTTTTTCTTTTTCCTAAGTTGTTTGCTGATAAGGACTTACATCAAATTCGGCCGGCCCGCCTCGCCCTAAGTTCTTTAGGGACAAGGCTTTAGGTCATGAGAGATAACCCTCACAACCCAGCCCAACCAGATCACGCAGCAGTGCCTCTGCCGCTTCTGGCGTTTTCAGAGTGATGCTCTGTTTGGCTCCGGGCTTGGCAGGAACGAATTTATCGTAATGCCAGCCGCCAACCAGATAGTCGCTCCAATCCTTGGCCTCTTTGAGACCCCATCCTGTGTGCTGACGAATAGCCTTTATGGAATGAATACGATTGTCCAGAGTCAAGCCTCCGGTGATCGTTACCATGCAACGCTGATTCACACCAAGTGCCACTTCCAATGCACACACAATCTTATCGAACATATCGAGACTGCAACCGTTTGCAATCATGTTCAGCGACTCACGAACGCTCATTTCGATCTTGATCATAAATTCCAAAACTTTCTGTATACTTAGGGTCTATCTCGTAAATACCGTCAAAATTTCCGTTACGTTCTTCCAGAATATGAACCTGTCGCCCATCGGTAACTAAGGTGTCATACTCACTGTTATCCCAAACATGTTCACCACAATCACTCTCTCGTCGCCAGTGAACATCACGAATGGGATTATAATACAACTTCTCAAGATTGTCAATAGGCAAAGAGGGATAAAAATCCTTGCGAAGCATAACTTCTTCACACTGAACCCATCCACTCACATTCTTTTTCTGTTTCTTATTGACCCATTTCGCCCTAGCTACCTTATTTACCAGCTTGCAACCACGCATCTCTAACTGGTATTCTGTAGGGTCTACATAAAATTGGTCAACCCTTTTCTTTCCTTGCATCACGTTTACCTGCCATTTTTTATAATTAGGCCCGTTTAGTAGATGAAATCGTACTTCGGCGTGTTTTTCAACCGTTTTCATTTACCTCTCCCGATAACAACGCATGACGTAGGCTCGTCGCCTTCCATATCCTTGTAGTATGAGGCGTGTCGCCCATTATACCAATAAAACTTTTCTTGTCCATCCCAATTATCGTCCACAACAACAGCCCCATTCCTCTGAACTTCGATATTGTCGTACCCACCCTCATAACCCGGCACAAGCACAAGCATATCTTGGGGTAGCTTGTTCAGTTCTTCAATCAATTCAGCAACAGTCATCATATTCCCTTTCGTGTTACCACCATCTTACACTACTATTATCGACAAGTCAAGGAGGAATCTTGAAAAAATCTTTTTAAACGTAAAGTCTTTAGTAGTAAGGACTTATGACGAACGGGGCCGGCCAACCTTGCCCTAAGTTCTTATGTATCAATAGTTTAAGTACCACCAACCACACTCGCTGCACATACTCCAGCACACACCGTACTTATCTATAGTGTAATATGCTTCACTGCACATACCACAATCACAAATATTACTGATAGTTTTCATAATTTCAATCTCTAGGATAGTCTTTTGGATAATGTTCTTTTGGTGGTGGTGGTTTTGGTTGTCCCTCATCTGGCATCCACCAAGGAGCGTCGAAATAATCTACATTACCGGGAGCTTCACCACAATCAATATTGTGAATACAAAAAGGATCATTATAGTTTATTCTATACTTTCCACGCCACACACCAATAGGCTCACCATAATAGATGATCTTTTGACCATTAATAGGGCGACGAGGCCCGTGGAAACTAATCCATTCCATTAGGATGCCACCTCTGTTTCGCAGTCCATCAGTTTATTAAAAACACGTTCTTGCATCTTCATAAACTGATTCTGATTTCCCCAATACTCACCGCGCTCTATATTTTCACAAACGAGATTATACAGATAATTAAGTTCTACTTTGGTCAGCTCAAGAGTTTTAGTTTTCATCACTCAGTTACCTCAATATGCCACTTTGTCCCACGGAGTTCAGCAGTAACACTCATGCCCAACTTAACCAGTTCAGCCACAATTTCGGCCAATCTCTCAATCTCATTAATATTTAAGTAGATCATTTCCAACCCTCTGGCATAGGAATTTCTTGAAAGCTAGTATAGCACACCACTAACGAGTTGTCAAACTGATTCCATTCTACCAACCCATCATCTTGTTCGCCATGCCACCATTCACCCCAACCTCCATTCTCCACACTCCAGAACAAAGGAAAGGGGAAAGAATAATCCTTAACACAACACAGATATTGACCGTTCAAAATAGGATTATCGTAATGCCAGTTCATCATATGTTCCTACAAATTTCCACCCAAGTGTCAATCAATTCCTTAGCAGTTATACCATGCTCTTCTGCTAAAGTCAATGCCTCTTCCCGATTAGGTTTATTTACAGCAGCCGATTGGCTCCTTAAAACCCTAAGAACCTTAATGATCGCCTCGTTTTTATTCATCTTTTTTCCTTTGTATTGTATACCGGCTGTTAATGGATCGACTTACCAGATAACAGGGTTCGAACCTGTAACTCCTCTCATCTCTGAGTGGAACTCTGCCATTTGAGTTATATCCAGCGATAGTTTTACAAATAATGTCCGGTATCACGCATTATCCAACCCAGCCAGTAAACTTGGTTTCTATCCGACCCCTGCTTATCACCAGCGAACCATTGACGATCCGGTTCTATGCTCCAACGCTAGTTAGGTTTGTTGTTGGGATCCTCAAACCCACCCTCCCAATGGGGCTCTCTCGTTGGAAACCGCCCACGACATTGGTCCCTAGAGATATGATCAGTATCTCATCACCATGCTGTTTCAAAGCGGCTACTGGTTGTATTGTCAATGTGGTGGGATTTTACCCACACTTTCCTATGCTGGTCTAACGGACGGTTGTGGTAGTACTCCCGCCAACCGTTGGCTGCTTAACGCTTAACCTACACATTGTATTATAACGTGGTGAGGACGCGATCCCCCATAGATTGGCACTACTATCCAGTGCGTAACCGGCACTGTCAGCATCATCGCTGCCGCGACATGCGATGCTTATCGTAATGAGTTACCCAACCTAGTCCAAGGCATGGACCCACGAGTTTTGTATTATAAAACAGATAGGGTTATGCCATACTCGGCCTTGCATTTAACCGTGGCTACTTTGATATCATTCTGCCAGCGGCCCTCATCTGCTTATGTGCTAAGTATACATCTATTATCGTCACTTGTCAAGAGCTATCTATAGGAATTCCAAAAATTTTTTAGCATTGACGTAACCCTATGATACACAAGCACTTACATCAAATTCGGCCGCCCGCCCTATCCCTAAGTTGTTTAAGGATAAGGACTTACGATTAATAGTCTTCTGCCTCAATAGGTTCATCAGCACAGTAGTTGGAGTTGGTCAACACTTCTGGCCTATACTTACTCAACTTTTTATCCAAACACTCCAAACAAACCCTACCCAGTGGAATTCCACGAGCATCAGTTTCCCACCAGCTTTTCTTGCCAGACCCACATGGACAAACTCTCATGATATCCCCTTAGTTATTACTAGCCCCAATAGACTCACGGAACTTACCCGCCCCATCTCTTTCGGCAATCTCAAGAGCCTTACAAAAGAACTCAAAAAAAATATCTAGTTCTTGGTGCATAGACTTCTCATCAATAGTAGCAGCGGTAAGCAAACGAGTAGCAAAATCAGCCACACACCCACAAACAGCGTCTCGTTCATCACTCGTCAACATAATTCTCTCCCTTTCTGCACAATATACTCTATTAAAGACTCTTTGTCAAGTCCCGACTATTGGCTGACTAAACCCATCCAGCCCGACCCGCTAGGGTTAGGCAGGACAAACATTGGAGATTCGCTCAATGAGCAAATTCTTCCCATACAACTTTTCGGCCATAGCCAGTGCATGATAGGTACTATATGCTTCCACATAGCCTACAACTTTATTACCCTTCATCACCATATAGGTATCGGTATTCATTCTTCTTCCTCCCTAGTTCCTGCGAACATCGTTTCCCAATCCTGAGCATCAAACCCCGTTTTGAGAATCTCACGATCATCAGCATCAAGATACGGGAAGCAATTCTGAATCAATCCACCATTCAGCCACTCGTTGGCATCGCTGAGTTTGGTTGAGATACAGAATGGACGACCACCAACACTGTAACCGCTAAACCTAATCATATCACCTTCCACAGTCCGCTTCACAGAATCTCTCAAAGCATAAGGCTTAAATAGCATCTTCTTTCTCCTTTTGATTCCTTGTATTCTACACTACTATTATCGGCTTGTCAAGAGGAAAAACTTGATAAAAAAAATTGTCGTAAAGCGTTGACATATAAAGACTTACGACGAAGCGTGCCGGCCGACCTCGCCCTAAGTCCTTTGGTGTCAAAGGGTTAGGGGTTGGTCAACTAGTAGGCAGAGACTGCTAATTTTTAGAGCAGACTAGCAACACCACTCTTAAAGAGAGCACCAGCCAGCAAAGGCTTTCGGCAATTCTTAACTCTCTCAGCATAGAATTGGCGAATCTTACCGTCAGGAGTCTGACAAGTCACCAGATGACTTGTCCGCTGAAACACTGGATCATTTCTACGATATCGACTACGACGATTCAGAGCCTTGATGGACGAATCACTCAGAGTATAAACCGGCTCAATCACCTTAGCAAGGAAACGCTTTGATTCACCATGCAAAGGCTGTTCATATTCAAAATTGAAAATCTGACCCTCTTGGGCATTCACCAAACTAGCCTTCGATCCACCATAGACCGAATAGAAGACAAAACTAACAACAGCAGCGGCAACAGCCGCAAGAATCGAACCAAACAAAATCACATCGTTCATAAGAAACCTTTCAAATTGAAAACTAGTCAAAACATCCATACGCTAAGTCTACACTATATATCGACACTTGTCAAGCGGGAACTTTAGAAAAATTTTCTTCCCAATACTCTACCATTTCGGCAATGTTGATGCCGCTATCATTCCAAGCCACACCATCGGGAGTTTCAAATCTCAGATTATCTTTCTCGAAAATCTCACGAATCAAAATTCTGAAATGGTCGTAAGAGATACACTGTTTAGCTATACTATACAGAAGTTCATCATTACTCAGCCACAAGCAAACATTCCACGTTTGATAGTTTGCATAACCGTTATAGCTTCCATCTGGACTCATGTCTTACCCTTGCCTTTCTTCTATATCGTATTCTACTATCTATTATCGTCTAATGCAAGGGGTAAACTTAAATCTTACGAGATTGTAAGAATTGACGTAAAGTGTTGCAGCATAAGCACTTACGCTTTCCGGGGCGGGCCGAACTCGACGTAAGTCCTTACAGATGAAGGAGATACGTCATAGTGCAACCAATAACAAAACACACCCCCACAATATGTAGTCACTCGCTTTCATCACTTTCCTCCATATACATGATATTTGACATACTAGCATACAGAATAATACCAGCAATATACCCAAAAGCCACACTGATAAAATCAAACTGATACATCCCTGTATCTCCATTTTGTTTAAGTGGTCAATCCCCGTATCCTACCCAGAAATCATCATTCTTATCATTTTTCATAAGAGTATAACCCCTGGCCCTCATAGCCTCATACTCATTTATTCTCTGCCAAACTTCCCCTACAATAGAGAGAAAGTAGACAAAACCCAACATTAAAAGAGTAGCACCCATCCAAACCCACACCAGAATAAAATCACCCAACATAATAACTCTCCTTCTGTACCATTCTATACTATAAGTATCGACAAGTCAAGTGCTCTAACTTTAGGCTGACTATACCCATCAGCCCAAATCTGAAGGATTAGCAGAGACTACCAGCCATCACCGATAGCGTTACGGTTCTTATCTCCCCTAGTCCTAAGTTTTTTGGGACGATTGTCATGTTGACCGCCACCAGAAAGATGACAGCTATGACCCTTGCCCAATTCCCAAACTGGACGTACGTTCAGACTCAGCACGATATTTTTCTTGCGTTTGCTCATATCTCTTACTCTACTGCATTTATCGACCAAAGTCAAGAAGAACTTAATAAATTTTTTTTGATCTAAAGTGTTGTAGATTCAGAACTTACGTCAAATTCGGCGCGCCCCGCTCGCCCTAAGTGCTTATGCACAAAGGGTTTGCGACGAGGCTTACTCGAAATCTACGAAAATAACTTGATTATATCCACGAGGCTTGATAGTCAAACTATCACCATAATCATAGGTCGTAGACCTTACGCCTGTCATACCAACAGCAGCCTTTGCTGTGCGAACAATACTTCGCTGAGAGGCATCATTATGAGCAACGAAATCAAAACTTTTGACCCAGCCATAGTTAGGTTCGCCACCAAAAGTATCAGTATGTGTTACAACAACCTTCATGCCAAAATCTCCTGAGAACTAAAGGAACAAATATTCAATCCACTAGCAGCAATCACACTATCAAACATGATACCCAAAAACTCTTGCCTGTCAACAGCATCATCCATATTATGTTCTGGCAAGTCGAGAACATATTCCTTATCAATAAGCATATCGCCCATTTCATTTTCGACCACGATATCAAAGAATCTGTGCGTACTCATTCAATTTTCTCCTTCTGTGGCTATTCTGACGTTAGATCACTAGTTTGGCATCATCTAGAACCATCTAATAAAAAAAATGGAGTAATTCAACTTATAGGCAAACATATGGCATGGAATACAATATTAGTAGAAATCAATAAGTGTATCTGTTTATGTCACAACTGCCACAATATTCTACATAATCACCAATCTCCTCCGTGATCGTAGTCGTCGTGGTCGTATGACGGATCATATGATTCGTCCAAGCCCCAACCCGCACTCGCAAGGCCGGACTCGTGATCTCCATCCATACTATCATTATAATCGTCAGACCATTCTTCATTCTCTTCCTCTTCTTCATCAAACTGTGACGCAACTTCATGGTCTGCATCGGGATGATAGCTCGCACTATCTTCTCCGTAGAAAGCATCGTGGTAATCGTAGTGGTAATCGCTGTAGTTAGTAGCCATATGATCATCCTCGTAAGAGTTATAGGGATCGTAGCACGGATCAGGGTGACTCATCATCTTCCTTTCTTTCTTATATCGGCAGTCTACCAGAAAAATTTTAGGTTGTCAAGCTATCTTTTTTCAACGGGCCACGATAGCCCCTAAACCTTCTCAACTCACCATAATAGTTACGACCAGCAGAACCATACCGAGTCTTTCGACGCTTGGTGGTTCGACATGGTTCAATTGGTTTGATTTCTGGATTATCCATTTTATTTACTCCTAGCCAAACATCTCGTACTCTTCATCCGTCAACGCCACTTCATCGGGGCGATAGCAGTTATTGCCATACAGATCACGATTCTTAGGACGCTTTTCCCATTCGTCCATGAATTGGTTATACTCTTCGATACGCTTTTCTTCTTCACTTTTCATCATTCACTTTCTCTTTCTCTTTCTCTTATATCGACATTTTAGCAGATAAAACTTTAGATGTCAAGCAGAAAATTTTAGAAAAAGAAAAGATTTTTTTGGTACGGTATTTGCTATCGGACATAAGTCCTTACTACTAAAGGATTTACGTCAAGGCCGGCCCGCCCCGTTTGCCCTAAGTGCTTACACACAAAGGGTTTAGGGTGAGTGTTCAATCTCTTACAATAGTAGTAATGTAAAACAACCCAACGTATCCCACTACAAATGCAATTGCACTAAACATTAGTATACTCCTCTGGTACAAAATCGTCAACAGCACCCACGACCTCTGCCCAATCCCAAAAGTTGACTTCCACACTGGGATCGTCAATCGGTTCGACCATCGGTTCTACGATACCCTGTTCGGCCAGCTCATTCAGAATTCGATTCATGTCGTCGAAGTCAAACATATGGTTTTCCTTTGGGGTGGTAAGAACAAAAGCCATCATATGCGGAAAGTTGGTCATTGTCAAGCCCTATTTCTAGTCTGCGTGAATCAATCCTGCCTCACGATACAAAATATTTCCAACGATTTTGTGTTGATAGATTGAACGATAACCTACGGTTTCATCGTTTACCAGTAACAAAGTTCCTTTGTCTTTGATTTCACGGATGCTCACCAGTTCACCAGTGAAGATTTCTCCAGTGTCATAGACAACATGAATGATATTTCCAACTTGCATTGTTTCCTCTTTTCTTTCTTACTTCTATATCGACATTATACCAAATCTTTTTTAGACTTTCAAGAGAAATTCAGAAATTTTTGTGTTAAGAAATTTTGACAAAAGGTTTGGCATGGATTTGTGATATCTGGCACGGGATTTGCAATCTACTAGAATTATTCGTAACTCCTTATACTATAAGCACTTACGACGAATTCGGCCCGCCCAACTTGTTGCAAGTCCTTATGCTGTAAGGCTTTACGTTAATTTTTGCTTTGTCGATACCTGTACAGAAGTTCAGTTGCAGCAGCTTTGATTCCCTCGCACAAAATGTTTCTTACAGATCCAGTAGATTCAGGCAGTCTGACTTGTGCTTCACGCAGCCAAAGCTGAACCGTACTAGTGTTCATCTGTTCAAACGTGGGTTGGAAGTAGTTAGGATTCATTTGTCTCTCTTTCTTTTTCTTGTATTGTATGTGCTGTCAACCCCTCTTATACGGGGGTCGGTTGTGAGCGATAATATTTTGCCCACAATTCATCCATCACAAACTGTACGATCCGATCATGACTACCACGGCAGACGTAGTATCCCATGTGGATGTCGAACAGGGCAAACGATCCATCCTCTTTCGGATGATAGGTGAACCCACACTTGTAGGCATACCCTTGAATCTTACCCTTGACAGTTGCAATCTTTGGAGGCTTTCTCATTTTCTTTCCTTTTCTTTCTTGTTCTATCATTATACCAGTATTATCGTCCAATGTCAATAGCCTAGATCAGAAAATCTTTCCTTACATTTTCGTAAGGTTTAGATTCTCCATTCCAGAAAAACTAGTGTGAAGTTTTGGTTAGGATACTTTTCGGAAATATACTTTTCGGCAGTTTCTTTCCTATTGTCACTAGATGACACACCTTGAACAACCTTCCCATCTATCACAACTTGCCAAATCTTACGCTTCCGAATCTTGGGAAGCGAACCGATGAAACCATTAACACTCATAACTTTTTCCATTCTTAACTCTCTCTTTCTTATACCATATATAAATGCACTTCCTGTGCCAATTCAAAAAAAATTTTTCTGTGTTTTTATCGGGGAAAATGCTATGCTACTTTTTATGCCTAGAGATTGAGCGTAGCATTTTGCTACAGTCTTTTGCATTTTGCGTTAGCGTTTTTGGCTGAAATATTCATAAGTGTAGCTTTTTGCGATACGCTATATATTGTGTGCCTAAAAATTAAGCACCACAAGGCATTTGTCGTAAACTGTTGGCATATAAGGACTTACATCAAATTCGGCCCGCCCGTTTTTCCCTAAGTCGTTTAGTAGCAAGGGTTTACGTCGGACTCAGCTCATATAGTGAACAGTTGTATACGTTCCCATCTTCATCCTGTACAGATGCCCACGCATTTGCCGTACCATATACAGCATCCGCAAGTACACCCATGAATGAACGTACAGTAACAGCCCTAGAGCCGTGCATCACGGTTTGCCCATATCGGGGAGTATTTTCTGTAGTGAACATTTGTTTTCCTTTGTTTAGTAGATCAGATTGGTATCTGCCACAACCACACCATCTTCATACTCTAGGCCACTTTCCAGATACCACTGTCCCTTGCGTTGATATACTCGCACGGGCGAATACTGGTTGATTCTATCCTTAGTTGTACTCGTATGCCAACCTCCACTATTCAGAGTAGCAGAGTTATCGGGATGAATCTTCACTACATAGGTACTATGCAGCATGATCCCTACGCTACCATCAGGAAGAATTTCCGCATACGTATTGTTGCCAACCTTGCGAGTATCCTTATTAGTCTTACCACGTACCATCTTCACTGCTTCAAAATGTGTCATTTGGTTTTCCTTAGTCGTTCTCGTGCAGGATGGAATGAACAGCGCTACCCACTTCGTGAGCAGTATAGGACATGAAACCGGCAAAAGCAATCAAAGCAAACAGTTGAGCATATTCGATAGCTGTAATCATTAGAATTCTTTCAATACTTGATAAGATTATTGGCGACATTGAACCGAATCAATCCAGAGACACTACGATTAGCCAAGAGGCTATCGGTAACATTCTTTCCATCACGCAGGATGGTCTGAATCACAAAGGAACCACTAGGATAAACCTTGAAGGTTGCAGTGGTATTGCCAAACTTCATCGTATGCCAAGTTTCGTATCCGAATTTCATTTTCTTTCTCTCTTTCTCTTTCCAGAATTCTATCAAACTTTTCCGCGTTGTCAATCCCCTCTTATCGGGGGAGGGTCATCAATCCCTTGAAGTGTGAAAACGTCAAGGTAAGTTTTTGACCAGGATATTTTTGGTCAATGTACGCTTGTGCAGAACTTTTCCGATTATCGGTAGCACTCACACCTTGAATAACCGTACCATTCTGATCGGCTACTTTCCACACCTTCTTCTGAACAATCTTAGGAAGGGTAGCGATGAAACCGTTGATGCTAGTAGTCTTTTCCATTTTTCTCTTTCTTTCTTTCTTTCTTTCTTTCTTACTTCTTATATCGACATTATACCATGGATTCTTTAGATTGCAAGAGAAAAATTCCAAAAATATTGTCAAGAGATTTTGACAAAACTTTTCGTAATTTTGAGTATGATTGGCATAGCATTTGCTATCTAGGAGGATTTGCCGTAAGTCGTTACAGCATAAGCACTTACGTCAATTTTGCGCCGCCGAATTCGTCGTAAGTCCTTTGGTAGTAAGGGTTTGCGTCAAGTTTTGCGTCGTCTGTATATGCGTTCAGTACCCACCCAAACGGGGAGGTAGAGCTTAGGATACAAGTGTACATACGTATCCTTAACCCATCGCTCACGGTTCTGTATAACGTCGTATACTAGTATACATTCGTTCATTCTTCCCCCTTGAAGCTGAACGGGCTGATTTCGAGATGAGCAACCGCACCATATTGCTTGGTCAGTTCTTCGACACGTTCACGGCTTCCCGGCTTGCCAACCGGAACGATCATGGTATCCTCACCCCCTGCATAGCGGGGGTTAACCTTTTCCTTGCGAACCTTGCCAAGATTCTTCAGAGCAGTACGATTGAACTTGATTACCTTTTCACTCACAACGTAACGCTTCTGGTCATCCACGCCATAGACGTAATCGGTATCTTCTGTGATTCGATCATCGGGAATTTCGACCAACATAGGAATTGCAATACCCTTGAAGATCATACGGGCTTGACGCTTGGCATTTTCGATGATGGGGAACTTGGTTGTCATTGTCTTTTTTCTCTCTTGGGTTCTATCGTTCTCTTGTGTCTGCATTATACCAAAACGGTTTTCAATGTCCAGCGAAAAGTTTCCTTACAATTTCGTAAGGTTCAGATACCCTCTCCATCGTCAAGGCCGGGAATGTAGTCGGCTTCATCAGCATCGAGAGGATACCTAGCTTGCAGAATATCGTCGGTATCGTTCCATTCATTCTCTTTTTCGCAGCTATCGTCTACAATGATGGTGCAGTGTTCACCACACTGGGAGCAAATCTCATAATCCTTGTTGCTCTCAGCATTGCAGCAATCCGAAACGTAAAAAATCGTCTTTTCCATTCTGATACCCTTTTCTTTCTTCTTTTCTCTCATATCGACATTATACCAGAGGATATTTAGATTGCAAGCGAAAAGTTTCCTTACAATTTCGTAAGGTTTCTACAGCAAGTTTCATGCCAAAAAACTTTTTCTAGTTTGGCATAGTATTTGCTATGGTAAGATAGGAAGAATTTGAGAAAAGCTTGTCGTAAGTCGTTGCAGCGTAAGCACTTACGTCAAATTTTGCGGCCCGAATTTGCCCTAAGTCGTTATCTGATAAGGGTTTAGGCCAAGTCTTAGAGAATCGTACCGTCACCACGAATACGATACATGATGCCACCAATACTGTACAAACAAATACCTTCACCCATATGCTGAACAAATGTAGCGGAATATCCGTGTCGAGCAACAAGGCGGCGAATCGTGTTTTGTACTTGAATGGTCATTTCTTTTCCTTCTCTCTTGTGTTGGCTCTATTATACAGTATCGGCTAGATTGTTGTCAATACCTTAGAAAGAATATTGCGAATCGTATTCCGATTCCAGCATGATTTCGTCAACGTTCAGCCATTCCCTATATACCTTAGAACCCCCACCAAATACGTATCCTTCGTATTCTACCTGTACCTTATCACCATTCATCGCAACAACAACACCCTTTTCTTCAGCAGCGTCAAACACAAAGTTCCACACCACCACATCGCCCAGTTTGATTTCGTTGTTGTTCATCTTCTTTTCCTTTTCTCTATCGTTCTCTTGTGCTTTCATTATACAGTAGTTATCGGCGATTGCAAGAGAAATCTTTGAATTTTTTCAAATATATTTTCATGCCAAACAAAATCTTTTTTATTTGTAATCTTTGGTATAGTGTTTGCTATTAAGATTTGTCGTAAGTCATTACGTCACAACCACTTACGTCAAAATCGGCGGCGCGATTTTCACCCTAAGTGCTTATCTCATAAGGGTTTACGTCAAGTTGTTTAGCACACTGTACAAGCGTACAGCTATAGTGTACAAGCGATCATGCGAGAGCTGCCCTTTGTTAGCTAGCAGCCTGCATGTAGTCAAACGTGATACACTTGTCAAGATAGATCGAACGATATCCTTGCTCAGCCTTTACCGTCAAGAGAACACGTTCACCAAAGTTGCGAACGTTCACCACTTCGCCATTCACGATTTCACCGTTATCGTATTCCGCAAAAACAAAATCACCAATGTTCATTTTCATACTCTTTTCTTTCTTGTTCTTTCTCATGTCTGTATTATACATATCGGCTTGTGGGTGTCAATAGCTTGAACCTTACAATATCGTAAGGATAGCCTATCTTACGGAAGATACATTTCTTCCACAACGTATCCAACTTCATCAACACCGATCCAACCACCATCATCCATGAATCCCAACTCATCATCAATACAAATTTGATTGTGTCCATTGATACGAGCCTTTTCCAGCAGATCGCCAGCAAAAGCCACATTGTTCACAAACGTATCCAATGAACCGCTGTTCAGCAATTCGACCAACTCAGCAACCGTATTCAGCACAATCATGTTCTTCATTTTCATTCTCTCTTTTCTTTCTTCTTTTCTCTTATATCGACATTATACAGAGTATTCTTGAGCTTTAAAGCAAATTCTGGAAATTTTATTGTCAAGAAATTTTGACAAAACTTTTTCTAAAAAGGATTCCTATTGGCACACCAATTGCTATAGCAACAATCGTGCCATAAAAATTTGACGCAAGTCTTTGTGGCATAAGCACTTACGTCAAAAAAACGGGACAAGATATCCCATAAGTCTATATATACCAAACACTTACGTTTACCCATGGGGGGTTTTTTCATTTACCATGGCTATTGAGATTCAGTCTCAAAAAACCGGGAGGGGTGCAAACATAGTAGGGAGCAACTAATTAAAATGTACTACCTAAACCTCACTAGTAGGCCCTAGATTCTTGTTCTTATGTCGCCCCTGTTTCTTTCTTAGCTGCAATTTGCGACGTTGCCTTCTTACCATGTCCACAGTTATACTAGACTGTGTTTTATCGCTTAATAGCTTTGCTAGATCTTTATCCTTCAGGCTAGAGTGGCTAGCAGCTATATAATCCAGCTCCTCCTTGCTCCATTTTTTGTATTTTTTCATTATTATGGCCTATAAAGTTGACAAATCGTGTAATAACAGTATTATATTAATAACATTTTCAAACTAAGCAAGGACAATAATATGATTCATCCAATTAATATTGATTCTGTTTTGGAAACTAAAGCATCAGGATCATTAAATGTCTCATACGATCTACAACAAACAGAAGGCAAAAGCATAGCAGAATTATTATATGACCAAGAAAACAAAGAACCAAAACAAGACCAATCTTCCTAATAATGTATCAGAAGAAGAATTTTTAAAAGTTTTAGAGAATATAAGTAAGAGACTAGGACATAAATTTAGATTCGGATATCACAGCTACGAAGATATGAAACAACAAGCAGCCATCTTTGCACTAGAAGGCTTGCAAAAATATGATAATAAACGTCCACTAGAAAATTTCTTATGGACACATGTTCGTAATAGATTATTTAACTATAAAAGAGATAACTATCAAAGGCCCGACAAACCTTGCTTAGGATGCATCTTTCATGATCCTAATTGTCACAAGTCCACTAATCAATGCTTAGAATTTTCTGATAAAAATAATTGCCCCGAATATAATACTTGGAATAATCGCAATACCAATAAGCGTAACATCATGAAGCCGGTTGGTATAGAAGACCTACAAGAACAAAATATTAATATTTCTAAATTATCTTCTGATAGTACTATCGCAGATATTGTTGCCAACGAACAGATTATTAAAATTTTAGATGAAAATATCCCTGCACAACATAGACCAGCTTATTTAAAACTTAAGTACGGAGATAAAGTTTACAAAACCGAACTTAATAAACTATTAGAGTGTATACAAGAAATTCTCAAAGATCATAATTATGACATCAAACAAGAAGATTCCTAGAAAACGCGGACAGCTCGCATTAGATGAAGAACAGTTTATAAGAGATAATATAGGTTCACTATCTATAGAACAAATTGCTGATCAATTAAATCGAACCATTAAACCTATCGAAAGATATATTGCTGAATCTAAAATAGGTCTTAAAACTATTGATGAACAAGAAAACGATAAAACTTTACGACAAAAATTACACGTTAAAACCTTTTGGTGTGAAATAGAAAGACAGTTCGATAAAGATAGTGGAGAGTTAGAATACTTTGAAGATACCTGGATAGGACTAATTAAACAATTTAGAGAAGACGTATTACCAGCAGAAGAATTACAAATTAAACAATTCATCACCATTGATATTCTTATTAATCGTAGCATGAAAGAAAGAAAGCGCCACATCACAGACACCGAAAAACTACAGTCTGATGTTGATAAAGAATACAACAAGTCAGAAGATCAAAGAGATATTCAAAAACTTGTCAATCTCGAAACCCAACTCTCTTTTGCCCGCAACAGTATTGCCAACTATACTAATGAATATACCAAACTTTTAAATGAACAACAAAAGATCAGCAAAGACCTTAAAGCTACACGAGAACAAAGAATTAAAAGAATCGAGGATGGTAAAAGCAGCTGGGTTGGTTTAATACGAATGCTTGAGGACGAAGAAATACGAGAAAAAGAAGGTAAACAAATGGCTATTATGAATTTGGCCGTTGAACAACAAAAACAAAAACTTTCCGACTATCATACATATGCTGATGGCACAGTTGATCTTCCACTATTAACCCCCGAAACTATTATTGACAAATAGGACTATATTTATGACCAAAGCTATTATAACAGGTATCACAGGACAAGATGGCTCTTATCTAGCAGAACTCCTACTAAACAAAGGATACGAGGTTATTGGATGTTTTCGTCGATCATCCACCAACTCCTTCCATCGTATAAAACATTTACTGCACAACAAAAAATTAAAATTAACCGAATTTGATCTAACAGACCCTAGCGTTTGTAATCAATTAATTAGCAAAGAACAACCTGATGAATTCTATAATCTTGCTGCTCAGAGTCATGTTGGTACAAGTTTTCCACAGCCTTCTACAACATTTGAAATTAATGCTTTAGGCGTTATTAACATATTAGAAAGTATACGACATTTTTCTCCAGCTACTAAAATTTATCAGGCTAGTACTAGCGAGATGTTTGGGCGAAATTATAGCATAAAAGATACTAATGGTTTAAAGTATCAAAACGAAAAGACAACAATGTTACCACAAAGTCCATATGGTATAGCAAAATTATCTGCTCATCATATGGTGGAAATTTACAGATCAGGATATAACATATTTGGTTGCTGTGGAATTCTTTTTAATCATGAAAGTCCACGACGAGGTGAAAATTTTGTTACTCGTAAAATTACCAAGTATATTGGTCAGTTGGTAAGAGGAGAAACTACCGAAAAATTAAAATTAGGTAATCTGGATGCTCATAGAGATTGGGGACATGCTAAGGATTATGTACAAGCTATGTGGATGATGTTACAACATTCTGTTCCATTAGATTTAGTCATAGCAACAGGATCAACTCATTCAGTAAAAGACTTTCTAGATGCCTCATTTGAATATGTTAATTTGAATTCAGCAGATCATGTAGCAATTGATCCATTATTATTTAGACCAGCAGAAGTAGATTATTTGTGTGGAGATCCAACATTGGCATCAGAAACTATAAAGTGGTCTCCTAGTATTTCTTTTAATGATTTAGTTAAAGATATGGTTGAAAGTGATATTCATAATGCATCGTAATTTTCAAGATCCTCAATATAAAAAGTGGAGAAAAGACGTTTATACTAGGGATCATCATCATTGTAGATGGCCTAATTGTAACTTGAAAAGAAAACTTAATGCTCATCATATCAAAACATGGGCAGAATATCCTGGTTTACGATTTGATATTAATAATGGTATTACTTTGTGTAAATATCATCACGATTTAATTAAGGGTATGGAAGAAATTTATGCTCCTACGTTTTTAAAGATATTAGCCAATGATAGACTTCAGTAATTTTCACATAGTTATAGATACTAGAGAACAACATCCGTGGGTTTTTGAACACATGGAAAAAAGCATATCTAAATTAGATACCGGAGATTATTCTTTGCGGGGTCTAGAAAATATTTTTTGTATAGAACGCAAAGGTAGCGTTAGTGAATTTGCTAATAATATTACGGAAAAAAGATTCAAGGATGTGACCGACAGATTAGCACATATTAAACACGCTTTTTTACTATTAGAATTTGATCTAGAAGATATATTAATTTATCCAGTTGGCTCAACTGTTCCTAAAAAGATGTGGGACAAGCTACGAATTACTCCTAAGTTTATTTTAAAGCATATTAATGAATTACAAATCCTATACAATATCAAAGTGATATTTTGCGGAGACGCATCTAATGCTGAAAAAATGGCATTATCCTTAATGAGAAAAATATATGAACTTCACGGACAACCAGAAAAAAATATTTGATGATGCGTGGCTAGGACTAGGAGATCTCTCCAAGATAGAAATTACTCATAATCCTATGATTCATAGGACAGAAAAAGAGATTGAGTATCCAGATCTTCATTTGATGAAGTTGCTAAAAAATCCATTAAATATAGGAGCTACATGTAAGATATTATTTAACATAGAACTACATCCTATGCAGTGTATTATTTTACAAGAATTTTGGAATCGACCATTTCCAATGTATATTGCTAGTCGTGGTTGGGGTAAGTCGTTTCTATTGGCCCTTTATTCCGTTTTGAAATGTACATTTACTCCTGGTACAAAGATAGTTATTGTTGGTGCAGCTTTTAGACAGAGTAAAATTATCTTTGAATATATGGAAACTATATGGAGAAGTAGTCCGATACTTCGTAGCATATTTTCTGGGAACGACGATGGGCCAAGACGAGATGTGGATAGGTGTACGATACGACTTGGTGATAGTTGGGCGATAGCTGTACCAATGGGAGATGGCTCCAAAATTAGAGGACTCAGAGCACATATTATTATTGCTGACGAATTTGCATCAATATCACCAGATATTTACGAAACAGTAGTTGCTGGTTTCGCTGCTGTTAGTGCTAGTCCTATTCAAAACGTTAAAGAAGAAGCTAGAAAGAAAGCTATGATTGAAGCTGGTGTTTGGAATGAAGAAATAGCATTACTAGATAAAAAAATGGGTAATCAAGCTATTATTAGTGGAACAGCAGATTATAGCTTTAAACATTTTGCAGATTATTGGAGACGATATAAAGCTATTATTGAAAGTAAAGGCAATATACAAAAATTACAAGAATTATTTAAGGGAGAAGTTCCAGAAAATTTTAACTGGCAAGACTATAGTATTATACGTATTCCTTATGAACTTATACCTAAAGGATTCATGGATGATAAACAGGTGGCACGAGCTAAAGCCACTATTCATACTGGTATATATAATATGGAGTATGCCGCTTGTTTTACAGCAGATAGTGATGGCTTTTTCAAAAGAAGTCTCATCGAGTCTTGTGTTGTGAGCGATACTAAGTCTATTATTATTGGAGATAAGCCAATTTTATTTGATGCTATTACTCATGGTAATCCTCATCATCAATATGTTTATGGTATCGATCCAGCCTCAGAACAAGATAATTTTAGTATAGTAGTTTTAGAAGTTCATCCTACACATAGTCGAATAGTATATTGTTGGACTACTAATCGTAATAATTTTAAAGAAAGATTAAAATCTGGGTTAACACAGGAACATGATTTCTATAGTTTCTGTGCTAGAAAAATTCGTAATCTAATGAAAACATTTCCTCCTAGAATAATAGGTATGGATGCTCAAGGTGGTGGTATTGCTATCGAAGAAGCACTACACGATCCTAAAAATTTAGAAGAAAACGAAAATCTAATTTGGCCCACTATTAATTATGATAAAAGCAAAGATACTGATAGTCAGCAAGGTTTACATATTTTAGAGATGATTCAATTTGCTAAAGCAGACTGGACAGCTCAAGCTAATCATGGACTTAGAAAAGATTTAGAAGATAGGGTTTTACTATTTCCTCGATTTGACCAATTAACACTAGGTTTAGCTTTGGATCAAGAAGGTAAAGATATTCTTAGCACAGACTTACAACAGCCTTTATATGATAGTCTTAGCGAATGTATATTAGAAATAGAGGATCTAAAAAACGAACTTACAACTATTGTTATGAGCCAAACTAGTACTGGTCCAGGAGCTAGAGACAAGTGGGATACTCCAGAAGTTAAACTTGGTAATGGCAAAAAAGGCAGATTAAGAAAAGACCGCTATAGTTCGTTATTAATAGCAAATATGTTAGCTAGACAAAATAGACTAGAACTAGCAGCTCCAACTTATGATGTTATTGGTGGTAATAGAGCAGATATAATTAATCAGAATGGTAATATGTATAAAGGACCAGAATGGTTTACTAATTCTGCAAACGATGATTTTTACACGGGAATTTATCGATAAAGAGTGTATATTAATACTAATTCAATTGTAATCCTTTTATATTCGGAATACTATGTCTAAAAAATATCCAAAAAGCGAAGCTATCCAAGATGCCTCTATTATAGGAGCTGATGCATACGTTACATGGGGAGACGATTTACAATCTAAACAAGAGGCTTTATCCAAATCTTCTGAGTCTATGGAAGAATTTACTGGTATAGAGCATACTAGCGCTATGCGTCGATATGGTTTGGATTACTCTAACCTTGATACTAATACTTCTGGTCGCCCAGGATTAACCAGACTTGATTATGATTTCTTTAGACCAGACGAAGCTGTTCCTCGTCAAATTAAAGCTATTATTAAAAAAGCTGAAGATATTTATCAAAGAGTAGGCTTGGTTAAAAATGTTGTCGATTTAATGGGTGATTTTGGTAGCCAAGGCATAAGAATAGTACATCCAAATAAAAGAATAGAGCGTTTTTATAAGAAGTGGTTTAAGAAGATTGCAGGTAAGGAACGCAGCGAAAGATTTCTTAATAATCTTTATAAAACAGGTAATGTTGTTATTAATAGACAAACCGGTAAATTAAGTCTTAAAGTTACAGATAAATTATACAAAAGTGTGGCTTCTCCAGATCTTACAGTTAATGAATTAGATAATATTCAATTAGAGAAAAGAGAAATTCCTTGGAAATATACATTTATCGATCCAGTATATGTAGAGGTGTCAGCTGGTTCTTTGGCTTCTTTTGTTAGCAATAAAAGATATGAACTAGTATTGCCTGCTACTTTACGTAAAATTATTAATGCTCCCAAGAATGACGCAGAGCAAGAGGTGATTGCCCAGCTACCCCAACAAATCTTAGAAGCAGCTAAGTCAAAAAAGAATTATCCATTAGATCCACAAAAGGTCATGGTGTTTCATTATAAAAAGGATGATTGGCAAAGATGGGCATATCCCATGATCTATTCTATTATGGATGATATAACAGTAATTGAAAAATTAAAACTAGCAGATATGGCAGCATTGGATGGGGCTATCAGTAATATTCGTATTTTTAAACTGGGTAGCTTAGAGCATAAAATAGCACCAACTAAAGCTGCTGCTGGTAAATTAGCTCAGATATTAGGAAATAATGTTGGTGGTGGCACCATGGATCTGGTATGGGGACCAGATATTGAATTAATAGAATCTAAAACTAATGTTCATCAATTTTTAGGTGAAGCTAAATATACTCCACATTTAAATAGTATATATGCTGGCCTAGGCATACCTCCAACCCTAACAGGTACATATGGTGCTGCTGGAACCACAAATAATTTTATCAGCTTAAAAACACTAACTCAAAGACTACAATATGGTAGAGACATTTTAACAGAATTTTGGGATAAAGAAATAGCATTAGTTCAAAAAGCTATGAATTTTAAAAGTCCAGCAAAAATTGAATTTGATAGAATGGATTTAAGCAATGAAGAGGCAGAAAAAGCGTTATTAATTCAGTTAGCAGATCGTAATGTTATTTCTGACGAATTATTACAAACCAGATTTGGTGTTGATCCAGAGATGGAAAAGATTAGGCTAAACAGAGAGAAAAGAGAAAGAAAGACATCAAGAATGGTACCAAAAACTGGCCCATGGCATGATCCACAACCAGAAATTGCGCTTAAGAAAATTGCTCTACAGAGTGGCGTAGCTTCACCTAGTCAGGTTGGGTTAGAATTAGATCCAAAGAAAAAAGGAGAACAAACCTCATTAGAAATGCGGCAAGTTCTTAAACCAACAAAGTTGGCAAAAGATTCGCCAGAATCTTTGCCGGGTGAACCGCAGCAAGGCAGACCCAAACTATCAAAAGATACCGTCAAAAGAAAAGACCGCAAATTTGCCCCACAAACAGGAGCTTCTCTATTATTATGGGCCGCAGAAGCACAGGATAAAATTAGCGATATTATCAATCCTGTTCTTTTAGATTTTTACGGTAAAAAAAATCTACGTAGTTTATCTAATGAACAAATCAAAGAACTAGAGAATATAAAAACCTCAATACTTTTTAATACCAAACCATTCTGCACAATTAATAATGAACAAATTTTAGCTAAATTAACCGACTTAAATCAAGCAGAGTTGGTCTCATATAGTGTATGGTTAAGACAGTTGGCTTCCGATCTCAATAGAGACCTATCTGTTGATGATCAAAAACAAGCTAAAGCTTCATTTTATTGTATATTAAATAATTAAAGGGTAATATCATAATGATTATATATCCACAAGAAACAGATGATGGTTTAGCAGCACAAATTTCTGCATCCACATCAATATCTTATGCTTCAGTTTTATCTCCTTACGACTTAAAACAAAATCAAACTAAAAGTCTTAAAAAAAGTTTAGCATCGATTAATGACACAGATTTATATTATGTTCAATCTATTTTAGTTAGTTCTTCTTGGAATCGCAATGATGATATTTTTGATAAAATAGAAGTTTGGACAGCTAGAAAAACACCAGAAGATAAACCCACTAATTTAGAACATGATGAAAATCTTATTATAGGACATATAACATCTAATTGGCCTATAGATGAAGATGGTAATATTTTAGATGAAAGTCTTGATATGTCTTTATTACCAGAAAAATTCCATATAGTTACAGGATCAGTTATTTATAAAGCTTTTACATCTCCAGAACTTAGAGAAAGAGCAGATAAGCTTATAGCTGAAATTGAGCAGGGTACAAAGTATGTTAGCATGGAGTGTTACTTTAAAGGTTTTGATTATGGACTAATTAATAAGTCCTCTGGAGAATATAAAGTTTTAGCCCGTAATAATAATACTGCATATTTAACCAAATATTTAAGAGCATATGGCGGTCAAGGTGAACATCAAGACTATAAGATTGGTAGAGTATTAAGAAATATTACTTTTAGTGGTAAGGGTTTTGTTGATAAGCCAGCAAATCCAGATAGTATCATTTTTAATAAAAGTATTATTAATGATTTGTTTGATAAAAAAAATGACAATTTATTAAAATCAGGTGTAATAGAGAATAAGCCAATAGTCACTGCAGACACGGAGAATCTTACTATGAATATAAACGAACAAACAATTGTCGCAAATAATCAAACTTTAGAAACCGTTTCTGTAAACTGTGCTGATCAGATTGCAGAAGCTCAAGCGGTTGCTTCTGAATTACAAAACACAAACCTACAATTAGAGGCTGCTATGAAAGAAAATGAAGAGAAGTTAGCAAAAGCTAATGAAACTATCGAATCCATCAAAACAGAAAATCTTAAAACTCTAGCAGAAAAAGAAGTAGAGTTTGAAGAAGCTGCTAAGAAATGGCAGGATGAAAAGACCAAGATGGAAGAAGAAATGAAAAAGGCCAAATCCGAACTAGACGCAGCCAATGAAGTTATTGCTGGCTATAAAATGAAAGAAGAAGAAATGGCCCGCAAAGATAAAATGATGAAAAGAAAAGCCACATTGGTTGAAGCGGGTCTAGAAGACGACGCTGCTTCCGCTGCTGTTGAGAAATTTCAAGCTCTTGATGACGATTCTTTTGAAGCTATGAGCACTTTACTAGCTGCTATGAAACCCCCAAAGAAAAAGGGCGAAGAAACAATGGTAAAGAAAATGACTTCGGAAGATCCCGTTGTAGAGGCTGAATCTGCTTTAGAAGAAGTAGAAGCTGAAGAAACAGTTGATCTGAGCGTCGGTGGTGATGCATCAGAAACAGAATCAGCAGAAGCTAGTATTCGCGCAGAACTTGTTGAATTTGTAAGTGCTAGACTCGGTAAAACCTCAAAATAAGGGAGAAGTAAACATGGCTCTAAAACCAGATCGTATCGAAACACAAACTGATGTTTCATTTTTCATGAACTCTACAGCAGAAAGAGGCGGTATTGCTTCTGTCAGCACCGGAGGTTCCGGTGTCGCTATGGACGATGCCAATGCCGTAGTTGCATATGTCACTGCTGCTAGTGGTACTAAGCCCGTCGGAGTTTTGTTAAACGACGTTGTTAATCTTGATCTTACTCGTCAGCACATCAACTGGCATAAAGATGAAGTACAACAAGGTGGCAAAGTTACTTTGCTACAAGTTGGTCAAGTAACTACAAACAGGGTAACAGGCGCTATAGGTGCTGGTCAAGCTGCTTATGTAGGTGCTAGTGGTTTATTTACAGCCACCGCTCCAACAGACAGCCTGACTGAAGACGCCAATTATCGTGTTGGTAGATTTTTAAGTTCTAGAGATTCTGATGGTTATGTCAAAGTAGCAGTTAACATTGCCTAATAAAACAAAGGGAGAATAATAACATGTCAGCAGAAACCAAAGTTTTCCAACCAACACCAGAATTAACAGATCTTTTGATCCGTTCTGGTTCACAGCACAGAGAGACTTCTCTAGCTGCTAACGCAGAATTTGCTAAAGCTCTAGAGCAGCCACTTCGTCAAGGTATCCTTAGTGGTAATATTCTTGATGGCATTTTCGAGCCAATTCAACTTGCTCAAAGTGCAACTCCAGAATTTCCACTTGATTTTCTAGCCCCAGGTACAGAAAAGGACTTTGTTGCCTATACTGTTCCTAATCACGGCTATATTCCAGAACGCCACGTTGAAGGCGATTACGTCATGGTACCAACTTTCGATATCGGTGCTAGCATCGATTATCTTCTAAAGTATGCCCGTGATGCTCGTTGGGACGTTGTGGGTCGCGCAATGGAAGTTCTCGAAGCTTCTTTTGTTAAGAAGATGAACGACGACGGCTGGCACACCATTTTGGCTGCTGGCGTTGATCGTAATATCGTTGTCTATGACAGCGATGCTGCCGAAGGTCAATTCACCAAGCGTCTCGTTAGCTTGATGAAGACCGTTATGCGTCGTAACGGCGGTGGTAACTCTGCTAGTAATAACAGAGGTATGTTAACTGACCTTTATGTCTCTCCAGAAGCTATGGAAGACATTCGTAACTGGGGTGTTGATCAAGTTGATGAAGTTACTCGTCGTGAAATCTATACAGCTGCCGACGGCAGTATCAATAGAGTATTCGGTGTTAATCTTCATGATCTTGATGAGCTAGGCGATGGTCAAGAGTATCAACTCTTCTATGAGGGCACACTCAGTGCTTCAATGCCAACCAATCACGCAACAGAGATTGTCGTTGGTCTTGACCTTCGTAGACGCGATAGCTTCATTATGCCAGTTCGTGAACCAGTCCAAATCTTCGAAGATGATACTCTTCATCGTCAAAAGAGAGCTGGTTTTTATGGTTGGGCCGAGCAAGGTTTTGCTGTTCTCGATAACAGAAGAGTTATTCTCGGTTCTCTATAATATTAGAATAGTCTTAAGACTATTATTAAAAATAAGAAGAGCTGCCTTAGCCGGTGGCTCTTTTTATTTTACTACTATCGATAATTGTAAACATCTAATCTAAACTATAAACATACAGATATGTTGTTACTGAAGACTTAGGTGTATAATAAGTTACACTCTACTTATTTTAATAGATTAGAATATCCTTAAGGGAATAAACTAATGGCAGCAGGCAAATATGACTTTGCTATCGAACAAGGAACATCATTTAAAATATCCTGGATATACAAAGACCAGAATGGAAACCCTATCAATTTAACAAACTGGTGTGCTAGACTTATTTGGAAAACTAATTTGAATGCTACACAGGCTTTTCATTCTGAAAACACTGATTATAGCGTATATAAATTTACAATAGATGATTTAAATGGAAAACTTACCCTACTGATTCCTGCCTCAACTACAAATGGATTTTCCTTCAATACGGCTAAATATGATTTGGAGTTACAGTCTCCAGATGATTTATATGCTAATGGTGGAGGAAAGTACATTACTAGAATTTTATTTGGCACAGTTAGTGTTGTTAAGAGATATAGTCAAAATTCTTCCAACATAGACTGCAACACATGAGTGATTTTATTGTTGAAATTGTTGATACAGAGACTAATATTGTTGAAATAGAAACTAGTTATATTGACAATATTAATAGTGTAGAAATAGAAAGATATGAAATATATAATATTGATGTTATTAATACTGAAAAAATACTACTCAGCGATCTACCAGATTCCTATCCTATGAATAAAATTATTGGAGATTTATCTGTGTATAGAATTAGTGGATTAGCTGATTATTTAGACTCATACCAGTTCGACTGTGGAACACCCTAAAATATTTTAATGGAGACCTTATAATGCCAGTTCAAACCAAAATTCAGTTTCGTAGAAGTATAGCAACAGACTGGGTCGCAGTCAATCCTATTTTAAGTGCTGGAGAAGTAGGTTATGAAACAGATTCTAAAAAATTCAAGATAGGAGATGGTACAACAGCTTGGAATTCTTTGGCCTATGCTGCTATTCTGCCTTCTGAGTTAAATGAACTAGTGGATGATAGAGTTAATGATCTATTAGTTCCTGGTTCTAATATTGAAAAATCTTATAGCGATTCAACAAATGCCTTGACCATATCTGTTACTGGCGTTTCACTACCCGGCCATACCCATACATCTTCTGCAATTACTGACTTTAATAGTAGTGTTAGTGGGCTATTACCAGTTAAAAGTCTTGTGGCTGGAACCAATATATCAGTTACTCCAACTGGAGACAAAGGATTTGTAATATCTACTGACGGGTTAGATACTAATGCTGTAAAAGACGTTATTGGATCTACTATTAGCGGTGTTAGCGGAGTAGCAGTTAGTTATAATAATACTTCTAAAATTGTTACAGTTAGCTTAAGTGATCCTTCTATTCAATCTACTGATGTTACAGACTTTAATACTGCTGTTAGCGGTTTAGTTAGTGGTATTTACGCTCCTCTTAATAGTCCAACTTTTACCGGTACTGTAAATGGTATTACTAAGAGTATGGTAGGATTAGGCAATGTTGATAATACTAGTGATACAGACAAACCCATAAGTATCGCAACTCAGTCTGGTCTTAATCTGAAAGCTTCTTTGGCAGGAGCTATATTTACAGGATCAGTAACAATTCCTAGTGGAACTGGTAATTTTAATATATTGACAGTAAATAATACGGGCGTTAGTTTGAGTGGACACTCTCACATAAGTTCTAATATTACTGATTTTAATAGCTCTGTTAGTGGCTTGTTAGATGTTAAGAGCTTGGTTCAAGGTACTGGAATAGGTATAGCTAATAACCTTGGAGTTCAAACAATTAGTGTTACTGGTATTCCTAGCTCTTTAATTACTGATTTGGGTAATGTTGCTACAACACAGGTTATAGGAAGAACAGGCGTTGCTTTATCTTATGATAGTGTCAACGATATTATGTATATTGATACAACAGGAGTATCCCTTATTGGACATACTCATGTTTGGAACAATATTACAGATGCTTCAACTAGAGCAACTCTTAATGAGCTAGCCTATCTCTCTGGAGTTAGTGCCGGTACAGCTAGTGCTAATAGGGCGTTGGTTCTCGATGCCAATAAGAGTATAACATCTATTAATTCTATTACTACTACTGGTAATATTACTGTTGGTGGTAATCTAGTTGTTCAAGGAACCACAACAACAGTTAATAGTACTACTGTAGAGATTGGTGATAATATTATTAGAGTTAATACTAGTGGTCTTAATACTGGAGGTATGGAAGTTTATACAGGAAGTGATACAAAGTCCCTTATCTGGAATACCTCGTCGAATAGATGGGAATTGACTGGCGGAAATATTTATACTAGTGGTAGTTTTATTGGATCATTAAGTGGTAATGCAGCAACTGTAAGTAATGGAGTCTATACAACCGATACTGGAACAGTTACTAGCACCATGATTGCTAATGATACTATTGTCAATGCAGACATCAACAGCTCTGCTGCTATCTCTTATAGTAAATTAAATCTTTCGAATAGTATTACAAACTCTGATATTGCTAGCAACGCAGCTATCGCAGTTTCTAAACTAGCCAGCAGTGGAGTAACTATTGGTAGTACGGTTGTGAATCTTGGGTCGTCAACAAATATTATAGCTGGATTAAGTAGTATCAGCGGTACCAGTGCAGCTAGTCCAACAACCCTGTATTACTGCGTCATTGACGGCGGAACACCATAATTCATATAAGGATACATAAACTATGAGATCTTTTTTCGGCTTTGGTAGTAGTGGTAGATTATTTATTAATAGAAATACTAATAGAATCATTGTTAGAAAAGCAGATAATATTCAGGAATTAGCTGCTATGAATGTTGGAGGATGGGGTGATCCTCATTTATATATTAGACAAGCTCAATCTTTAAATCCTAATAATTATACAGCTGGTAAATTTTTGGCTAAATGGGGAGATAATAAAGTAGGAACAGAGGGTAAAGAATTATTATTATTAAGTATTGAGACAGTAGCAAGAGTCAAACTTCAAGTTTATTATACTAACAAAAATCTTAGTCCTGGTAAAGCTATAGCTAGTATAAGAGTAGTACATAATAATGTTTCAACTACGTATACTAATACCGCATATGTTGTTGCTGGTCCCATATCTATTTCTATACTCAAACTAGGCGCTGGCATAAATCAGTATCTTAATTTTGAGATGAAGTGGAATCGTATTCGTAATATTGTTAAGCTTGGAGGAGCTTTAACTGTTGTTTTAAGAAGAATAGCAGATTCAGGAGGATATTGGAATGGCGGAGATGGATCAACATGGGATGGTTTTGGTGTAGCAGCACAGCCCTATGGTTTAACAAGAGCTAATTTTGAAACAGCTAATTTAGGAATATTAAGTTTAGATAATGATTTTAGAATACAGACTGATCCAGAGTGTGATCTTCAAGCGATAGACATCACCGCTGCTACAGCATTATCAGATACTAATATGTCAGATATTATAAATTTAGTACCACAAGAATCTACACTTCTTGATGATTTAAATGATCCTGATACTAATCAAACAGTATCACAGTGGGATGCTACTGTTGAAGGAGACGCTAATGCTGGTATACCTTCATCTTTAGAAATATTCGAAAGTTATGGTACTATAGATAACTATTTAGCAGAAATAGTAGTTAATGGAGGTAGTGTTAGTGGATTAAATTCATCAGATGCTTTATCTATTAAAAATAATTTTGAAGCAAATAATACATCTTCCTATGCTATGTCTGCTTTTACTATTAATTTTGACTATATTCCTTAACTTTAATGAGACAAACACATGGCAATAATTCAAATAATATCATCTTCTGGTAATTATACTGGTCATACAGCAATTGTAACTTTTTATTCATTAAATGATCCGTCTACTCCTATTGATTTAGGATCACAAACCCTGCCATACGATAGAGAAGGTAATGATGTTTATGGAACTTATAGATTAAATTTTATTAACGATAATAATAAGATTTGTGAGGTTTCTATTAGTTCGTCAGGAACAACTACTACCACAACCACCACAACTACAACTACCACCACTACAACAACCGCTGCTCCTACTACGACCACCACAACTACTACTGTCGCTCCTACGACCACGACCACAACAACTACAGTCGCTCCTACTACCACAACAACTACTACAACCACAACGGGCGCTCCGATCAGCCCATTAAGCCTAGCAAACGGATTCCTTAGCTCTCTAAGAACTGACAATATTAGCGACAGCGAATTCCCTAACGTCGCATTGACCAATGGCTATTTGAGTACCTTAAGAGTCAATGACACAATTAGCGAAGCTGAATTTCCAAATGCTGTGTTAGCAAATGGTTATTTGAGTTCTTTGCATATCGATCCCATAGCTATCTAACTACTGCAAATGGTGTATTAATTATTAAATCAACCAATTACTATAAAGGGATAATTAAATGACAATTATAACATATGAAGGTTTTGAAAATTATAGTAGTTTTGCTGCTGTAAAAAATTTTGTTGGACTAGACAACTATCAAACTGCTACTATACTTAATAGTAGTGATGGAACAGCTACCCCAAGAAATAATGGTAGCTGTTTAAAATTAGTTAGTAGTGCCGCTGGTGGCATAGAGTATTATCCAAAAGCCATGATATCAACACCAAATGAAGTTGGATATAATTCTTCTGTCGTTGGTTTTGCTTGGTATGCTACTAAGCCAGCTGCTGGTAATTGGGCTAATTTTACTCCAATAGCGGCGTTTTGTGACGCTAGTGGTAAGCCTCATTTTTTTGTTGGAATAAATAGTAATTTACAATTACAAGTTAGAAGATGGGTAACGGGCATTAGTGCTGGCGGCACCAGTGGTAATAATACTTCTCAATATGCTTGGTTTACTGCTCCAGCTCCTAATAATTTTAATGGCTATCGTTGTACTGTTGCTTACTATAATTATTTCATTTCAGTAATATCAAATATTTCGGGTGCTGGGTGTACTACAGGAAATTTAGCATCTAGCAATAGCGCTATTGATCTTAATAAATTTATATTACTAGGCTCAACAACAAGTCTAGTTACAGAAAATGCCTGGAATTATATTGAAATAAAATTTGTTCTTGATAATACGGGAACTTCTGGTAGCATACAAGTTAAGCTTAATAGAAATAGTAGTGATTCATCTTTAGATATAAATGCCTCCAATGTTAGAACTAGTACTCAAGATAATAGTCTTTGCTCTAGAGTTGCTTTTGGAATATTTTGGGGCCATAATGCTGCTGCAAATGCTAGTTCTGCTTCTCTTGGATGGACAACTTATATAGATGATATCTATTGGTCTGATCTTAATGGAACAAATAATGATTTCTTGGGAAGAGTAAGTTGTAAAAAATTTAGTTATGATTCAGTTACAAGCTATAATATGACTACGCCAGCGGATAGCGGCACCGCGCTTTCTAATTTTAATGAAGCTTATTCTGGATCTGGTACAATAAATACTAGAAATATAGGTAATGCAGTTAATCAAACTCTAAACGTTAGGAGTACAGGAGTTAGTAGTGAAACACTAAGCCCTATATTTGTGCGACAATACGTTCATGGCTATAAAACAGAAGCCAATAGTGATATTTCTATAGGTACAACCGATGGTGTAAATAGTTTGGCTGTTAGTGGAATTAATCTTAATAATGATTCTATAAGTGGTGTTCTTAAGTTTCGTGATTATGATAACGCGCCTGATGGGAATGAGTGGACAAATGCAAAAATTGCAAATACAACTTTTATACACACCATATCTTCTACTTAATACTAAGGAAAATATCAATGTATTATCAAATTATTAGTAATCATAGCACTCAAGCAAAAGTATTAGCTCATATATTAAAAAAGAGCGGAGTATATTTTAATGATATTGAAAATGAAAATGATTATTTCTTTTACACAAATAGCACTTGGTTTGAAGATTTTTATAGACCATATCTTAATGGCAACAATCAGATAACATTGGATGAACCTACTGAAAATGAATTAAGATTTTTCATGAGTAATACAAACTGGAATAACAAAGCCTCTTGTAATATTTTAGATTTATTAATTTCTAAATACTTTAGTCAATATATGCCAAAAGGAACATTAATTGTAGTAGACTATCCAATAGAACAACTGAATGATGATTTAATTGAAGAAATATCAACTGAGGAATATGCTCAACTTGAAAACCTAAAACTAAATTTTATAGAAAGTTGCAAAGATTGGAACATTATTCGTGTGGATTATTCTCGATTTATTGATGACAAAGCTTACTTTCAAAGTATTATGCAGTCTTTAGGTTTATCTTCTAATGAAGATGTTCAAACTATATTTCCTCATTATTTTAATCTAACACTAAGTAAATATGCCGCTGACTATCAGAAACAAACTGGTATGGATTTGTTCAAAAGATCGGAACAATGATACCAAAAATATTTCACAATATTTGGCTCGGACAAAAAAAGATACCAAAGGAATTTCTAGTTTATCATGACAACTGGAAAAAACTACACCCAGATTGGGAATATAGATTATGGACAGACGATGATCTTAAAAATCTAGATTCTTATATTGTTGACTTTATTAATAGAGCAATAACCTTTGCCTCCAAGTCAGACGTTTTGAGAATTTATGCTATTTATAAATACGGTGGCGTATATGCTGACACAGATTTTGATTGGAATAAATCATTAGATCCCTTATTAAACAATTTAGCTTTTATTCCAAAGCCAACTTCTGATCTATATAATAATGCTATTTTTGGAGCTGTCCCAAAACACCCAATATGCAAACTTATGTTAGATAACTTAGAAAAATACGTTGACAATCCTCCCCCTCCTTGGGGTCCACAATTAATAACAGATTGTTTATATGAAGTGCTAGACCAAAAGAATATAACAATACTTCCTAGAAAATCTTTTTATCCATACTTATGGACAGAACAACGCAAACCAGCATCATTTTTTCCAAATTCATATGCTGTACATTTTTGGGATAAGTCTTGGAGAAGAGAATGATACCTAAAATATTTCATAATATTTGGTTAGGTAAAAAGCAAATACCAGAAGAATTTATTACTTACTGTAATAACTGGAAAAAATTACATCCAGATTGGGAATATAAGCTTTGGACAGATAATGATTTAGAAAATATTGATCCTTATATTGTTGATTTTTTAGATCAAACTTTGACTTTTTCTAGCAAATCTAACGTTTTGAGATCATATATCATATATGAATATGGCGGCATTTATGCTGACACTGACTTTGATTGGAACAAATCATTAAATACTTTTCTTACTTATGATGCTTTTATTCCAAAGCCGACTTCAGAATTTTATAATAGCGCTATTTTTGGAGCAGTGCCAAAACATCCTTGGTTAAAATTTATGCTAGACATTCTTCCTGAATATATAGATAAACCGCCTCCTTGGGGGCCAGAATGGTTTACAAAATCACTTATTGATTATGATAGAAAAAATTTAATCATAGTGCCTAGAAAATATTTTTATCCATTTTTATGGTTTGAGTCTAAAAAACCAGCAAATCATTTTCCTAATTCATATGGCGTTCATTACTGGTATAAAAGTTGGAAAAAGGAATATGCTGACATTATTGACAACAATTAGAAATGAAGAAAAGTATATCACAGAATGGTTAGCTTATTATCATTTGATAGGAATAGAAAATTTTATAGTGTTCTTGCACAAGAATACCGACAATTCATATGAAGTAATAAAAAATTTAAGCTTTAAAGACCAGATACAAATAATAAAAATTGAAGAAGAAAACAGCATAGGTATTCATTTTCAAAATAATATTTTAAGACAAGCTATAGAATTATGTGATACAGAGTATTTGATATACCTAGATATAGATGAATTTTTATACTTAAACAACAATCACTATATTAATGATTTTTTAGCAAATTATAAAGATATAGGTGGGATTGCAATATATCAAAATATTTTTGGATCTTGTGGACATATAATTTCACCAAAAGGATTAGTTATTGAAAATTATGTGCATAGAAATTACGACAATATACATTTAAGCAAAACCTCACTACTATTTTTAAAACCAGTAGATTTATTTGCAGAAGTAAAAATCTTACTAAATAAAAATACTATCCAACACATTAGAACTATTCATGACATAGTTTGTTCAAAAAAAATCATCACACAGGATGGGTCTTTGTTTCAAAAACATAAACTAAAAAGAACAACTGATAATATTTGTATTCATCATTATTTTACGAAGAGTAAAAATGATTGGGAATTTAAAACGGGCAGACAAAGAATTAGCGGCTCAAGTAAATATTCCAATGACTTTTTTGAGTATTTTAGTAATCAAAATTACTTAGATGAAAATCTTAAAAACAAGTATGCTTCAAAAATAAAAGCATTATTATGAAAAATATACATGTAATCACTGTCACCAACTCAGTCGAACACAAGAACATATATTTCCTTAAGAAGTCTCTTAAGCTACATAATTTAACAGTCCTACAAACATATGATCCTCAAATTGGCAATTTGTCAAAAATCTATAAAGTTCATGATTATCTAATAAATTCAAATATCAATGATAATGATATTATTTGTATTGTGGACGCTCACGATGTTGTTTTTAACAATAAAATAGGATGTATAAATGATGTTTTAAATACATTCAATAGTTATAATACTGATATAATATTTAGTTCAGAAAATACCTGCGTTCACCACTCTAGCAACTCTAAGGAATACTTTGAGTCAATCTATGGATCAAACTATTTAAATAGTGGAATTAGTGTATCTATAAAAAATGAGTACTTAAAGATGCTAGAAAGTATAATAAAACATATAGGTTTTTATAATCAAGATAATTTACGTAGCGATCAAAGAGTGATAGGTAATTTTCTAACACATAATAAGTCACAAAACATAATATTAGATATTGATCATGTCTTTGGAATAACGTTAAATAAAAATACTAACTTAAAATTAAATGATATATCTTCTTTTTTTATTCATGTTCCATGCTTATCAACGGTAAATCAACAATTGAAATATAAAAACTTAATAAAGGATTTAAATAAATGAGCTACGATCTAATTGATCTACCAAGTTTAAGTTTTGAAGTTGTAAGACAATGTAACATAAAATGTGAAGGATGTAATCACTTCACTAACTTAAAATCTACAAAACACATTCTCAGTTTAGAAGAAATAAACGATAATTTATTTGAATGGGGTAAAATATTAAATCCGGCAGTTTTCAGAATCTTAGGCGGCGAACCATTCATTAATAAAAATTTAGACGATGTAATTGTTAATATTAGCACTTTGTTCCCGTTATCCAAAATTAATATTTGTACTAATGGGTTGCTTATAAGTAATTTTTCAGATGATTTTGCTCAAAAATTGTCTTGTTTGAAAAAAAATATCAGAATATCAGTATCTCTACATTCTCTAGATTCTTCACATATGGGAAAAATTGCCGAATCAAGATTAAAACTAGAATATTGGCAAAAAAAATATAATATCAAGTATTCAATTCACGACTGTATATCAAATTGGACTTGGCCCTATAGATTAATAGATAACAAAATTTATCCATTTGAAGATAACAATCAAAGAAATAGTTGGGAAAATTGTAGAGATCAACAATGTAAACAAATTTACAAAAGCAAGCTATATAAATGCCCACTAACGGCATATATGCAAGACGTAGTAGATAAAATGGATGACTCTTTTAAAAAATATCTCAATTATATTCCTGCAAATGCCTATGACTCTTATGAATCTATAGAAGAATTTGTTAATAAGGAAGATGAGTTTGTTTGTGGGGCTTGTCCAATTAACCCAAAGAAATTTATCAAAAAAATAAAATGAATACTATTTTAGTAACTGGAGGTTGCGGTTTTATTGGCAGCAACCTTATTAAAAAGCTTATTGAGCAAAAACACAGCGTAATTAGTATAGATAATTATTCTACTGGTTCAAAATATAATCATGTAGAGAATTGCAAATATATAGATTATGATATTACTAATAAACTAACGAATTTAAATTTGCCTAATATATCTACAATATTTCATTTAGCGGCTAGCGCACGTATACAAAAATCTTTCCATAATCCAAGAATTTATTTTAACAACAATGTCGTTGGGACGATGAACGTTGTTGAGTATTGCTGTTCTCAAAATATTCCATTAATATATGCAGGTTCTAGCTCCCAGCACTCTGGAAAATTATCAAATCCATACACCTGTACTAAAGGCATGGGTGAAGATATTATTCATTTATACAATAAGCACTTTAATCTTAAGTCCTCAATTGCTAGATTTTACAACGTATATGGTCCAGCAGAGTCAATGGATGATAATGGTACTTTAATTGGAAAATGGAAATGTTGCTTAAAAAAAGAAGAAAAATTCATTATTTATGGCGATGGATCTAAGAGAAGAGATTTTACGCATGTTGAAGATATTGTGGACGGTTTGATAAGAATCATGGACAAAAATGCATTTGGACATATTTTTGAGCTAGGCAGAGGCAAAAACTATAGTGTTATGGAAGTATTAGAAATGTTTGAGCAAAAAGAGTTTGTCTTTGAGCCAAACCAAAAGGGAGAAATGAATTATACTTTATGTGACTATTCTCTAGCAAAAAATATTCTAAATTGGGAGCCAAAACATAATTTAGAAGATTACATATTAGAACTTAAAATAAAGAATAAATAAATATTTAACTTTATCTTGTGCGATTATTAATCAACCATATAATTAAGTGTATAGTAAAGGGAAATATAATGTGTTATTTAGTCACAGAACTCTATCATAGCGTTGAGGTTTGTCGCGAAGATAGTCCACGAACACTATTTATGTTTGAATTTGTTGTTAATAAAGACAGCTGGAATAACCAAATAAATTAATAATGTCTATAAATAAACTACTCACGATTGGTATGGCAACTTATGATGATTTTGATGGTGTTTATTTTACAGTTCAAAGTCTAAGAGCATATCATTCAATCTTAAAAAATAATGATATAGAAATAATAGTTTTAGACAATAATCCAGACAGTGTTCATGGTCAAGAAACAGCTAAGTTTATAAATGGTTGGGCCTCAGATGTTGCTAAATACTTTCCTCTTAAAGAAAAACCAAGCTCTTTTAATAAGTATAAGATGGTGGATTATGCTAACGGTCAATATATACTAATTTTAGATTGTCATATATTATTAGTAGACAATGCTATAGAGTCCTTATTAACCTACTATAAAGACCATCCAGATTGCAAAGATTTAATTCAGGGTCCATTACTCTACGATGATTTAAAAAATTGTTCGTCAGAGTTTAAGGATGAATGGAGAGGCGATATGTATGGGATATGGTGGAATAATAATGAAGCCTTATCCAAGAATGAGCCTTTTGAAATCAAGATGCAAGGTATGGGACTATGTTCATTTGAAAAGAAAAACTGGCCCGGAATATGTCAGTACTTTAAAGGCTTTGGTGCCGAAGAAGGATATCTAGCCGAGAAGTTTAGGAGAAACGGAGGAAAGAATATTTGTATTCCTCAACTAAAATGGGTTCATCGATTCGGTCGTCCTAACGGAGTTAAATATCCACTAATATTAGAAGATAGAATATGGAATTATTTTGTCGGATGGCTGGAAATAACAAGAGATCCAAATCATCACATGATAGTTGATACATACAATCATTTTAAGGGTAGGATCCCTCAAGATAGTTTGGATAATATATTAGAAAGAGCCAAAAATAAGATATTTAATCATTAATAGGTCAATATTACCCCATCAACTATCTTGCTTATGGGTGTATTAATTATTATTATACCGTATAGTATTCATAAAAATAGGACTATATACCCAGATGGCCGTAAATGATCTTATTACATTTCGCAAAGGAACAGCATCTCAATGGATATCGGCCAATCCCATTTTAGCTAGTGGTGAGCCAGGATATGATTTAACTAATAAAATCTTTAAAATAGGAGATGGTATTTCGGTTTGGACACAGCTTAGTGGAGTCAATCAGAATATAGCAGCTGGATATGACATATCTATAACTAATAATAGTGGTATTTATACCATTGCTTCTACAAACTTAGTTCACGTTGACAGCCAACAACCTCAAGGATTTGTTAATAGAACTGATAGTAGAATTAGTGTTAGTGGCAATATTTTCAAAATTGAACCAACTGGATCATCTTATAGCATTTATAATAAAGGTATCAAAGTAACAAAAACATCACCAGAAACTATTACTATACCTTCTGGATTAACTCAGATAAATTATATCCATTTTAATACCAATACCAATTTATTAGATAGTAAGACAACACCATTTGATTTTAATACTGATATTCCAATAGCTTACATAGCATGGAATGGTGGAATAAATCCTAGTGGACAGATGACTTTTTTTGCTGAAGAACGTCACGGTATTGTCATGGATACTAGTACTCACAAGTGGATTCATAATACTTTTGGCGCACAATATGTTGATGGTTTGAGTATTAGTAATTATGTTCTAGGTGGAAATGGGTCTAGCAATAGTCATGCAACCATATCAATTGGTAATGGTACTCTTTATCAAGAAGATATTGAGATAAATATTACTGATAGTTCTAGTGCTGATCCGTTCTGTCAAGAGTTAAGTCCGATTGCTCAAATTCCCGTTTATTATCACCAAGGAACTACTGGTCAGTGGGTTAAGAATACCGCCACAGACTATCCTGTTAAATATGGTGCTAATGGCCCACAATATAACTTGTTAAGCGGTGGAACTTGGACAATCCCAGATGTTAGTCCCGGTGGACAAACAAGATATTTCGCAGCGTGGATTCTTGCAACTAATCAGATTGATGATCCTATAATTAGTATTATGGGTCAAAGAGTTGATGGCAACGAGGGGGCTGCTGAGAATAATAACTCTTGGGCTGATGTTAATCTTACTAATCTTCCATTAAGTGAAGTTAAACCTCTTTATCGACTAATATTTGCTGCTGATAGCAACAGCTATACAAACGTTCCTAAATGTAGGCTAATGAGTATTCTTGATATACGAGTAGCTGTAATTAGTACTATCGCAGGAGTTGCTCAGAATGATCACGGAAGTTTGTTCGGGTTAGGTGATGATGATCACTCTCAATACTTACATGTGGATAATAATCGAACAGTTAATGCAATTCATAATTTTGTTAATGGACTTACGTCTAATGGGCTAATAAATTCTACTAGTGGAAATTTTACAAATCTAACCGTAAATAATACGGGCGTTAGTATTAGCGGACATAACCATGTTGTATCAGATATTATAGGTTTTAATAGTGGTGTTAGTGGTCTTTTACCAGTTAAAAATTTAATAGCTGGAACTGGCATAATTCTATCTTCTTCAGATGGAGCGTTTACTATTAATGCTACATCTGCTGGAGGAGGCGGTATTTCTAATATTGTTGAAGATGCAACTCCTCAATTGGGAGGAAATTTAGATTTAAATAGTTATAGTATTAGCGGAGTTTCTTTTCAAACAACTCCAACAGGAACAATTATAGGATCAAATGGATGGATATATCAAAGCGGACAACACGTTCGTTCAGAAGGATATTTCAATACCGCCGGAGATGCTCAATATAGTCAGTATATACTCAGAAATTATACCACAAATAGTTCTTGGTCTCCTTTTAAAAATAATAATAACAATGCAATTTTATTAGCTTCTAATAGAACATTTAGTTTTAGTGTAAATGTAGTTGCTAGAGCAATTAATGCGAATGCTAATGCTGCTTATAAGTTAGAGGGCTTATTATTCAATGATGGTTATGGATGTTCTATAGTTGGAACTCCAATTAAAACTATTTTGGGAGAAACTGATTCATCGTGGGATATAAGAACTTCTATTAGTGGAGGTGGTTCTGGATTAACAGACTATTTATTATTAGAAGCATCTGGTTCCAATGATTATAACATTAATTGGTTAGCTAAAGTTGATTTATTAGAGGTTGGAGGAGCCGATCCCTATTCCGAATTAAATATCCTAAGTTTAGAATCTAACTTTATCCCCTAGAATCAATTATTATGGCCACACAATTAGAAATTAATAATATTATAGCTGATAGTGGTAATTTCATAAACACTCTACAGCTAAATGGAACGGGAGTCAGTATAATTGGACATACCCATACATCATTAAATAGTTTGTCTCCAGGATCCGTTTCGTCTCCATCTATATCTTCTTCTGGAGATTTGAGTACAGGCATTTATTTTCCTAGTAGTGGTTCTATTAGCATAGCCAGCTCTGGATATGATAGATTTAAAATTGATAGCAATGGTAATGCTGCTGTAGGTGGACAAAATATTAATAGTTTAAGATATTTAGATATTAATAATTTAAATAATTCTCTTGGTGCTGGAAGCATATTAAGATTAATCACAACTAATGTTTCTGGTACTGGTAATATTTCAGTAGATATTGCTAAATACAAAAATGGAACATTTATTATTAATAATAACGAAACAGACTCCTCTGCTTCTACATCTTTTGGTGTTGGGGGCTCAGAAAGATTACGAATAACATCTTCAGGAAATGTTGGTATTGGAACAGTCGTACCAACTAGTAAACTTCATGTGGTTGGAGACATGAGAGCTACTAGTGGTAATTTTACTAGTAGTTTACAAGTTAATGGTACTGAAGTAAGCATTAGTGGACACAATCATACATCATCTGACATAACGAATTTTAATAGCTCGGTAAGTGGACTATTACCAGTAACTAACATTGTGGCTGGAACCGGAATGATTGTCTCTTCTAGTTCTGGATCTTTTACTATTAATTCTACAGGAGGAGGCAATAGTAGTGTTGTAGCAGGATCCGGTATTTTTGTTACTTCTGTTGGTAGTGAATATACTGTGAATCTAGATGCTTATTCCATACTAATTGGAAATGGATCAGCAACATCTTTTACAGTTACTCATAATCTTGGAGCTACCAATGACGTTCATGTTTCTGTAAGAGAGACAGCAACTAACTACTATGTTTATCCTGATATTAAATATGTAGATAGCAATTCTGTATTAATCGAATTCGTCTCTGCTCCAACAAGTAATCAGTATAGAGTATCAATTATAGGATTCTAGTATGCCAGATATCAATCTTATATCTCCAAAATGGGCAGAAAATGTTCAAGAAGCAGCAAATGGAGTTTTGCCAGCGGGCGATAATAATAGTATTGACTCTTCTTTAGTTGCATGGAGAGATTTTAAAAATCTTTTGAACAAGAGTGTTACTGCTGGAAGCATTTTTAGTAATCCTATAGTTAGTACTTATAGTTTGCTTAGTACTGTTGCTCAGGGTTACATTGGAGGAGTATTATCACAGAATGGGGATATTTATTCTTTACCGAATCCGGCGGGTACTAGTAGAGGACAAAAAATAGATAAAAATGGCGTGGTGAGCACATTTAGTTTAATCTATACGGTAGGAAATGCATATGCTGGAGGCGTATTAGCTCCCAATGGAGACATACATTTTGTTCCTCAAGCAGCTGCCGTTGGACAAAAGATCAATAGCTCCGGAGTGGTCAGCACCTATAGTTTAGTTTATACTGGTACTAGCTTTACTTTTTATGGAGGAGTTTTAGCTCCTAATGGCGATATACATTTTATTCCCGGCATTACTCCTGTCGGACAAAAAATTAGTATTGCTGGAGTTGTGAGCACATATAGTCTGGTATATAGCTCAACTGCTACCCAAGCTCATAACGGCGGAGTTTTAGCTCCTAATGGAGATATACATTTTGTTCCAATGGCTAGCCCTGTGGGACAGAAGATTAGTATTAGTGGGGTGGTAAGCACATATAGTTTGATATACGCCGGGGGTACAGCAGCTTATCGTGGTGGTGTTTTAAGTCCTAATGGCGATATACATTTCATACCAAGTCAAGCCCCAGTGGGTCAAAAAATTAGCATTAATGGAGTGGTTAGCACATACAGCCTAGTATATACGGGAACCAATCTTTATCATGGAGGAGTTTTAGCTCCTAATGGAGACATTTATTTCATTAATAGACAAGCTGCTGTGGGACAAAAAATCAGCATGTCTGGTGTAGTTAGTACTTTCAGTTTGATATATACCCTCACTGCTCAAGCATACAACGGAGGAGTTTTGACACCAAATGGCGACATTATTTTTATCAATGGCACGAATGCTACCATTGGTCAAAAAATCTCTACCTCAGCAGCCCTTCCTTTCGATATTGGAACTTGTTGTTCACCTTTCTTAAACAAATATTAAACTATGGCAATATATGACATATCACCAACATGGAGAACGGAAGTTCAAAATAAAGCAATGGGAGGAATCCCAACTTGTGATAATAGTAGCATCAATAGCGATCTTGTTGCTTGGAATAAAATCAAGACACTATTAGAAAAGTCTCAGAATAACGGGACAACTTTCAGTAGTGTGATAGTTAGTACGTATAGTTTTGTCTATACAGTCAATGGTGGAGGTTATTTTGGCGGTGTTTTAGCAACTAACGGAGATATTCATTTTGTTCCTAGAAATGCCAATAGAGGGCAGAAAATTAGCATAAATGGAGTGGTTAGCACGTATAGTTTAGTATACACTAATGCCACTGGAGCCTATGTTGGAGGAGTTCTTGATTCTAACGGAGACATTCATTTTGTGCCACATTTTGCTGACAGGGGACAAAAAATAAATAGTAGCGGAGTTGTGAGTACTTATAGCTTAGTTTACACAGTCAATGGCTCATACTACGGAGGAATCCTTGGCTCGAATGGAGATATTCATTTTGTTCCTCATAGCTCAAGAGTAGGGCAAAAAATAAATAGTGCGGGAGTGGTAAGCACATATAGTTTGGTATACACAGTGGGCAGTGCTTATGCTGGTGGCATTTTAGCTCCAAATGGGGACATTCATTTTGTTCCATATGCCGCTACTGTTGGACAAAAAATAAATAGTGCGGGAGTGGTAAGCACATATAGTATAATTTATACTCTTGGTGGAGGGAAGTATCAAAGCGGAGTTTTGTCGGTGAATGGAGACATACATTTTGTTCCATTTCAACATCCTATTGGTCAAAAAATAAGCATTACAGGAGTTGTAAGTACATATAGTTTGGTATACACAACAAATAATGCTTATGTAGGAGGAGTTTTAAGTCCAAACGGAGATGTTCATTTCATACCTTGGAATGCAAATAGAGGTCAAAAAATAAGCCCAGCAGGAGTTGTAAGTACATATAGTTTGGCATACGCTCCGAGTAATGGCTATGTAGGAGGAGTTTTGAGTCCGAATGGAGATATACATTTTGTACCATGGAGTGCTCTTGTGGGTCAAAAAATATCAACCCTCCCAGCTAAACCATTAAATATTGGATTATGTTGCTCTTCCTTTCTAAATAAACTTTAACTTATGAGTACAAGATTAAATTCACCACAATTCGTTAGCGAAGTTCAAAGTCTTGTTAATGGAACAGTTCCATCTAGCGACAATAGTAGTATTGATACTGGTCTTGTGGCTTGGAATAAATTAAAAATTATATTAGATGAATCAACTACTGGTAGTCAAGTTTTTACAAATGCTATTGTGAGTACCTACAGTTTGGTTTATACTAGAAGTGATGCATATCAAGGCGGAGTTTTAGATTCCAACGGCGATATTCATTTTGTGCCATTCTTTGCAAACAGAGGTCAAAAAATAAGTAGTAGCGGAGTGGTAAGTACTTATAGTTTAGTTTACACTACTACTAGTGCTTATATTGGAGGAATCTTGGCTCCAAATGGGGACATTCATTTTGTTCCATTTAATGCTCGTGTAGGACAAAAAATAAGTAGTAGCGGAGTAGTTAGTACTTATAGTTTAGTTTATACCGTTGGTGTTGCATATGTTGGGGGAGTTTTAGCTCCCAATGGCGATATTCATTTTGTGCCAAGATCTGCAAACAGAGGACAAAAAATTAGTAGTAGCGGAGTAGTTAGTACTTATAGTTTAGTTTATACTACTAGTGGTGCATATCAAGGTGGAGTTTTGAGTCCGAATGGAGATATTCATTTTGTGCCATTCGGTGCCAACAGAGGACAAAAAATTAGTAGTAGCGGAGTAGTTAGTACTTATAGTTTATTGTATACTACTAATAATGCATATTTGGGTGGAGTTTTAGATTCCAACGGAGATATTCATTTTGTGCCATTCGGTGTCAACAGAGGACAAAAAATTAGTAGTAGCGGAGTGGTAAGTACTTATAGTTTAGTTTATACTAGTGGTAGTTTATATTCTGGCGGGGTTTTAGCCCCCAATGGCGATATTCATTTTGTACCATACAATGCCAACAGAGGACAAAAAATTAGCAGTAGCGGAGTAGTTAGTACTTATAGTTTAGTTTATACTACTAGTTTTGCATATTCAGGTGGCGTTTTAACATCCAATGGCGATATTAATTTCATCCCATACTCAGCGAACAGAGGGCAAGAAATTTCTACACTATCTGGTTTTGATTTCAAAAATATAGCACTAAGTCCATTTTTTAATAAATTTTAACTTGCTTCAATTCAACACATCCTATATAATATAATTATAGGAATTAATCTTTTATTAGGAAACTTAAGATTATGTATAGTAAAGATAAAATAATCGAAACTCTTAGAGATATTGTAGAAACCTCTAAAGATATTGCACCTTATGTAGTAATAGCTCAACCACGACGATGCGAGAATGAAGAACCGGCTCAGAAATTTAATGGTCGTCAAGGGCTAGGAGAAGAACACGTTGATCTTCACGGATTCTCTCACGGATTTTGTGATATTTATGGAGAGAAAGTGGACGTTGCTCGCAACTACTTAATTGAGCAAGTATTAGAGAGTAATGCTAAATATATGTTTTTTATTGGTGAGGATACTGTAGTTCCATACCACGCTTTCAAGACCTTACATAAAACAGCTGAAGAAAATCCTGGTAGTATAGTTGTTGGAGTTTATTATATTAAACTTGGCGATGCTATGATCATGACTAAAGAGAAAAACTGGATAATTGTTCCTAATGTTGATCCGGGACAACTATTAAAAGCTCATATGTGTGGTATGGATGCTATGCTTATTCCAGTAGAAATATTGAAGCAGATGAAAGAGGAAGAGCCAGAGCTACCATTTTGTTGTATTGCAAATGGAGTTGCAGAAGATATTCCTTTTATTGGAGAAGATAATTTCTTTATTCATAGAATTCATAAAAGAGGTACTCCAATACTAGTAGATACAAATGTCCAATGTTTACATATTGATTTAGCTAGTGGAAAATATACAGCTCATCCAGACGTTGATCTTACTAATTATCATACTAATATTCCAGTAAATGGAGTATTAACAGAAGCTGATCGCTCATACTTAGATAAGAGATGGCACGAAAGACTACCCAAGGGTTCCAATCATAAGGAGGAAAGTAATGTCTAGTATTAATTTAGTAGGATTAGCATCAAATCTACCAGATGAAAATAGGGCTCTGGCCTATATCGAAGTTCAGCATAATGATAATATCTATAATTGGCAAATCTTTATTCCCCCTAATATAGAGAATATCGACCAGTTTCTACAATCTGCTCAACAATCGATCCTCAACGACATCGACCAGAAAGAATTAGCTTGGACAGAATTAGAACCCAAGACAAGAACTATTGACGATTCCATGACAGGACAAGTAACAGAAGTTCCGATTAGTAAAGAAGAAATAGTTAAACCATCTATTCCCGACTATTATGCTTTACGAAGGAGTGAATATCCATCGCTAGGAGACCAACTAGATGCTGTATGGAAAGGATTAGACTCCCAAGCCTTTTTGGATATGCAAATTAAGATAGCTTCGGTTAAAGCTAAGTATCCTAAGCCCTAATTATCATCAAGATATCATCATAACGACCACGAACTCTTCTAAGATCTCTTATATCAACTTTATAGTTATCTGGTATTAGATTCTTTAAAATATTGGTCCAGTTAAAATCTGGAATATCTTCTATAATCAATACTCCATTTGGCTTGAGTTTTTTAACATACTCAACAACCACAAAACTCATATCCTCAATTTTATGAGATCCATCGTCAATTATGATATCTAAATCATTTGTTAATTCTTTGAGGGTGTCATAACTATAGGCATCCCCAAGAATAGTATGGATGCGTTCTCTACAAGATATTTGAGGGCATTCCACATTATCAATGGTAAAAATTTCAGCTTTAGTAAAATAATCTTTCCACATCATTATACTAGCCCCATTATAAGCTCCAATTTCTAGAACCTTATTTGCTGAGTATCGGAATTCTTTAAATAATTCTTCATAAACCTCATCCACATAACAATGAAGACAGTTTTTGTCAGTAGCATAGATTGAACAAATTTGCTTTAGTTCCAGTTTCGACATCTTGTCTCTCCTTTGAAGAATTTACTCATTAGATATTATAGAGAAGTTGCAGTAGTTCGTCTACCGTCTTTTAGCAACTTAATTTAAAATCCTTGCCCTTTCACTATAAGGTGTATTAAAGACTAGACATTCTATCCTTATAAAAGGGTCAAAATATGAGCTGGTCTATAGAAATACCTATTATTGTACGTACTCTTATTAATGATTTTGATGAAACCAAACAGGCATATTCTGACGAAAGAATATTACAGGCTGTTGTGGTAGCTGGTAAATATGTGCAATTTGATGTTAATCTAGACCAAAAATACACGATCGATATAGCCAATCCTGCAATAACTCCAGATCCTACCTTACTTAATGATGATATTTTTATTAGTTTAGTGTCACTAAAAACGGCCTGTATTTTTGATCAGAGTACATTACGTACTAGGGCAGCTTTAGAAGGCATTAGAGCGTCTTTGGGACCAGCTAGTTTAAGTGTTGGTGGTAGTTTACTTGGATTAAAATTGATTATAGAGCAAGGTCCTTGTGCTGCATACGAGGAACTAACTTCTCATTGGGATGTTAAAGAGGCTACTGCTATTAGAGCAGTACTTAGTCCATTTGTTGGTAATAAATTTGACTCTAGATATCTCCAGGGAAATTCAGATAGATCAAGATATTTTTATTCATAATTTAAGTAGAACAAAGGATATATTATGCCAGCTGCAAATTATAGTTTTACTATAGAAAAAGGTACAGCTTTTGTCATATCTTTTGAATATAAAGATGATAATAATTTACCAATAAATTTAACAAATTGGTGTGCTAGACTTAGATGGAAAGACAATGATAATAATATTAAAACATTTGTATCTAATACTAGAAATTCTCAATATGAATTTATTATCGATCCTTTACTTGGTAAGATTATATTAAGAATACCAGCAGCACAAACCGCAGCTTATACTTTCACTAGTGCGTCTTATGACTTAGAATTACAAGAACCAAACGATTTATATAGTGGTGGTGGTAAAAAGGTTTTTAGAATATTAGAAGGTAGTATTGGTGTAGTTGAGCGTAACGTTCCTGATACTAATGCTTTTTCTTGTACTTTCGATACTCAAGATGACTGTGGAACTTGTGAATGACCCAGATTACAGTTAATGAAGAATTTCAAACAAATAAATATTTATTAGTATCAAGGATTGATGAAAATCAATCTGTTGTTACAACACGTATTATTATTTCTGATGAAAATACTAATACTATTAAAATAGTAAGTATAGAACAAGGACCACAAGGAGATAGAGGAGAAATTGGACCTTCGGGTTTACCGGGTCTTAATGCTCCCACTTTTGATATACTGCCTATCAGTAGCGGTGGCACAAATAATAATATATATACTAGTGGTAATATTATTTATTATGATGGTAATAAATTATCAACAAGTCAATATTCTATTCAAGATATTTTAGATGAAGCATCATTAGGAACAAATGCTGTTACCGGAGTATTAGCCGGAAGCGGTTTATATAAAACCGATGGCACCAATACTGTTACTTTAGATGTACTACTTGGAGATGGGCTACAGGTAGGAACAAATAATGAAATTATTATTGATGATACCATTGCCAGAGTATCAGGACTAACAATAGATGGTATTTTACCAATTAATAAGGGTGGAACAAATAATACCTTTTTTACACAAAACCGTTTGGTCTATTTTGATGGACTACGTATTCGTTCGTTTCCTATAGCAACTGGTAATTTTTTATTTAGCGGCGTATCTGTTAATATTGTAGCTGGTTCTGGTTTAGTTGGCGGCGGCAATTTACAGATCCCTAACGGTACGGTCGCAATCAATATACCCTCTTCAGCAGACATAATAGTAGAAGATGATCTGATCAAACTAAGCACAACAGGGACTCCTGGTTTATATTCTAAAATCTTAACAGATGATAAAGGTAGAGTAGTTAGTGGTACAAGTCTAACAACAAGTGATATTATAGAAATTTTAGGTTATACACCATTTCATCCTGGTAATGATGGAGCTGGCTCTAATTTAGATGCAGATTTATTAGATGGATATCATAGTAACTATTATAGCAATGCTGCTAATCTAACTGGATTTTTAAACCCAAATATATTGCCATCATCTGTTGTTCCTGGTCTTTATACTAAAGTGGGTGTAGGAGCAAATGGATTAATATCAGGAGTTTTTTATGCTGATCAAAATGATATAATTTCTTCCTTGGGTTATACTCCGGTACCGAGTACGGGATTTAAGACAATAGCGGGAACAACCACGTTAGACGGTGATATATTTTTAAATGGTGAATTAAATATATATGATAATTTACCAATTTTAGCTACTAATAATAGTCAAATTTTACCAGATACTCCTAGGGGTGTCAGTTTTATTTATGGTGGTTTATATTCTACAAAAACCGGCATACTGGCCTATTACCCAGCATCTGATGAACTAAGATTAGTTACCAATGTTTTTGCTTCAGGAGCAGATACGGATGCTGGAGGTAATCAAGATGATCTTAATGGAGGAAATGCTGAGTCAGTTTATATTTTACAAAATTTAGACGGTAATTCATCGACCATATTATTGCGTAGCATAGCTGATGGGTTGTATGTCAAAAAACAAGGTGACGAAGATATCAATGGACAAAAAGTCTTTGTAGACACAATCACTTTTCGTAAACAGATTCGTATAGATGATCCTGCTGGGAATACTCAGCCTCCATTTTTTATTAGTAGTAATACAAATAAAGTTATTAATCTTAATAGCGATCTTTTAGATGATCAACATGGATCATACTATCGTAATGCAGCAAATATTACAGGATCTTTTAGTTATCAAAACGTAACGTTTGATCATATACAAGGAACAAACAGATATATTGCAAAATTTAATGACACCAGAGATCCAGCAGGTAAAATTGATGATTCTGTTCTTTATCAAAATAATGCTGATAATATTGTTATAGATAATAATCAAAATTTAATTATAGGTGATGCTAATATTAGCGAGGCCGAAGCAACAGTTTCTATAGGAAGTAATCATGTAGTTGTTGGAGATAATAATCTAATTGTTGGAATCAACAATGCTATCACCGGTAATAATTCTGTGGTATTTAATAGTAATTCTAAAGTTAATGCTAACAACTCTATTGCTTTAGGCGATTATGGTTATGCTTATACCAATAAGCAGATAGCTCATGGAGTTTTTAATGTTAATGATAATGCAACTAATCAAAGACTAGAACATGGACAATATACTACGATTAGTATGCACTTGGCAGGAACAGAAGCTGGAAATTCTTGGGTCAGACTACAACCCTCAATTACTATTCCTGATAATAAAACTTTTGCATATAATTTAGATCTATTAGTTACAAAAGCTTTTGGTACAGGAGTGGCTCAATATAAATTTGAAAGTGGTATTTTCAAGAATGCTACTTTTAGAGATTCAAATAATATAACTAATGTAGTGAATTTAACTACACAACCACAAGTATCTAAAAAATTAGAAATTTTCAATAATTCACAATTTAAAAATCATTATCATACTTTTGAACATACTAATGGACAACGACAACTTCAGGATGTTGCAGTAACACATCCTCCAATTAAATTTAATACTTTACAAACACAAAATACAGAACCTTATTATTTATATGAAAAAACTAATAAATCATTATCCGGCACTTATTACAAAACCAATAATGGTGATTTAGTTTTAGATTTAAATAAGCCAATCTATTCAGGTAATTTTACTATGAATACTACTAATCGTGGTATTCAGATTATTTCTAAGAATCACGGAGTTAAAGTTGGTTCAGTAGTTGATTTATCTTTTACGAATATAACAGGTTGGCCGATTCCTGACAGCAGATATAAGGTATACTCTGTTCCTAACGAAGACACCTTTTTTGTAGAGCGTCCATACTATAGTGGATATATTGCATATTCATCTGGTACAACTCTAGACTATGCTCATATCAAACTTTCTCAGAACAGTTTAGGTCAAGTTGATAAATTATTAATGGTTTCTGGCACTAGTGCCACTATTAATAGTGATGGTTATATTAGTAGTTTATCAGATACCTCAATATTAAAATATTTACGTAGAGAAAGCCCTATTTTAATTCAGTCTGGGGATTATTTATTTAGTAGATTTGTTACATCTTTCAGTAGTAGTCATATCTCTACCAACTCGCCGATTGCAACAGGCACAGGACTACCTCAACCAACAGTAATCTTAACTGGACCAGTTAATATTTATGCTATTGATTTTTCTCATAATCTATTTGCTCGCAGTTCTAAAATTTTTATAGATACTGAACAAGACGGAGAGCAATTTTTAACAACCAGCTTTACGGGCATATATGCTCTATTTCAGGGCAAAACACCATATGCACAAAATATCGTAGATATTCCTAATAATAGTCTACTATATACAACAGGAAACTATCTCCTAGGTTCCATTAATAATACTAATACTATTGTTGATAATGATTATAGTCATTTATCATCAACATCTATTATCAACTTGGCTATTCCTAAAAGAAGCAGCTATCCATCTGGCAGACCAGTTCAGGTTTTACCTTTGATAGATAATTCTGGTTCTGTATTTTTTACACATCAACAATCTATTAATGGTTCATTCGAAATTGATAAGACCCTATTTAATAAATATCGATGTATATATACAAGGTATAAAAATAGTCTTGGAGATGACCAGATTATTATTTATCATACTGGTTTAGAGAAACAAATAAATCTATCTTATTCTCCGATAAAATACGAGCTAACTTCTGGATATGGAGACGACGATAATACTGTTTTTGAAATTATTAATCATAATGATAGATATCGTTTACAAAGTAAATATGCTTTTAATTATGAAAATAAAAATATTTTTAATATCAGAATTAAAGCTACAGATCAACTATCAGATAAATTTTATGAAAAAAACTTTACTATCACAGTTAATAATAGTAATTTGCCGTATGGCTGGATACAGATACCTCATCAAACGATAGATATTAATGATATTTGTGACTTTAATATTTCTTCTGAAACATTTAGGGTAGAGGAAAATGGAGGACCGTTATCATATTCTGCTAATTTACAAAATAATAAACCACTACCGTCTTGGTTACTTTTTAATAGTAGTACATTAAATTTTAGTGGTTCTCCACAAGGCTATGATTTAGGTACGTATAATATCAGAGCTACTGCTAATAATAATTCTGGGTCAATCTATAGAGATTTTTATCTAACTATTACAGACAGAAACTATCAAACATTAGAATATTTTGATGGTAATAATACAAATATTACTGATATTATTTTAAATTCTACGACTATAGATGAAAATCTTCCGTCTGGAGCTATTATTAGTTATTTAGGTGCTGTTGGTGGTTATGATCCTTATTTAGAATTCATTACTGGTAGCAACACATTTAATGGGTTATTTACTACCAATTCTGATATTGTAATGTGTACACCAACACAAAGAGTATACCCAACCACGACCATATCTGGAACATCCAATCTACTTGAACAGTTTTCTCGGATACGTGTTCCATCATTTTTAAATCTAAATACAGATCTTACAGCCTTAAATATCTATAAACCTTTTATGATGTCTGGTACTCCAGGTCTTATAGATGGGAACTTATATTTAACTGATGGCTATCAAAATTATGATAACCATATTTTTAGTGGTATGTCTATCAATACATCGGGCCATATTTCTTTACCAAGAACATTTACTATTTTATCTCATAATGACTATGCATGGTTTGTTGGAGGTAGAGAGGCTCTTCTAGTTGAAGCGGATGTTTATCCAGATACTATTAATACTGAAACAGGTTACGATATTGTAATTAAACATTCATTATTTACTCCAATGTGGATGGCTACCGAGCAAATGGAGACAGAGCCAACAGGTATTGTCATTCAGACAGACGAACCCGGAGATGGCGAAGAGGACAGGTTGATTGTTGCTGATGCATTTACAGAAAATATTTTATGGGCTAGGCCATATCCAGATATATTGATGACAGAAAATATCTCAGATCCAAAATTTATTATTACCGAGAATAATAAAAATCTTGTGAGCAGACATTTTGGTGCTCTAATTGGAAATACTTTAGTATCTTTTACTCCCAGAGACAAACCTGAAACCCCCAATGTAGATACTGCTGCAAATTTAGATAATATCAACAACTCGACAGAAACAAATCTTCAATTCAGTAATATTAAATACAATTATGATAGTTGGTCATTTAGAGATCCTATTGACAACCCAGTTTTTGCTGCATATGGTATTGGTTCTGGAGAATTTTGTCGTATTAAAACAGAAAATGATTTTATTCTTGACGAAGAGAATAATAATAGAATTATATCTACACAAGAAAATCATCATGGAACGCGTATTGTTTTGAGTACTACTTATGAATTATTGGATAAATATAATGTAGTTAAAGACAATGGTCGTTTGATGGCTACAACTTTTGATGGTTTTATAGCAGAAAATAATGAACCAATAGTTCACGATTACGCAATTGCTGCTAGATCTGGAGATGTATGTATTCTTTATCCGGGTAATAGGTATGGGGAATTTAAACTCATATACGAAGCAGATATCGATCTATCAGATATTATCTATAGTTATTACTATAATTGGGGTAAATTAATTCCATTTACATTTATTAACTCTAAATCATTTATTCGTATTAATGACACTTTTCTAGGTAATACTACTACTACTAATATTACATATTATGATTCTATTGACGATAATAATTATCCTATTAGTGGTTTAAAATCTGCTAATTTCATACAGCCTCCGAGTATTACTTGCTTACCAACTTACAAATCTGGTTATATAGGTTTCGAATCTTCGCATATTGGCAGTGGTGGATATATTACTGGTTTTGTAGATATATATACAGAACCAGGTACTGGCACCATCAATCTATATTTCAATAAAGATATCAATCTGGATAATAGGGATCAAAATAGTATTTATTTACGGGCTGTAAATTCTAATAATCCATCACTGGCTTTACCTGAGATTGGTCAATATAATGATATCGATATTGTTGATTCTAATCATATTAAGATTTATAATTCATTTTTGATGCCAAATATGGGTGTGCAGTTCTCTTCTAGTAGTAGTAGAACCGGATCCTTTGAGGCTGTATTAGATGAAAATCATGGATATATAGAACTTCCTTCAACTATAATCAATAGAGTGCCTGTGGAGTTTCTTAATACTACCACTACTTTACAAGGTATAAACAATACTGTTAATCTTAAACCTAAAGATTATACTTTTGATATTATTAATATTAGTGGTAATAAAATATATACTACAGATTCTAAAAATTATTTCTTAAAAGAAACTAGTAGACCAGATTATTATGATCAAAATATTAAAGGTAAATACTTAACTAACGGTATCGCTTTTACTGGTTCTTTATTTAATAATCATGCCAACATATATGATATTAGATATAATTTTAATCGTTTTATAGATCAATATAGAAATATCAATTTTCAATATAATCATAGCGCTAAAGAATTATCGTTTTCTATAGAGTCTGGTATGTTGCAGCCATTCGATAGTATAGTTGTAACATTCCCAAGTGGTACACCATACAGTAGTGATCGACTATATGCTTTATTAGAGGATACTAATATAGGTAGTATTGCTTCTATGATAGACTTAGAGCCCTATAAAGACTCTTTGTTATTAGAAACATCAAAGTCCTTAGACTCAACAGCAACTGTACAAATTATCAAAATTACAGGATTACTATCTGTTAGCCAAGACGTTATCGGTTCTTGTATTATTAATAACAATTTAACTAATAGGTTACAGTCTGGTTTATTAATTAATCATAATCATAGTTCTATTTACGGATATGAAATTAATTCTATTGTTGATGGATTTACTTTTACTGGTATTATTCCCAAAAATCATAATATTATCTCAACAAATATTACTGGATTAATCCAAGATGAACACATAACACATGCATCAATTTTTGGCACAGGAAATAGTATCATACAGAGTGGGCTTAGAATATTAAAACAAGCTACACCTACCGATATTGGCTATGTCGATTATTATTTAATTGATTCTAACTCTACAGTAAATACTGTAGTACCGCCTCAATGGTACCAGACTGGTCCTCAAATTGTTGCTGTTCCCCTTACTCCATTATCAATAAATGGTATCGGTTCAGCATCTTCGCCGTATCGAAACTATTTAAGTGTTTCTGGCAGTACTCCTAAAAAATATATAGAGTTTTTATATTTAGGACACAATAATAATACTCTAAAACTAGAAGGCCTGTATAATATATCCGGTAATCATAGTGGCTTACAGATTTATCATACTACTTTTGAAGAACAAGTAGAACGTTATAGAAATTTAGTTAATAGAGAAGTTCCTGTTACAAATACTCTTATATTTACAACTGGTAATAGCGTACAAAAGTTTTTGGATCTTACATTAAATATCAAAAGATTTGATAAAATTAGAATCGAGATACTGACCAATAGTACTAATAGTACAGATTTTGTAAATGATTTGGAGCTATCGACATATGTTATTTCAGATGTTTTGGTAAAACCATACCTATTAGAAAGTCCAATATCATTAAATAGTACTAAAGATTATTATCCATATATTAATCCAGAAGATGTTTCTCTTGTGTATACTCCACTACCAAGTTTGGATGCTAATAATTGTATAGATTGTGCTACATTATTACCTCAATATATTGTATCTGAAGATCCATCCTATAGTAGTATTGAGCCACATAATTGGTATATTTTACCATATATTAGAACAAATAATTTATATTGTGGTGATACTTATAAAAAGAATCAACAAGTATTTTTTAATGGTAACATAATTAGAATCAATGAACTAGATACAATAAAGTCGTTTTCACAAGAAAATGATGAATTTTTAATTACAAGCTTGAATGGAAGTAGCATATCCTCAACAGGAGTTGTTAAACATATTAGTAAATTTAATGTTACTAGTGAATTTAATATTATTAGTGGTATCAGCATAAATGGTAATCTATCTATTCCTCCTAAACCAACTGGCATAAATAGTTATCGTTTTGATTTAGTTAAAGAAAATACTATTAGATATAATAGTCCTCTAGGTATTAGTCATAATCTATTTTTACCATCAAGAGGAAATATCTCTGTAATAAAAGCTACTTCTGGCCAAATCAATGTTTTAAATTACAATAATTTATATTATAATACATATGGAGGTATTAGTTCATACTATCCTTTAGATACTACTGGTAAGTTTGTACAACCTCCACAAACTGGAAGATTTAGCATTTCATTTGACAGTTCTCTTTGTACATCTGGCACTCTTTGTGTACATATCACAGGATATAATACTCCCAGATTTACTGGTGTATATCCAGGAAAAACTTTATTTTTTGATTTTAATGATGGGGCACCAGAATTAACACAACAATATACAATTAATGATTTATTACAGATTAATACATTATCTATCAATATACCATATAATAGTAATCATATTGGTAAGTCTGGTATAGTTTACATCATAGACAGTGTTCAAAATATTAAAAGTCATCTAAACCCCAATATTGATAATGGTCTTATTCAATCGAACGGATCTCTTCAGGGCTTGCCAATAAATCCTAAAGTATTCGATTACTATGATTATGATAGCAAGACATGGAAACACACAGCACATTTACGTGGAAATCAACCTCCATTTACTGGTTATAATATTTCGTTATCGTCAACACCTAGTAAATTTTATTCTATTAATCCCAATACCATTAAGATAGATAAAATTCAGTATAGTTTTGGTAATTTAAATAATTTTAATAGTCTAGATAATCATTTGATTATACCAGATAATATTAAAGAAGTTATTTTTAAAATAACTACAAAAGATGGAGATCTCAGTTTATTTGATATACAAAGATTTAGTATTCCAAAAATTGGAATGTCTGGGGTTGGCATATATCAATTAGAATTTAATGAGCCAGGATATTTTGGCTGGAACGGTTCTGGTTGGAATATAGGACTCAGATGGAATCCCCCAGTCGAGTACTATGCTAATAGAGAACTACAACTATATGTATCGGATTTAACTGGTCGAGATGACTATAATTTTACTATTAGTCAAAGACAATTACCTAATATAACTCCTTTTTATCCCACTGGATATGTTGGAAGTGGCAATATGTGGAAAATGGGATTTGATCTTTCTAAGATAGATGTTGATAGTAAGCTTATTGCTAATGAATTATTTTTAGAACTTACTAATGTTCCAGATTCTAATCATTATAGTTTATATTATGCAGATGATAGGTCTGTGATGTACTCTGGGGATACAAGAGGTGTACAGACAGGACTTTACCCAATAGTGCTTACTGCCAAGGACATAACTTCAACACCGTATGTTACTCTTGGCGTGGCAACTGGATTTATTAAAGTGCTAAATCATATATCAAGTAGGCCTGATCATAATCTTCAATTTAATAATTTAACATCTACTTATTATATTAATCTGATTGATCAGGACAATGTAATATTTGATATACCAGCAGAATTAGGGCCATTACCAAATGAGGTAATTAATAGCTTTAATCTTACTTTTAATACTAGTAATCAATATAGTTTAGCTATTAGTTCGTCCAGTTATGACTATGATACAGAAAGATTCAGAGTCATTGCCATACCAAAAACAACTGGTCAAAATCCAGTATATAAAGATACTTCCGGAAGATTCATTAATCAGTCTGTTAGTGTTTCTTTAAAGCAGCCTATTTATGATATTTTTGGTAATTATATATATCAGACATATAATAAAAATGCTGGTTTTAATATAGTATTTTATAAGCCATTAATTTTTGAAGGTATTCCACAACAAAATATTTTAGATTTCGATATCGATGAACCTTGGAGTATCGAGTTCTATATTTCAAGTGGAATAACAGAACATGATCAAAATAATAGACCTAATGCAAAAATTATAAATGCTCCAAATTTAGGCACATATGAAACAGATATTCCACAGTACTCATTGGATTATCAATATGATAGTATTCTAAAAAAATGGAAAGTGCAAGCTGTTGCTACTAAAGACTCTTTAGGTAGATTTATAGGCAGTACAGGACTATATCCGTTAACAATTTTTATTGAAGATGAATATTCTGGTAATGTTATTAATAAAGACTATAGTATTAGATATAATCCTATTACTAAAATGAAGAATATCTCTTCAACAGTCTATACAACACCCAATAATGAATTTTTTACTAAGGTTGATATGCTGGATTTGAATAGTAATGCTCCAGATAAAATTTCTTTTCCCGCTATCCTTAAAGAATCTAGCATATCGCTACCAAATATTAACATTAATCGTAAATATGATACAGATTTAAATATATGGACAAACTCTTATATATCCACTAAAATGACAGATAAGTATGATGCAAGATTGGTTGTTGAGGGTAGTACTGTCTCGGTAGAATGTAAAGGTGTTGGTAAAGATAAAATTATGGCTGTTGGTAAATTAAGTACTATGGAGATTGAAAGTAATGAACTGGCTGGTATACCATTAAAAATTACAGGCATAACGAGCTATAGTTCAGATCCAACAGCAGCTATACAAGTATCCCAAGGTAATGCTGCATGGGAATTACAGTTTAAAACTATTGGTGGTTTAGCCCATGCTAATTATCCACCAACTATTATATTGGATAATATGCCTACTTTTTGTACTGGGTTTAATCCTTTAGAAGATACTCGATTACAATGTCTAATAGGCCCACCTGTGTGGAATCCTCTTGATCAAGGAGGATCTTGGAGTTATCGTTTTGTTGGTATACCGTCTTGTATATTGCTTGGTAGAAAAGAATTCTCTATCACTGCCATAGATACCGATACTAGCCTTTTGCCTCTATCTCCATATTTACCAGATACAGATCAGGTAAGTTTTGCTTTTAATTATAATCAAGGAGTATTTATAGGTAATCCTCCATCTATTGTCGATAACCCAGATTACTCCGCCATGACCACCATTAAACCTTTGTGTAATACAACATACTATACTAAGCAATTAGATTTTGGTCCAGGAACCGCCGCCTTATGTAGTATACCAACCGGAATCAAATCTTTTTCAGTATCTGGGTCCGTCCCATCTGGTTTGAGTTATTCCATATACTTTCCAGAGGAGGCCAATCAGCCAGTTGCACCATATTCGAATCTTGGTAGTGGCTATGTGAGAATAGAAGGATATCCGACAGAATTTGCTAATGGTGGACAATACAGCGAGCAGTTATTGTTAACTGTTACAGATGCTAGGGATCGTACAGTACAGCAAACTGTTACATTTACAGATTCTTCTAGTTCATTTGATCCTGATGTTGGTATTACGGTTTATTTTTCAACAGATATTCCTACTCTAACTCCTAAATCAGGATTGAAGCCCATCTTAAGCAGTGCTGCTAATGCTTGGATACCCCCAGCACTACCAGAGTCTTTAGTATGTAGAAGTATTTTACCACATAATAAATGTGTTAGTTCAGATGTACTATTTTCTGGAACAGAACAAACAAATAGTCTAACTATATATCTTTCTCAACCAGGACAATCTGATACTAATAAATTAATCAACACTAATGATATTATATACATTGGGTTTGATCAAGACAACAATGGAAACGATGGAACATATCAAATATATAGTGATCAAAAAGGTAAATATATTAATGGAAAAGAATCTTTACAGAATCCTGGTCAAACAGCTCCGATAACAGGATATGCTAGAGTTGTTATTTCTGATTATCGTACTATAGGATTAGATAATTTTGATAATTTTTTTGCTGCTGGTAATATTAACAATAATACTACTGCATGTTTACTGGGAGCAGGAAGAGCCTCATATGACCAATCTGTTCCTAATGGTAATAACAGAGGATTGTTAGGTTTATTGGTTCCATCTCATCAAGCTTCATTGACAGGGTCTCAACCATTTAGTCAATCTGATTCTAAACTTAGTAACTTAGTATTAAATCGTATTAATAATCAAGTTAATATAGTATCTGCAGTATCTTGGTCAGATTGTTGGCAGACAGGTAATTTATATATAAGTGGTATAGTATTACCAAAAATTACAGTAGAAATAGTTGACCCACCACCAGCACAAGATTATTATTTTTCTTTTAATGGCGTAAGATTCGCCTTAGCAACTAAATTAGCTTTTGGAGATAATGCTACTCAAAGATTAATACCAGAAAACGAAAGATATGGATCTTTAAGATACCAGCTACTCGATCTAATGTCAAATTCTATTTTACAACAAGGTTCTGTTGGTGCTGGTAGTAGTTTTGATACTAATATTCTCTCTAGAGCATCTGGTACAATTTATAAAATTAATATTATTAAAGATTCTGACACATTTCCAACATATAATGTTAATGCTCTACCAGGGGCAGAAAATTCTTATATATGGCCACATAAAGGAGACAACTTATTAACTGTCCCAACCAACACCACATTTGCTCCAATTTTAACCGATGGATTTAATAGTATATCTGTTATAAATAGTCTTACAGATCAGGATCCTAATGGTATTGTTATGGAACCATTAATGGGCTTAGCTGTTGGTGGATATATTCCGGATGACGCAGGCATTGGTAATAGCATACCATACAATTGGTCTGGAAATAATGCTGTGTCTGGAGCATGGACCACAGAAGATTATTTACCAATTATTAGTGGTATTATTCAACAACCATTACTAAAAAATTCTATACTTGGACGTAACGCATCCTATACTATCACTAATGGCAGTGGAAGTATTGTTATGTCTAATACTAATATATCAGCTAATGATACTATGGACTTAAAACTTTATACCACAAGTAATGGTATAACTACTTTAATTTATAATTCTTTTGTGGGTGTTTCTATAGACAATATTGTTGGTAATAACTTTGTATTTCCTATTAATTTAGGGCCATCTCCTCTTAATTGTACTGCTCATATTGATTTTAAGGCTGTGATCGAAAATGTAGATTTAGTAAATAACCAATTAATTTTAAGAGATAATTTTACATATAGTATTGGCGATTCTATTGGTGTAGATCTTAATAATTTTGTGTCTAGCGAACTTAATTTATTAGAAGAAAATGGATACGTAACAGTTACTACTTCTAATAACAATAGAGTTTATTTGAGCAATACTAATCCTTCAACCGGATGGCTGAAACATTTTAGTAGTGGTAATTTAGTGAGTGTTTATAAAAATATTGATGACAATATTAAGATAATGCCGTATAATATTAGTTATCTTACAGAAGGTAAGTATGCTTTCCAAATTACTGGTAGGTCTAACACAAGAGAAAATGAAGATTTGATTTATAAAATTGCAACAATGGAAAATCCAAATATGCCGGTATTTGATACTGGAAACTATCCATCTGTTGGTATATTACCTAAAAAACACTTTCAAAATTATCCTTTATATATTAATAAGCCAATAAAAATTAATACATCTACGGTTAATAAAACTGGTAATCTTTTAACATTTAGTATTGAAGGAGGTAAACGTCCTCTTAGATCTAATATTGTAGATATTCAGCTAGCACCAGGTATTAATGGAGATTATGGTTATTGTGGTTTCTGGAGACAAACAACCGAAGAAAGTACATTTATCAAAGATGAGTACGATTCAGTAAATGATAGACTGAATGTAAAACTTATATTAAGTCCTGATTATGGTTTTAATTGGTCTACGCAAGATACTATTAAAATCAGAATTGCTGATGAAACAGGTGTCGATACCTATATGTATACTTTTTAAGATAAAATATTATGGCTACAATTAATATTCTTCCACAAATACTTCATAATATTAGTGTTTTAAATGATCCATCATCCAACGGAATTGGCACTAATTTAATAATTAGTGTTAATGAAGCCCCTGTTGCCTCTATTGTAGCCGGTGTTGGTGTGCAAGGCCCACAAGGTCCTCCGGGGTCTGGAGAACCGGGTCCGATGGGTCCACAAGGATTAAAGGGAGATGTCGGTATAGCAGGACCGTCTGGTGAACCCGGACCACCGGGTAGTGGTATTAAGTCATTTAATATTTCTGATGCCACTAATAGTTTTACAATAGATACAACAGCATCAACAATTAAGTTTGTCGAAGGCGCTGGAACATCGATATCTCTTAACGATACAGAGCAAAGTATTACTATCTCAAATGATTTGGTAGGACATCAACACATAGCCGCAGATATTATTAATTTTAATGAATCTGTAGACGATAGAGTTAATGAATTGTTGATACCTGGAAATAATATTGGTCTTAATTATAAAGATCCAGACTTTAATAGTCTAACTATTTCTGTTACTGGACTTACAATTGGCCAAAACGTACAAGCATATCATCCTAATCTACAAGATATAGCTAGTCTTACTCTTGAGTCTGGGAAAATTTTATATTCTAATGCTAATAATGATTTTGAATTAATCACCCTATCTAATACTGCAAAAAATCTTTTGAATGATACTAGTACAGAAGAACAAAGAGCTACTTTGGGCTTAGGAACAGCATCAATATATAATTCTGGTGTATTTGCTAAAGTTAATGGTGGAAATAATTTTACAGGAAATCAATCTTTTGGCGACGGCGCTATAAACAGGTTTTCTGCAACACTAAATAACCAAACTGTTAGCAATTATGAGATTTTACAGTCTGACAATGGTAAAGTAGTAACCTTTAATCATAATACTAGTGCTATTAGTCTCACATTTAACGATAGTCTTGAGCCAGGATTTAATTGTTTAATTGTACAATTGGGATCGGGGCAAGTAAGAATAACCGATTCTGTACAAAACAGATATAACCATACCAAATTAGTTGGACAATATTCTATAGCAACATTAGTTAAGGTGGCTGAATCTGTAATACTTCTGTCTGGAGATACTACCGACCTTAATTCTGGACCATAGGACAGCCAATGATTTTACCTCCTTTTTTTGGTATATCGTCTCATTATGACGAACAATCTGTACGTCAAGCTATTATATCATATCTAGTTGCAGATTCGGCAACGTACGATTTAGCTTCTTCGGCAGCTAATGTCACATTTTTATCTATGGATAGTGCAACTTTTGATAGGCCTATATCTGTGGCATCTCTAACCTTCCTATCCCTCGATGCTGTAACACTAAAGAGCCTCTCAAACATAGCTCATGTGACATACGGTATTGCTGATATATGTACTTATGATCCGCCTCCTCAGCTTCCAGAAATAACTATTTTTCTTAGCAGTTTAGTAGAGGATTCTTCTGTAGAATTAACATGGAGCACCCCATATAATAATAGATGTGATATTACAAATTATGTATTAGAATATAGTGATTGTTTTTTAAGTAATTTATTAACAGAAAATAATTATAGTATATCTACTGAATTAATAGAGAATGTAATTGAAGAATATTTTAGATTAAATTGTAATTATCAAGAATTTAATAAAGCAAGACTTTTATCTCAAGATTTATATAGGATTTCAAGCGACAATGATAATCTGATCATGACTGAACAATCTAGCGGTGTTGGTTTAAGAAATTTTGTTATTGTAGATGAATTATCTAATGGTCACTCTTATTTATTTAGGATTGCAGCAGTAAACTGTGTTGGTACAGGAGAGTTCGGATATAGTGGTATTTTTACTCCTTTGGGACCAGAACATCAATATTGCGACATATTAGCTTTTATGCAGCCTGACTCAACAACTGACATTTATGCTTCTCTAACAGAACATTCATGTAGAGAAAAAACCATTAATCATATTGCTGGGGTGACGGTTTCCTCTCAATCCAAGTTTGGTCCTGGAAGTTTATATTTTGATGGTGTTTATGAATCTAGTCCAACGCCATCAACTTACTCTCATTTACAAATAAATCACAATCATAGTATTTCACTAGACAATTGGTCTTTGGTAGATGATTTTACGATAGAGTTATGGATTAAGCCAAACACTGTGCCAGTGTACACTAATCAAACTTTAGTTTCTTGTTATTATCAAAATAATTATAATACCTATGAAAATTATCAAAATAGATACTGGAAGCTTTATATTTATGCAAATACTATAAGATTTGACACATATACTGAAAATTATGATCCACAAAACGGAGAATATGATTTTGGTTCGGTGCAACTTGTTGCTAATATGGCTTTACCAACATCAGAATTTACTCATATAGCTGTTTGTCGTTTTAATAATTATATCAGGTTATTTATTAATGGTCAAAGATATGATAGAAAATATTTTGATAAAGACATTATTATTCCTTATAATAATAACCCCTATATGATTATTGGTGCTTCACAAACAGATTCTTATTTATATTCTGATGAATTTAATACTGGTAGAGGTGCTGTTAACGAACCATTTATTGGCCGTATAGACGATTTTATGATCAGCAAAGCGGCTAGATATGGTAAAAATTTTGTACCAGTAAAATATGAAGAACCACCAGATTGTAAAGATTGTGGTAGTTATATTTTATCAGCATCATTGACAACTATTGATAACGATTTTATTCCATAAAGGGGTATAAGAATAATATTCAGAATAAGGAGAAAATATGGCCGTTTTATTTTTTGACGGTTTTGACCGCTGCAACTTACTTAAGGATCTTGATCCAAATTACTGGTCCTTCGAGCCACAACATCCTGTGGAATATAAAAAATATGCCTTTGGAGGATATGTATATAATCATTCTGTCGCAGACTATAATAATGCAAATTATGCCTATTATTCTCCTAATAATGGAATACTACCGACGGGTAGATATGTTGATACGGCTTTCAATAGCTATTATGGTATTTATGTGATAGGTAATGCTTTTCCAGGATTTAGTAGTCCTCCTGGGTTTTTGGCCTTAACAAACTTAGATATATCAAATTCTAATTTGTTAGCACCAATAACATATATTCAATTAAGTGGATTTCAATTACCTTCTGGACAAACTAGTTTTTTAACAACAAGATTTTTAGGAATAGAAACAAAAGATACTAGTTATAGTTCTTCAGATAAGCCCGGTCGATTTGGATCGAAACATCCATTAGTAGCTTTTTGTAGTGGTAATACTACTGGTTTAATTTTAAGTATTGTTAAAGTTACAGGCAACCATATTTCTGTTCTAGAAAATCAAAAAATGACCATTGGTCTGGAAGTTGAACAACCAGACGGAATTAGTGGTGTTTTTGATTTAAATATTAATGAAGATTTAATTAACTATAGAGTTAAATCGGTTTATGATAATGCTGTTGCTAATTATACTTTAGCGGATGTTGGTGGTAGAATTTTAACGATAGACACAGATACTACCAGCAATTGGTCTAGTCCTCTATCTAGATGGTGTCATTTTCAATTTGGAATTATTAATACTGGTACAGATCATTATGTACAAATAAAACTAGAAGATATAGATTTATTGAGTATACCATCCGACGATCTGATTATAGATAAAGACTTATGGGATGATAGAGTTTATATTAGTGGTGTTTATTATGATAATATTAGATTTTTTAATCGTACATATAATGCTAGTTTTCAATTTAGTGATCAGACAAGTCCTTATTATGGAACTAGAGATGATTTACTATTAGTTAGTAGATATTATATGAAAGGCGCTGTGACCCTTATAGACGATGTGATTTTATCTGATAGTTCTGGATCTACAACTACATTTTTAGGAAAAAATGCAAAAGTAGTACCATTTTCTCCCGGTATTGGTGGTAACGTAAGCAACAACGGCGTATCTCCTGATGGCTTAACACAATGGGAGAAAAATATAGCTTCATATAGGGTAGTATTTAAAAATGCTGATGGTGATGATGGAAAAATTAGTACATCAGCTTCTGGCCTGATAACTGCTGTACCATATCGGCCAATGTTAACTCAATATAACGGCCCAGATAATAACGCTATTAATGTTTGGGGAACAGTTGAAGATGGTATTGGTGGTTTAAAACTATATACTCAAGGTAAAAAAGAATTTTTAGATACTTCATACGAAGTTGTGCTTAGAACAGGTATAAGAGATAACTTAGCGGGTTCGAATAAACTTTTATTAAATTTTAATAATGATTCAGCAACTATTACTGATGCTACTATTAATCGTTTTATATTTAGTAAGTCTACTCCTAGCATCGAATTATCCACCGACATTGTGAAATATGGTAGCAAAAGTTTAAAACTTACAAGTGGTCAATATATTCAAAACAATAATTTAGATACAAACTATAATATCGAATTAAATTATGGCAACGATGGTAATATTTCTAATCCAACTCGCACAGACTTTACACTAGAAACATGGATAAAATTTACTGGTTTAAATGATAGAATTGTTCTATTCTCTAAAAATTTTACTAATATTCCAACACAAAGTATTAATTTTTACCAAGACTTTAATTTATCTGTTGGAACAGGAGGCATAAGATATTATAGTTCTTATCAAAACAATACTTATAATGGATATCTTGATTTATATTTTAGTGGATCAATTCAAGATGATGAGTGGCATCATGTAGCACTGGTAAGTACTAGCAATACCCTCATAGCGTTCTTAGATGGAGTATCAGGAACATCATACAGATATTGGCAAAATGGTCCATATGAATATGATTCGCAATTATTTGCTAACAACTCTACTCCAACTGGACCATGGTCGGGTTCATTTACTAATACATTATATTATTGGCCTAGTAATTCTATTAATAATAATTATATTAAAACCTTCAATGCTTTTTGGGGATATCCTACTAATAGAATACCTACTAGAATACAAGGCAATGGCTTCATAGATGACTATCGCATAACATTTGCTCCAAGATATACAGGTAATTTTTTCCCTCCAAATAGTCTTAATGTTATTCAAGATGATTATATTCGTTTAGGGGATGTTCAAAATCTGACTAAAACAAGATATGGAAAAATAGTACAGTTTTATGAGTACAACGATCCAATATCTGATCAGCCGTGGACAACTGGATTAATCAATAATCCAAATGGATTAATTCTAGGAGTTAAAAAAGTATGAGTGTTATACTAAATAAGATTTTATATCCAGATATAAATAAATTATATCGAGTATATCAGATTAATACTAGTAATGAAACCAGAATAGATTTTCTAGGTAATCCTACAGGTCTTGATCTATATTCTATGATTGGTTATTATTCTGGAGGTATGACTACTTTTAAGTCAGCAGACGCAGGCAACTATGCCACTGTTTTATTATTACCATTAAATATTCATAGAAATACTTTACGGTCTATTAGTGTTAATTTTGGTTTGTTTGATGTTTCTGGATATCCTAGAAATATTAGTGCTAATTTAGCATGTAATTTTAATAATTTTAATGATTATAACCAAGCCTCTTTTTTATCTGAAAATTTTAATGCTTTTCCTAGTAATCCAATTAATCTTTCAGGTTTTGTTAGTAGTAAACCATTCCCACAAGATCCTGATTATATTGTAAATTTAGATATTACTAGTGGCGTGTCCGAACTTAATAAATCACCAGGATGGAATACTAATTCATATCTTACTTTAGCATTTAAGCCTTCTGATATATCTACTGGTTTAAGAGATATGTCATTTAATTATGTTAATGTTAGCTATTATGCTCGTATCCCAGGAAGACCTGTTAATGTAGTAGCTTCTGGAGCAGACAAATCTGCAGCTGTTTTTTGGAATTCTCCATCAGACGATGGAGGAAGTCCAGTAACAGGATATAATGTTCAATTTTTGGATTTAACTAATAATGAAGTATCATGGACACCGTATACTATTAATACTCCAACTACTGGTATTAATGTATTAAACTTAATTAATGATCATGATTATATTTTTAGGGTAGCAGCACTGAATTTAGTTGGTAAAGGATCCTACTCTATAGAGTCTGCTATTGTAACACCAGAAGAACCCAAAACTGTTACATCTTTTAATTTTAATAGCGCTAACTATACGCGGATAAGACTAAGAAGAGACACGTCTACTAATTGGAGTGGAGTTAATCCAATTTTGGCCATAGGCGAACCCGGTTATGAAACAGATACAAAAAGAATGAAAATCGGAGACAATACTTCCGAATGGAATGATTTGGAATATCTTAAAATAGATAATAATACTATAGATTTTCCAGATCCTCCCGATATCAGATTAACCATAGGTGATTCCTCTACAAATTTGGATAATCCTAGAATTAATTTGAACTTATCTAATAATGAAAAATTAAATCTTGTTGGTGGTAGGGGTATTGATTTGTCTTATAGTGATGCATATAATGCTGTTATATTTGATTTAGATCAAGTATTTACGCCGTTCAATACTGGTACTTTATATAGTCCATCTTCGATTGGTAGACCAGGAGAAGTATTTTATGATGATAATTATGTATATTTATGTGTAAGTCCCAATAGCTGGAAAAGAATCAAGCTACCAACCGACCCATGGTTTGCAGCAGACAGTTTATCTATTTCCAATAGTACTGGTAATTATCCGAGTATAACAAACATCTCTTTTTCTGGATCATATCTAGTAGTGGATAGCGACGGAGATCCATACCCAGCCAAAGCTGGAGATAATTTAGTCAATGACGGAATAAGTTTACGATCAGCATTTTTTAATAATTATGAAATTGTAGATCAAATTTATCATATAATTTTTAGATATCGTGGAGGCACCAATACTTCTGCCCCAGAATTAGCTACTAGTGGCTTTAACGGAATATTGAATAACGGTGTTCTTGTAGCAAGTCCATCAGCTGGTTCAGAAGCTGTTGGATTATATGCTCCACCAAGCGGATTCCATTACAACAGAACTTTTTTCAATACCTTTTTTAAACTAGATGATTGCGGCGGCTATGTCGATTTTGATAGAAAATATTCTTACTATAATGGTAAATTTTTGAATAGATGTTGGAATGATGAAAAGGTATATAATAGCAATATTTATTATAGTGGCAGTAATTATAACAATGATTATTTTCGTCATAGCGATGGACATTCCAAGATGTTGGGCTTTTGTTATGATGGCTATCCAATATATGGACCTTTCGGATATACTGATTCTGAGACACCAGACAGCGGTGTATCATTAATGACTAGTTCATATGTAGTTAAAACCAATGACGACCATAGGCCAGCTAATTGGAAATTTACCAACGCTGTTTCTGTTAATGACATTACCTATAATTTAACTGGTGGTGCATTTGTAGAAGATTTTTATTATGGTGAAGGATCTGGAATTCTAGACCAATACAATGGTAGGTATGCTGTAACCCCAGAATATCCAGAGGGTACTTATGCATATTATTTAACATTCACTAGTAATAGTTTATTAATTCCTACTTATCCATATATTATTGGTAATTATTCAAAACAACAAAAAATTTCTCAAGAATTATCTCCATCGTTATCTCCTTTAACAGTAGACGGGCACTATCCATTATTTACAAATCCTACTTCAGCAACACAATACGGATTACTAAATGGTGGGAATGGTTCGTATACATCATATGCTATTAATAGCGTTACGTATTACATGCCTAACGGAGTATTACAAAAATTCCCATACGCCCCCACTAATTTACTGTTATCGGAGAATAAAGTTAGTGAAAAAGCCAGTATTAATTCAATTATAGGCATTTTATCTACAACAGATGCAAATATAGGAGATACTCATACATATGCTTTTGCTACTGGTACTGGAGATACTGACAATATTAAATTCACTATAGCTAATAATGAACTAAGAGTTAAACAGCTATTAAGTAATGATATTCAACCTACACACAATATTAGAATAAGAACCACAGATCAAACATCTAGATTTTTTGAAAAAACATTTACCATTAATGTGCTACCAGAAACTATTCTTACAAGTTTAAATATTGTATCTGGTGTTTCGTCTCTAGTCGCTGGCAATCAGAATATTTTTGGCACACTAACACAGGGAACAGCCACAGATCTGACGTATAGTTGGTCACTAAATGGTAGTCCATACATATCTGGTTTGAATGGTTTAGTATCATCGTATCTTGCAGTATCTGGTCAAAATATTAATAATAGAAATGATGAGACTATCAATATAAGCGTAGTTGTAAAATCTATTAGTGCTTTTAGTACTTTAACGGCTATGAGTTCTTTTGTTTTAGATCATTCTGAAACAGCAAAGTGTTTAAGCGGATATTATCCATTATATTATTCTATGTATGATGCTAATAGACATCCGAGCGGTAATGGAACATCTCATTTACGATCCATCGGTTCTTCACAGTACTGGATACCAAACGGTTTACCAGATACTAATTATGGCAATTATAATTGTAGTTCTTTATAAATAAGAGGTATAAATGTTTAATAATTTAATTACTCCAGAATTCAAACAGATATTCAGAGACTCTATAGATACTTTATTAGCTCAAAATTCTTTGACAGTACCATGTACCATAAAATATGAAAATACAAAACGAAACACATGCTATAATTGTGAATTTGATCCGATTAATCAACGATCTGCTAATAGACCAAAAACAACCGCAGCTGTTAATTTTCCATCTAATACTATTTGTCCTGTGTGTAATGGTTTTGGATTTATTGATACGGCTACAGACGAAGTTGTTCATTTAGCTATTATTTTTGATAGTAAATATTTTCTAAATTGGGGATCGAATACTGTTAATATTCCTGATGGCATGGTTCAAAGTTTATGTAGCATCTCTTTACTGCCTAAACTTAGAGAAGCTAAACAATTAGTTATGGATAATACACTAAGTAACTATGCGCACTTTACATATACTAGAGCTGGAGAACCACAACCTGTTGGATTAGGATCTAATGATTATATAATTACAATGTGGAAAAAAGCATGAGATTAAGCTTAAATATTGTTGAAAATAATTCTACTATAGAGCGTAGTATTTTAGATATATTGGCTTCTGTTATGGATGAAGCTTTTATAAAAATGCGACCTAATTTAGTTAATAAAATACAGCAGTTGGTTAGAGATGCTATTATTACAGAACCTGAATATCAATCATTGATGTCTGGTCAATTAAAGTATGAACTAGGTATAGACAGTAATTTAAAAATAGCGGATATAGTTGATACCTGGATTTCCAATATAGACGTAAATATTCAACCTATTCAGATTACTGGTTCTAGATTAATGGGTGGTATTGCTATAAGCATGATCAAAGAAGATTATTCGGATGTTCTATCTAAAGATAGTGCTTCTATTGTTGATCAAAATACTGGTTCAGTTATACCATGGCTTTATTGGTTATTATTGGCCGGTGGAGATATTTTAATACGTAATTATGTTGTCAAAATGGGTTCGCATCCTAATTCTAGATCAGGCAACGCTATTATGGTTAGCTCCACAGAGAATTGGCGTATGCCACCACAATATGCTGGTACTACCAATAATAATTGGGTGTATAGAGCTATTAGCAAATTAGATTCTCAGATAGAAAATATATTACAAACAGAATTGGAGAAAGCTCTATGAGCAGCTGCTCTCAATACACCGCATTCAAAGGTGTTTCTCAATTAACTGAAAATAATCTAATCAACGAAGTCGAAGAAAATCTAAAAGCATATTTAGATTGGGGATTTTTAAATATTGGCGGTTTTATTAATGTAAATATTCCAACCAGTGGTTTATATGGTGGTACTTTTCATCAATTGAAAACTGTCGAAGTACAAGGATATCGAGCAGGACAGGTTTGGCAAGGACCAAAAAAGGATTGGGTATGGGAAAGTGGATGCGTATATAATGACGGGACTAATAATTATAGTCCTAAAAATATCTCAGGAGTATTTATCAACAGTGTATTTGTACCTGGACCAACAGGCATAGCAACAACCGGTTATTATATTAATTATCCATTAGGTCAGATTATTTTTGATAAACCCTTACCAAAAACCACAAAATTAGAATTAAATTATGCCTATAGATGGTGTCAGGTTTATAAGTTCAGTTCTGATCCATATATCAAACAACTACAAGAATTAGCTTATCAGCCATCTCCCCAAATCAATCAAATAGATAAAGGAGATTATAATCTTGGAGCTAATCATAGAGCACAAATGCCGTGTATTATTATAGAGCCAGCTTCTAATAGCTATTCTAATCCATGGCAATTAGGTAGCGATTCTATGATTGTTGGACAAGATTTTATGTTACATGTATTGGCTGAAAGTGCTTCGGATAAAAATAGACTAGCCGATATTATTAGATTACAGAAAGAACGAACCCTAGAGCTTTATGATTTAAATAAAGTTGTCAAAAGTGGAGTTTATCCAATAGATTATCGTGGATCAGTCAATATTAGTGGATTATTATATGATAATTTAATTAAACAATATTTTTGGAATAAGACCTATATCAAGAATGTAGATATTTTGAACATGGAAAGCCTAAATAAAAATTTATATTGGTGTACAATTAGATTAACGTCGGAAACAATAATATAAAATTTTTATCTCTCATAAAACATAGTTTTACCACTCATTTCGGAGATTTCATATGGCCAACAATAATAGAGTTTATTACGCTTGTCAGTCTGTTCAGCTCAACGGACCATCTGGTTTAACCGGAACCTCAGAAAATACAGCATTTAATGTTGTTCAGGGTTTACAAAGTGTTGGTATTAATACCAATTTTAATCTCGATCCAGTATATCAGCTAGGTCAGCTTGATCTATATGATAACTATGAAGATATTCCCGACGTTGAGGTAACCCTAAATAAAGTATTAGATGGTCAGCCAACCCTATATTCTATGACCATGGGAACTGGCACACTTGCTAGTCTAGCTAATCACAGATGTGGCGTAAGACTAACAATTCATTCAGATACAGATATCTCTGCTACTGGCACAGCTATTGCTGCTTGTGAAATTATGCCAGCCTATCTAAGTAGCGTAACATATACCTTGCCTGCAGAAGGTAATTTTACAGAAGAGGTTACTCTAGTTGCTAATAGCAAGAGATGGCTAACAACAGCACCAACGGCTGCTTTAGGTTCTGTTGGTCAGAGACCACAAGCTGATAATCCAAATAGTGGTGCTGGTATTATGCGTAGACAAATGTTTAATGACTCAGAATCTGTACTACCCATTGTTACCGCTCTAACTGATCCAGCTACAACATCAGCTAGTGGTGGTATTCCAAATGTTAGTAAGATACAAAGTATTACTGTGAGTATGGATCTTGGTCGTGAAGCCATTTATAATCTTGGAGACAGAACTCCATATACTCGTTATGTTAATTTCCCAGTTGAAATTACTACCGAAGTTGAAGTTATTGCTGCTACTGGTGACATGGTGGGTGCTAGTGAAACAAACGTTTCATGTGACAATCCAAAGGCACTTCTTGATAAACAAATCAAGATTGTTCTTTGCGACGGCACAGTAATGGATCTAGGCAGTAAGAACAAGTTACAAAGCGTTAACTATACCGGTGGAGATACAGGTGGTGGTAATGCTACTGCTACTTATAGTTATCTTACCTATAATACATTTACATACATCGGGCCAAACGATGCTCTAAATGCTAGTAATGTTAGAGACGATGCTATCGAATATAGTTCTGTTGTCTCTACTACTACATTCCCATTAAACTAAGTTTAATGGAGATGATAGGCTAGGTATAGTTTAAGAAATTATTGTGGGAAGAAAAGGATGGATTATATTGATAAGTGAACGAAGACAAAAGCATAGAACAATTAGTTCATAGAATTATTAGTGGTAAACAGATTATCAAATACGAAGATAGTCTGTATGAACTCAGAACCCCGTCTCTAGACCTGAAACTAGAGGCGGATTTGGTTTATAATGAAGTCTATGAAGATAATCTATATAAGGACTTTATTCTAATAGAAGATCTAAAACATTATCTTATCAATTTTAAGATCATATCTTCTCTACATACTGAAATAGTTAAAGATAATGAGTTGAGATTAGAGAATGCTAAAGTAAAATTATTTTCTGAATATCTAGATAGTAAAAAAATTAGAAATAATAAAAATAGCATATCGAGTATTAGGCATACCCTATCTAAGCTGAATAATGATTTTCATTCTATTTCTTTTTTAGTGTTAGAAAATTTTGCTGAAAATGCTAAATATGAATTTCTTATTAAAAACACATTATATAATTATAAAAGTGACAACTTAGCATTTAAAGATTCTGATATTGATTCTATATTATTTAATAATATTGTACAGGAAATTGCTAAAAATAGTATTGATATGACAACATATAAAACCATAGCTCGTAGTGAATATTGGCGTAATATGTATGTTAATAGTAAACATAATTTATTTCCATATCCTTCTATATACTATTCGGAAGAACAGAAGGCATTATTAAATATTAGTAGTATGTATGATAAAATTTATGAACATCCAGAATGTCCAGATGATAATATCATCTCCGATGATGATGCTCTAGATGGATGGATGATTGTACAAAAACGACAAAATTTGAAACAAAAAAAGGAAAAGGGTGTAGATAATATGGTAAGCGAGAAAATAAAAAATAGTAAAGAAGTATTTTTTATATCTGGCAATGATAAGGAACAAACTAAAGAAATATTGGAATTGAATTCTTCTGCAGGATTACAAAAGATTAAGACCAGAGCAGATGCTGTTCAAAATAATCAATCTGTACAAGAACATGAGTTGACTGATGTCAGACAAGAATTAAGGGCACGATTACAAGAATTAAATAGGAAAAAATAATGTCTAATATAGATAAGTTACAATTTCAAATGGAAAAAAGAATACAAACCACAATGATTGGTGCTCTAGATAAGTTTGAAAAAAACTTTGGAAATTTATGGGGTCATTTTAAAGATGGACCATTAACACAACAAGAAGAAGATTTTGCAGATATGTGGGATTTTACACGCAATCAGATTTTGAATCAGGGTAATGCACAGATTAGGAATCTCAAAGATGATTTTTCTAAATATGGAAATGGTATTGTTAAACAAAGATATTACTATAACTTAGGTAAACCTAAAGAGACTTAAAAGAAAGGGTTAGTATTATATGAAAACTCAGGATTTTCAAGTAGAAGTTAATGGAGAAGAAAAGACATTTATGGTGCGTTCACCATCCTTGTCTGATCAGAGAGAAGCTCAAAAAGTCTATAATACGGCTTTTACTGATGCTATTAAAAGTAATAGTGTGGTGAGAGCAAAGATGGAAGACGTTCTTGAAGAACAAGGACTTTGGAATAAAGATAAACAAGTCAAATATGAAAATCTCCAAAAAGAATTATCAGATGGTGAAAAACAATTGGCAAAAGGCGGTATTCAGCTGTCAGAAGCTAAAAAAATTGCTTTAAAAATGAAGTCTGTCCGTTTGGATATTAGAGATTTAATTAGTGTAAGAACCAGTTTAGATAATCATAGTGCCGAAGGACAAGCCGATAATGCTAGATTTAATTATTTAGTTAGCGCTTGTGTGGTGTATAAAGATACTGAAAAGCCTTACTTTAAAGACTTGGCAGATTATATGGACAGGATAGATGATCCTGTTGCGTTGGCTGGTGCTCAAAAATTAGCTAATATGATTTATGGTTTAGATAATAATTTTGAAAAGAATCTACCAGAAAATAAATTTTTGAAGAAATATAAGTTTGTTAATGATGATTTACGATTTATTGACAAGAAAGGTAGAACCATTGATTCAGAAGGCCGGTTGGTTGATGAGAATGGTCGCTTTATTGATGAAGAAGGAAACTTTGTCGATAGAGACGGAAACAGGGTGGATAAAGATGGTGAGTACGTAGTTGATAGTCAGCCGTTTTTAGACGATAGTGGTAATCCAATAGTTCTTGAAGACAAGGTAGAAACCAAAGAAAATGAAGTACCAAAACCAGAGGCTGTCAAGCAAGAGGCTGAACCATCCAGTTGATCTTATTCCTAAGACAATATTCATTTCTTTTCATAGCGCCATGCTGTATTTCGGTATGGCGTTATTTTTTTGAGGATATAATATATGGCTAGAGGATTTAATCTTACTGCTGAAATTAATCTACGAGGACCGTCTAATATTAGACAGGTCGTTAGTGATTTACGTCGCCAGCTAGGTAGCATAAACACTAATGTTACTGTTCAGATCAATCAACAGACAAATAGACAAATTAATACTATTAGTAGATCTTTTCAAGACTTCAATAGAACACTGCAACAAACAAGAACCTTAGCAGATACTACATCGAGATCTATTACTCAACTAGGTAACGCTGCAAGATTATTATCGAATAATTTACAAAATATTCCGCAAACCATGAATCAGGTTGCTCAAGGAGCTAACCAAGCTACACAAGCCAATAACAGAGCTGCAACGGCTACTCGTGGTGCTACGTCAGAATTTACTGAGTTTGGTAGACAGTCAGCCTTGGCTGTTAGACGTTTTGCCGCATTTGCTACTGTTACTGGTATAATATATAAAGCATCTAATGCTATTACTAATGCTACTCAAGACTTTATTCAATTTAATCAACAGCTAGTAAAAGTTTCTCAGGTTACAGATACTCCAGTACAAAGTCTTGGATTTTTGGTTAGTAATATCACCAAACTATCCACGGGTCTCGGTGTTGCGTCACAGGATTTGATTAATGTGGCACAAACCTTGGCGCAGGCCGGTTTGAGTGCTAGAGATACATCGATAGCCTTACAGGCTTTGGCTAGATCGGCATTAGCTCCATCGTTTGATGATCTAAATAGTACTGTAGAAGGCAGTATTGCATTAATGAGACAGTTTGGTATTAGTGCAAGTCAATTAGAAGGAGCTTTGGGCAGTATCAATGCTGTTGCTGCTAAGTTTGCTGTTGAAGCTAGTGATATTGTTACGGCCATTTCAAGAACTGGTGGTGTGTTTGCTGCTGCTAGTAAGGGAGTAAGCCAAGGAACAGACGCACTAAATGAATTTATTGCTGTATTTACAAGCGTTAGAGCTACTACTCGTGAAAGCGCCGAAACTATTGCTACTGGCTTAAGAACTATTTTTACTCGTATTCAAAGAGAAGACACTATTAATGCTCTTAAATCTTATGGAGTAGCATTAACAGATCTTGAAGGTAAATTCGTAGGACCATATGAGGCTGTTAGAAGACTAGCAGCAGGTTTATCCTCATTAGATCCTAGAGACATCAGATTTAGCAGAATCGTTGAAGAGCTTGGTGGTTTTAGACAGATCGGTAAAGTTATTCCGCTTATTCAACAATTTACAACAGCACAACAAGCATTAAATGTTGCTCAACAGGGACAAGGATCATTAGCTAAAGATGCTGCTACAGCACAACTTAGTTTAGCTAATCAGATGGCTAAAGTTCGTGAAGAATTTAGTGCTTTAGTTCGTAGTATTGGACAATCTCAAGGTTTTCAAGATTTAGTCAGATTAGGATTAGATTTAGCAAGCGCGTTCATATCGGTTGCCGATGCTGTTAAAGGAGCCTTACCGGCACTAACTGCTATTTTTGCTATTAAAGGTTTTCAAGCATTAACACAGTTTGGTAGAGGTTTTGCTGGTGGTATTAGAACAGGAGCACAAAATCAAAGATTAAGTAGTGGTGGCTATGTTCGTCATTTTGCAAAAGGTGGCAGTGTACCCGGTGCCGGAAATACTGACAGTGTTCCTGCTATGCTAACTCCTGGTGAGTTTGTCATGAGAAAGAGCGCTGTACAAAAGTATGGTGCTGGTAATCTTGTTAGAATGAATAATGGTGGTGGGTCTATTCAAAAATTTATGGCGGGAAGCAGCAATACAGCAGCTGGCGTTAGTAGAAGAGCACGCATAAGAAACTCAAGGCCAGAAGATGGATTGTATCCTATAGTTCAAGATAATCGTACAGACGAAGAAAAACAACGGGCAGTAAAAGATGCTACAGCTATAAGATATGATCCGCAAGAACCTACTGTTAGAGCGCATGCTATAGATCCTACAAGGTATGGTAGGCCAGTAACCCCACAAGAATACGAGCGAGTATCTGGACAAAGAGTGATTGGTACAAGAATTAGAAGTATTTTAAATGGTGAAGATATACAAGTTTTACCTAATTTTACTATAGCATTACCACAGTCTTTTAATAATGCTATGCGCAGAAAAGGTTCTGGGCATATAACATTACCAGATTTTCAGCAAGCATTGAATAGTCCTTTTTTATTATATGGAACCAATGCTGATAAAATTAGTAGTAGAGTCAAAAGACAAGGCATAGCCAATATACCTACTAAAGTAGAAAATGAAATTAGAAAAGCTTTTAAAGAAGAGGTAGGGCGAAAAGCAGATCCTCCCAAGCCACCAGGATATATTTCTAGAGATGAACAAATTTATAGATTTGCGGACATAGCTAAAAGTATACTGACTAGAGAAAAACTATGGTCTCCTAGGCCTGTAGAGATTAGTTCTCGTTCTGCGACAGGTACTGGTGGGACACAATCTAGAGATTTTGTGCCAAATCAGATAGCAGACACATTAATGGGAGGACAAGTTCAAAGATTCCCTAGGGGTGGTAAAGTAACTGATCAAACACTTTATCATGGTACCGGTCATGATTTAGAGGAATTAGATGTAACTAAAAGTCCCGGTGGATTACTAGGCGCTGGAGCTTATTTTGGATTAAATAAAGAAGGTCTTGCTGCTGACTATGCAAGAAGAGGTATGCGGCGAACTGGAGGTAAGGGCGGTATTTATCCTGTAAAAATTAAAGATGGAATATCTGGTTTTCCAGAAGCATCTGCACCAATATCTAAAAAAGTTCTACCGGCTATTCAAGATATTTTTAAAACCAAAAAGATACCGACTAGTGGAATAAATTTAAAGACAGCGCCTTTCGGCAGTGTTGTAGAATTTATGACTGCACATTTAGCAGAAAAAATGGAACCTGAACTTCGCAAGAAGGGAGAGGTTGATCCTCAATACAAAGCACTAGAAAGAGCATCTCAAGCAATAAGAGAAGAAATGGTTAAAAGGAATATACGTGGCGCCAAAAAAATAGCTGGTAAAGACTTAGATGAACAAATGGCAGTTGTATATGATCAAAAAATAATAGAAGGGTTAGGCAAACCAATTCGTCCTAAAAATAAAGCCACAGGAGGAATTATTCAAAAATTCATGGACGGAGACTTGGTAGAGTCTGATACAACAAGTGTCGGACTATATGGAGAGATTGGTCAGATTGCTTTAAGAAATAAAAAACAAGATCAGTCTATCGAACAAGCTATAGCTGATGCTATGGTAAAAACATTGTCGGATCTTGGTGGTGAAGCTGGTATAAAAAGCCGTGGTATTAGTATTCCAGGAAATTTACAAAGAAAAATTAGAAAAGACAGTATTATTTCTGGTAAACTTGATTCATTGGTTGTTGCTGGTATTCTTAATAAAGCTAAAGCAGCAGCAAAAAATGAAGAAGATCGCATAAGAGGCATAAGGAAAGTTGCTATAGCAGGATTACAGCCAATAGGCTATGCAAAAGATAAGGAATGGACACTAAGTACTGGACCAGATAGCCCACTTGATGGTCAAAAATATGTTGCTATGATTCGTGGGTTTGGTCAAGAATATTTATCAGACGTTCAAAGGCTAAGAGAAAAACAAAGGCAAACCAGTTTAGATTTTGCTAAAGATACTACTGCTACTGAAGCTTTGGGGCCACTTGGTCAGACAGACAAACAAATAGTTGGACCTTTTAGACCATTAGCTATAGATTTTGATGAAACATTAGCATTTGGTACAAAAATGGTTGATAAGACCGGAGCAGAGGATCTTCCTAGTTATTCTATAAGAGATAAAGTAGCGGATAGCTTAGCTCAAGCCAAACCGACAAGACTTGCACAAAGATTAGCCGAGGTCGAGAAAAAAAATCCTGGAATCGTTAGAAGATTTACTAGAGTATTAACAGCCAGACCACAGAGCACAGCTGATCTAGTTGCTACAACATTAAATAGATTCGGACTACCATATCAAACTTCAGATGTTACCGGGGTTAGTCAAGGATTAGGAACTAATATTGCTAAAGCAAAAGCAGATAATTTAGCAGCTTTTGAAAGATTTATTGATGATAATGAAGACAATATTAAAGTAGCAAAAAAAAGAGGAATTGATACATATCGATATAAAGAACCAGAATCTTTTGACGATACAAAAATGTATACTAAAACTGGAGAAGGCAATATTGAGGGGGCCTTATTAGAGCAGGCATTAGCTCAAAAATTAGGATATCGATTAAATATTGATACTTTGGAAAGTAATAGGGCCATAGATTTTCCTGATGGACTCGGAAACGCATCTTCTTTATTTCATCTTCCACCTAATATAGAAACAGAAGTTAAAAGAACACTAGATGGTAGTTCTTTTGAAAAAGCAAGAACTGAGTTCGAGAGATATTTTACTGAAAATCCTAATAAATTTAATAACGGTGGTAGAGTAAAGTTTGCAGCTGGAGGATCATCACAACCAAAAGATACACTAGAAAAATATTTCACAGACGCTGCTCCAATTAATCTCGGTCTATCTAATAGTAAATCATTAAGTAAGAATGAGAGAAGAGGGTTAGCTTCGGACGTGAAGAATTTACGACAGCTACGAACACCAGCACCAGAGGAACTATATAGTTCATTATCTCGTAATGCCTTTGATAAATTTGCTATGGATACTGGTTTAAATAAAAGTCCAGATATTCCAAAAGATACAAAATATAATAATAGACAAACCTACTATGCTCAAGAAGTAGCTAAAATTGTTGGTAAAGCCTTTAGTCTTCCAGGTTTTGTTTCTACGAGTAAAAATTATGCAGTTGCTAAATCTTTTTTAGATAACGCCCCAAGATCTGAAGATAATTGGGCAGCTATGCTTACTGTTAGGACTAAGAAAAATGGTCAAGGAGTAGATGTCGCTGAACAATTTAAAGATCGTAAAATTAATGTAACTAAAAAAGATATCAATCCAAGAACAGGCCAGATGGAAACATTCTTCATGAAACAGCCTAGTGAAGAAAATGAATTTATCCTTTCTCCTCGTTCTAGATTCAGAGTAGATAAAGCTAAATATGTAGACTTGATGGGTAGACATAACCTATGGGCTGATGTTCAGCAGTTTGCTGACGGAGGATCTGTACCTGCTCTAGTTAGTAATGGCGAAGCCTATGTGCCACCCAAAACAGCTAAGAGCATTGGCTATGGTAACTTAAAACGTATGAATCAGGCTGATCGTAATGGTATGGGACGGTTTAGTAAGGGTGGTATTAGCGTATTTAAAGGTCCAGGTAGCGGTACGAGCGATAGTATTCGCACCAGCTTGCCAGAAGGCAGTTTTATCCTACGTGCCAAGGCAACAAAAGCTCTTGGTTTCAATAGAGGAGGAAGAGTTGGAGTACAGAAATTTAATAATGGTGGAGATGTTTTTGAATTCTCGTCTACTGCATCTAGAGTTGGAGAAGACGCAGCTAAAGCATTAGAACAAGCAGTTGAAAACATGATGGCAAAAGTGGTAAGCCAAATAGCAAAAGCTAATCCTACTATGTCTTTTGATGATGCATATGCTGAAGCATCTGGTAGGGTTTTGCCTGAATCTCAAGTGTTGTTTGGTGCTAAACAAGCAGCAGAGACAGGAGACCAGAGAGCCGCAGAACTCGTGTATCAACAGCAAAGGCAGCAAGTTAATGCATTAACAAGACAAATTCGAGCTACTAACAATAGTGTTTCTGTTGCAGATGCAAGAGCAGCTGCGGAACAAAGAGTGTCACAGGCTTGGGGTGGACTGATACAAAAGGTAAAGCAAACCGCTCAATCACAACAGCAACTTAATACATCTACACAACAACTAACTACAGCACAGAATAATTCTGCTCAAGCACAGGATGACGGAGACATGGCTGGTGGAGGCGGAAGAACAGGAGGTTTAAATTTATCTAATTTAGGTACGGCTTTAGCTTTCACTGGTCCAATGCTGGCACAACAAATTGGAGACAGTATCGGAGGAACTACGGGTGCTGGTATTGCTGGAGGAGCCACTGCTTTTTCAACATACACATCTATAGGTGCTCAGTTTGGTGGCATTGGGGCTATTGCGGGAGCATTAGTCGGCGCTGTTGCTGCTGTGGATGGATTCGCATCCGCTGTAGCCCAAAAAGAATCTGAACTAGCCACCATACAACTAGATAAAGCAGTAGAACAATCTGCCCAAGTGAGAGAAAGATTTGTTAAAACTGGACGATCCGAAGATGCTGGAACATTAGTTACTAATTTTCAAAAAATTCAAGCCTTAGAAGAAAAACGGATGGCTTCCAATCTTAAGGCTGAACAACCAGGAATGGTTAGTAGAGCATTGAGCACAGCTACTTTTGGTTACTTAGGAGGAGATAAAAGATCATCAGCGGAAATTTCTGGAGCAAGAACAGCGGAGCAACAAGCAGCAGCGCAAGAGGCTCAAGCTTTAATTAGTAGTATGATTGCTGCGGGTAAAAGTTACGATCAAGTAACTAATATTTTACAACAACAAGGAGTTGCTTTATCGGATTTATATACGGCTATCGCAGAAGCTAATCCTGAATACCAAGCAGAAGTAACTACCATACAAAAATCTAATATGGCAGAGCAACTAAAGGAAAGAGCTATTCAAGGAGTTAAACGAAAATATGTTGATCAAGCCAGAACATTAGCTAATGCTGAATTTGCCGATTCTGCTAGAGCTAAAGCTGCACAAAAGCTTACGCAAAAAATAAATGTAGTATCTGCTAGTATGACAAGAACTTTTGATAATCTTAATCAGGCCATCAATGCGTCATCAGCAAGTTTAAAACAGGCCAGTGATGATTTGCAAAAAATAGTATCTGGAGCAACTGGATTTACTGCGAATCTTGATGCTTTAAATGTTTTACAAAATCCAAGAGCATTTGGTAGAGAACAACAAAATACTGCTATCGGTCAAGCATCTCAATTTGCTGGTAGAGATCGAGGATTTATTGAACAATTAGCTAGATTCAGTTTAGACGCAGAAGATATCGTGGCTGGTGGAGCCGCTAGAGCACAACAAACAGGAGCTAATCAGGCCGTAGTAGCAACAAATATTATAAATCAATTAACACAAAAAATAGATGCTGTATTTGGCAGAAATGATCTTGGGGATAGATTGAGAAATGAATTTAAAGATAAAATTGAAGAATCTTTAAAACGTGGCGAGGAAATAGATATTCAAAAACTATTGGAAGAATCTGGCTTAAGCAATCAATTACAAGCAAGCAAGCAAGCTTTTGAAGCTTTACAGAATAGTTTAAAGCTTGTACAAGAGGCTATGAATTTTGCGGCCAATGCTGCTAATGAATATGGTAAACTACAACAAAATCTAAGAGAAAATCAAGCAAATTATCAAAACACCCTAACACAATCTAATATAGCATTAAAAGAAGCTTTGGGTCAAAGAGTCGGCATAGGAGAAAGACTTCAATCTAGAAGAAATGTCGCCGCTACTAGAGCTGGCGTAGCTCCCGAACAATTAAATGCTACAGATTTAGCTTCTCGTAAAGATACATTACAAAAAGAAGTAAATGCTATCAGATCAGCTTTACAAAATACTGCTAATACTTTTGATTCTACTATTCCTAAAGCAGACGCTAGATTCACAGCGCTGACTAAAAAATTAGCAGAAACTGAGAGCGCCCTAAAAGCAACAGAACAAGGATTAGAAAGTTTACCCGGAGCTATCGAAGGAAATATTAATGATATTATCGGCGAAATTGGTAGAATACAACAAGAATTAAGTGGTCGCCAACAAGCAGCAGGATCATTTGCCGAACAACTAGTAGGAAGCACCCCGCAAGAATTAGGAGAATTAAATTCCACATTTAATTTACTTAATAATACATTGAATGGTCAAATTACAACCATCAATCAGTCTCAAGCTGCTCAACAAGCTTATTTTCAGGCGCTACAAAATGGATCAACACAACAAGAAGCATACGCCGCTGCTCAACAGGCTTTTGCTGGACAAACTAAGAGCGCTTTAGGGTTGTTTAATCAGTTATCTCAAATGAGTGGTCTAGAGGGACCACAAATTAATAATATGAGAGCTGATTTATTAGAGAATTTTGCTAAAGCTCAAGGAATGGGACTTCAGAATAATCCTATGTTCCAAAAAATGATTGAGTTACTAAGACAGCCTCCAGAACAAAGTCCAGAAATCCAAGCTTTACAAGGAATGTTAAAAGCACAACAAGCAGAACTTGCTACAAGCACACAAGCACTAAATGAAGGAATATTAGCTAAACAAAAAGACATATTAGATAGTGCTAATCAAACATTTATAAAAGCATTAAGTGAAGTTAGAGTAAAATTTGACACCGAACAATTACGTGGTGCTGGTTTTGGAGTAGGAACTCCGGGTCAAGCTACTAATACTCAAAGATTATCTGGTGGAGGTATCGTATATGCTAGTGATGGAACATATGTAAATTACCAGCCACGAGGTACTGATACTATCCCTGCTATGTTAAGTCCTGGAGAATTTGTAGTTAATGCTCAAGCTACTAAAAATAATTTAGGATTATTAAGTGCTATTAATGGTAGTGCTGGAAATAGTAAAACATTTAGTCGTGGCGGTGTGGTTTATGCTGCTGGTGGTCTTGATCCGACGGCTTTATTAGCAGATATAGATGCTCAAACTCAGGTATTATTTAATGCCGGTAAAAAGGGTGGGTCTGCGGTACAAACCGGTGGAAATGCAGCTAAAGGTTTTATTGCTGAGAAATATTTTCAAAGTCTTTCAAATTTGTTAAGTTATATCGGTGAAAAAATTCCAAAACTTAAAGGAATGAATATACCAAATTTATTAAAGTTAGATTTATTTAAACTCGCCACTAGTCCTGCTACTAGAGAATTTTTAGGAAAGACTTTTAGTGTACTAGGTCCAATATTAACATTAGCACAAAGAGCGTATGTTGCTTATGAAGGAGGAGGTATTACAGGAGCTTTAACTGGAAGTGTTAGTGGTGGAGGAGATGTTGGAGCAGAAAGGAGTATGATTGGTGGTGCTTTAGGTGTTGAGCGGGGTGGCTATACAGACCTTGCTGCTGGTAATTTAACAGAGTTCGGTTTTGCCATAGGCGAAGGAGCAATAGCTGGACGAGTTTTTGGTCCTCCTGGAGCTTTAATCGGGGCTTCGATCGCTGGAGGTGCACAAATTGTAGGTTCAGTAGGAAGAGAAACTACTGGTCTTTATAATGATAGACAAAACTTATCTACTAGCAGAGAAACTACTCGCAGAATGGAAAATGCTGGTAGATCTAATCTAGAAGATAGCAGAGAAGCCGAAGTTGCCAGAAGAGCCGGAGGAAGAGAAACTTATGAAGGACGATCTGTTGCTGAGATTTTATTTATTGAACAACAAGCTAAATTGCAGAATAAAATTGAGGATTTAAAAGCAAAACCTCGTACTCAAGCAGGAGATAGACTAGTTGCAGATTTAGAAGCTCGTAAAGCTCAAGCTTACCAAGATCAAAAAAGAGCTAGCGCCACAAGAAATGAAGAACAGTTATTCGTTAGAACCGGATCATTCTTCAACAGTTCTACATTTGATGATGCTACTTTGAATGAAGAAATTCAAAAAGAAGCATCTTATCAAAGACGAACTAGTGAGGCTAGAAGTCAGATGGCAGCAGAGGATAAAGATGCCGCCGTGCAAAAAGCTGACCAACAAGCTAGAGAACAAGCAGATGCAGATGCTCTTTTTGATAAACAATGGAGTGAAAGAACAAAACTTACTGAACGTAAAAAAGCTGTTGGTTTAAGGGAATGGGCCACAAATGAAGATCTTGAGAAAGCTGAGGCTGCTCAAAACGCTAAGATGCAAAGACAAGCTAATATAGATGCAGAAAGAGGTAGAATTGACGATGCTATTTATGCAACTGATCCTAATAGAATGTCTTTAGATGGTTTTGGTTTAGATAAGCCATTAACTCCAGAACAAAGACTTTTACAACAAAAGTTTGGGTCTTATCGTGAAACCAGCGAAAGCACTAACCGTGTTATTCCATGGATAAAGCGTTTACCACCAAATGCGTTTAGTCCAGAATTCCAAAAGTCTGTCACAGACCGTGAAGAATTATATAGGCAAATCCAAGAAGAAAAAGCTTCTAGATATGATCCAAATAATTCATTTGCTGGTGATGAACTCAAATGGGAAAAAGAAAAAAATGCTAGACTAGATACATTATATGGTCAATTAAATACAGTCAATCAAAATATAAATCAAGAATATAAAGATAAAAAATATGATCAACTAGATACCGAGGGTCGTCAAAAACTTTGGGATCAATATAAATCTGGACAACTAGTACAAGCTAAAGCACAGCAAAGAGAAGAAAAGAAAGCTAATGATAAATTAGCTAAACAGCAAGGAGATCAGATACGTGCTACTGCTAAGTATATGAATATGCCTATTCCAGATAAATTTTCTAATCCTGGCGTATTTTTAACATGGAGAAAAAATCTACAGAAAAAACTACAAAAAGATTTCCCATTCGGTGCTAGAACTCCAGAAGCTCTAGGAACTCTTGGTATACCACCAGACATGATAGATGCCGTATATAATCCTTTTAATTCACAAGAATTAGTATCAATATATAGCTCTATGCTTCAAAATGCGCCACTAAGTCCAAAAGCTTCTCAAGTGGTAGCAGCATTAAGAGTACAACAAAATAATTTATCCAAAAATGTTGAGAATGATCCTAGACTACAACAGATTATTAGTTCGGCCTCTCCAGCAGAACGTAAAGAAATTACCAAACAGTTTGAAAGCACCTTCGTTAGATCATCCAAACAAATTGGAGTATTCGAAAAATTAGTATCAAGATTTGATAAGCTGAATCCTGGCCAGAAAAAAATGGCACAAGCTAATTTATATACTAGAGCAGCAAAACAAGGACTTATTGATCCACGAGCTAATAATGACTTTAATATCGCAAGACTGAATGCTCTGGGAGGTGGAAATGTAGCTGGCTTTTTATATCCTGCCCAACAAACACAAAATGAAGCTATTAGAGTATCTAATAAAGTAGCAACAAAGAGTAGGGGCGGAATTATATATGCTAGTACTGGTATGTTGGTTCCATATCAGCCACAAGGAACAGATACTGTGCCAGCAATGTTAACGCCAGGAGAGTTTGTTGTTAATAGAGCAGCAACACAAAAACATTTACCATTATTACAAAGTATCAATCGCAGCAGGGGTGGTAAAATAGAGTATCTAGCGGATGGTGGTGTCGGAGGCGCAAGTATGACTACTGATCCAACTAAATATGTTGATGGAGTACAAATAGAACCAGCTCCAGATAAACGTATCGATGAAGTTTTGATGAACGCTAAAGAAAGTACTAAACTAGGATATATTAATAAAGATAATATTCAAACTAATACTCAGGCAGTTCCTCAAAATAATATTACTAGTCAAGAAAAACTAGATTATACTATTGCTATGCTAAAACAATGCTGTGAAGCTCAAGCTATAGCGTCAGACAAGATTTTGAACGTATTAGATGATTTTGGTGTTGTGATGAATAATGCTATTCAAGCTATAGCTGCTCAAATAGGTGGCGTAATACCACAATTGCCCGGACAACCAATACCAGCACCTCCCCAAGGTCCACAACCTGGACAACCGATGGGAATGTATCGTGGGGGTATGGTTTATGCTGCCGATGGCACACTGGTTAATTACCAACCAAAAGGCACAGACACTGTTCCCGCCATGTTAACACCAGGAGAATTTGTAATTAATAGGGCGGCTACACAAAAACATTTACCATTACTCCATGCTATTAATGATGGTTATTATAATAATGGCGGTGTAGTTTATGCTCAAAATGGAGTTCAAGTCGAATCAGCGTCAAGATCGACAAAACAAACACAACAAGCACAAAGAATACAACAAAACATATCAACAGAAGGAATGGAAATCGGCAATAGAACAATAACAAGGCTGAGAGATGCGATGGAGCGTTCTGGACAAAATATGGATACTGATAATATTCAGGCTAATAGAGAAATGGGTAATGGTCCGCAATCAGAATCAGTATTTCCTGCCTTACAATCACTAGGTGGTCAAAAAACACCTATAAATAAACTTTTAGATAAAAAAGTTCCTGTTAATGTCAAACTTATTGGCGGAGGCTTACTTGGAGAAAATATAGGAAAAGATAATGGACCACAAAATGTTTTTGTCGCCCCTTGGCAAACCTTTGATCAAGATAACAGAGTTGGTAACCAAAATAATAGATTGGATCCTCAAGAATATAAAGAATGGTGGGCTATAGTAGCTCATGAACTTAGACATTACTTACAGAGACACACCACAAGCCCTGCTGTAACAAAAGATAACAGAACATCAATTAGTACAAATCAATATCTGCAGCCTTTATATAATGCATTACAAAAAGACGGATCTTTAACAGAAGACGAGATTGATTATTTTTATAAAGCTAGAGAAATGGATGTTAGGTTTGGTGCTATGCGTAGCACACTTAAACCATTAATTGATAATAAAAAAGTAAAACCACCAACGAACTGGTCAGAATTTATAGGTGGAGTTAAAACAGTTCCTGAGAATGAGCGTGTCCTAGATATACAAACAGGAATACAACATTATTATGATACTATAGAATCTTTAAAAAATAAAAGTTTATTATCTCAAGAATATGTAGATAGTTTATATAATCAGTTTTATGCTAGAGCAGCTATTGTATTGAGTAAGGGCGGTGTGGTTTATGCTCAAGATGGATTTGATCCATCAAGACCAAAACTACCAACACCAACTGTTCAATCAGGATCTTTTAAAGAAGGAGTTCACGATAAAAATTCTGTTATAAGAGATAGTGAGTATTCTAGAAGTTTAAAGCGAATGGGTATTCCGCACATATCACAGAGTGGTGGATCTAAAACCTATTTGGATCAAAATGGCAGAGAAATTTCAGCAAATGAATTTAAACTTTTACCAGAAACATCTTTTAATCATCCAGAATATGCGGCCATGCGTAGCAGAGCAGCTTTTGCTGCCGGAGCTGCTAAGTCTTTTGTTCCTCAAATGGGGGCTACTTCTGGTGCTATAATAGCGGCAGCTGCCCTTGCTCCATTAGGACCTCCTGGAATTATTGCGGGAGGCTTGATTGGAGGTATTACTGGAGCTGGAGTAGGATCGTTGGTGCAAGAAACAGCATTAAATACGGGAGCTCCAAAGCCTAACGCTATAGCTAATCAACTAATGGATGAAAATCCCGTATCAGCAATGGCAGGATCAACAGCAGGAGATGTTGCAACAGGAGGGTTACTATCGTTAGCTTTGCCTTCTATACCCACACCAACAAGGGTTGGAGATTCAATGGTTGGTCCCGGAGGATTAACACCAAAACAGATAAGATATGCTGAAAAAGCATTAAATAGACCCATATCAGAAGCGATTACTCCGTTTGTAGGAATGAAAGGATTTGGAGGTCGCTATGTTGACGGTCCAATAAGTGTTGATCAGTTAGTATATAAAGCCAGAGACAACTTGGCTGAAAGTATTCATTATTCTGGAGCAGATCCTAAAACATTTGATTCATTAACAACAAGATTTACAGAACCTGTTCCTGGAGCTCTCGGCGATTATCAGGGAGGTTTGAGTAGAATATCTCCTAAGATTACCCCAGAACAGATGATTGGCACAGTGGCTCATGAGGCTGCTCATCATTATCAGACAATGAAGGATCCTACTGGAAAACTATTAAAAGTTTGGATGGAGAACAACAGAGATCAAGTAGCCGATTCAGTCCTCAAAAGAACAACTTCTCAATATCATGAAATGGCAACTCCAAGAAACCATATGGGATATGGAGTTAATGATATATTAGAAGGAACCGCAGACTATTATAAAAAGAGATCTATAGAACAGATGAGAACAGAGTTGGGAGAAGATGGTTTTATGTCTCTAGTAGATGATGCATTAATTAATATGGGTGTAGTGATCGATAAAGATAGGATCAATTCGACATTAAGATCTGAGGCTGATAATTATACTCGTGGTCGATCTGGTGGTAGTTATGGAAACGCAGGACTAGCATTTGGAAGGGAAGATGCGTCTCTTATACAACCTGATATCATGGCAGAGGTTGGAGTAAGGGGTCCAAAAACTTTAACGGCTCATGATCGAGTTTTGGATGCTATAACAAGACTTAGCAAGGATAGGGGTTTTACTTCTCAGAACTACTTAGATATTGCAGAAAATTCTGGGAGCCAAGAATTTCTTACGTCTAATTTCCAGGATTTCCCTGGTACAGATGAACAAACCAGAGAACTATCTAAAAGTTTAGTAAGATTTATGGAAACTAAGGGTGGAGAAGGCGTAAAAATGACTCCACCGCCACTTCCTCCATCTCCACCAAAGTTAAACTATAGAAGCCATGGTGGAGCTATATATGCATCAACAGGAACATTAGTAAACTATCAGCCTCGTGGTACCGACACAGTACCCGCAATGCTAACTCCCGGCGAATTTGTTGTTAATCGTCAAGCTACACAACGACATCTTCCTGTGTTACGCGCTATAAATGATGGTTATTATCAAAATGGAGGAATAGTATATGCAAGCGATGGTATTTTCGTCAGGAGAGGTCAACATAGAAATCCCAGAGAAAGACGTATCGATGAAGTTCAACGAGCTCAACAAGCTCAACAAGCTCAACAACAGCAAATGCTGACACCAAGACCTGTTGTAATGCAACCACAAGCACAAATGGTATTAGCCAATAGGGTAAACCAAGCATCCCAAGCAGCATTTAATCCTGAATCATTTGGCAATATTAATCAACAACTTACAATATTTGGCACTTTACTTACTGGTGTTAATCAAACATTGGTACAATTTGGTACTATATTACAAGGCTTTCAGCAACCAGCAATGGGTCCTGCAGCAGCTGGAGGTAATAATGCCAATGGTGTAAATAATGGAGTAGCTGGTTTTGTCTTGCAATTTGGTAATTTGATCAAAGAATTACAGCGTATTAATATACCACAACAAATTAATTTGGCAATGCAACCAGCTAGAATAACAGTAGATATTACAGGAGCACAGCTATTTGCAGCACTACAACCAGCTATTCAAGGCGTAATTATGGCGAATATTGATGCATCAATGAAGGATTGGGTTGCTAATAATTTAGAAGGTGTTGAACCTCCTAATTTTGGTGGCGGTACGATAGATATCTAAATAAAAACTTAATGGAGATTCTTTAAAATGTCAGCAACATTTGATAACAACAATAATATTGTATCTGGAACACTAAATATAGGATCAGGAAATATATATGATATTATTCTATCAGATACTTCTGGATCTCCTACAATATTTAATCAAAATCGTTCCAATATAGACTTTGCTGTATCTGGAATGGTTGCTGGGGATGTTATGTACTTTGATGCTTCCAAAGGCAGACTAGGCATTAATGTTACCAATCCAGATGCTACTCTGCATGTTGTTACAGATTGTGCATATGATGGACTAAAAGTTGAAAATGAAAGTAATTGCGCTACTGGTGTTAGAATTCTATTTGTTCATAATTCACAAACTCCACCAGAAACTGGTAGTTATCCTGTTACTATAGACTTAGCTGGAAGAGATACTAATTATAGCACAATTACTTATGGACAAATTAAAAGCAGAATTTTAAATCCAGCATCTCAACAAACTAGCGGCGAATTAATTTTTACTGTTGATCATACTGGTGTTAATAAGGAAGTTTTTAGGTCTAGCTTAGTTAATACTGTATTGGGAGGTTTAAATAGTCCAACCGGACATTTTTATGATATTTTAGGATTCAATAATACTAGTAGCGGTTTATCTTATATTATATTAGGCAATAGTAATAATACTATTCATAATACCGGAATTATTGTTGGTAATGATATTGTAGCTAGTGGTGACAAAATTTTAGTTTTCGCTAATAGTACCACAGTGTCTGGGATGCGTAATATTATTTTCGCACTAGATTCTAAAATATCTGGTTTATACAACATAGGATTTGGTACAGATATATCTACAACAGGTAGTCGTAATATCATTATAGGTCAAGATACTAAAGTTAAAGGTAATAATTTTGTTGGCTTAACATCAGATGCTAATATTTCTGGCGAATCTGTTATCGGTTTCGGTGTTGGAGCATCTGTTATTGGAAGTGATAATATATATATTGGTAGTAATATCAATATTAGTGGAGCTAATGATATAGCCATAGGTTCCAATATTAATCTTTCTGGTTCACAAAATATTGTATATGGTAATAATTCTGATGTGAGTGGCAACAGCGTTATTAGTATTGGTAGAGATAATAACCCACAGAGTATTAATACTGGTATTTATATTGGTAATGCTATTAGTTTAACCGGTAGTAAAAATTCTATGATTCTTGGCTTAGGGGTTAAAACCACAAGCGGACTTAACGACAGTATACTAATTGGTATTAATAATTCAACCCTTAATGCTGCACCAGATAGTTTAGTTCTTGTTGGACAAAATAACACCGTATCGCAAATTACAGAATCTTTAATTGTAGGCAATGATAATAATCTATCTGGTACTATAGCTAATAATATTGTTATCGGCCCAAGAAATAGAGTACCAACCAACAGCAATAATAATCTTATAGTAGGCGTATTAAACAATACAAGCGGAATTGTTATAAGTACAGATGGCACCATTGTCGGTACTGATCAAAAAACTGCTGGTACTGCTATGGCTAATACCACAGTTTTTGGTATTAATAACTGGGTTTCTAATGCTAGTGGATCATTAGTCTTTGGTAATAAAATAAGAGTATCAGGTTTAGATAATAATAATTTAGGATCCTATAATAACCTTAATGGAGACGATATTCAAAATTTTGGTAATAGTAATTTTGTTGTTGGAGATAGCAACACCGCTATAGGTGCTAAAAATGATATATTAGGTAATTCTTCGATATCTTTTAATACTTCTACTACTAAGCGCAATCAAATTTTTGGCAATAACAATATTGTTATAGGTAATAATGAAGTGGTTGTAAGTGGTTTGAGTATAGGTTTCGATAATGAAATTTATGGTGTTAATAACTTAATTTATGGTAAAAATAATACTGTTGGTTTAGTAAGATATCCTTGTATGGTGTCTGGAACTAATGTTGTAATAATAGGAGATATCACAGCTTTTAATGGAGGAGATAGAGTTTTAGTAGGCCTATACTCTCCTGCTTCACAAGATACGCCAGTATTTATAAGATCTATTTTAGATGGTACAGATCCTCTTACAGAAGAGCCACTAGGTGTTATTAAAGAAAATTTAGGTTCTAATTTTACAACTACACTAATAGTAGATAGCACAATATCTTCTACTAATACTATTGAATATTATGTTAAAAATACTTTTGATGATATTATTCATGGTCAAAATCCATGTTCAGAATGTTTTGCTAATTTGTTTGCTGGATATTCATCAGGTTATGTTTTAGCATATCAAAATGGAAATGACGAAGACGATTTAGTAAATAATCCTAGATATGGTAATACAAATATTATTTTAGGAGATAATAATAAGCATACTCATAGTAGCGGGTTGGTCATTGGTTATAGAAACGCGATATCCGGCGTTAATCATCTAGTTATCGGCAATAATATCAGTGGTTACTTTAACAACGCTGTACAAATTGGTACTAATAACAGAAATAAATTAGTATTTAATAATGATGCAATTATTTTTAATACTGGTCTTTATCAAACAAATGTATATTTCAATAGTGCTGCTCCTGGTAATGGTAATGATAGTAGAGTACTTTATTTAGATTTATCTAATAATGAAGTGGGTATTAATACTACAAATCCAAGATCAACATTAGACGTTAGCGGAGTATTAACTACACGTAATCTAAGAGTTGGACTTGGAACAGTTGCCGGTTATACACTTCATGCTGACGCTAATGGTAACGCCACATGGGATTTACCAGTAAATCTGTCTGGACAAAATAGTGGCTTGTTGTTTATGGTGAATCAAGATGTTGGTAGCGGTGTTAGAGAATTAATCTTTAATACTGGAACAAAAGAACTTTCTTATCTCAGAGCGGATAGAGATTTACAGAATGATTTTAATTTGATTGCTGGCTCAGTTGAAGAAAAAGCTTTAATTATCAATCAATCTGGATTATATCTAAATAATGTAGCTAGTGATTGGGGGTATCAGTTTGTATTAAAGGGAAGTGGTATTCAGGATGAAGTAAATGGAGATAATAGTATTTATTTGATCAAGACAGAAGTTAAAGATAATGCTATTCGTATTCATAACGTAACTGGTGTTTCTGGTATTTTCAAACAGATGAAAATTGTTGATGGTGTGAATTTACCTGTGAATTTAACAGGAACAGTATTAAGAGTCAATAATATTGGTAATTTAGTGAGTCAATCTTTTGATAGACATTCTTTATTGTTTAATAGCAGTAATTATGCTTCTACTGGAAATAATGCTTTACGATATTATGCAGATTCTCAAGCCGTTACCATAGGCACTACTGGCGAACCACCATTACAGGCCAATGTTTCATTAGTGCAAGGCGCATCTAATACATACAACAATATTATTCTTGGTTCTAGTAATGGTGTTAATACTGTATTTAATAATGCTGGTATTGGAGGCAATCGATTTATTGTTGTTAGTAGTGGACAAGCTGGGACAAAAAAGGGCTTGCAGTACGATGCTAATACTGGGTCATTCGGTATTAATGTAGATACGGTAGATAATAATTGGAAAGTATCTTCTACATCAGATACAAAATATTGGTACGAAGCTGGTAAATTAGTGGTGGATGGTAAACTCAGAATATCTTCGCTACAATTATCGGCTGGAGGCAAAGATTTAGCTGGTGATAATTCTGTTAATAAATATTTAAAGATTACAGATGCTGCTGGTAATGTTGGATTAGACACTATTGATTTGTCATATCAATTTAGTGGTATTCATCCTCTCAGAGTTACAACAGATAGTCAAAACGAAATAGTTACCGTTCGTTTGGATACAAGGAATGCCAATCAGGTTACTTTAGGTTCTACTGATAATGGATTAATTCTAGCATGGGATGGTTCTAAATGGGTTCAGGCTAGAGGCGTACGTTTAGTACAACCAGCTGATGGTGGTAGTACCGATGCTACTGCCGGTTTAGAATTTGGAAATGCTCTTAGTCTTAATTCGTGTTACAATAATCATGTATTTGGCGGTGGCGGTTTTGCTAGTCCGGGTAATGCTAATTTTGATCGTATGAGAGGATCATCTCAATTGAATCAATTCTATCTTAGAGGTAGAACATTAGCAGATAATCCTAGTGAATTATTATCTAACTGGCATAAAGATACATCAACAACTGCTGCTATTAATAATACGATTAGTTTGCAATATACTACAGAAGACAATAGTGGAGCGGCTACTGATCATAATAGAAGTTTGGTTTGGAATTACACTATTAATTATAGTGCTATATTCAATAATAATACCGCTAATGGTTTTGGTGCTGTGGCTGGAGAAGTAAACGGAGCAGTATTAAGCTATAGAAATAGTGATGGTAGTCGTACTACTACTAAGCTTGGTTCTGAGAGTCATCCACAAAAGAGATATACTGGGGTAGATTATAGCTCTACTGATCCTATTACTGTTAGGATAGAAAATGCTGGAGATAATGCTAATGTTCAAAGACTAGCCATTATCGCCAACGGCAGACCTTCTTACAATGGCTTATGGTCAGTGACAGTTGATATCAATCAAGTGTTTATGCCTTCTGGAGTAAATTTTGGAAATTCTGACACATAATTAAGGAATATACATGGCTACGGATATTAAGTATGGAAATTTTAGTTTCCAGGCAAATAATTTAAGTATACCCACAATATCTATTAATACTAATTTGGCCACCACAGATGCTGGTGCGTTACTGGGTAATACATTGAATATCTCATTAAATGGTAGAATTATTGCTACCGGAGATAAGCCATTAAATGATAATACAAATTATAGTAGATCTCAATTACAAACTCTAAATATTGATACGTCTTGGAATACATTAATTCAACAAATAAAAATTATTGAAAGTGGTTTTAGTTCTGATTATGAAGAACTTAAAATACAATGTAATAATAATGATATTTGGAATTTTCATAGCAATAATATAAATCCTAAAAGTAGTAGAGTTAATAGAATAGAATTTAGTAATGGTTCCGATAATAATTGGTCACAGGTTATTGATTATACTATTGATTTAGAAGTAGATACCACAGGAGCTATAGGCTATATACCTAAACTGGCTAGAGAACCATATTATGTATCTACTATTGAAAATAATTATACTATTACGCCATTAACAGATAATAATTACTACATGTCAGATCCAACTAGTGTTGGTGCTAATTTTAGTAATTCTTTTAGTGGCACGTATTTTCCATATGCTACAGGAGACAGATATCCTGGCTATACTATTACCAGAAGATTAGGGGCTACTGGTAGGGCTACCAAGCCCAATACCTCAAATCCACGAAGCACAGCTTTACAAAATGCTAAATCGTTCGTTACTGGATTATTATTTTATGATAATAGTATTTATACTATTTTAAATAATCTAACTATATATGATAGATCAACAGTTATTGATGCTAGTGATATAGATGGTCGTTATGGTATTACTGATACATTCACAGCATATAGCGGTAGACCACCCCAACCTTTTAGTGAAGTTTTTAATATTCAAAATTCTGTAGATAATAATTTTGCTAGAACAGTAACCATACAAGGAAGTATCCAAGGATTAAAAACTGTGGATACTACTAATAGTGGTTTATATTGGGATATTTTTAATGCTGACAACACTAATATGAAATCTAAATATTTATTTTCAACATATACATCAGATAGTTTAGCTGCTTACAGAGCTGCTAGTGGATTTTTAGATCAATTTATGGTTCAAAAAATACCATACCATCGTTGTGTATCTAGTATATTTCCTAGTGGTGGTTTTATCAATACTTATCGATTAAGTCTAGAAAATTCTACTCAGCCTTTATTTCGAAATCTAAGCGGATGGTTAAATCCAACGCCTATAAATGTTAATATAGATCATAAAATCCCAGAAGGTGCTATAGACTATACTTTTACGTTTGATGCCAGACCATTAAATTTAATACCTGGAGCTTTTAATGAAAGTTTAGATGTTAAAGATGATTTTGCTACCAGACAATATGCATCACAAGTAGTTTTTGGCCGAATGCCATTATTACAAGATTTAGGAACATACTCATTACCCAGCAGAACTGTAACGTACTCTGCAACATTTATACCTCAAGGATCTTTTTCTTATTTAAATATCAATATTATTAATAAAATTAATGATATTATAGAAGAGTTTAATCCTAATAAATTAAATCCAGCATCTGTTCCCTTAGCCTTAAGAGGCAGATACTACTATTATAGTTGGATAAGAGATCAAACGGAAAATTTCGATCCTCTTAGAGGATCTTTTACAAAAAACTTAACATGGAATTATGAATTAAGATACTGGCATAGAACAAGGCTTTAAAATGGCAGACATACGTATTAGTTATGGCAATTTTGACTTTTTATCGGCAAGTGGTTATCCCACCCCTAATCTGTCCGTAAGCACGAATCAGGTGCGCACGCCAGCTGGCGACTATTTAATGTCTGAAAAGACTATTACTCTTGATGGTATGTGCTATGCTGCAAGAAAAACGGTGCAAAATCAAACATCTGCGCCCACAGCATCTCAAAAAGATACTACAGTCAATGGATTATTTCTATTAGCTAGTGGTTTACATGACAAAATATTACAAAATAATCATAGTGGTTTAAAAATATATTTAATTAACCGGCAATCTGATAATTATTTGATTAATGATACTGCTATTATAGATTCTATTTCTTTTAAAGAAAATGAAAATAATTGGAGAAATAGTATAGACTATAGTATAGTTTTAAAGGTTTATTCTTCTGGTAGTGGTAGTTATTTAACAAAAGATGGTGGACATTATGTTACTAGTGTTACAGATACATATAATTTACAGCTGATAGATAATGATAAATATTTATATCAAGATAAATATATTCCAGTTTATAAATTAACAAGAACCATTGGCGCCGTAGGAAAACGTATTACTTCCACTAGCGGAGCATTATATCATGCTAAACAATGGGTAATCGATAGACAAGCAGCGGCACCATTAACTGGTATGTTTAGAACGTCCGACTTCCTATTGTATAACCAAGAAAGAGAAATTTCTGTAGATGAACCTGGAGGAAGTTATACTATTACAGATAGTTTTATTGCTAAAAGCGGATATCCGTGGATAGATAATTATTCTATTACAACTGCTATTGATTATCAATTTAATCGCACAATTTCTATTAATGGTTTTATACAAGGTTTAGAGCCGGCTACTGGTATTTATGATTCTAGAAATATTGATATTTCTACTACTAATGGTGTGCCTAATAGCACTAGTGGAAAATTAGATATTTATCCAGCAATTACTGGAATAAATGGTTATGCTGCAGATAATGGTAAAACTAATTTATTTACTTATAATATTGGGGGTTCGAATCTGGCTATGGGAAAGAGTAAATATATGAATGCTGTTAGTGGATATAATATAGTTCGTTCTAATATATTTAATAGAGCATTAGCATATAATACTAGCACAACTAATTTAATATCCTCTGATTGGGATGGACAAAATTATTTCGGTAATTATAAAACTAGACCATTAAATCCATTGCCATTATCTCTAACAGAGTCTTTATATCCATTTGAAGGTAAAATCACATACCAAGCAGAATACGACTCTAGACCATTATCTATAATGACAGGGGCAATATCAGAAACGTTTTCTTTTACAGAAAAATTACCGTCTATAAGAGTACAAGAAATTCAAATTTTAGGCAGAAGATTGGGTCCATTAGTGTATGAATATTATGGTAGCAGTGGTATAGGAAATAGGACAGTGTCTTATGAGGCCGTTTTTCCTCGTGAAACCGGTTTAAAGGGTTATAGTTTTCCTCAAGGAATTATTAATGCTATAGATAATACATTATTATCATATCAGCCATTACCTCCTTTTACTGGCAATCTTCAAGAAGATAGTCAACAAATTTTTTTAACAGAGAATAAAATTGTGTGTACTAAAAGTTGGAATTATACTAAATGTCCAGATTATTAAGATATTATAGGATAGACTATGACTACACCATGTAATTATGCTTATCAAGCAGTAGGACCATTTTCTCAAACATTATATTTAGGGTGTAGTGTTGTAGATTTTAGTATGAATATGGGTTGGGGAGGAGAGACTAGTAGTTGTACTGTAAATTTAGCAACAGATTATTCGGCTCATCCTTCTGATCCAGTATTTAACACTATGGACACGTCCATCACTAGTTTACACAACAATGATGGAGCAACTCAGGATACTCAATCTAGAGCATTTATGGGCACCAATGACACAAGAAAGAATCTACAAAGAACTATTGTGTCAAAAGAATATCAAAAATGGCAAAATTCAGGATACGATGATATTTTGACTCAAAATAATACTAATTTAAAAAATACTGGTAAAAAATGCTGGAAAACTTTTGATATCTCAGCCAATGCTTTAGATTGGTTGAGCTATGATCCTGGATTCTTAGGTAATAAAAATCATTATTTAGGAGATGCCGATTTCGATATTATTGGATGTCCTACGTTTTTTCGTTATGCAGATGTTTGGTTCGGTGGCATGATCAAAAATTGGAAATATAATAATGGTAAATATACAGTAGAAATCAATGGCTTTAGTTCGTTGCTTAAGGGCTGTGTATTAATTTTACAAAAATACTATGGAAGTATTAGTACTGTCATAGGTAATACAGAGGATGCTTTAGAGAATGGACAACCATTAGCTGTTCCATATGGAGATACTGATATACCAGTTGATAGAACATATAATTTATATAATCCTGATAGTTATAAAGGTAGTATTTATCAGGGTAATATTCCTAATGTATTTAATATTTTTGGTTGGCTAGAAAGCCAAGGTTTTGGTAATAGTGGATATGTGCCAGATCGAGGTATTTCTGCCGGATTAGTTTATGATGCTATTGTAACTCTATTAAATAGTATAAATAGACAACAAAATCAATTTAATCCATACGGAGCTATTGTAGCTAAAACGCCCTTGCGTAGAGATACTGGCTTATTAATCGATCCCTATCAGACAATATATGCTGAAACTACCGGACCAAACGGTATGCCTAGACCCACCAGTCCTGCGATAGCGTTTACTGCCCTAGGACTAATTAGGTGTCCAATAGCTGTTGATGAATTGCCAAGATCATTACTAAGATTAGATTTAAGTAATGTTCCAAGGCCACCAAATAATATGTATTTAAATAATGACACCATGGATTTGATTTCTTTTATAGATTTTTGTTGTGAAAATGCTGGCTATGAATTTGTTCTTGATTTTGAACCAGATCTTGTTTCTAGTAATTACTCTGGTTGTATTATTGTTAGAACAATATCTCGCAGAATACAAGCATTACCAAATACAATTAAAGATTTTATCTTAAATTTTACAGCAGCAGATAAAGTAGTTGATTATAATTTTGGTGAGGAGTACAATGATACGAAGACTAGATCTATTTTAGTAGGTGGTCCACAACAAAGATTACATCAATTTACATCTCACACCTATAGTAGATTTAGACACGCCAAAATCTTCGAGCCTATGTTGAATCATTTTGTTGATACTGCATCCGTTATGAATGAAGCATATCAGAGGGCTGGTAATAGTAATAATACATATAGGATGCCGGATCATAATAATCAACGCCCATTCGACGGAGCCACATGGAAATCAGATTATAGTGGTAGTGTTACAGCACAGACCAATTCGGATTTTTGGACTTATACTGAACAAAGTCCATATGGTCAAATGAATATTAATAGGGGTTCATATTTCAAGATCAAAAAACCAATCTTAAATACTGGTTCTTCAATTAATCTTAATAATAGTTATCCATTATATAAAGATATTATTTCTCCATATTTTGGCAAAAGCAATAATGGAGAAGTAAGGAGGGTTTATTTTGATAATAAAACTAGAGAGATGCAACTAGTTATAGATTTTAGAGATATACAATCTCTATTTCCAACATCATATGATATAAATAATGGAAATTGGTCTTCTGCGGGTCAATCGGTTCAAATGTATTATCCTGGGCAAATTAGTTTTTCTCCATGGAATCTACTTGGTACGCCAACAGGAGGGGATGTTGGATATGGTAAATTTGTTATTACTGAGAGTGAAATCAGACACGCTATGGGATCCGATGATGGAGTAGGAGATGATCCTTTTAGTACATGGTGGAATTACCATCTTGTTAGAGCTTCGTATAATTATCCAACAGCATTATCTAGAATTATTTATGATTATTGGGCGCGCGCCTTTTTTCCTCCTTTTGCTGCAGCTATTTTTAAAACAGGTTTAGCGTATGATAAATATGCAAACTATGCTGGTTTTGTAAATACTATGCGTTATATGGGTGTGATTTTTCCCAATCGTCGTTGGGACGATCCATCTGGTCAGTTAATCCATAATTTAACATCTCAACAATATTATGAAGCACATAGTGATTGTCAAAAACTATTACGTAGTATTCATGGATTTGTTAAAAGTTTGGGAGATCAATATTATGGAAAAGCATATGCTGTTAGAATGCCATCAATTAATTGGTATGTAGACAATACTGGTAAAACAAGATTTAATTATGAAGTTTGTGATGGAGCTTGGGAGGAAGCCGGTAACACCATAGATGATACTGTACAAGTCGGTTCACAGATAGCAACATCTTTTGCTGACGAACAAGGTAAATTTGGACCAATGTTGGCTTTTGATAATATGGCAGAATATTTTAAACCATTTACAGACTTACCTGTAGGTTATCAAAAATTTAATGACTTGAGTAATTTACAAAGATCCTATATGGCTATACAAGCTAACTTAGATACTGCAGCTGGCAGAAATAACTGGTATTTCCCACTAGTGCATCAACTGCCGGAAAACAGCTTTGCTATGATTCCATATGCCTCTTTTCAATCTCCAATGCCTCAAGGTATGTCACAGATTGTTTTTTCTCCATTTCCTGCTGGTGTAACTGCCCACGGCTTTTCTCCAAATAGTGATCAAAAATATAAATTATATGTTAAAAGTTCTATAGCTAATGAAAATCCAGACAATATAGATAATCCACATCTTTTATTAGTAGAAGGAACGCCCAGAGTAGTACTAAAAACCCCATCCCCCGTTCAAATTAAACAACATCTTAATGCTAATATAGAAGAAATAGTTTGTTGGGCTTTATTTGGAGACGAAAGCCCTGCAGAACTTGATAGTGTTGTTAGTCCACTAGGAGGAACAATGGGTTCTGCTAGAGCTTCTAGTGGTAGATCCAATCAAATATTATTAGATTTATATATGAACTTAGTGAATTCTAGTCGTTTAGATCTAGGAACATCATCTTCTATAGCTAATAGAGCTGCTATGCCTGTATTTGCTGCTATTCCTATTAAAAATAATTTAATGTGTTATGGTCCATGGGTATCTCATCCAGGAATTATTAAAAATATTGTTTTTCCAGGATTAAGGGAAAATAATTTAGATATAGCTATGGTTAATAATTTAGCTGGTGGTGTTGACGTACAAATTGATGATAGCTTAGTACCATGGGAGTATGGAGGAATGTTGGCTCTAGATGCTGCCGCACTTAAAAAAGTGGCAGAGAATAATAATTTTCAACAGGTTTTAGAATATGGCAGTTTAACTTTGGCTGGTATTCAATTAAGTAATACAAGATTAGGCTATAGATTATTTGCTGGAGACTATTCTCCTATTGTAACTAGTATTAATGTTTCTATTGGGGCTAACGGCATAACAACCAGATATGAGATGAGAGCATTTAGTAGAAAACTTGGTTTCTTTAATAAAGAACAAGCAGATAATATACAGAAAACAAGTCGTGAATTTATTAAAAATTATCAAAGAGCATATCAAAATTCAGCTAAATTACTTAATAGGGTTTTGATGTATAGTAAACCAAGCACTAAACTTTTTACATTTTCTTAGTATCTAAGGATTATTTATTATGGGATTAAGATTTTCTGATTATAGTTTTGTTTTAGTAGGAAGAAATAATAATTTAGTACCATTATCTTATGGTCTTACTAATTTATCTGAAATTCCATCTGGTATTATCGATCCTCAAGGTATGTTCAATCCTAATATTGGATCTGATACTAGTTTTTCTTTTAATAGTTTAAGAAATCATACAAGTGTTGATTTGGTATCAGAAGAATCACAAGAAATGTCTTCTCTTATGTCTCCACTCTCTTACAAGAGAGCGTCTATTATGAGTCTTGATGGTCTTTTATCTCCAATCTCTTTTTATCCAACACCATATAATAGTACTTTTAGTATTACTAAATATACTAGAAGTAAATGTCCGTGGTGCAAAGGAGCTGGCACTATAGATACTAGGGTACCGAATCCACGAGCACTATCCAGCATTTTAGTATCAGAAGTTTTGAATCAGCCGTTTTCTACTTTTCAGAATAATTCATTTATGAATTATAGATCTACGTGTTATTTTTGTGTGGCAGACGATGTTAAAAAGAAAGCATTAGAAAAAAGTGTTAGTCCAGGAGAAGTATTTCCTCCATATCTTATAGCTTCAGGACCAGATAATCAAATTATTGATACCAGAGATCGATCATTAGAAGGATCACCCACCAGAATTAACAATTTTACATTAAATCCTATTGTTTTATCTAATGGTGAATTTTCTTGTTCTGGCTCAAAACAACCAAATGATAATTGTGTTCATAATATAGATGTGGTTGGTTTTGGTATGAATCCTCCTGAATATGGAGGCAATCTCAGATCCATAGTCTCGTCCCAAAGTAATAAAAACTTTACTGAACAAGACCTAGACTTTGATAATGGACGATATCAAAATAATCAAAGATTTTTTGCATTACGTGGCCCCATTATGATTCATGCTTGGGGATACGACAAAGAAGGCTATCCTGTACCCAATTCTTCTGGAGAACTATTATTAACTAATGATAGTGAACCAATAACGGATACTAGAGGAAATTTATTATATAAAAATCAAACACTACAAAGCGATGGAACATATTCTAAACCATATAAAGAAAGAACTTTTCGTAAAGGATGGGCATCATTACCAGCTACATGGCCTGTTGGACCTTTAGATCTTAGATGGGATGAAGATGCTGGTGTTTGGACAGTAGGATCTAACTATAAACCGGTATGGATAACTATTGAAAATTCTATGTTTAATGATACTCCTGTTCGGGCTATTATAGAAGATGCTGTTTCTGATGCTACTCCATTACCTGACGGAAAACGCAGACTAGTTTTTGTAAAAGATCCCACAGGCTTATTTAAGGCTCCACGAGGAGCAGCTTTATATTGTAAATACAATGCAGATAATGGTTTTTATGAACCTATTTATAATCAGCCATTTATTACTACTGGAACTATTAAAAATAGTAATGTTGCTGATATAGATAATGCTTATACTATTAAATATAGTAAATATAATATTGTAGAAGTATTTGAGGGTCAAATATTCGCTAATCCTTTAAGTTTACCGGCGATTAATGGAAAAAAAGGTATTTTTAGTTTTATAGGCGGTAAATGGAATTTAACTAATGTGGCATAAACTATGAATAGTTGTACATTATTCAATAAATCTATTCAACAAGATACAAAAAATAGTCCTACTATTAAATTAAATTTTATTCAAAGTCTGTTAGAACCATTTTCTACTCAAGATTCTGGACTATGGCAACCTATAGTTATTAAATCGGAAAATAATAAAGCAGAATATTGTGAGCCATTGGTTCAGGCTGGTCTTTCTAAAATTGATAAGTTTGATCCTTGTAATTGTAATAGTAATCAAGTGACGTCACAAGGTGTTGGTTTTTATAATGATACTAAAACAGCTAATTTGAGTTGTGAATATTGTGGAAACTATACTGCTACATGGAAACTATACGATACCACAGACAATAATTCAGAACAGGTATTAGGGCCAAATGGTATTTTTAGTGCTAACTGTTGTGGAGGGGCTTGCGATGTAAGATTCAAAAATGATGATTTCTTACCCAAACTACCATTATTAAACCAAACATATCTATCTGGTTTTTATGATTTTAAACATCTAGAAGAAAAATTTCCTGCTTGTTCTAATCCGGGATTAGGTGTTGAACAATTTATATCTTTTAATGAATTTTCAGATTTAACGATCTCTAATGCACAATTTTGTATAGATTGGAAATTAAAAGAAAAAATAGGAGAAATCGACTATGATTCATTTACATCTTATCATCTAAATGAATATACACACATTAAATCTAAATTAAAAGATGGTTTAGTTAGTAGGACATGTGGTAATTTTTTACTACTATCAGTTAGTAATAGTGGATATAAAAATGCATATAATACCATATTTTCTGGAGTAGGCACTTCTAACGATATTCCATCAACAGGAGATTTTACTATACCATATGGTTTTAATAATAACACATATAATAATTTATTTATTGGTGGTGAAAAAATAGCATCTCACTGGAAATGGAATTACAATAGTGGAATTTTAGGATGGTATAGATATTACGATAAAGACAGAAGAGACGACAAGAGACCTATTGCCGGAATTGATTTATATATTTCAGATGGAGATGTTTTTTGGGCTAAAACAGACGGACCAGAAGTTACTAATACAGATTATTTTAGTCGAACTTTTGATTCTACAGGTTCCACAATCAAAGAATGTCCATCTGGTTTAAAGGTAGTAGACGGAGCTACATTCAAAGGCATCGTTCCTACTGGTTCAGAATGTTTATATATTTCTAATAATATATATCCAACATTTTATTCTTTTTATGAAAAATATATTATACTTGGCGAAACTCATAATGAAGCTTTACGATTAGCAGCTATTATGTCAACCGCTCCGCTGTATGATGGATACACAGTTGATTTGCTGCATCCAGACGGCCAAGAACTATATACTCAATTTAATAACTACAAACAAATTCAACAACTTAATAGGGACATGTTGATAGGTACTACTTATGGATCTAGTCGTGGTTTAAACTATATTCAAACAACAAATGATTTAGTAAATACCTTATACCATAAATATGGTGGCTATCTTTGGATACCACCAAATACCCAGTCTGCATCTATATCATTAAATCTTAATGAAACTGCAAAATCTATGTATATTGATTTAGATTTTGATATGAATATTCGCAAGCAAGATATATTAAAAAAATTCAGAACCAAACTTGTTAAGAATTCAAATGTAGTATCAGAAATCAATAGCTGTAATACTTTGGCTGGTACTACATCTAAAAATTTTAGTTATGAACAAAGTATTACCGCTGGCGACGCAATAGTTTCTACCAAACTATCGGATAATTATAGGCATCAACAATCTTGTACCAATGGAGACCTAGAAAGTTTTGATTTTGCGATATATGGTAATTTGTTATTAAATAATAAGGTCTTTAGCAGCGTGCCGGCGTATAGCGGTGCCTACATTTTAACTGATATTTATCCTAGAATTACAACATCTTCTTCTGCTGGGTTCTCGGCTTCTTGTACTAGTTGTGGAGCAAATTCTTCATTTTATTTAGCTGATGATGCTGAATCTCTCTGTACCCCTCCTATTATAGGCGGAGTAAGGGATGACAGCAAAACCTTTTGCTATAGTTTATTGGCTAATTTTCTAAATAATAGCGAAGGTACAGATCCAGCAACGGGTAGGCCCAGACCAGATGGAAAAAGACCTTTGAGAACTATGGTTGATGGAACATTCTATGATTATAGAAGATATAAGGCCCTAGCATTTAATCCTCATTTAGATTTAGTGGCATTTCATGAGCACGGAGGCGTATATTTTAATTCTGCCACTTTTGGTGCAACTAATGCTGTTGTGTTCGACAGAAATATTACTAATAATAATGCATCAAAGATTAGTATTAATTTTAATACTAACGATGTTGGTATCAAACTTTATAGTTTGTATATAGAAAAATTACAATCTAGTGATTCAGATTCGTATCTTTGTAAGAGATTCCCAACTGATTTGAATAATATTTGTAAATGCTATGGACTAAATTTATCTCAATATGGAGCTAGAAGTTTGTTATGTAATAGTGACAACTCTACTTATCGATCTTCTAGCTTGTATGTTCCTAGTTTATCTACTAATAATAGTCCAGATATAAAATATTATGGAGGATATACCGAAGAAGAAGTAAAAGAATTATTTGGGATTACTGTGCCTTCTATGGCAGGGAATTTACCCAAAATACAGCTTAAATTAAACCCAGAAGACCCATACTCATGCGATAAATCGTATTCTATTAGTATATTAAATTATACTAATCGTAGTTATAGCCTTAATTTGCAAAATTTTTCAACGGATCATGCAGATATTTATGTGACGGTCAATGAGAATATTGACTACCTAGGTAGGGCCGTTTCTTTTTCGTCGGACGGAGAAAGTAGTACCGTTAATTACAATTGGAAACGATTTTTAAATAGGGTGCGTGTAAATGACTTAGTATTATACAATAAACAAAAAAAAATACTATATGAAGCTAATACTAGTATATCGTCTGTATCTATCAAAGTCACTAATCCATTTTTAGAAAAAATTATTGGTCAACAAGAATTAGCTATACCCACCGGCGATCAGTGTAGCGTATCAGCTGGTGCTAACTTAATTATAGATGGCGTTAGAGGAGACGAACTATCGACTGTCAATTTGACTTTTTTACAAAAGCCTAGGCAACAACTATTAACTTTTACATTAAATAGTCCAGAAAACGGCACCGGCACGACCATTGTAGAACCCATAACTCTTACTAAAGGACATTTTATTCCTCATAAAGGTCTATACTCATCTATAGATGACCTTATTGGAGGAAATTTAGAAGGCCGGTCGCCGCTAGAAGCTATAGACACTAACGGTATCATAAAATATGATAATATCTTATATACTATTAATGACTCTGATAATCTCTCTTGGGCAAACCAGAATCTTATGTATGGTCAACTTAATGACGATTCTATTAATATATTAAATAGTATAGATTCTTTCTCTATACATAGAAAACCACGACTTTATATAAAACACGAGAACAAATGGTATACTGCTAAATTTAGTAATCGTGGAGGATTTATTAGGGATGATAAGAAATATATTGGTAGCCCAAAACTATTTGAATATGTGCGTAATCCACTATATTCTAAAAAAATCGGTTGTGTTATTCCTGCAGTACCAAAAAAACCAATATCTTTAAAACTTGATAATTATCCTTATTTTCAAAAAGCTACCGTCATAAATTCAAATACTATTCGTATAGAAGGATCGTTAGCATATACAATGATTCCAGAAAAACGTACTATTATTGATAGTCAATACTCAGATATTATTACTCATGTAGCTAATAGTTCTAGTTCGTCTATAGAACCAAATAATTTAGTAGCTATTCAAAATAATGGAAACAAGAAAGATTATTTTCTATATATAGGGATTTCTAGCAGCAATCTTAAAAATTATATTTTCATTGGAAATGATCCCAACATTTTAGACTCTCACTCAAATCTAGAAATTGATTATGACAATCTATCAGCTAATGGCTATATTTATGATACATATAAAAAATGCGCAAGCAATTTATCATATTTTCTAAAACAATTTCGTGTTCGTCCAATTTTCCGTAGTGAAATTTCGTTAGAGCCTGCAATATCAGTAACGATTATTGGTAAAAAACTTATAGCTAAAATTTATAATGATAAAAATGAAACAGTCAATGGTGACTATGCAGGTACTAAAAAAATTAAATTATTTACAGAACTGACCACTCAAACTGTTATCAAGGATGAAATAGGAAACTCTATATATGTAGACTTTGGAAATATAAATTATATATGGGATCAATTAAAATCTACTGATAAAGATGTACTGCTGTCTAACAAAGCATATAGCACAAAATGGGGAGATTTAGTTAAATATGATGGTTTTTTATTAAATAATCCTTACATCTCCAACTATCAAAGTCGTAAGCTGCCGCCTACACCATATGAAAATTTATTATATAAACAAATAGTAAATGATGGTTATTCAAAATTCCTTTTTGGAATTAAATATTCATTAGCAGAAGAAAATCCCATTGACGTATACACTATTAATAATCCTATCTTCTTTTTATTACAAAAATATAATTTTATTACTGAAGATTTATGGAGTATACCGCTTGATAAATTTGAAAATTATATACCTATTTTATTTTTTAATCAAGATATTACTGGTAATTTTGAGTTTGACTTTGACAGATTTTTCAGTATGAATTTGGATCCTCCGTGGTATAATAATTATGAGACTCATTGGGATTTTTATTCTAGTGCTTTAGTTAATATTTATGATAATCCAATAGATATTTCTGGTATTAATCCTGATACGAACGATCTGCTTATTGTTAATGATCTAAATGAATTAGAAAGTGCTTTTGTTCCTGATTCAACGAAAAACTTTTATACAGAAACTTTACGATTAGACGATCCTATTTTTTGGTTAGATAGAACTATTAAAGAGGATAAGAGTAGTTCAATAGATAATGCTAGAGTATTATTTAAACCAAATAATATGAATCCATATATTAATACTATTACTCCAGATTCACATTTTATAACTCAAAAAATAAAAAGATCTAATGCTTTTTATAGACAAGCCGTATATGCGGATATGGATAATCCGGATAAATGTGGTCAACAACCACAATATAGTAGAGAAAATGTCAAAGCTTCATGTATTTTTAGGTCTGCTGGATCTATTGATTTAGTATCTCAATTTGCTATAGGCAAACCAAAAACTATTACTTTCGATGATCTAAACGATAGTGTGGAAGGATATTTAAGCTATGATGCTGGATTATATAATACTTTAGGAAATAATAATTATATTACAATAACTAGAACCGAACTACCTGCTAATAATCCAATTAATAATAGTATTGACTGTTCTTCTTCAACTCCAATTCCTTCTCACAAAAGTAGAATATTTTTATCTTCTTATCAAGATTTTATAGAAGAAAATCGAAACACAACAACACACAGTATTAATGTTCAGAATATGGACATACATGCAAATGAAATGTTGTTTAGAATATTATATGGTGAAAAACAAGTAATTAATAAACAACAATTATTTATAGATAAAAAAGCATTAAGTAAAAATGATTTATTAAATTATTCTGATCCAGAAGTAAAGCCGAGAAATATTTACGATGAAATCCTATATAATTATGATAAAAACGCCAATACAAATCTGACTGTTGCTGGTTCTTTAAATGTTAGAGGTACTAAAGAAATAGGCGATGGTATTGTAATGACTATTGGTAATGTAAATATTACTTTATCTATGGCTTTTGATACCACCACTAATAGCTTATTGTTAGAAGGTAATATTGGAAATAAGACAGTTAGTACAATTTTATATCAAGGTATTTATAAACAAAAAAGTTTAATTTCTCAACAGTATTTTACTGATGATGATATTCCGGACCCTCCTGAGTCAAGTAATGATCAAGAAACTATAGAACTTGTTGCAACAACAACAGGAAAAACCGACGACGGCATTATAACTACGCCAGTTAATACTAATCCAGATACTACTACTCGCACGGTTGGAGTAGGTATGGATTGGTTTAGAGTAGTACGACCAGTTATCTCGAATCCTCCATGTCATCCAGGAACACAACCTAATGATCCTTTTACATTTGGTTATTGTAGAGTGGACGATACTCAAGAAGGTTGTGAGACTTGTGATAAATTTGAGGGTGTTGATTATGCTTTTGGTTCACCAAATTTCACATATGAATTCGAAGATTGTTCTTATAAATTTACTCTGTATGGTCATTCCTATAGATATCGTTATGTTATTACTGATAATACTCCAATTATTAGTAATCCTGATCAACCTCCGCCAGATAGTGGTGGTCTACATGGAGATGATCCTAGAAGAGACCGTTATGGTAATCCTGTGACCTATCCTGCTCCTGGAGAAAGTTGTCCTTTATCAGAACCACTAAATGTTGTATCTGGATGTATGCCAACAATGTGTTTTTCGGCGACAATGCCGCCGGGATGCGATGGTGTTTCTATACAGTCTGGTCGTCAAGTAATACGCAAAGTTTATGTAAGAACTATTACTAAAGATGTGGCTCCCTATACTCCGTCTCCATGCCCAGTAGATATACTATCGGTCTCTTATAATAATGGTCAAATAACTTTATATGTATCATCTTCTAAGGCGATTATGAGCCAAAATGGTCAGATAATACAGTCTGTCACAACTAAAAGTTATTGCGTCCCTCTAGATATAGGAAATAATTGTCCAGAAATTTTTGTTAGTTTCAGTAATCAAAAATACTCTGTATCAGAAAATATTAATTCTTCGTGTAATGCAAATTGTCAGAATGATGCTGATATATTAATAGATTCTCAGAGAGTCAATTATACCACGCAAGATTTTACTGCAGTTTGTGTTGTGGGAACTTTCAGCTATGCTAATGTAAATGGTGGCAATAAATATATTGTTACTACAGGAGTTAGACAAGGAGACTGTTGTGATGATTTTGGTAGAGGTTTACCTCCTTGTTATGCCAATAATGGTTATTTGAGTAGCTTATGTGATGGAAGTGGTGCTCCGTGGAAAGTTTGTCAAAATCCCGTTGTATTAGTTTGGGGGGGTAACCACCACTATTATTGGGGTAATAATTATGGTGGAAAGGTTACTGTTGTAGAGTGTGATCCGTTCGATTTTAGCTTATCTGCTCATGGACCAACAGCAGAAGCCCAAGCTAAAGTTTTTGAAAACAATATTAAGCGAATGTTTGATAGAACATATGCTACCAATTCCTCTATATCGGCATATAGTGGACCAATGCACGAATGTCAAGTACAACCTGAAATAGCCGATGATGATATTTTTGAAGGGGTTATCCCAGGAAGTTGTACTTTACATAAATATTCTAGTAGTAGAGATGTTACTAAAGCACAAGCTCGTGCTGATGGTGGTGTCGCTTTTGAGAATATGACTATATATTATGATGTTCATTATATCAAATATAAGTATAGAACTACGGCAACCACACAAAGTTCTCAGACAGGAACCTTTGATCCATCTACTAGTGATACTGTTATAGAAATTGCTCCAACACCATTTGTAAGTCCAACTGTTAAAACTAATAACTCTATCGCTCCTTGTACATTTAATCCTTTCCCAGATAGTTATAAAGTAGGAGTTACTAGTTATTTTGGTTATTTTTCTTTTATAGGATTACCAAATACATATATCAGAACATCTCCATTTTATAATAAAGGAGCTTGCGAATCATCTATAGGTTGTTATAATACTGTGGCTGGAACAGCAGACAAGCAAACAATTTGTGATAGCAGAGATTGGATATGTTGGAGTGCTCAAGATATAAGAAATAGTTATAACTTTTTAAGTCGTTTAAATAATGAGATCTGGCAATAATGTATTGTGAATTCCAAGAAACAGGCGAAATCTTTAAAAATAAAAAGATTTATAAGTGTAATAATTGTGGATTAATTCTATCTTTGGAAAATCCAGAAGCTAAAATTCTATGTTTTCCATATGCGACTAGTCTTTTTACACAAGAAGTTTCTAATGGCAAGCCAGAAGTTTTAAAAAATGCACAGATAGTAAATAATAATAATGATATTACTAAGATTATGAGTAATGTTATTGATGAGTCTCATAAGCCTAAAGCAGACGATCATCTCGATGGTTTGTGTTCACAACAAGATATAGAAAAAAGATTAAGCATTTGTAAACAATGTAACTACTATAAAGACGACGCTTGTATGTTGTGTGGATGTCATATTGTTAGAGAAAAAAACTACAAGAATAAATTAGCAAATAAACATGCTAATTGTCCTGATGGCAGATGGGGACCTATTAATTAGAAAAAGTTGTTACTATAGTTAAAGGACTACCCAATCTAACTATAGCATTATGGAAAGTAACACCCTTAAGAGTCTGCACTCTTATTATTACTGGCACAGTCTTATTTTGTGACCATGACCTAAAAAAATGTACCCCAATTGTGTATTGTCCAGATGGTGCTGCATTATTGGGCCAAAAAATATTTTCTATGGGCTTATTGGACTGTGGACCACTACCATTCATATCAATATCGAGCATCCCACCACTACGGCCTAATCTATATCTCCAAAAAATAGTTTCGTTGCTTGATCTATTAGAATAATTAACATGTAAGTCTATATCATCAACAGTATTCCATATTAAAGATATTTGAATATCTCCTGTTTTGGCTCCATACATTTTAAGGCGACCATCTATATCACCGGTATTTTGTCCATCTCCATTACTTAGAACCTCTCGTGGTATACCATCGCCTATTGATGTACCATCTGCTATTAGTTGACGCAGTGGGTTATCGGTGTTGGTTGAATTGGTGGTCTGTTGGCTACGTTTTGCTATAGCACCAGTATTTGTTTTGACTTTAATCTTTGGTGTTGTCGGAATAGGAATAGATGAAGGCTTTTTAATGTCTTGTTCATATTGCTCTGTGTCTGTATTTCTCCCAATCTTTTCCATTAGATCTTTTGTATTTATAGTCTCCTGTGTTTGAGAAGAAGTATATTCTTCTAAAATTGGAAGATCTATATTGTCAACTATATCTGGTGCCGTATCAATATAAGCTACTTGATCCAACATAGAAGCACCGTCATCGGATTGATCTATAGTGTCATCAAATGCTACGGACATAGAAGGAGGATCCATACTTAATGCATCCTCGGTATTATGAGATGTGATTGTTAAAACAATAGGCTTATGTATTGGTGGAGGGATTTCCACTATCAAAGCCATTACTAGTAATAATATGGTATGAAAAATTAAGCTATGCCAACAACCATTATCATAGCCAATAATAACAATATTTTCTATCAGTCTGAAGATTCTTGATTTTTGTTCCATTTGTACCAACCGTTATTGTCTAACCAATTATTGTTTTCGTCTCTACGCTTTGGAAATAAAGTGCCACCTTTTTTATGTTGTCCAAATGCTAAAGCAGCACCACAAGACAAGCATCTCATCTCATAGTAGTCGTTGCCGTCAACACTTCTAACAACAAACTTAATATTGTCCTTTTTACATACTCCACATTTATCTTCAGAGAAGATCTCTTGTACTGTGGCTAATTCCTTAAATATTTCTTTTTGACCAGCACCTTCTAATTCAAACTCTAAACGTGAATTTGGCTTGTATTTAACTTTCATAATTTATTTCCATTCTGGTTGATACCCCATAATATTTTCTGCGATAGAAGATGTGTCTTGCTGATATACGTTAAGATGTCGTATAACCTTAATAGCATCTTCATGCGTAATATTATATACAGTATCAAATGAAATGTCAAGTGTATTTACAAGCTTTAACACATTAATATTAAGTCTTTGTGCTAATACATCAATAAAATTAATCTGATTAGAACTAATTTTGGAAACATTATTACCATCAGGATCATCTTCCAAAACTGCTGCTATTTCTTCAGCTGCTACCACTTTTCTGAGTTTTAGCCCTCTTCTGAGTGCTCTTCCTTCTGCTCTGGTTTCTGCTACAGCGACAGGATGATTACGAAATGCTTTGTCGCAGTTTCCCCAATAAACATCCGCAGAGCCGCTCACAGACCTATATTTTAATTCTTCTAGGTTCGGATCAATGTTTTTTAATACATACGAGATACTGTGAACAACCGTGGCTCTTTTCTCGTTTTGTGGATCTGGAGTTTGTACAACATTTGATGAAGAATCTATTACCACACAATTCATTGCTATTTCAAATACTCTTCTTAATCCGTCTGTGGTGGGATTACCAGCTATTTTTTCATCATCAGACAATAAACTCAAAACATAATCTGTCCATCCTAAATCATTAGGTGTAACAATAGTTTCTGGTGGCGTATTTGATTCTGCAGATTTCTTAACCATTATTTAGTCCTCTATTTCTATAGATCGTATACTAGTAGATATATCAAGATCCTTAATTGCGTTTATCAAATTCTGATAAACAATTAATCCTCTAGATTTGGAAAAATCATGAAGTTGTTTTATTCTTATTAATTTAAGTCCTTTTCCGACAATTAAACCGCTCTTCTTTTCGTCATATTTTTTATTTTTAGCTAGCGTGTCTTTGCCCCATACCGGTAAAAAGTGTGATGGCCCATCGACCTCTATAGCTATATTCATAGTAGGAAGAAAGAGGTCAATTTGCAACTTGGTATTAGACAAAAGTTGTTCTTTATGAAATTCTACTTTATATCCATCAGCTATCAAAGAATTTAATAGAAAGTGTTCTAGTTTAGAACCTAATTTACTACTTTCTCTAACAGCCTTATTGGCTAAAGTTAATCTGTTTTGTTTCTCGTCTTCTGATAAATTATTCCAAAGTTGTTGAGCTTTTTCTTTTCTATCATTTAGCTCTTTAGTAGTTAAACCATCCCATGCTGTCATAACAGACTTACCTATTTTTTCTTTTGTGCTATCTGGGCGTTTAGTGCCTTTTGTTGGATGCTTATGTACTCCTTGTTTTAATGCATTACTCTGGGCTTCGCTTTTATCCCTAATAGTAATTTTATACTTTATAGCATCTCGTCTAATTTTATTAGCATAAGTATTTAATTGTTCAGCAATCAAACCAAAGCTTAGTCCCTGCTTAACATATAAGTCTTTGATAATTTGCTGTTTATCGTGATCAGAATAATGATCATAGTTTTTGTATGACATGGTCTATATCGCTAGCTTGAAAATTGAAAATATTGCCTATGGGTTTTTTCCAACACAATTCACACAGATTAAACATATCCTTATTTTCTGTTACTAATTCAAAACTATCGTTCATATAGATATCATGCCAAAATCTATATGGCATATTCTTTTTCTCGTGCCATTCGACTTGATCTACAAAAAGAATTTGTTTACTTGGTGCTGGAAACGTTCGTGTTAGCATGGCACTTTTAATATCAAAAACAAACAAAATGCCTTTGAAATATTTAGCCTCGCTCATATGTAATGTGTAATATCTATGATCAAGATCAACCGTATTAAATTGATTGTTGAATAATACAATATTATCGTATGGTCTATTTTTACATAAAGTATTAATAGCAGATAATATCTGTTGATGCTTAGGATTTTGATTAGTAATATCTAAAAGATAAAAACCTATATTCATTGTTTATAATCCGATATGTGGTAATATTTTTTGTTGAACAAAAACTTCATAAGTATGGTTATTCAAATCATTGATTTTAGAATGAGTTATATTGTTATCTAAGGCAGCATTGATATCCTTATCGGTAATATCTATAGAGTCTATATTACATGCTGATGCTTCCAATGTGAACAAATTATCTAAATCTATAACCCTACTATAAGTATTCATAATAAAAGACAGATCATTATAGTTTATTAGTCCCAAATTAACTACGGAATCAAAATCAGGATTATTCACTACAACAATAGGATGTTTGTTTTTTGGATATAGGACATCATCCAACAACATATGGTTTCGTTCATTGTTGGGAGATAGTATAACTACTGTTTTATCATTACGTGATAAATTTTTATCAAAGAAAATTTCATGATCATACAGATCAGAGTATTCTGCTATAGTATTTTTATAGTGTGTATTAAATTTAGCATTTTTAATAATTTTAACATTATCTATTGTGTTTAAGAAATTATTCAAGGACTCCTGCATTATCTCAACATCTACAATCAAAAAAATCTTAGTACTATTATGATATTCTGTTATAAAATCTTGAAATTCTTGAGAATATTCTGAAGCACACCAAAATACCATTTCTGGTTTATAGGTCTGGTAAACAGAGCATAGTTGACCATGCCAGCTATTGAATAGTATTTGTGTTTTATCAGTATCTAGATTTTTAACTAGATACTTATTAATAGCTTTAATAATATTATTATTGCCATTATGTAGTAATATTTTTTTCATTTAACTTTATATTTATCCTTTAAGCCATTAATTTCTATAATCTCTTTATTGTTTGAGGCTACCTGATTTACAGATAGCTTTAGTCCCAGACGCTCTATCGATTCATTAATAACTTCGAACAAAAACATATTATCGTGGTAGAGGCCCATGTTTTTTATTATAGCATGGGTATCTCTCTGAGTCAAATAGAAGCTTTTACACCAGCTTAGATGTCCGATGTTATAGAATAAATATTCTACAATATTAGATGCATTAATATTAATACCCAGAAAATCTTCTGCTCCTGGCATATCTTTATATTGTTTGGCTACAATCCATGATTGTGTACGTTTCTTTTGTTTCAGTGATTTAATTAGAATATTAGAATCTAAAAATAAAATACCTTGATAGGTATCGAGTTTAGATTCGATGTGTTTTAGAAATAACTTAAAAGCATAACTATAGTTCTTATGGTTAAACTCATCATTGTGTATGATATTAACATATTTTTTTTGTAATATTTTTTTATCTAGTTTTTCTTTACCAAAACCAGTAACTATGTAAATATCAACAGAACCAAAGATTTTACGCAAATATTCGATTTGATAGAGTATTAATTCTTTATCGCTGTTATTTTTTTTAAGTAGTCCAATAGGGCCGAAAGACTTCATTCCTTTTGTTATGTTATATGATAAGATACAACAAGCTATTTTCATGCTGTTTTTTCTAGTTGATAAATAGTATATATATTATCGTAATACATTCCTTTGATTAATAAAGAATATTTATTAATATAATCACTAATCTCATTGTCGGACCAAACAGAATTTACATGCGGTAGTATAGTGGATAGCTTGTCTCCGGTTAATTCAGATTTTTTAATCTTGTTGGCGAGTAAGCCAGTATTGATCATTTTTAGAGATAAGCTACCACCAATACAAAGCTTGGATAAGATTATAGGGAAAACCTGATTCCTAGGCTGTATTGCTAATTCGTCTAAACAGACACAATCAATATGCTCAACAAAATTATTGGTTACTTGAGCTAGTGTTTCCAGACTAACATTATTCATGCCTTTTGGATTGGTATCATTGATTTCTTTAACCAAATTAATATTCTTAATCATAATATAAAAGCCTCTCTTTTTGCAGTTGTACGGATTAGGTCTGATAATTTCATTTTAAACAGGTCAAAGTTATGATTGTCTTCTAAATATTTTTGTATCAATTCATTATTTGGGCCTTGTTGATTGGTTAACAGATCATTAAGAGTTTGTACTATTTGTTCTATAGATTGTTTAGAATAAATACCAACAGGCGAACTATTAGCATTGCCTAAAGTAATAACATGACAACCAGCTGCCAGGGCCGCTAAACTTAATAAGTTATCATTATAAAGATTAATAACAATCTTATAATTATTAAACTTTTTATTTAATTCTTCTATAGTTAATTGAGAGCAATCTAAGATTGAGCAACTTTTTTGCATATTATGCAAATGACTATAGAGTTGCTGTGATAGCATAGGATTGCCGTAGATTAAAATATCTTTACGATCATTATACTCTAGATTATTTTTGAAGACATTTGTTGGTATACCATATGGTAGATAAATAGAATCAGATTGATTCCAACTATTTAAAATGGTTTGATCGAAAAAAATCTTTTTAATGCCTTTTGTTTTATTGTTTAAGATCAACAAATCTTCTTTTTTTAGACTATTATTTTTTGAATCATGTTCAAAAATTAGAGTATTAACATGCAATGTTTTACTTACTGTTTGTTGTGATGCATTAACAATACCATTAAAAATAGCTATATCATAATTATATAAATCAATATAATCAGGAGATAGTGCGGTACAGTTATCTGTTTTTGGTACATAATCCCCAAACACAAAAAATCGAAAATCTATTAAATATAGTATATTATCGAATAGTTTATTAGTAGGATTATATACTATATTAGTATCATCCTCTAATACCTGATGTAAAATATTAGCATTGATAAAACTTAGATGCATATTTTTTGTCCTATAGTCTCATAACTAAATTGTTGAATAGAATTTATACCGTGTTGTTGCTTGGCTTTATATGTTTCTTTGTCTTTTTTAGACATTTGGTAAATTTTTTGCATAGATTCTATAAGGCTATAGATATTCGGCTTATACCAGTATTCATAAGCATTATAGATATCAAAATCATTCGATAGTGTTCTTTCTTCTAGGATGACCGGCTGCTTACGACTATTAACAACAAAACCATTGGTATTATTGATAAAATCTATCATACCGGTGTTGTCTGTAACAATAGGAGTTTTACCTAGAACTAATGCTTCAGCAGCTGGTCTGCAAAATGCTTCTCCGCATGAAGGCATCACAAAACAATCACACGCATTATGCAATCCTATCATATCTAAATCAGATAATCTATCACAAATCAATATTTCCTGTTGATAAATCTGTCTAATATTAAGCTTACGTTTATGATTATATATTACCTGTTGAATATATTTTAATGAGTCAGCCGAAGATGATCCTGGTCTATGTGTCTTAATTACTAATGAAACATTGTCTGTTGGCTCAAAGGCTAAATGAAAAGCAGTAATTAAATCTAAGAAATTTTTACGTTCTACAAACTCTCCAATAGTATAAAACTTAAAGCTTTTTTCTATATTTTTAGGTAAATCTATTTTATGATTACGATTAGTATTATAAAAGTCTGTATTAATGGGTTCTGAAACCACCTTGATAGGTGTTGTTACTCCAGATAATTTAAGACACTTTTCTTCTTGAGAAGACGGAACACAAATCTCGTCTATCTGATTAAGATTATTAATACAACTAGAATTGGAGATGTCATTAGTTTCTAAAACAAAAAGAGCCACATTCTTTTTAATACTTTTATTAATAGCTAAACAGTGAGGAAGCGTTTTTTGGAAAACAATATCATAGTTTTTAGATAGTATTTTTTCATGTTTAGAAATATCAGACTCTATATCTATAGTATTATTAGTAAAATATATAGGTCTAGTTGTTAAGTTTGGGATTTGAGTTGATATAGCTTTAATATAATCTCTACTAGCCATACCCCAGCCATCATTTTGACGATATGGTCCTATAAATAGTCCGTTCATTTAGTAGCATCCTTCATATTAGCATAGTCTATATAATCTTCTGTTGGTAACAATTGTGGATTGTCTTTTGCAACCATGGCGGTATTATGATTATTGATCATTACCTCCAAGCTCTTCTTAACATTATCAATACTATAGTTTTGAGTACTCATACCATTAATAGTAAAACCATAATCAAGATCTCTAATCATATTAAGTAATAACTTAGAAGTTAATAGCTGATGGCCTGTCATGTTTTGAGAAACCCAATCTATAATTGTATCATATGGATTCCCATCCTTATTCATATTAGTTACCGGTTGAATATGCTTGAGATGGCTTGACCATTGACCCTGTAGACCAGTTAATTTTATATTATCTAAATAATGTTCCCATTTTTTAGCAATATTATCCCAGTTATAATGTTGTTCTGTTAATTTTCTGGTTTCGTGTCTTTTTTGTTCTCGTAAAATATTAGGCATACTAATATAGTCTTTAATAATTCTAACAAGATCTTCATTGTCAGGATAAACTCTGATAGCTTTAGTTTCTAGTTCTTTGAAATATTGATTAACTTTTATAGGATAGCCTTTAAGTTTATAAACCACGTCGTTCATTGCGCTATAGTCTACAGAAGCTATTGGTACCCCAGCTGATGCTGCTTCAACTTGTGGCATGCCAAAACCTTCGCATATAGCATACTGAACATAAAGATCAAAAGTATTCATTAAAATATTAAGATCTTGTTGAGTAATACCAGCACTAACGTTTGGCATAGAAAATGACTTAGTGCCACACTTTGGACAAAATGTCAAAGGATGATTGTATAGACAGGGTCTAAAGAATGAACAATTTTTGCATGAATATGTGAATAGGACACGATTGCCAACTTCATATTCCTTTAATAATTGAGGAATATCCCATCCGGCATCTGGATAGCTGGTATGTAAATATAAATATATGTTTTCACCAGCTGGATTATTGGATTCTTGTAGATCTTTTAACAGTTTTTTGAACGCTGTAAAAAGTTCCGGAATCAGTTTACGTTTTTGATTACGCATAACTGATCCTATAATAAACTTATCTTCTAAGCCCAGAGCCTTTTTAATTTCCGAACGATTCGGTAATGGTTGAAATACATCTAAACTTACACCTGGAGATGTGGTATCGATATAATTAATCTTATTAAAACTTTGATTAGCCAGGGTGTCTCGACCAAAATCAGAATATGTAAAAACCGCATCAGCATGTAAAAATGTATCTATCCATTCTTCTTGTTGTGGAGCAGAGTCTACTGTTGGCATCAGTATCCAGTGAAAGAATGGTCTTAGGGGAGAAAACTGTTGATAAGAATTCATCCAATAGTCTCTAACATCGATCACTATGTCTGGACGAAAATCTAATAGTGTTCTCTCAAATCTCCACTTGCCAAATTGATTCTCTAAAGGACTATACTGTTCATGTCTTGGGTCATTGGCATTTACGGCATTAGCGTAATATCTCCAATGTATACCTACGTCTTTAGGATCGTTAACTTTACCATAACAGGCTAATTCTGCAATCTCATACTTTCCAGTATTATGCAATCTTGAGAGGATTTCTTTGGCGTAAGTACCGAATCCCGAACTCAAAAAACTAGCTTCGGAAACCATCAACACTCTGAGTTTTTTATTAGACATACTGATATTGGTCCTTATTAAGGAGAAAGGGCGTATAGAAATTTATACGCCCAATCCACTTAGTGATATTCTGACAATTAGAACGCGACTTCTTCTTTATCCTTGCTTTGTCGTGAAAGCTTTGTAATCTTGGAGAAATTATTTACTCTAACTTTTAGAGAATTATGCTTAACTCCATCCTTTTCCCATGAATCATTGCGTAACGATCCTTCTACCATTACTAGATCGCCCTTCTTAAATGACTCACCTATAATTTCGGCGCCAGTATCCCACGCTTCGCAAGGCACAAATGTGGTAATCTTATCCTTCTCACCACTAGCCTTTACATATTCCCTAGACACAGCAATAGTAAAATTAACTACAGATGTTTGTTTACCATTACCAGTACTAACAGTTCGCACTTCTGGATCACGAGCTAAATTACCACGAAGAAGATTAATATTCATCGAATTCTCCTAAATTGAAAAATTGACCAAACTACACCATATTATACATCGCCAACGCAACGATGTCAAGTTTTCGGAATAAATGCCTTTTCGACAATTAATGAATCGCCATTTTTACTTTTTTTACCTTTAACAATAATTACATTATTATCGAATAAAATATTACGACATTCTTTATATGCTTCTGGAAAAAATATTACACTATCTATTAGACCATAACTATCTGATAATGATACAAAGGCCATTTCTGATCCGGGGTTTTTTCCTGTCTTAGTTTTAGTAACACTAATAGTAGAAATTTCTCCACATAAAATGATATCATTTAATAGAGTATTTTTAAAATCTTTACAATTACAATTTGTCATTCCAATATCATACATGTCTACTTTAGAACAAGTAATACTACAACCCAATGCTTCTTCTTCGGTATCAGAAATCCATTCAGGACTATCTTCCAATGAATATGGTGGATTAGATAATGTATTTAATAATCCTTCAATAATAGTTTTTCTACGAGATGTTAATTTAGCATTATGACATAATTTATATAAGCACTCATAAATCGATCTGCATCCCACTAAATTATGATTTACAAACTCTACTTCTTTTTTTGTTAATTCTGAAACCAAACTTAACTCTAACAGCATAGATGTTCTGGTCATTTTGAAATAATCCAAAGCACCACTTTCTATTAAAGATTTAGCTGCAATGGAGTTTAGATTAACTAATATCTTAACAACAAACTCTGACCAGCTTATATTATCAAAATTAATTGACTGATCTTTAACCAAAGCAATCAGTTTCTTATATACAGACTGACCAAAACCCTTAATATCTGTTAAACCAAAATATATTTTTTTATTCTTCATTATGAATAATTCATTTAAATTTCTAATATCTGGCACACAGACTAAGATGTCCATTTCTGTGGCATTTTGTACCAGAGCTTTGATCTCAGCTTTAGGATCAATTTTATCTTTAGCAAATCTCAAATAAGATGCAAAAAAAATACGAGGAAAATGTGCTTTAGTATAAGCAGATAAATATGCGTTGACGGCATAACTTACGGCATGACTCTTATTAAAGCTATATCTTTGGCTTTTTTCAATCCATCCGAAAATTTCTTCAGCCTCATTATCATTTACAATTTTGAGTGCTTTAGTTCCAAGCATAAATTTTAATTTCAGTTTTGCCATTTCTTCTGGTTTCTTTTTGCCAATAGCTTTTCTTAGGTTGTCTGCTTCTTGCAAATCGAATCCAGCAATATGTTTGGCTATTTCCATGGCCTGTTCTTGATAAATCATTTCGCCGAATGTGGCATGTAGTACATTTTTTAATGACGGATGATAGTAATCGACCGACTCTTGTCCATTTTTTTTATCTATATAATGGTTACTTACGCTTTTACCATCTCTAATCGCCTCTAAACAACCCGGACGTAATATAGAAATTAAAGCGGATAATTGTTCTATATTCTCTGGCTTGAGCTTTTTCGCCATTGATTTACCAAGCCTAGATTCTAATTGGAAACACCCCTTAGTATTCCCATCAGATATCAAATCCCATGTTTTTTTGCAATCAAAGTTTATTGGGTGATGAACAGGATCAAAATTTATCTTAAGATTGCTATCATCTATAACATCAAAACTACAACCACAAGAGTAAGCAAAATGTTTCATTTAAACGAATCCTTAAACTTTATACTGTTAGATAAACGCCTATGCAGTTTCATAAATCTGATCAAGACTTCTGCACTATCTCTAATATCCTTGACAGCATCGTGTGCCCCTTCTTTAGAAATACCGAGGTAATCTCTTAAAGAATCCAATGTATAGCTTTTCAATTCACTATTATGTTCAAACCAATAAAATACTAAATTAATAATATCTATTACGTCTCTAGGATAAAATATGTCTGATCTATTTTCTTTATTAGTATTCCCATATTTTTTGCTTAGTCTATCAACTATAGGAAGATCAAATCTATATATATTATATCCAGCTGCTATTGGTGCAGAAAACTGACTTTTCTTTGATGTTCGGGTATGATATTTATCTAAATAATCTACAAACATTTTCCAAGAATGCTCTTGTGATGGATATTGTAGCCATCTATCCATGATATCTGCTTTTGAACAGCCCTGAACTTTTGCATGAAAATCTACAACATCTGTCGTATACTCATATTTTGGATCCTTCTCTAACACTTCTGGTTTAAAATAGATGTTAAATTCGGAATTGGCAATCACTTCTAATTTAAGAGGATCAATAATGACAGCGGCTAACTGCACTGGGCTACATGAACTAGTATCAGTACCGTCTGTTTCAAAATCAAATACGCAAATTTTGTTATAATTAATCATTAGTTGATAATTTCTACCTCGCTAATTGGAACAATAAAAAACTTTTGATTGGGGTCATCGGGTAATGTAGCATTAAAAACTTTACAACATGTTACTCTTTGATCTTTAATCTTTACATATTCTTTATTGTCAAACTTAAATTTAGTGCCAATAGCAATATCTACAAATTTCTGTGTTGTGGACATTTTAGTCTCCTTCTTTTAATAAATCTTGAATAGTCATAATTTTGTCTAACATCGCTACTCCGAGAATATCAAACTTAATAATGCCAATTGCTTCTAGATCTTGCATTTCCATACCAGCAATCATCTGATCGTTTTTGGAATCATATACCATCGGACAAATATCGCTTAATGTTTGAGAACTAATAGCAATACCCGCTGCGTGTTTAGATTGGTTTGACTTCACGCCTTCTAATCTTATAGCCTGTTCAAACCTTTTGGCAAGCGGTCCTTGCAATTCTCCTTGTTGGTCTATGAAACACCATTCTTTGAGCTTATCAGCATTATTTTCTAAGGCCCATCTAATAATGGATGCCTCTCCTGTTTCGTCTTTCATGACTTGCAATTCGTCTGCAATTTTAGCTTCATCTGGTATATTTTTGGTAATTCTATTCATTTCTTCGAAAGAAATATTACCATATACTCTCAATACATCTTTTAAAGCGCCTCTGCCTTTAATAGTATTGAATGTAATCATTTGAGATACTTTGTCAATACCATATCTATTTTTAATATACTGAATAATATCTTCTCGTTTATTAATCGGAACATCCACATCTATATCTGGCATTGATATGTGTTCTTTAGTATTACGGCCAGCATTATAGAACCTATCAAACATAAGATTATATTTAATGGGATCTATATTAGTAATACCTATTAAATATGAAACTAAACAACCAGCAGCAGAACCTCTACCGGGTCCAGGCAACCAATTATTACCTCTAACATAATTAACTATATCTTGAACGATCAAAAAATAACTAGACAAGTTAGCCCCCTGTAATACGTCTAGTTCATATTTGATTCTATCTATATAAGCTTGTTGGTCTTCAGCAGGAACGGTGTTGGCTATTTTGGTTTTCCATCCGTTTCTACATAACTGTCTCAGATATTCAGCGTCATCATAGCCATCCGGACAATCAAATGGAGGTAGGTTTGGCTTACTTAAAATATCATATTCTTCACACATGTCATCAACAATATTTGTATTATTGATTTCTTCTTGGGTATGGAGAGTATGAATTTCTTCTTGAGATAAAATATGAAAATTTTCTGAATGGAAAAATGCACTTAGTCCTATCTCTTCATTATTATTTAATTTTCTATTGATCTCTGGCAATGTAGTCTTTAGATTATTGCATAGCAATACTCTTTGATCAACAGCATCAGAACGTCTGCAATAATGTGCGTCTGGAGTACAAATAACTTTCGTATTAGTTAATTTGGCTAATTCTCTAATACAATCAGTCAAAGGAGATTGTACGGATAAATTATCTTTATCCATTAATTGAGATTCTAAGAAAAAATTTTCTTTACCAAATATATCTTTAAATTTACCAATATATTCTAGACCAATGTTTCTCCAGTCATTAGATATAGTATCTCCGATAACCAACTTATCTGCGAGGGTTGATCCTAGATGTCCACAAAAACCTATCAAATTACCATCCAGTAATTCTCCTAGACGATTAAGATCTAGTCTTGGTTTATGATAATAAAATTCAGGTTTATTTGATTCGGATACAATTTTAATTAAGGTTTGCCATCCATGATAGTTTTTAGCCAATACTATAAAATGGCTCAATTTTTTATTATTTTTATCTTGTATAGAAGCATCATTGTCGCTAATGTATAGTTCACAACCCAGTATTGGTTTTATACCTCTTTTTTTCATCTGAGTATAAAATTTAACAGCACCGGCGATATTACCATGATCTGTTAAAGCACATGATTTAGCGTCTATTTCTATACATCTATCAGCAATTTGATCTGGTTTAGACAAACCGTCCAATAAGCTGTACATAGAATGTACGTGCAAAGGGATATATTTCTTCATAAAATGAATGACTCACCAATCATAAGTAATTTGATTTATTCTGCACTTCCAGGGGCTTTGTACTGTCCTATATTATATCCTGGTGTCTGATACTCGTCAATCACATTGTTCATACCCTTGATACCAATGTCGTGTTTGATTTGTTCACAAATAGTCATTGTGTTACCTATAGGAATAGTTTGATTTTTTCTATATTCTATAAGTGGTGCATGATTTGTATTGGCGAAACTATTTTTACCAAAATGACATAATTTACTACATTTCCAGCTTTTATTTAATGGTGGATTATTAGTATTTTTTATGGTCTCAAATTTTTGTTTTAGCATCATTTCAACCTGATAAAGATGTGACTGATTGAAACACACCGAGAACATGCCTCCATCATTAATAAAATTAATAGAAACAATAATATATTTTATATGAGGATATAATTGATGAATAGCATAATAATATAACATTAATTGTGGATCAGAATGTAACTTATTTAATGTTTTTTCTTCACCAGTAGCCCAATCAAGCCTCCTACCTGTTTTCCAGTCTATGATTTCGTAGGTCTCGTCGTTAACTTTTGTAATAAGATCAATAGTCCCTTTTATACCCAGTGTTCCTTTTAATCGACCTTCTTTGGTAGGATAGTCATATTTTGCCCAGTCTTTAGTAATGGGTATATCAAAATGTTGTTCTGGACATATAATATCTCTATTGCGTGGATCGAACATTCCGTTTCCATAATCTAAAGCCTTATGAATCCAATTAGTGCAGTCTTTAAAGTCTTTAGGTGTCCACTCATGATGAGTAAAACGAGATGTATAATAGTTATATACTTGTTCTATCAGTTCAGATAAACTATAATTTGTAATATCAATATTTCCTACAATATCGTCTTCAAAATATTTGCTGTTATTTTGCTTATTTAACTTAATGAAAGCTAAAATTTCAAAAACCTTATGGCATATAGTGCCTTTATCTGCTTTTTTATTGGACGGAGACTTCATACCTAAATTATATTCTATAAAATATTGCATCGGACACATAGAGTGTGTTCCATATGAACTACTTCTTAAGTAAGTAATTATGATAATAGCACCCCTTTTTGTAATAGGAAATTATATATTAGATTATTTTTTGTTGCTGTTGAGATATCTTGGTTATTTATAACCAAATCAAAATTACTACTGTCGTATTGATCTGGATCTAAAGCTTTTTCACTTTCATGGGTAGAGTTATATAAATTTCTATTTAATTTGATGACCAATCCACCGGCTTTTTTTATGGCTTCTACCTCATTAGGAAAACGACAATCTGCAATCAAAGCTAGATCAAATTTATCCTTTTGAATTCTGCGTATTGTGGCTTCAGACCAAACGTTGTGCTGTAAGGCACGGAACATATTAGTACCAACTAATTGCATTACTTCTCTAGCTGTTAATTGTTTATTGTCCCAGTAGCAATCGACTAATTCGTTTTTTTCATGATCTGATCCATAACATTGATAATGTTCTAAGCCCAGAATATTAATGCACATTTCTTTTAGTGGATCAGCAAAATTATATATTTGGATTCTATTTAAGCCATTTCCATAACAAACATTGGAAACAAATTCACACGCACTTGTTTTACCGGATTGTTTTCTACCAGCAAATGCTATAATCATAGTATCCTCTTAATAAATGGTTTAATATGTTGTTCGATTTCTTCGGTATTCATTTCTCCAACGTCAGCTTTTGATATAGTAGGAACATGTATACGATAAGTGTTTTTGCATTTATCTATAATAGCCAATGTAGCTTTTTGTCCAGCTTCATCATTGTCCATGAGAACAATAAGATTCATTGCCCCGGAAGCATCTAGCAATATTTTTTGACGATCACTTAGATTTGCACCAAAAACTGCAACACTGTTATGAATACCATTTTCTTCTAATTTCCATACGTTTCCTGGACTTTCTACTATGATTGCTATACCACTATTCTTTATATGTTCTTTAGCAAACCAAAAATTATATAGACAATTTTGACTTTTAAAATTAGTACTATGTTTCCATTTAGAATATAGATATTTTTTATTATCTGCGGGGCATTCTAATGACGGATTATGAAAAGTAGAACACGAATGACATTTTTCAAAAATACTTCTACCTGAACATCCTATCATGTATTCATAATTTATATCATAGATTGGAACGACAATCCTATTGTGCATTTCTTTGGCTGGATTATTACAAAGACCCACATCATACTTATTTAAGACTTCTTTAGAAAATCCTCTATCAACATAGTATTGTGCTGGTATATCTAATAGAGGTCTGATATCATTTCTTTTTAAGCAACCTTTAGTATTTATAGACGATACATTATTGATATGATTAATGGTGCTGGTAAACTGGTTTTTATTTCTAGCTACCCTAGAAACCTTAATATCTTTTAAATCCTTCTTTAAAAAAGACGTAATGAACTCTATGGTTTCTTTAAAAGAACACGTATCATCTCCGTTCTTGGACCATTGGTGCTTTTTATTAGACAGTAAGCCTCTAACAAATCCTATAATGGAACCTTTAAATATTTTTTCACACTGATGAGTACGACATTTCCAATTGCCTCTATAATTATCTCCCTGAACATAAAGATTTAATGCACTAATGTTGTCTCCCTCATGGATAGGACAAGCCATTGAAATCATTTTACCATGATCCTTATAGTCCAAATTAAAATAGTCAAATAATTGATCGATATTATCGCATAAATCATCACACAAAACTTTTAATTTAGCCTGATCATTCAAACGGGATGTCTTCGTCATTGTCATTGGTATCCTCTACTAAAAAGCCATCATTCGTATTTTTATTATTTTTGATAAGTTCCAATCGAGTTTTACCTTCTGTAATTTTAGCACACCAGCCTTTCATGTGACAATTGATATAATCGTTGTCATCTAATCCTCCTCCGTGTCTACTAATTAAAGGAACTAGTTTACGATTACCATTATCTGGACCATCTTCAGCGATTTCTTCTGGTGTTTTGCGTTTGAAAATACTAAAATTACTACATAGCCAAATAATACGATCTGAACCACTAGCGGTATCAGTTGATTCTTTAGTAATGCCGTCTCTATTTAATTGTACAAAAGCAACTATAGGAACCTTATATTTCGTTGCAAAATTATGTAATTGAGTCATCATAAAACCCAAGACCTGATATTCCTTTAAGTCTTGACTCATGCCTTGGGTATCCATAAGTTTTAAGTAGTCATAAAAAACAACGCAGTCTTTAGCGGTTCCATCTTCATTCAGTCCAACTTCTTTAATAATCCATCTTCTCATAATGGATAATTGATCTTCAAAAGATTTACCAGCAATAGACTTATAGTATAGTTTGGTTTGTTTTAGGTCTGTAACAGCCTGTTTTATTTTGACTGCCTTATTTGGGGTTTCAGCAAATTTTCCAGTTTCGATTTGATTAATTTCAATTTCGCTCATCATTGCCAAAACTCTATTTAAATGATCCTCTTTCGTCATTTCGGTATCCATATTCAATACCGGAATTTGTAATTTATTAGCTATGTAAAACCCCATATTATCTGATAATAATGTTTTACCTGTTTTTGGTCGAGCAGCAATAACATTGACTGTGCTTTTTCGCAATCCTCCACCAATAGCTTGATCATATACAGGGAAGCCAGTCGGAATACCAACCTGATCTATTTTATGATTAATCAAATCGTCTATATAGGCTTCAATGTCGTCACTAATAGCAACAGGATTATTATCTGCATCGTTCAGAACATTAGTAAAATCAAAAATCGAATCTTCGGCAATACCTAGAATAGCTCCTATAGATTCATTACCGTTTACATCTAAGATTTTATCTTGAGCCTTTTGTAATTGCTCCCTGAGTAAACGAGCAATTTCTAACTTGCGTATCTTAGAAGCAAATTTACGAATATTATCCAGATTAACGGGAAAATCTAGTATTGCTTTAAGATGTTGTACTTCTTCCTTTTTGTCAAAGATATGCGATAAGCCTATCTCGGAAGCAGAAGAAAAAATGATAGCAACATCGATTGAAGCATTAGAGTGTCGATCAAAAATATTTTTGAGACATTGATAAATAATCTTATTACTGTCTACAGTAAAAGATGTTTCTTGTAAGATATCGGCTACATCAAAATATGCATCTTCTCCATATTTACACATACCAGATAAAACAGCACGTTCAGCAGATGTATCACATAAAATCATTAGCCTGCGCTCCCCGAACATTTATTGCACTTGTATCTGTCTGGTGTTTCATATAATAGAACTGGATTGATAGTTTCATTTTTCCCGCAAACCCTGCACTTAACATTGATAAATTCAAATTTTCTGGTGCGTGGTGTTGGTCCGTATTTATTTAATTTTTTATCAATAGCAATATCATCTTTATGCATCCTGGCTTCTGCCATAGCATCAAATTTATTTACTGATGACGGCTGAGGTCTTCTCTTGGATGTCTTGATATTATTATTGTGTGGCGCGTCCTTATTGTCAACTGTATCCACATTTGTAGTAGTAGCCTCTTGTGGCAACATACTCTGTAGCATTGTTATCATTTGTTTAATTTGTTCTGGAGTTAAATCATGCATTTCTTAAACCCTTTGTTTTTTGTATAGATAATAGAATATCAGACAAATTTTTTACAGATGTGGCTAGGTACGTTAGTCTATCGCACCTCTGTTTTGCATATTTTTTAATTTTATTCAGATTGGATGCTCTGTCATTATGTTTAATGGCTTGTGTGGATTTTTCTAAATAGCCATAACCTTTATAAGTATTAATATCATCAGCTATTACTTCTTTAATAGTTTCTTCTGCCCAATTATATCTGGCATTTTCTCTATTTAGTGTTCTTTGAATATGGAAACTGAATTGTGCTAACCTATAAGCTATTTGACCACAGTCTTCCGCTGTAGTTTTTTCCAATACGTCTCTGCTCATTGTGAGATAATTCTGTAATTCAGCTTCTGGTAAAATATTTTCTGAATAGGTTGGCAGACCTAAACGAGTTTCATATTCATCTAAAACACCGTCCCAAGTCTCTAGTTCTTCTTTAGCTGTTTTCATTATTGCTAATCCTATGTCTCCATGCTGTGATATCTTCATCATATGGCAATTCTATATAAGTTATACCATTTAAAGCACACCATTCTTGTTTTTCTTTATCTCGTTTTTTATGTCTAATAAATCCCATCATATCTTTGTGATAAAATCTAGTAAACTTATAGTGTTGTTCTCCATGTACCTCAATGCACCTTTTATTAAGAGGTAAATAAAAATCCAAAACCAGACTCTCTGATCTACGCAAGGGTATTACTACTTCCTCTAAAATTTGCAATGTAGGAAAACATTCTTTTATTAATTGTCTAGCCTGTAAGTGTAAATGAGATTTTTTCTCATAAGATGCATGTGCTATATTACCAATTAATTTCCAATAATGATAATTACCATCTAGATCTTTGACTTGCATGACAACCCCATAGTACTACTCAACTCAGACATCAATTTATCATAAACTTCAGGGTTGTCAACAACGTACTGTCTTAATTTTTCAGTGCCTTGGAATTTTGGTTGATCCTCTAATGAAGTTAGAGTATACCAAGCACCACCCTTACCAATAATACCTAAATCGATACATAGAGTAATAAGCTCCATAGCTTTGTCTATACCTTCCCCATATCTTAAAAAACTCTTAATATTACCACCCGGAGGACCAAGAGCAGAACATAGCACTTGCCAATCAACCTCTTGACCTATCTGCGGACCTTCCGCACTACTGGTCCATGCTCTAAACATTTTTGCTCTTAGTTTAACGTCTGTTTGATATGCAATAGCTTGTCCACTCTTTTCTTTCCATTCAACATTACCATAACCTGGATTACCCATTAAATGAGTAATGCCTATAACAATATTTTTATTTACTGGTATTACATTAGCAACTTTACGACAAAACTTGGCTAAAAGCTTAGCCCCATCTGCACGTTGCATTTTATCCATATCGCTGGTAATTTCAGCCTCTGTACACAATGCAGAATACGAGTCTATGATTATAACTGATCCTGGTTCTTCATTAATAATGCGTTCAGCGATTTGTAGATATTCTTCTGCGTGTAGAATTTTTCCTTGTTGAGAACCTATAATGTCGAATCTATCTAAATTAAGATGTGGTATACCCTCCAAATCTCTTTTTTTCAGTCTACCTTCTATATTTAGGTAATACACATGTCTTGGTTTCTTTAGATCCCCTTTATATTCTTCTTTTTGTGCTGTAGCAGCAAAATCTAGTGATGTTGTTGTTTTGCCACATTTGGGTTGTCCAGTAAAAATAACAAAACTTCCTTCTGGAATACCTCCGTTTAAAACAATATCAAGAGCTGGGCTAACAGGTATCACTACGCACTCCCTATCCACAACTGCTGTAGCAGAGCGTATGATTTCGTCACCAAATTTTTTCTTTACGTCCTCTTTTAATGACATTATTCTAGTTCCTTAAGTCTTGAGATTATACCTTTATTTAATTTAGATTTACTGTATGTAATATCTGTTTTACGATCTATCTGCTTAGTCATTGTTTGATTTTGCTGAGATAGCTTTGCCTCTTCTTGTTCTATGATAGAAGGAAGATGGGGTGCTCGCAACGAAAAAATTTTTTTACCTTGATCTGTTAACAAAGCATTTACGATAGCTTTATCGGGATACTGCTTTACTAACTTATTGGCCGTTGCTATTTGATTCCTAAAAAAAATTGACCATTCTTTAGATAACCAAAATCTATAATGAAGATCTTTTTTATCTTTTGCGGCTTTTCGTTCACAAATTAGTTCTGTAATATATTGAGCCGCAGAAACTGTTTTATTATTAGAATATTTCGAGATATATTTATTTGGATTCATTGTGTTTATGAATTTGAATAGCGCAATTATTTAATTCTTTTTCAAACTTCTCTGTAAAATTTTGTATTTTTTCTATGTAGTTGGATCCAGACGGTACTGGTATATGATAGAAATTTTCTAAAATTTGTCCAACCTCCGTTAGTTGTCCATTTTCATTTATAGCAGATATTTCCATTTCTAAATGTACAAAAATTTCTCGTTCATACGTAGTGATGTGTTTAGAATGAAATGGTGTTTCCCCAAGAGTACTCGGATTCTCCATAATCTCTTCTATATTGTTGAGATTATTTTGTTTTGTTAATTCTAAATACTTTTGTATCTTATTTTCTATTACATTTAATACAGATTTTTCTTGGTCTGTTAAATCTATATTCTCTAAAAAATTTTTATCCATTTGGTTTGTGAATATATTTTGATAAGTCCTTAGTAGATCTTGATACAATCTGTTTTTTGTTTTCGTCGTTGATTTCTGATGCCGCTTTAGTCATTACTGATACTTTATGCATACCGGATTGACTTTCGGTTATCATTAAATTTTTTGAGTTAGGTAATTTTGCAACTACAGAGGATCCTGTTTCTATCTTATTATTAAGACGATTAACAGAAGATTGATTAGCTTTAAGCACATTCTTGATTTGACTATCCGTTAATTCTAGTTCAGAAATAATCTGATTCCTATCCCATCCTTGACTATGTAACCATAAAATAGCATATTTTTGTGTTTTATTAATTCGTGACATTAGTCCACCTCTCTTTCCGCATTATAAAACCAAGCCATATTTTTAGTAGATAAAAATTTTATATACCATTCAAACGCTTTATTATTCACTGGCCTAAACTTATCATTAGCTCTACAAACTCTTTCCAAAAAATTGTTAGATTTTTCTTCACCATAGATGGCAACAGGATTATATAGTTTGCCATTATTTGCTACTCTAATCATGGTTTTATAAGTACCATCTTTTTTTTGTATTTTTTTTGCATATACGTGACTATCGTCGTTATGTCTGCGTGGATTGTCTCCTTCTAAAAATTCTTCTTGTCCAACAACAGTATAAAATTCTTTTGATAATTCATTCTCATTAATATTAATTTCGGTATTATATATGTTACTAGGTCTGTGAAAGTCCATATTATCTCCACTTTGTTTTGGTTTTAGATTTCTTAATCCTTGACATACCTTTTGGTAGTTCTTTAATCAAATCATTATCTTTATAAGAATTATGTTTTTCAGTTAGCTCTTGCCTTTGTTCTTCACTCATTCGGTCTCTATTTCTATTAGCTAAATCTCCAATAGTTTTCAACTCTGTATCACTTTTCTTAACAGAACTATTGATAGTTAATAGGTCTTCATAATGTCTAGAACATGTATTTTTACATTTTTGACATTTGACTGTTTCTTTATATTCTCTTAAACTAAAAAATAGCTCAAAAGTATTTTTACATTTTTCACAAAAATAGGAATAGGTAGGCATTATTGTGCTATAATTGCTCCGACATACAACTGCCATTCTTTGGGAATACTATGTCTTATAGTAAGAATTTGATGGGTGACATGCAAGTATTTAGTTGTTTTATTGGGTATATATGGATTGGTCATTAATTGCATATTAACTTGTTGTAAACTTTTATTTCCCTTACGACTATTACATCTAAAACAAGCCGTAACTATATTAGTCCAAGATGTTACTGGCTGATTTTTGAACTGCCATTTAGACTTTGGAATAATATGATCATAAGTTAATTGATTAGAAGGTAATTGATCGCCACAATATTGACAAGTATAATTATCACGAATGAACAAATTTTTACGAGAAAAATTAACAGTATGATGATTAATTTTGAAAAATTTAGTAGTTTTAATCACCGCCGGTATTTTTTCTGTAGAATTTGCCCCCATAACATAATCATCTGAATAGTATTCTATAATTTCTATACCAGAATAACGAGAATGAGTATATCTAAAAGACCATACCATGGCTTTTTTCCAATCAATAATACCAATAGGCGAATAGTCGGCGTTTAGGACTAAACAATCTTTATGCGATCTCATAATCTAGACACTATGTCTGCAATAATAGGATTTCTAACTATATCAACAACTTCTAGTTCAGAAAAACCTATGTTGTTGACGCCATTTAATTTATCTATGATAGACTGAAAACCACCCTGTTTAAAGTCTTGTAAATCTGATTGTTCCAAATCTCCAGTTAATACCATTTTACTGTCGATGCCGATTCTTGTCAATAGCATTTTTAACTGTTCATAGGATGCGTTTTGACATTCATCAGCTACTATAAATGCATTATGAAAACTACGACCTCTCATAAGACCCAATGGAACAATTTCTATCTGACGACTAGATTTTAATTTATGAAAATGCATCATTTGCAAAAAATATTCTATTTCATCAAATAGTGGTAATAAATATGGATGCAGTTTTTCTTCTGCTGTTCCTGGTAAAAATCCCAGTTTTTCACCGGCTTCTACAACTGGTCTTGTAATAACAATTTTTTCTACTTTGCCATCCAATAAATATTCTAAGGCCATACCTATAGCAATATGTGTTTTACCGCTACCGGGAACACCCTTACAAAAAGTAATAGTATTTTCTGCTATGGTTCTAATATAATCTTTTTGATTGATAGATCTTGGCTTTAATCTATTTTTAAAACCAACAACTATATCTTCTGGTTTATTAAAACCATCCTTACGGTTATTTAATAATATGGTACCTTTTTTAGGGGCTTTATACTTATTTTTTTTTCTCAATTGTAGACCTTTCTGAAATTAAGTTTAAATTAGACATGCACCACCCGCACAACTAATTTCCTCAATTCCAGCAGTATTATCCTCTGTTTCCAGTAGTTGTGTATAATCAACTTTACTAAAACTATCAAATAAATCTGTATAAATTTTCCAATTATATACATCTTTCATACAATATGTTAGTCTTCTAAAATCATTATTAAAATATTTTTTAGCAAACCTTAACATTTTCAATGAGAATAACTTTTTGTCAGCAGTATCATTCTCTTGCTGTTGATTTAATGTTATATAGTCACAAGCTGCCCATAAATTATTGTTGAAAGCGTTAAGACCAAGCTCTATTAAACCGGAACACCATAAAGCAGCGTCTCCGTACTCTTTGGCAATTTCTCTACTGGTATATACAGTAGTAAATGGTGCTTGTGGATAATCTTTATCTCCACTCTGAGGAATCAATGATATACCAGCAAAATATTTTCTATTATCATAGATATATTTGGTAACATCATCCCACTCATCTGGTTTGACGGTTACGGTATTGCTTACATTATGACTTAAGAATTCTTGTGTACATAATGACCTATTTTTACCTGAATGAACCCAATTTTTTTGGGTATCCTTCACAATAGACAACATTTCTACCGCTGGTAATTGATTCTTTAATTTAGCACCATCAGGTACTTCAATAGGGAATTTAATGACCTCATCGGTATCATTGGCTGACCATGAAGATTTCTCACACGCTTGAGGGTTATATTTTTTGAAGTATTGGTATGGTGCTTCTAAAACATTGGCCTGTACGTGTCGTATATAGCGTTTAGCATGGTGAGGGTGGATGCCCGATGATGTGCCTAACATAGAACTTGAGGTTCCTTCTGGTTTTAGACAGGTAACCCTAGCTGCTTGATTAATGCCAATTTTTTTAGCCATTTCTTTATTAGTCTCAACTGCAATTTTAGCACCTTGTTTTAGAACTTGTTCAGTTAACACAAGATCATGCTTTTCCATAATTCCGGTCAATGATACTCCCAATAATGCTTCTCTATCAAAAATTCTTTTACTAGTATCTCCTAGATAATCTAGATTGGTAAAACCAGCCTGTAAAGTTCCAATGATTGCAGCCGCCTTACATCTTTCATAAAAATCTTCTTCATCAGTGACAGATGAGCAATTGATTGTAGATAGATTGCATCCTTGCCAACCGCTCTTTCCTGTCGATTCGTCTACAGGCCACATACCGACCTCAACACATGGATTAAATGTCATCTCTGTAGAGTCACTCCAAATAAATCCTGGTTCTCCAAATTCTTTGACACTTTCCATTAATGTTTGGAATTCTTCAAAAGTAGTATTGTCTTTTAACAATAAAGCGGAGTTATTACTTCTGGCTCTTTGAGGATTGTCCATATACCAATTGCCTGTTTTGGCTTTGGCCATATCTTCATCGTCATGACTAAATAGTGCTAATGAAGCGCTTCTACGAACGCCACCGGAAAGCACAGCGTCACTACTATGCATAATAATATCGTATGCGTCTATTGGACGTAATCTTTTTTGTTCATTAGCAATACATTTGTCTAATAATGTTCTAATTTTTTCTAAACCTTTTTGTAAAGGTTCAAATCCTGGAGCCTTGCCCACTCCGGACGATAAAGTAGCACCTTTTTGGCGAATATTCGAATAGTCAAAAACCACATATTGATCTTTATAGATTTTAAACTTATCTTCACTGGCTTTGGTAAAATACGAACTGAGCAATACGCCTAACGCATCAGCCCATCCTTCGATACTATCGTCTATAGTATATTTCATACCATTATCATGATTTTTGGCAACTAACGACAGGTTTGGTAATTTAGCTACATGGTGTTTTTGAACACTAAAACCAGTACCGCTACCACACAACAGTAACCAAAAACATTCTTGAAAAAATCTTAATCTGTCACAATACGAACTAGTACAGTTATATATTTTAGCGTGGCGTTTTAGTATCGGCTCACCACCAAACTGTAACGCTCTTTGGCTTCCTAATACTTTTTTCTTGAACATAAAATCGTAGGCCCAACCAATCTCTGCGTCGAGATTTTTGTCCGCATAATATGCGTTCATCATGCTTTTAACACGATCAACCGCTTCTTTCCATGTTTCTCTGCGGTTTTCACTTTCTATCCAACGAGCATATTTGCTAACGAAAGTATAATTTTGCAATTCATTTAATCCGGACATACTATCTCCTTAAAGAAAAAAATCAGATTGACTAGCCCTATAAGATTGATTTTGGTCATACGTATGATAAATCGTTTTGTGTAAAAAAGCAAGGGCTGAGGATTATCTAGTTAACTCCTAAATACACCATCGATAATTGTAGTAAGATCTTTTTTATAGATCTAAATTTTTAATCCATGCAAAGTTTGGTGTATATCGAACGATTTCTATACCTGTTTCTTTAACAAATAAATCAAATCGTGCTTTGGCTTCGGCATCAAATAATTTTGTGCCATGACTTTCCGACATGACCACTTTAGTAATTCCCTCTTGCCACAGAGCCATAATACAGTCGTTACATGATTGACCTGTAACGTATGCTATTCCGTTATCTGGTCTAATCACACAATTCGATAAAGCATTCCTCTCGGCATGAATCATCCAGTGATATTTCTCTGGGCGACTAGTTGGTAGTATGCTATCATTCATACCTTTAGGAAAACCATTATAGCCCACTCCAAGAATTCTGTTATTGATATCTGTAATTACACATCCATGCTGAGTATGTATGTCGTGGCTACGCTGAGATACGACTTTGGCTAATCCTAAAAAATAATCAATCCAATTCGGTCTCATTATTGGTTTCTGATCTCGGTTTTTTTCTAAAGCTCGTACCTGACGAATAAGCTATTATACGTCGTGATCGCAAAATAGCAACACATCCAATGTTCACTTGTTTCTTTAATTTAATATCAGTTTTTGATGTAGAATAGCTGGATTATATTTATTTATTATGTATTTAATATCTATATCTATGTCTTTAGGATTACTATAATTCACAATTATATTATTGTGTATATAATTTCTTTTAATAAATTGCCATAGTTGTCTATTGTCGTGATCAAAATTAAAATAATCTTCTATAATTTGATAAATACAATAATCATATGGTAGATTTTTAGAATACTTATCGACATATACTGTCAATAAATGAAAACAAAATTTAATAAAACTAATAAAACCTGGATTACCAGTAGCATATATACCACTACCACCATTGATGTGTTGGTTTACAATACTATGATATGGGTCCATATTCAATCCGTCATACCAAGCACCAGAGATCCAAAACTGACCACTAAACCTACAATAGTTATAAAGTCTTTCTAGCCAATTATCTATGATAGTACAATCACATTCTAAAAATAATGTTGTATTATACATAGTTAAATGATCAAAAGCTTTAAAAAAACAATAGTTGGGTCCTGATTTATAACCGTATCTCAAATCAGATGTTTCCGTATAGTCGTCATAAAAATCATATTGTTGTGGTATATCGATACGTATAATAGATATATTTTTAAAATATTGTTCTAGTTGTTCTTTGTATCTAATTAATAAGTCATTATGTTTGGTTATAATTATTTTGAAATCTAATAGTTTAGCAAAGAGCTTGTTCGCTTCGTTATTTTTTAGGCTTTGTAAAAGTTTTTGTATAAAATACAAACATTGTCCATCTTCTATCTCCTTTCCGGTCATCAATAGTACTATTGCTTCAAGATTATTATGATAATATTGTAAATTATTGAATTGTAAATATTCTTTAATATCTATAATTCTATCATTAGCACAGCTATAATTTAGATCATAAGATTTGTGTGTTTTTGTAGTACGATAATCTATATGAATAGCATTAATATTTGGATATAAATTAACAAAATTATATTTTTCTTGTTCTAAATATTTTTTTAATAATCTATCACAATTATTATATCCTAATTTATAGTTAATTAATTTTAAATCTGGCAAGCGTAGTGGTTGTAAATAAATCCAACAATCTTGAGAATATGATGCATGTGTTGGGTGTTTAGTATCTCCATAAAAATCGCTACTATCCACAATCTTTCCATCATGACTTAAATCTTTTCTGGTTATACCATATATAGTTTGGTAATTAAATTTTTGTTGTCTAATGAAAAGCAAAGAATCATCAAAATAAATATCTGAATTAGCTAAAATTTTAATATCATTTATATGGTGTTGATTAGCGTACTCCATCCAATCGGAATAGGATAGGCAATCATCAATAAAAGAAATCGAAATTTTTTTATTACTTCCTATATAATTCATTAGTTGCTGGTGACTATTTATCTCACAAAATACATGAATATGATCAATATGCTTATTTTCTATATTATTGAATAAGCATTTTAATCTATTGCTTTCTGTGGAAGAATCAGTATACCATTGTACAAATAATACTATTTTAGTTTTGGGTGGAACATAGTGAGCTTTAGAGTTATTAATATAATTTTGAATCTCATAATGATTATTAGATTTATATCTTCTCTGTTCATTTATTCCGTGATTTATATAGTGTTGAATTGCTAATATTTCCGAGTTGATCCCAGCCTGCTGTAAATCAGCATGGTTCTCTATATAAAATTGCCAATCAAAATCTATTGGCAGGATATTTGATGATAAATCCATGAATTAGTCACACGCTTTAGAATCTTTAGATGAGATAATATTTGGTAAAAATGGCCAATTGATATTAAATTGTTTATAACAATATGTTTCGTCTAATGATGACTGATATTCATCTCCTTGTTGATAAATCAATGTACTGTCTTCTATAGCTAAAAATCCATGTCCACAATATGGCGGTATATATAAACTATATAAATTTTGAGAATCTAACAATAAACCAAAATAGTTCTGATAAGTTGGACTATCTTTTCTTAAATCTACACAAACATCATACACTTTGCCACTAACGCATGTTACCAATTTGGCATATGGTGTTCTATGTATTCCTCTTAACACACCAGATAGAGAAAAACTATAGTTACTTTGCAATGGTTTAAAATATGGAATTTTAGATTGTTGAAAAATTTCTGAAAATATACCCCTATTGTCTTTATATTGTTCAGGTTTTAGCCAAACACATTCACTTATATAGGTATTATTTATAATCATACTTTAATATTCAAATTGCGGCCACGGGGTGATTTATAACATGATAATGACATAGATTACCTACATTGGTATATGTAATATTTTTATGACTTCCATCATGTATTTTATGATCATAGATCAAATCAATAATTTTGTTTGTATCAGAATCAGATAATAGATGATAACTTTTAAGATTATTAGCCCTGACTGTTTTTGCTAACATATGTTCACAATCACAACCTTGTCCGTCCTCCAAACCGACTGTTGCGCCACCCAAAACTTCCCATGGTCTAGATTCTGGATTTATTTTAATAGCATCCTGATAATAAGAATAATATTGTATTAACTCATTTTTGTTTGGAAACCAACGACTCAGTTTATTTTTAATAATATAATAATTAGTTTGAGGATAAAAATATGTTTGAGATTTTATATCATTAAGCAGCTGCTCTTTGGTGCGATCATTAAACGCTGCATAACCTATATTATTTATATAGAAAAAATCATAAGATTCATCTAGTTCTAGATCTAATAAGCTATTATCGGCAATGATGTCGTGAGAAAACTTAAAAAGATATTCGATTGGTTTATTACTTATATAATCAATAATTTTTAAATCATTATCCATAGCACCGAAACATACTCCCAGATTATCCGAATACAGTAGTTCTATTTCAGGATTTAATAGATTGCTGATTTCTTCTAAATTAGAATCAATTAATGATTTATTTCCATTTAGGCTTAGAACAATTAAACCAAAATCATCTAACCAAGTTTTGTTATATTTTATATACTCTAGTTGCCTAGAGGCATCCTTGATATTATCTATAGTGCCGACAAAAGCAGCGGCTGAATTAGAAAGAATATTTTTTACTTTGATCATTAAGCACCCATTCTATTGTTGTTTTTAAAGACGTTTCAAAATCTATTGGTTGTTGCCATCCCATATTTTTTAATTTGGATCCATCTAAACTATATCTACGATCATGTCCAGGTCTAGCCTTATCACAATCCACGTATTGTATTCTGGCTTCTTTATTCATTAATTTGGCTATTTCTTTAACTAAATCATCATTATTAAGTTCAATGTCTCCAACTACATTATAATGCTCTCCCGGTTTTCCATGGTTTAATAAAAATAATGTAGCATTAGCAGCGTTTCTGGCATGTAGCCAATGTCTTTGTCCAACATAAAGAACACGACCAAGCTCATCTAGTTTAGCATGAATTTGTACTATTTGATCTTTAGATATTTTATCTATAGCCTTAGCCACCAATTTTTCTTTATGTTGTCTTGCCCCATAAAGATTCATGGTATATGTATGAATAATTGGTAAATTATATGTATTGGCATATGCTATGCCAGCTGCTCCCTGACCAGCCTTACTAGCACTGTATGGATTACTTGGTCTCCATCTATCATCTTCCTTAAAATCATAATTATCTGGTGCTGGACCAAAAACCTCATCAGTTAAATAATTAACAAATAAAGCATTAGGATTATATTTTCTATACCATTCTAAAAGATTCACAGTTCCCATTACATTGTCTTCAAAAAATTGTTTTGGCGTTGTTATACTACGATCCACATGACTATTAGCTGCAATGTGTACGACATAATCTACATCGCCTATACTTTCTTGAGTATGCTCTGGAATGTCGAATTTTAAATCGTGATAAATTAATTTAACTCTATCAGCGTGCTCTTTAACGTGTAAACTATTAATAATTCTATCCAAATCGCCTACATAAGTTAATCTACACAGACACTTAATATTCCAATTAGTATTAACTAATACTTCTTCAATAAAGTGAGATCCTAAAAAACCAGCTGCTCCAGTAACTAAAATAGATTTTGACATTAAATATTCCTTAAAAGTTTTGAATTATTTTGCGTATTATGTTGTGCCAATGATCCCCATTTACGCTTAAAATATAAATGACATTGTTTTTCTGCTTCTTGAGATGCTGCTATTTTTTCTGGCGTTTTAGCAGTAATGGAAACAAAATGGTAAAATAAACATTGATAGGTTCTTAACATTTTTAATCCATTCAATTCGCATTTCATAAAAAATTCCCAATCTGCAACAAAGCCACTGGCTGAAGGATAGTCGCTATCGAATCCTCCACATCTTAAATAGTTAATTTTATCGATAAAAATTGGAAAGGTTGATCCAGTATATTCTACCAAATTTTTTCTGGTCTTAAGTTCATAGTTCCAAAATTCTTGTAAATCAAAAGTAGCAGGATCACGACCGAGATCATGAATCTGGAATTGTCGAAACATACTATTATATGGTTCTATCTGATTAGGCGCAACCACAGTATTTTTGATATCCAAAGCAGACAGTATAGTATCCCAGTCTTTAGGAAACACATTATCATCATTAACAATCAATATATTGCTGTGATTTGCATGATAAACACCAAGATTAGTTGCTTTGCATGTGCCTACATTTTTTTCTAAAATCAGAGGCTTAATATGTAAACTATATTTTTCTAGTATAGTCTTATTGCTGACAAAATCACCATCTATTACAACAATAATTTCATTGTTTTGTTGTTGTCCATCGATAGCTGATCGTAAGCATAAATCTAGGGCTTTTGGAGTATTAAGAGTAGGAATAATAACACTAATCATATAGATCGTAATATTCTCCTAATTTAAATTTTTTGTTCGCATTAATGGATCCTTTATCGCTAGGAATATAGTTATTGTATTCTATAACTCTAAAATCCACGCTGATTCTAGTAGATCCTGTTTGATTAATATAATTACCATGCAATAAATTAGGACCATCCCATTGTATAAATTCACCATATTTACAATTCATAGGAGCAAAATCTTTTTTATCTTCCTCAGATTCTACCCATATGGTGTTTGTATCAAAGGCTTCAGTAAAAGGCAAAAAGAAGTTAAGTTCTTTAACCTGAACTGCCCAATCTCCATCACGATACCATTTATCTTTATGAAACTCTCCTACAGCAATATTATTAGGATAACAGATACGAAATGTTGGTCTTTTTTGTACTACAATTTTATCTGAATATAATGGCCTAACATATTCTTTAATAAAAGAATCATATAAGTCCCTAAAAGACTGTGTTTCCATCCATTCATAAAATAGCTTGTGATGAGGTGTACTTTGGTCGTTTTCTCTTTTGAGAACCTCTATATCGTTTTTAATTGTAGACAAATTACTGACATTAAAAATTTGACATAAAGATTCAGCAAAATTATATTTAACAGTATCAAAAGATTTTTTATTAATATACATAATCATTCCATTGTGTTAAAGGACTTAACCATTGAGTTTCGCCATGAGTAGAGTATCCGGGAATAGAAGAAATTAAAAATTGATTTTTAGACATCAATTCTAAAAAAATTTGGTAATCATTTGGATGTGTTCCAGATGTCCATTTCTTAAATATGGATACATCTTTTTTCAATGTTGATGCTTTAGCTGCAAAGGTCATAGTAGTAGAATTGGTAATTTTCCAATGACAAGATTTAGATAAGTAAACCCTTGTGTTTTCTGCTCTGCCAGAACATAATGGATTACCACCAACAACAGGATCCATATATTTGTCTGGATGATCATACAATGTAACATATGGAAAACCTATATCAAAACCTTCTAATAAAATTTGATCACTAGATAATTTGTGTATGTAATCATTTTCTACAAAATATACAATTTCTTGATCATCTAATAATATTGCTTGATCTAAAGCTATATTAAAAGTACCAGCACCATGTCCCACAGTTACTTGTTGAATATTCTTCGAATCTATATATTTAGTAATCATATTATGTGTATTGTCTGAAATATTATCAGCTATAATATGTATATCATTAATATATTTATCAAATATTTTTACAAAATTAGATAAACAATTTTCATTATTTATATAGATAGGCTTAATTTTAGCATAACCAGTATCGCTAATTCTATAATAAATTTTCATAGTATTAATTGGTTTGTAATACAGCAGTTGAATTTAAGTGATTATCTGTTGTTATATTATAGCCTAAATTATGCAAATAGTCAACAATATTGTTATAGTTTTGGCCTTTTTGAAAGACACCGTCTGTGTGAGCAGATTCGAAAATAATATTGTTAAATGTATATAAATTAAAATCTAAATCTTTGATAATGGATATATCTAGTCCTTCGGTATCAATAAACAAATAATCAATTTGATCTAAATTATATTTCTTCATTAAGTTATTAATAGATGTAGCAGCAACTTCTATTTTTTCGATCTTATATTCTGGACAACCATGATCTAATAAGTGTTGTTTGCTAAATGAACAAACTTCATAATTAATGCTATTTTTCTCATAATACAATACTAATTTATTTTGATCGGATGGTACTATTGCTACTGGCTCAATGTGAATATTTTTAAAAAGTTGATAATTTAATTTTAATTTATCTAATACATAGGGCATGGGTTCAACAAGTATTACTATATCAATTTCATGAATATGATTTTTAATAAAATGATATACCTCATCATTACCAGAGTTAGCCCCCACTTGTATAATTTTCATATAAAATACCTATTCTATTATATCAAATATATAATTATTAACAAAACACTTGCCATTAAATGGCCTACTGAATTCTTCTTCTATCATAGATATCCAATTTTTGTCCTGATTATGCCCCCAAGATTTAACCTTTTGCATCATTTCTTCTTTAGTTCTAACCCAACTATAATGATGTATCATTGGTTCTCTGTCTGTCCCAAGTATGTTCCGTTTTTTATTACATTCGATAAGTTCATGATATTGTTCTCTACCAGCAGATATAATTGGTATAATCATACTATTATTTTTTACAAGTAAATCTTTTTTTGCTAAAACCACACTATCTTCTACTGTTTTTGCTCTATATATTTTTTCTCTAAAATACCAATAATTAGCTATTTTCATAGAGTCATATTGCTGATATTCTGTGGTATTTATCCAGTCTGTGAATTTTTCTGTATCTATAATTTCATCTGTATCTAAAAATAATATATATTCTGTATTTTCAGATGTGGATAGTATACCACTAGTTCTACATTGTGTCTCCCAGAAAAACGTAGGATACCCTTTTATCCACGGAACAAATATCCATTTTGTATTAAAATATGAGTTAATAATTTGCTGACTTTTCAACAACAAGTCGCTATTTTCCTGTTCTCCGTTCCATAGCTTATCACAACTTACAACAATAATCTCATTTGATATTTTAGATACAGACTCTAAACATTCATTTAACCAACGGTAATCGATAGTGGAATATAATAATACAGTAGATATATTATTCATATATTATTTAGATCAATTGTATTGATATCATTCACTGTAACGAGAGACAACAATGATTGTTTATCCTTAACAAACTCTGACCACGCCATATCTAAATCAATATTTGTGACCGGATAAAGTTTTTGATTAGCGTGTACTACTCCTATACCAAAATCTGTATCTAGTACAAACGCGTGTGGATTGGCTGATTTTATCAGAAGAAAAGCTTTCCATACGTCTCCATTCCAACTTACTGTTTCTCTCTTGGGATTTTGAGATAATTCATCTACAGGATTACAATCGTGCAATAATATATATCCATTATAGTTGATATATTTTAAACTGTTGTTAAAATCTTTGACAACTTGATGATATTCATGTAAACCATCTATAAAAATAATATCATAGGTATCTGTGCAAATCTCAAAAAAATCATCAGATGGCATTCTATGAGTTACAGATAAGGCTGTTATACCTTCAATACCAGGATCAACACCATGTTTGGTTTGACATTCTATTTTATTAAAAGTATATCCATCAAAAATACCTATCTCTAAATATTTTTTAAACTGATGTGTTTTAATCAAATGATTAATAAGCTGAAATCTCTGTACTTCACTACGCAGTTGTTTTTGAACATTTGGATCTGTCGTATTATCGATAATCATCTTTTTATGGTCTCGTATAAATTATTTTGTTGTCTTTGTTTTTGTATAGTCTTATGATGTATAATAGCAAATTTTGGGTCAGCAGGCAAGGCAGCTGTATTTACTGCTCCAGTAATAGCTTCATGAACATTGCCAGACCACTTGATATTTCTAGTATTTTTAAAAATACGAGGTTGATAATCTGGCCAATTAATCCATCCATATTCATTGATAGTCCATTTATATTTTTTAATATCGTCTAATGTATAGTTAACCACAGTATTAATTCTAGGTAAATAGTATAGATCATAGTTATTAGCCATTATTGCTTGTTTCCATAATCGAAACGTGTCAATGGTACAAAGCTCATCGGCATCAAAATTACAAATATAGTCTTTGGTAGCCAAACCAATTAAATAATTCTTTAAATCACAAAATTTATTTTGAAAATGAAAATTTGTATAGCGATCAGCAAATGATTCAGATATTTGTTTGATATCTTTGAACAAAGCTTGCTCTTGCTCATTAGCATCACGATATGTGTGTAATATTACCACTTCGTCTTGTTCTTCTTTGATTTGCTCTATAAGAGTTTTAAGCTGTTTTAACTCTAATAATTCATTATATACAGTTATAGTAAAAGAAATATTCATATTTGTTGTATGATTCCATAGTTATTCACCGATGAGTCTACATTTATAGATCTACCCTTAATAATACCGTAATTGGAACCATTAGACAAGGTGACAGTTTCGCTATTTATAGTTCCGTAATTGATAAAATTACTGATAGTAACTGACCTAGTATTAGTGCTAAAACTAGCTGCAAGTGTCATAGGGCTTGAATTATTCTCAGTATCAGCCCCAACCAGATTCAAGCTTTCAGATGGATTATATGTCCCTTTTATTTCACATAATTGATCGCTGGTTATTTTTAAATATGGAATTTTTTCTAATCTAAGAGCCGTTACTAATTTTGGATTATTTATATATGCTATAGTTTGTGGACCAGAACCAATTAGGGTTCCTCCATTCACTAATGCCGCATTAATATTTATAGAAGAGTACGCCGTACAAGCTAAATCAAATTTATTAGCAGCATAATTAATTATATTACCAGAACAAAACGTGTTCTCTATTTTATTAGTAAACAAATTTAATGTGTTGTTACATCTTAAATCACAATTAGATAAACTAGATTTATAATCTATACTAAAAGCATAAGATTTAATATTAGAATTAATTAATTTTGAGGAGATCAATTGTATTTGTCCTGCGCTATCTATTAATGTTCGTATTGTTCCAGTTACTTCAGTTAATGAACAACCATGATCTGTATTACATTGGAATATGGATAAATTTAAACCAAAATATGAGCCGCTCATGCTAATAATAGATGAATTCAAAAAATTAAAACTCATAGAATCATGAGAACCTTGTATATTTAAAGTACTATTTGGTCCTACTACTATAGAATGAATATTATTAATTTGATTAGATAAATTAACCGTGAATGTGTTAGATGTATCTTTTGGTTGATTAATCTTTAATAATCCAATAGTTCTTAAGCATGTAGCAGCATCGTTGAGATTTAATGTTAAAGAGTTTGCGTCATTCACTTCAGTTAATAAACAAATATAATCTTGATCATAATATGATATAATATTCGCTTTTTCTGTAGTGGCTGCATTTTTCCACAATTTTTCTAAATTACATAATTCTAAATTCATATATATTTATTTATAATACAGGGTTTGAGTTTTTAACTTATCTTTCCAGTGCTGTATAGGATAAAATTGATCATAGTTTAAATCTTGTTTAGGAAAACCTTCTGATAGTGATACAGCGAATACGAATCCGCAAGCTCTTTGTTGAGGCGTACAATAATAAGGATCGCATCTACCCTCTAAACCAGCTCCACAACCGGCTAATTGTCGTATGATCGTAGGATCAGAACAATCTCTAATTGGACTATTAATACATATTTCTTGTCTACATCCATAAAAGTCGCTTGTTGGATAATAGTTGACCAAGCAACGTAAATGACTTTCTGTGACTAAAAAACTTCCTGCTGGTAATGGACCCCATGTTGGATCACCTCCGCTATTCCACTTACCAAAAGGTAACTGTAACACATATACACACTCGTCATAATCAATTTTAGTATCATCATATCCAATAATATTATATGTATGATAGAATACTCTATCTGGATATGACACTCCAGTTGAGTCTTTAAGATTGTTAAAACCTACATTTGTTAACAACATTACTCCATATCCATTATACAATAAGTCTTTTATACGATCGACCATCCACAATGAATCTGTGCTAGGAGAAGCTTTGAATACTGATGCTTTTAAAACCAATGAAATAGTTCTGGCTCTTTGTATTTCTCCGTCATCAGATCGTTTATGCTCAGTATAATTCCATCCGTTTATAGTTTGAAAATATTGAAAAAATAAATCATCTAGTGTAATTGGTGGATTTTGACCAGAACATTGGGTACTGAAATTAGCATATCCATGATAAATTTTTCGTTCTAAAATACCAACATGTCTTAATACTTCGCCCAATCTACCTCTAAGTATAGTACCATCAAAACTGCCGTCATCTGACTTAATCCATAAAGACCAATCAGTAAGCCTATCGCTTACAGCTTTATCTGCAGTGTTGCAACATTGGTTGAAGTAATATATACTTCCTCTATGGCAGCAAGGATTTGATGGGTCTGTAATTTCTCCAGATATTGGGTCTGCCGGACACTCATTACAACTAGTACATATAGCATTAGTGCTTTCGGGTGGAGTATAACAAAAATGACTTGCTCCAGGCACTCCATTAGCAGTAGGAAAACAAGTCATACCAGCATCATTAGTTGCTGCATCATCTAGTATAGTCTGATCCCCAGCCCCAGAATACTGAATTGGCTCACTGGCATTAACTTTATATCCAGGCGCTCTAAAGTATTCAGACACTATTGGATGCACTAGATCAGGCCCACATAAAAATAAACAATCAGGCAAAGAAGAAGACCCATAATATTCCAAATACTCGGTAGCCATTCTACTAAACCAACGACTAGTAGTTTTATTGTGTGTAAAATAACATGCTCTACTTAAATCACAACAATTTCTAACAGAATAAGATGTTCCCGCTCTTACTGTTGGCTGAACTTCTTCATATGCTTCTGCATCTAAAAGTTGTAAAAACTTAAATGTTGGAGATAATTTATTTTTACCAGTATTAAGAATATCATTATATCCTGGCGCTGATTGTATGCAAGGATACTTCACTTGTTTAAAAAAATTAATAATACGCAGCCAATTCATGGGCGTACCAGCACCCATAGCATTGCCATACAGCTGATTAAAGATATCGACTGATGCGTCTAGTTGTGTATATGTTGGAGACGAATGAGAATAGGTACAGGGATTCTTTGAATATTCTTCATATAGTTCTTTAGGTGTCAGCATAATATTTTACATTCACAAAATATTTAATATGTTTTTTATAAGACTGTATTTGATACTGATCAGTATTTTTCCATTGTATTGTCATATGACTATTATCTAAACTAATAATAGATCCATACACATTCGGATTTTCTTGTATATAACAATCTTTATTATAAAGCTTTATTAGATGTAGTCTATGTTTTTTAAGATTAGGGCTTAAAATTATATTACTATGATAAGGAGCACCTATTATTTTTTTATTATGATACTCTGCCATATAACCAAATATTCTTTCCATACTATGTACATATTTACCACCGTCGTCATCCTTGATTGCTCCAACCTCTTGAGATAGTTTATGATATACAGCATTATTATATAATAAAGGTTTAAAAAGTGTGGTTTTAGCAGCAAATATATTTCCTCCAATAAATGATTTAGTATTTAGTTTAGTATAGTCAATATTCAACATAGAACATAATTCTAAAATATTTTGACTATTTGTATATTCATGATTTTTCATAATAAATGGCTTAGAAGCAACAATACCAACAGACGATGTTTGCAAATTCTTAATCGTGGTAGAAAAATTATTCTTATACAGTATATCGTTTAATAATATGACTCTCCAATTTACTTGTTTTAATGCTCCCCAAGGACTATATTTAGAATGTAATTTAAAAAATATAGGATAATGATCTATACATTTTTCTAATAATTTAAGCGTAGGTAAAATATCTGTACCGCCATTAGGCAGATACTCTATATACAGATTATCCTTAAAAACGTATTTAAATAAAGACTCTGCTTCTGTATTAGCATTGTCATGACATAATCCTAAAAATATGTCTATATATTTTTGATGAGGAGCTAATAAGTCAATAAATTCATTAGCAAGATCGGTATGATATAGCCATAAAACAACAGCTACTTTATTTCTTCTCATTCGTGAGTTTATTATACAATACTAGCGTTAGTATTGATCCTGCTATACCCATAAAAATACCAGAAGGCTCTAGGGTATTATATGATCCTAATAAATAAAGTACAGCACCTCCCATATAAGAGCCAGCCACACCCAAAGCTACAGTTTTGATAAAACCAAAATTTTCTTCGCCGGGAACAATACTTTTAGCTATAGCTCCAACAAATATACCATAAACACACCATATTAATATACTAAACATTAGAGGCCTCCAGTAACACAGAAATGTTATCCTCCGTGATTGTTTCTCCTTTAATTAAGATACCATTTACTAAACTATGAGCATATTGTTTATATTCATCTTTGTTCATAGTTTGACGCATAATTTTTTTTAATCGCATTTTTGTAAACCAACCTTTTTTATTGCATAAATTTTGCACTTGATCCGTTATATTTTTTAAGTCCTTATTGTTCTTATTACATTCTTGAATAACTCTAATAGCGTTTACTATTATACCGATAACCATTAAAATAATTAATGGATTCCCATACATATCTTTGGGTAGTGATTCTGCTATTATTTCATTTGATAAATCTTTAAGTTGATCATTCATATAATTATGGCTCACAATATTGACAATTAATTTTAGCTATGCCATCGCCGCTCAAATACCAACCCTTACCCTTACATACTGTACAATCTTTTCTCTTCTGTTTTTTAACTTCAATATCTTTATGTGTGGTCGCAACTATTCCGCCAACTATAGTTACTACCGATGTAGTACTATATTTTGGTAATGACATTAATATAGCTGTTGAAGCTATAAGACTATAAAATAGTATTTTATTCATTTAATTACCTTATTAATAAAATCTCTAAGTGGTCTTTTTTTCTTAATATTGGGTGTTGGTATATCGATAGTATCATCAATTCTTGACGAATGTAATATTTTGACTATGCTTAGTATAAAACCAGTAATAATTGATATTAATCTATTTAAAGCTATTTTATCTAAAAATCTCATATTGATGGGTACCTCCATAAATATAATACACTATATGATATTTTCACCCTTAATAAATTTAACATCTATCGTAGCTGAAGTATTAGAAAAACATCTTGTTGAAATATATGTAGCCGTATTTGGTGTTGTTGTACCTAAACTAGTGTAATAACCAGGACAAACGGAAGAAACTATATTACAATAAGTGTTGGGTTGTAGGTCAACACTATTGGTATATATCCTAGAGCATCGAACATTGGTAATATATGCACATAGTGCTAAAGAATTAAAATCATTGATACCAGAAGAATTAAGAGTTAGATCAACTTTGGCCATAATTGTCATTGGATCTATAGCGCCAACAGAATACGGATAATAATTAGAACGATATGTTTCGTTGCAATGATTAGCATTATAATATGGTCTATTGTCACCAGAATTAGTATTTTTAAATGTAATTGGATACGAACATATATTAGTAATTAAAGAATTGCTATTGCCACCACTAATACCTATATTTAATACAAAACTATCTATGATATAATCATAATTGTTATCAGAAACAAAATTAGCTAAATGACTTTCATTCCATGTGATATTTGTAAATTGTGTAGTTTGATTAAAAACTGAAGTATCACCACCACAAATTGTTGCATCACAACTGATATAATTGTAATTGTGTGTGGTTCCACTTAATGGTAATAGCTCTTGTAATTTCTGTGTATTTAATGATCCTTGTCCGGGAACATAAGGTCTATCACCAAATGTAATATTAGAAATTTTAAAAATAGCCGTACCAATCAAAGATAATGATTCATTAGTTTTAGATTGATAAAAATCATTATAATTCAAAGTAATTAAATTATATCCACTAGTAGTAGAATTAGGACCAGTATCACTATTGGTAATAGTTACAGCTGAAGAAGCGTATTTAATTTTTTCTGTATTAAATAAAGTATATTGATGAGGCCACTCAGTATTAATTGTGTAGCCTATACCTTTACCATCAATAATATTGGATCCAGTCACAGAAATTATGCCACTTGAATATTTACCTCCAGTACCACCATACTGATTATGTGCAGCACTATTACTATTAAAATTAATTTCTATATTATTACCAGCTTTAGCATTAAGTCCTGTACTATAAATAATACCACTATATGGCCAATAGTTCTTATGACCCACAACTATTAAGTTTTCAGCGACACTATTCAAACCTGTTGTTGAAATAATGCCACTATGACAAATAGGACCAGTACCTCCATATTTGCCACCAGCTGGAGTATTTTGTGAAAACTGTATTTCTACATTATTACCAGGGATAGCATGTATTCCGGTGTTCCATATACTAAGAATATTTAAGCCACTATTATAGTAACTATCAATTCCAGATACTGGATTAGTTAATAGATTTAATCTAACAATATATTTGCGTATATATGCTAGTGGAACCTTAACATTTCTAGGATATGATCCTTCTTGTAGATGGCCCGTAACTACTACAATATAGTCTTTATCTAAGACATATGGCGATAGTGGTAATTGTGATATAGTACTATCAGCCATAGATTAGTGCCTAAATAATTTTTTCAGCCTTTAACCAGCTACCTTTCTTAAGTACGCCGCTAGTAGCTTGATTTGTACTATCAGTAGCTATACCTATAGTGATGGTATCGGCTTCATTATTAGTTGTCTCTACAACAAATTGATTAATTACAGAAAATGATCTGTCAAAAACACTACTATCCATTCCATCTAAAAGTAATCCATAGCCTGTAATTGGAGAGCTATCAGTATGTACAAAGCCATGCCCTTGATTATCTACGTCGAGATGACTCCATGTTCCATAGAATTTAGTAGGATAATTTACTCCTTGTGTTCCAGTAATTTCTACAAATCCGCTTAATGCGACATCCTCATTACTAGTTAATATTGTTCCTAATTGACACAAATATTTACTATTAGCAGCTAAAGGTATAGTTAGATCAGAGCTTTCTACAAGGATTTTACCAGTACATGGTAAATCTGTTGTTTGAAACTTAATAATTTGTTGAACTTCTCCGCTAACAGCAGCACTAAAATTTGTAATTTGAGAAGCTGTATGAGTGTGGGAAGTATATGCATAGCCACTTACATTTAACTCTACTTTGTTTGGCAGAGTTGCGCTAATAGTTGGAACAATATGAATTCCTGTCTTGGCAGTAATAAGTTCATTAATATTAATAACATTGTTAACTAAACCAGAAAGAGGAAATTTATTGGTTGTTAGTGTGGAGCCAGCTACACCCACCCCAGTGACTACAACCATTAGGTCGCCGTTGGCAACACTTGAAGCTTCGGCAAGTTCTGATATCTTACGATCTGCCATAATTATCCTTTCTTAGAAATCTACCTTGTTAATATTAATTATATACACCTGTTTTATAAATAGTCTTCGAAGCCATAGTCTGGCAGTTTTTGAGGAGGAAAACCATTAAAATCACTAAATGCATATGAGCCATTTTGTTTTAACATACCCTCGGCTACATCGGCATGAATTAAAAAAGAGCCGTCTGGTATCGGTCCCCATTCTGGATGACCACCATCATTCCATTTGCCCCAGCTATTTTGAACCAAAAAAGAAGGTTCTCCATTGGTATCATCACATGCTGTCCATGCCATACAATGAGCCCAACTACCAGACTGTTTAGCAAATCCTTTACTGTCTCGTTTATTACTAAAACCATAGTTAGAACATACAGCTATACCATAACCATTAGCTAAAGCATCTCTAGCTTCTGCTACTGTTAATATAAGAGATACTGTTCTAATTTGATGATCATTAGCAATATCAATAACTTTATCCGGTAAACCCCTAGCTCCCCATCCAGCCCCTAAATTACCATCATATTTACTAAAGTCGGCAATACCAGGATAATTTTTACGTACTAATATACCGCCATTTTTACTAACAAAATCAGCTGCTCTAGCACAACTCATACCCTGTCCACCATGACCTCTAGCACCATAAATAGCTTCTGTTGCTCCTCTAGCTATCCAACTTTCTTTATCTCCTTTTAAATCAATTTCTATAGATCTACTAATATCACAAGCTGAACGAGTTCCATGACTAACACAATCACCAGTAGTTTGTCTTTCTATGTATGCGTTCTTATCAAATTTGAGAACAGATTTATAAGGTGTCGATAATTGTCCTTTACCACTATTTTTAATGCGTTTAGCACCATCTGCAAAGTATGCATATTTACTAGTCTCCATCAATCTATCAAATACGTGCTGTTCCCAAATACAGCCACTAAAACCTTTACGATATTCATTATATAGTTCAGCCGGTGTCATTTTTGCCATTATTTACTACCCTCATAAAAAGCCCAACTTAAAGCTCTAAATGCATCGACAGCTTTGTGTCTTAAGTCTGTACTTAATACAACATCATCGTCGCCGATTGCTTTAATAACTAAGTCCTTTGATTCTGTTGCTAAATCAGGATATTTATCTTTAATATTTAATTTTAACATTTTTCCAGCTAAACTATTAGCAGAACGAATAGCTGCTGTATCTTTAATTACTTGATCTTCTCCATCTAAAGAAATGAGAGTAGACATGTCGCAATATAATGAAGATAATTTCAAACTATCAGACTTTCTAGTAGAGTCAGAAGAATTTAATAAAATTTTTGTAATATCTTGTGCTTCTTTTAGTAACTCAGTATCAGCAGGAGCATCTGTGACATAACATTCAACAGAATTATTAGGTTTTGATACTGATCGAAACAATTCAAAATTTGGCTTAAATAAACCAATAACTAATAATAATACTCCTAGAGCTAGCCATATCTTATTATGCATTAGATTTCTCCTTATCCTTACAAATTTCTGGACTTAAATATGGAAACATTTGATCAGCTACCTCAACTGCCTTTTGACATCCGCTTTGTACGGCCAGATCTCTGGTTTGCTTCCATGAAACTACTAAATCAAAAAATAAATCTTTAGACTTTTTAGTTTCTGTAAAATTCGTTGTTGGTTGAATAACCGGAACACTAACAGTGTTTTTGGTCTTGTTTACTAGATCAAGAATCATTTGTTGAACAGGGCTTAGTTTATCCTTAAATAAAACCCATAATACTATGCCTACACCAGCATATAAAGCCAAATCCATTGGGCCTAATTTATTACTAAAATCACTAAAGCTCTCTGTAAAATTCATTGGTTCCTCACTATTTTATTAAAATCATTTAAAAAATCTACTATAATCTTACGTTCTGTGCCAACATTGGCTTGTGCGCTAATTGGTTCTTTTGGTTTAAAAACTCCAACTTGTCTAAATGTTGTAACCATCGCATCAATTCCAGAACTCACTAGTAACATTAGCAGGCTTTTAACATGAGAATGGATGATTGGTTCTAAGACGGATGGGACCCAAGGAATATCTATATATATAAAAACCTTATCATAAAAACTACCGATGATATCTAGAGCCAAAGATTTTTTTTCTGGACTACTTAGATCATTCCCAATAGTTTCTATTAATTGTATAACCACAGCAGTCAATAGCTGTAAAATTTTCCATACTTCTGATAATGCAAAAGATTTTACTTCTTGGGTACTATTTTTAATTTCTGTAATTATTTTATCGATTTCTTGACGAATAATAGTTTTTGTATTAATATCAGTCATAATTTCACACCATAATATATTGTTTAATATCTTTGAAAACTGCTTTACCTACGCCATCGACCTGTTGAATATCTGTAATATCTTGAAAATTTTGTTCTTTTCTATAGTTAACAATGTTTTTAGCAATAACAGGTCCGACATGTGGTAATTGTATAAGATCGCCAACACTAGCTTTATTTATATTAATCTTATTCGTCGAATTGTCTACCCCAACATAATCTTCTAATTCTTTATTTATTAGATCTGCTTCTTTTTGTTTAGTTTTTTCATAAGCAATTTTATGTTCTTTACGACTATTAATATACTTATATAAAATCATCGCTTGACCACCTAATAAAACACAGCTTTCTACAGCATGAGAAACTACTTCTATTAATTCGTCTTTAGCGTTAGGATCTGTAATAATGCCGAAGAGAAACAAACCACTAACAATAAAACTAACTAATGTAAACCAGAATTCTGTGGTTCTATAGCCAGATTTGACCATTTTAAACTCCAATTAAAGATAGTAGTAATGACTACAATAATATACACCAATTTGCAATTAGGCATTTTGGTCAACAAATCCGAAGCAAACTGTGCAATAATTTTCACTAACAGTATAATTAAAAGTTACAGTAGTTATAGCTCCATCTATTCGAATTATATTATATCCTTCTTCTCCAGTAAACTGAGAATATTGTGTAGCATTTACTGGATTTTGATATGTTGTACTTGTACCCCAAACAGGAGTAAAGGGAGAAGATATTTGTACTGGAACAGGAACACCTCCTTGACCGACACTAGCAAATGCAACCAATGCATCATTAACCGATTGACTGAAAGTTGCAGTGAAGATGCCTGCTTGAGTGTTCTTAATTTGAGTTCCACTAAGTGGTACTCCGTAAGCTTCTGGAAAGGTTGTGCCACCAACCATGCCATCATGGGCATCCATACCCCCACCAGTTTGTGTAATTGAAACCGTGATATTATTTTGACCAATTCCAGAAGCAGTACTAGAGGTAACAGAACCTATATTCATCCACTGAAAACCAGAAGTGCCGAAACCTGTTCTTTCAAAGACTAAAGTATTTCCTAAAAAAGCTTTAGAAATATCTCTATTTCTTAGTTTAATAGAAGTTATGTTAGAATTACTTAGAAATATATCGCTATTTACTGTTGGCATACAAATTTATCCTTAGCCATTAACTATATATAGGGTATTAGGATCTTTTGTAGCAAGATTATCATAATTACTTTGAGAGATACTAATCATGTTTGTGATACGAACAGAATTATTAACTAAACTAGTGTTACTTTGAACTAAGCCAGAATGAAGAACAGATACTGATACTTTTTTTGTTAAAGCAGATCCCGATGGATCGTCCATAATTAAAAATATATCGTCACTAGTTAAACCACTAGCTACTGGAAACTCATTTATTCTTTGAATGCTCATTATCCACCTATTACTGTTTGGTCACCGACTAATTGAACAAAAATACCATTGTAAAATCTATTATCGTATTTAGCTTGAATGCTATTAATATTAGGTTGATTATTTACATATGTATTATTTACAAAATTTGTATTAGGTCCAGTTGGTAAACAGGCAACAATAGCTGAACCATTTTTGATTTCATTTGCTGCAATAGCTTCTACAATATCATTTGCCATAGTTTTAATACCTTTCTATTCTTTTTTCTAGTGTTTCTAAAGTTTTACTAAGCATACCAATTTGTACTTTGAGTTCACTCATGACTTCAGTATTTTTATTAAGTGCTTTAAATAATGTAGCACTATCTTCTTTATGATCATTTAAACGAGCCATAATAAATTCTCTATCTTTAGCATATTGACTTTGTGTTTGAATCATATGCTCTACTTCTTTTCTATTAACTAAATTTTTAATAAAAGTTGTCCAAAAACCAACTAGTGCTATAATAATACTAACCATTGAGGTTGTGAGATTATCAAGAAAAACACCGATAGTATTTGGGTCTGGATCGGCCATATTAATCTCCAATACGTTACATATTGATGAATATTGTAAAAAAAGCCAGAGATGCCTTAAACACCTCTGGCTTCTCTATAGTAGTATACACTAAAATTTATCAGCCTGTCTTGGCTTTATAATCTACAGAAACTGGTACTTTATTACCAAGCTTATAAGTTAGTTCGCCAGGAACTGAACGTGTTGGAGTAGCTGCTTCGTCTGTGGATGTTGCTGATGTCGTATCGTTTGCAATATCCCAGAAATTATCTGTAGCGGTTGTTGGATTTGTGGTCCATCTACCGGTATAAATATTCCAGTAACCAGAACGGATAGCAGATGTTGTTCTTGTTGTTGTGACTTTTTCTTGACGATGAATACTTCTAGCATTGCTAGTATCATTTGCTGAGTGTGTTAGAAAGTCTTGGGAAACACCACCAGCCAAAGTAGAAGTTACTCTTTGAATTACTCCTCTTTGATTTTCAGCTTTGAATGTTCCAGCAGAAAGCGCCTTGTCGGCATAATCTTTGGTAGCGTTAGCGATTGGTGTGGAACCAAATACACCACCTCTATCAGCTGTGCCTAATGTCTGACTACCTAAAACTGTTGAAGTGCCGACATTTTGTCCGACACCACCGTTATTAACAGTGCTTTGTTTTGTTACGGCTGATGAACCGTCTGTTTGTACTGTGGCCATAGTATGATTTCTCCAGTAAAAAGGTTGTATATATATACTCTATTTTTTACCCCAAAATCTTAAATTTTACGTATAATTTTTTCTAGAGTATAAATATTCGTAGTTTTATAAGCAAAAATATTAGAATTTGACAATATTAAATCTATATGCTTATCGGTCCATGCTTGACCCGTGACAATTAGATTCATATTTGGATTCTTTTTTTGTAACATCATAGCAACAAGAATATTATCGCTAATACTGTCCATAAAAAAACTACTAGAAATATATGTAGTTGATAATTCTTTTAAAAACAAAATTTCTGAAATTTTATATAATAAATTTAACGTATATATTTTATATTCTAAAACATATTTTAAATCTACATTATGATTAGCGCATATTTCTTTCAAGACATCAATTTCTAAGCGAAACTTATCGTATTTCCTATTGCACAATGCATAATTTGGGCAAACAATTTCTATGGCGTTAGCCCCGTTCTTAATAGCAGAAACTACAGCAGACTCCCTATCTGCATAATTCGATAATCCAAAGGGATAATCTATGACTGTTCCTAATTTTATATGATCTGGTATATTTTTTTTAATCAGCTTAACATATTGTGGCAATACAGAAATAGTTGATGGAGCTAATTTAGTAGCTATACTTATAGTATCTTTAGTTTCTTGCTCTCCACTAGCATAGTCATAGTAACCATATTCAACGTATTGGAGCATGTCATCGTTTTCTCTGTTTTAATCGATCTATGGTAGGAAACTTTCTATCACCTAATACACCATCAGCAAAGCCATAATACAGAGCTTCCTCAGCATTTAAAATCCAGTCACTTTTATTAGCCAGCTGCGACATTATGTGTTTTTTGACAATAAATTTTTTCCAATTTTTTTCTATTGCAAGAGGGCTTTTGAGGCATCTTTCGGTAAAGATGTCTATCATTTTTTCTGATTCTTTTTCGCTCCATTGTAAACTGCTCATGGCTGCCTTATGTTCATTTTCTATGCTTAGTGAACCATAATGAATTAAAATATGGGTATTTGGCATAAGAACTCTTAAATGAGGAGCTTGAAAAATTATACTACTAGCAGATTCTACTTTAGCATATGCTAACATATATATTTTAGCGGGGGATGTTTTTATGGTATCATAAATCGCTAAACAATCTTCCCATACTCCTCCTGGCAAATGCATATGCACTAAAATAGGATCATGAGATATTTGATTCAGATATCTTATATTTTTTTCAAATACTATAGCCGATTTGAAATCAACGCCACTTTCTTCATCAGAATCAAATGAAGAATGTAGATAAACTTCTCTAGATTTAACATCAATACAAGAATTATGTATGTCCTGTAAACCTTGATCTGTATTAGGAATAACCATTTTAATTCTCGTGTTCTAATAAATATTTATAAAGATCATCAGTTAGAGTAGACATAACTTCACCAGCATTAAATAACTTGCCTACTCCAATTCTAAATCTATATCTAGTAAATATATCTAAAGTTTCTATGCCAGGATAAGATTCTATCATTTTCACAATAGGTGTTGTAATATCGAAGTTGGTATGACCTACCCACAAATTAAAAATTTTATTAGATGCAGTATTATCGGTATACGGAATTATTCCCATCGGAGTCATAATAACCCTTGTGGGTTTTTGATAAAAATTAACATTATCAGATATTTCTGTATTATCTGATATTGGTTCTCCAGTATCATCATAAAATTCTGGATCAATATTATCAGAAGTAACCACATTATCTTCTGGAGATATATTGTCCATATCGTCTTCGCCTAATGGATCAGCCCATTTTTGCCACACTATGTGATAAGTATCATGCTTCATAATAGTATTATATTCTGTAATAAGAGATAAGCAATTACCGAGATTTAAATACTTCTAAAGGAGATACAATGGGTTGATCATGCTGTGTGTTTTGATTATTGTGTTTAAAATTTTTCTCTAAATTTAATAATTCTAATAGAGTATTTTGAGTAAACAAAGTATTAAATACATTTGTTTTATCATGATTAACTAGTGTATCTATTATATCTTTTTCTAAGAAACCTTTATTGATAGCGTGTATACCAAGAGCATAAAAATATGCAATATCTTTAATTTTATGAGCATTATTTTCATTAAATTCTGGCCAATCACATATAATATTAAGAGTTCCATCATTATTAATTTCGATATTAAGAGAAGCCAGCTTAATATCGGCTGGCTTCCTTAGAATATCGTGGGTCTGTTTAGAAGAAAAATATGATATTAGTTTTTTAAACATAATTCTTGATACGTTTTAGTCCCTTTTGAATATTTTGTCTAACAGCTTCTCTTGTAACTCCATATTCTTTTCCAATTTCTAGCAATGTTTTATTTTCAAAATAATATTTCTTAATTTGGTTCTTTTGTTTATCAGATAGGATGCCTGATTCCAACACATTGTTAATATTTTGCTGAATAAAATTCTTTTCTTCTTTTTCTGCTAGAATCTCATAAGGATTACAATTAGAGTTGTCAACTATATGAGAGGCGTGAGTTCTTAGATCGTCATTACTTAAATTATCTATGGATAGCTTATGATTTTTTTTCTTATATTTATTAGACACATAGGTTTTAATAGCCCATAAACCACATTGGTTTCTATAAGAATATCTAGTTTTAGATTGACCATTAAATCCTGTACGATCTTTATCCCATTTCCAATCTGCTATCATTAAAGCCGATGCTATATCAGATACTGCATCTTCATTTGATAAAAGCTCCTTATGAAGCCCATTATAAAACGATGGGGCAAATTTAGATATCACCTTTTTAGCTAGCAATATGTATGTACTAAGATCCTCAAATTTTTGATTATCCATCCTTTATGTCCTCTTATCAAGTTAAAGTTATAAAATCTATGATTACAGTTCAGGAGTTGTGCATGGACAGTCCTTCTTTTCTGTTGTTCCGCACACTCCACATTTACCAGATTTGGTTAATTTTTTCCATTGTTCTGGATTAGGTCTATCTGGATCTCCTCGTTTAGCTGGTTTGTATTTCTTTCCCTCTCTTTGTTTTTTCTTACGAATATTTTCCCAAAGGCCGGGTCGATCAGCCGCAGATATATTATCGGCAGCCTCGGACACATACATGATAAAATCGTGAATTGTTCTCATGTAATCCTCGGTAATAGCAATTTTACCCTGTAACCAGCTCTCTGTCAAGTTTTCTTTGACTCTTGGATTCTCTAGGGCATTGAGAATTTCTGTAGCATGTGTGGCTATAGCTCGTAGTGAGCCTACGTTCATCTCAAAAAAATCTGCTTTATACTCCATTAATTCCATCTCAGGACTTTCAACTTCCATATCTTCAACTTCTGTAAAATCGCCATCTTCTGACTTACTTTTATATGTCTTTTGTGCGATGGAAACCGATTCCGATATTTGATTCATTAATTTATGAAATCTGTCTAACATATTTTACCCTTTATAAAGATTAATTTTAAATCGATACTATTAAACCTGTAGAGTTAAGAAATTATCAAGCCCCATTTGCTCTATTAATTTTAGAAAACCTTCATATAGCTCGATTCCGTCTTCGCTACCTTGTAGTAGTTCGATAAATATATTAGCTGTAATTTCATCGCCTACTGTTCTAGCAGCAACTATTGTGGCTCTTTCAGTAGCAGATGCTTCTCTCACAGAGTCTAGATCGTATTGAATCATTGCAACCATATCATGTCGCTTCCAGGATGGAGGACTTAATACTAAAGGTTGGTAATCAGCATCAAAAAACTCTAATCTCTTAATGTTGATTGCTGCATGGGTTTGTTCTTGGATAGCATCTTCTTTAAGAATTGCTGCTAATTTTTTATATCCCCATCTTTCAAGATGTTCAGCTTGTGCTGTTAAAACAGTTGTTTGCTGCCAGTGAATATTCAAAGATTTTTTAATTAGCTCTATTACAGTATCTGATGAGTATCCTTCGATCTGTTGAGCTTTTAACATTTCTTTTTTGGCAACTGAATTATTTTGATCTTTTAATAGTTCTTCGATTGGTTTAGTCATGATTATTGATCCATTTTTTGTAGTTAATATAAAATTGTTCTACCAGCTCTTACAGGCCCAATATCGACTTTTCCACTTGGGTCCAGGAGTATCGCATCTCATTCTAGCCCTAAAGCTTTTTCTTCTTGCTGGAATATCTTTTTTGATTTCCATATTGGGATCACCAAAATTAACTTTGACCACATTTCCTTTATCGTTCTTAACATATACGCTAAATTTTTTAGGTCCATCTGGTGTTCTAAAAGGTTTATTTAATGTAACTTTTCTGCCACCTTTTTCTGCTGCCATGACGACACCATCTTCATCATAAATACTGGTATCTTCTGGTAGATCTAGTGTTACAGTAAACTCGTCCCATTCATCATTCCAACAGCAATTAGATGCTAGTAAATGATCATGAACTTCTTCTATGAGACTACTTTTACTTTTTTTTCTGGTTTGAGATAAACAAATAGCTAATCTTTGTTGTGTATTTGGATAATCTTTTTTCATTACTGGATTACCCATACATCTAGCGGTAAATTTTTGTTTATCTTCGTTTTTATCTGGAGAAGGTATAGGCATAAAAGTATCCTTATTAAAATAATAATGTCAACAATAAATACACCAATCAAGATAGAAACTATTTCAGTGATTCTATAAGTTTAGCTGCTGTATTCTGCCATGATAAAGATTCTGCAGTTTTTAAGCCATTTTCATTGGTTGAAATATTGTTTTCATAACAGTATCTCATATGGGCTATGGTTTGATCAATTTGAGTATCTGTTATTTTACCCCAATTGGATTGTCCAAAAAACCACTTGTTGTCAATAGCTGGTTCTGTATCTGGCATATCTACCAAAAAAGAGTTAGTATTATTACAATATTCAGTATGCGCAGAATAATTAGATGCAATAACTGGCTTATTCATAGCCATAGTTTCTAATAATTCCATATCCCAACCTTCTCCACGAGAGATATATATACCACAATTAGCATACGATATTACTTCTGCTACATTCTGATGACTGGGTAGTCTAGGGAAAATACGGATCTTATTACTAAGTTTAGATGTGTTAACCAAGTCTGTCCAGTATCTTTCTTCTTCATTATTCAAGAAACTATTGTGGGTTATCATCCATAGTTCTACATTATCGTTAATGTCGAAAGCCTTATTAAAACATTCAATAATCACATCGTGAGCTTTTCTTTTTTCCCATTTTCCAATTGTAATAAATACATAATTATTAGTTTTTTGATTCTTGCGATAATCAAAAATAGATAAATCCACTCCTAGTGGAACAACAGATATGGGCTGTTCAATATTATTATTTTGTAGTATAGTTTTGGCCCAATTAGATGATACAATGAATTTATCTGGCAGCTGTAGATTGTATAATTCTTTTTGATTAAATGTATTAACTTCAAAAAAAGGAAACGCAATATATGGACCCTTACCAACCCTACTTAGTAGATCGAACTGATGCCATATTTTCAAACATGGACTGTCTAATGGGATAAGATGAGATAAACCGATACTATGCTTAATTAAGGTAACATCATCTTGATTGTCTATATTAGGGTTTCCAATCAAATGTAATGCAACATGGTTGTCTGAGGATAAAGCTTTTAGAATGTTTAAACTTGCATAACCATATCCTGTATAACCAATTGGTGACATTAAGTGTAGATTCATGAATAAATCCTATTGTGTGTATTATTGACTAAAATAAATGTTGTATTTTTAGAAAAATCTTTTATGGAATGCGCTCCTACATATGTACAAGAACTTCTAAGTCCACCAAGAATATCTTTAATAATATCTGAAGTTAATCCTTTATAAGGAATAGAGACACATTTGCCTTCGCTCGTTCTATAATTAGCTACTCCTCCGTTATGTTTATTCATAGCCTCTTTACTGCTCATACCATAAAATTTCAAACTCTTTTTTCTTTTTTCGGCATGTCCTGGATCATCGGCAATCCATCGTTCTTCAAGAATATTTTTATCATTATCTATTATTGCTCTACGATATTCATATTCCCACTCGCCTTCGCAACAATCAGTGCCAGCTAACATACCACCCAGCATTACAAAATCAGCATTGGCAGCAAAAGCCTTACAAATATCCGCTGGTGTTGTACAACCTCCATCACTACATATATGCCCATTTAAACTATGTGCAGCGTCCACGCACTCTAGTATTGCAGATAGTTGCGGATATCCTATACCGGTTTTGAGTCTGGTTGTGCATACGCTGCCTGACCCTATACCAATTTTAACTATATCCACATTACCATGCATAATAAGTTCTTCTGTCATCTCTGGAGTGACAACATTACCAGCCATAATAATAATTTCAGGATATAAAGATCTCAAATACTTACATGTCTTAACAAAGTGTTCACTATATCCATTAGCTACATCAATACATAAATTAGGTAAATCAACATTAATAGTCTGTAGCTTATCGTAAGTTTGTGTTAATTTATTAAGATCTGTTTTGGATATACCAGTAGAATAAAATACATGATTATTAGGTATGGATTTTGATGTAAAAAATTTGATTAGATCTTCTTGACTATAGTGTTTATGCAAACAGGTATTACAGCCATGCTTGACTAGTTCTTTAGCCATATTAAAAGAACCAGTAGTATCCATATTAGCCGCAAAAATGGGTGTACATTCTAGCGTTCTATTGGAATATGGAAACTTAAAAGATCTATTAAGACAAACTTCTGATCTGCTTGATAAATTAGATCTCTTGGGTTTTATCAAAACATTATCAAAATCAAACTTAGTATTCGGGTCTATTTTCATTGTTATCCTGTTTTGCTTTGGCTATGGCCTGAGTATAATAGTGAGACTCTGTTACATTAATAGAAATTTCAGAATCTTTTGTTATATTCTCTGTTGCAATTACATCTCCAAAAAATTCGTCATAATTAATTTTATATGTGGCATTAATTTTGTGTTGTGCTTTAAAATCATATAAACAACTATATCCAAAACCCAAATAAATAACATACCCATGTTTAGTACATTCTGCACAATTACATTGTTTAATAAAAGAATTCATCAATATACTTGGATCACCCTGATATCTAGTTCTAAATTGTGTAGGCATTAATGGAAATCTTTCAATAATATCTCCAGCAACAATATCTGTTTTAGCAAACACGCCTTTGCCTGTCATCTTAGATCGTTGTATATAAACTTTTGAATTATCAAAAATTTGATTTTCTATTATAGATTCTGTCATATATAATTTCTATTAAATGTTAAAAAAGTACCATCTATTATGAGAATTAATATTTTCTGAGCTATTAATATGCTCTAAATAAGCATACATATCATTCCAATCAGAATATATCATTTGATGAGGAATTGTACCAAACAACCAATCAGGAGAATACTCTTTACCTTGAACCATATGAATTAAAATAGGTTTTTTCTGTCTATTAGCCCAAAAAATTTCTTCATATGTTCCACAGGGGTGGATATCGAGATCCAGATTGACTATTAAAAAATCGCTAATGTCTACTAATCTTAGATCAACTGATCTAATGATCTTCATCATAGAGCTTAATTCATCGTATCTTTTTTGTTTTTTAAGCTTGGCTTTGATCAAATGAGTTTCTGAGTCTTCTAATCCAATTTCCGTAGGTTTGATGATTGGATTAAATACTATTACGCCCAATGACTCTAAAAATGGAGTAATCTCTTGTCTCCATCCCCGACCATTGTCATAAACTCTATCAATAGCACCAGCCAAATAAACTCTTTGATTTTTAAGTCTATTCATTTTAAATATAGCCATTCACAAATATCTAAATTATTACTAGAAGATCTCTTAACTGATACATTATTTTTTGTAAAGCCTCTATAAATACCAGCACAAATACAAAATAAATAAATCCAATACATAATTACCCCTTATCAAGTTATAGTGAATATACAAAAATACTTTTGTTAATAGGATACCAAATATCTTTGACTAGTTCTGTAATAAACTTCCAATCTCCACCAGCTAAACCACTACCAAACTTAGGGCAATGAATTTCAACATTAGCATTTTCATGTTGTTTTCTATATTCGAGAACAAATAATTTAACTGTATTCATAGCATAAACCAATGCAGCATAATTCAGTGGTCTCGGATTTTTTGTATTACGGATATTATTTTGTGCAATCATATTTGCAAAGATAATTTCATATCCATATTCCGCATCTTTCATGGCGGATACCAGTTGTGCTTGACCTAACTTAGCCTGTTTTCCTAATAAATGGAAATTCTCTTTGACTATCGGGAATTCTTTAGCAACTTCTGCCGCAAATCCTCCACCAAATAAATCAATATTGTTACAAACATGTGGGACTATTACGGTGGCACCCGAAGCTTTGCCTTTGATTCTTTGTCTAATATTAGTAAAGATATCACTTTTATCAAATGTATAAAATGTATGATTATTAGACTGGATTTTTGTATTATGCATTATTAATCTTTCTGTTGATTTTAAGCCATTTTTTTTGTGGACATTCTTGATCAGCCCACGCCAATTTATTCATAAATATTTTTTTTGCATTAACATTACACCCGCACAACATGCATGTGCTGTCATTAGTATTATACATATCGCACCCTCCAGAGCAAATACCAAACCGATAATTGATTTCGGTTTGTGTGCTTTTTGGAGCGCCAGCATAAATATGAAATAATAATGATTTAAGAAAAGTCATTATTTTGAGTATCATTATTCTCATATTCCTTAACTAGTAGAATATTTCCTTCTTTATCCCTGTAATAAAGTTCAGCTATGTCTACAATTTCATCTGACTTAAACCATTTACAGCTACCATTTTGAATAGATATCGACATGTGTCTAGTTGTATTATTTTTAAATGGCCTAAAGTCCGAAGATAAAACATATCTTTGTTGTTTCCATACAAAAATATCTCCAGGCTTCAATTCTTCAATGTATTTCATCTTCCCAATTATCCCAAGAGTCTTCTTCTAGATGTCTTTTTTTATGCTTAAAAGCTTTTTTTATTTTTGTCTTATCTCTCAATTCAAAATCAAAATCTTTTGGATTCTTTTTAGATTTTTGCTTATAGCTGTATCGCCTATTTTCTTTTCTATCTCTTTCCATTGTTATTTAATTTTCAATTAACGTGAAATCGATCCATACGGCTTATCATAACACAAAACCATATCGTGTCAAGACAGGAAATAAGCCATGATAACAACTTGACTTGAGTGTTTGAAAACATATATATTATACAGAGGGGTTAAGAAGTAATAGGTAGAATAATACCATTTCCTTGGTAATTCCTATCGTTTGCATATCGACCAGTTATTGGGATTGATACTTTTTTAAATTCATCGATATATCCATTTTTATCTTCTAGGTGCTTGCTATTAAATTGTTTTTTTCTTAGGGATAGTAATAACGAGGCGCATCCAACAGCATATGGAGTTGCCATACTTGTTCCCGTCATTTTAGCATACTTATTGCCGGGAACTGCGCTGATAATATCTTCTCCGGGAGCTACAAAATCAAGACTATCTCCGCAACAACTAAAATCTGATACTGATAAATTTTGTCCTATTGCTCCAATACTTATAGTTTCAGGATATTTAGCTGGATACATTATATCAACATTATTTCCGCTATTCCCTGCAGCACAAAATATAGTTACTTTATGATCAACAGCATATTGCAATGCTCTTTCTATGTTTCTAGATTTATGCGGAGAACCTAAAGACATTGTAAGAATTTTTGCGCCATTATCAACTGCCCATAGTATTCCATTTGCTACAGAAGCATTGGATCCTCCACCATCATCTCCTAGAACTTTTACTGGTAAAATTTTTGTTTTTGGAGCTACTCCAACCATACCATATTGATTATTTATAGCAGCAATTGTTCCGGCAACATGAGTACCATGCCCATTGCGGTCCTGTGGATCATTATTATTTTCTACAAAATTTCTACCTAAAAGTAAATTATCTTTTAAGTCTTCGTGATTAAGGTCACATCCAGTGTCTATAACACCAACAGTTATATCTTCTCCTTCAGAAAGATACCATGTCTTTTCGACATCAAATTTTTTAATAGGCCAAGGGAAAAACTGCATAGATTGCGTACTTAAACCAAATAAGTCTTGACGAATATGCGGTAATAGCTTACATTCCCTTCTTAACATTTTTTTCCTCTATAGTTTTTTTTAAAAATGATTTAGTATCATGAATCCATTGTATATGTCTACTTATTCTAGTACAACAAGCAGAGTCATTATAATTTGAATCAGCTTTTCCATCTGTTGTATATATATGAGAATGTATTCCTGCTAATTTTTGATTAATAAATAAACCACCACCACTATCTCCTGGAGCAATTAAAAATTCCAACTGGGTCTTAATTCCTTTATTTACTGAAAAAACCAACATGTCGTTTTGAATCATTTCTATGATATTAGATCCTCCACGTTTTTTATGATCAAAATTTTGATAACCAGTACGAAAACTACCAGTAAAACCATATCCAGCCATTCCACAAATCTTATCTAATTCATCTTTATCTGTATATAGTTCTGGATATGTCTTTAAAAGAATTGGTTTTTTTAATCTACCTAAAGCAATATCATCAGGGCCAAATTTTTTATGATCAAAATTTATATGACTAGCAATTAATGCACATGGGTATTCTTTATTATCAAAAATTACATATTGATCTGATGAATTATGCACTATATGTGCTGCTGTCAGTATATTATATTCATCTATTACGACACAAGATGCTTTAAAAAAGGGATGTTGATCATCTATTAATTTACCAGCAATAGGTAATACTGCAATATATTTTTGTCCATATTGTATATGTTCAGCATCTGATGCATTAGGATCGATTGTTCCTCCATATACCAGACTACTGTAAAAAAGCAGTATATAGTAATAAATTAAATATTTCATATCTTTGATTTTCTAGTAAGATAAGCGATGAATAGATATACACCCCTATCGTTTAAGAAATAACATTTGCTGCTATTAAACAGCCTTTAGCGACTGAGTGTAGGGGATCAGAAGCGTGCTTGACTTGTTCTATAATTAATGGAAAATTAGATTGTAATAATTTTTCATGTAATTTATCTATATAGCCGTTAGCTTGTGACGTACCACCAGCTACTACAATCCTAATAGGATTTTTAAATTTAGGTAATGCTTTGTGATCTGAAAGAGCATGAGACAATTGTTTTGCTGTATATTCTATCAGACGCTCGTAATAAGACGCTACGGCACTTAAAACGGGATTGTCGTTTGGCTCACCTATTTTAAATCCACCGCCCTCCTTCTCAACCTGTACGACGCTATCGGGTTCTCCTGTCGCAACCGCACTCATACGATCTACCCAATCCCCAGACTTTGTTGTACTAAAAACAACAGTTGGCTCACCATTTAGCATAACACAAACATTCATCATTCCCGCACCACAACTAATCCCAATCCCTGTATAATCAGTTTCTTCTAATTCTGCATAGCATAGTGCTTCAGCTTCATTAATAGATCTAGCATCATATCCTACTTCTGATAAAATTGTTTTTACTACATCTTCATGATAACCAACATCAAAATCATCATCTTCTTGATCAACAGGTTGTGCTGGAACACAGAATACTAATTTAGTATTATTTTTTTTAGCTTGTCCAACTACTTCTTTTAAAATATAAGCTAATATTCTTTTTGCCTCTTTTTCTTTTACAGAAACAACCCCACGATACATTGGCCTTCTAGCTGTTTCATTTCTTTCAACAGCTTTTTCTATAGCATCTTTTCCTAGTATTACAAAAGATCCATCTGAATCTTTAATAAATACCTTTCCTTGTAATCCTTTCTCAACCATTTTTGCTGCTATTGGAGTATTCGGTTTTATTATATAAAAAGCGTCTCTAAAATCTTTAAATACAATATTATCTTTGTCATAAGAGGCCGCTACTATAAAACTCGTACCTACGTCTAATCCTATCATAATTATTTGCCTTTCATTTGCTTTAGTTTATTCACAGAATTAACTGTATCGTTTTGTGTTTTGATTTCCTGTGTCATATTATCAAATTTTTTTTCCATACCATCTGTTGATACGTTTAATACTATTTTGGTTTCATCAATATCTAATTTAGGTTTTTTACAATCGTTAACATTATTATCTACATGCTTAGAATTAAAAAAACTCGAAGGGGTCGCTAAATTATCTTGACTACGATTTCTAAACAATAAATACCCCAAACCTATTCCAAGCGATATGGATATTATATGACTAAGAATAAGAAGAATTATTAGAATTAATGCTAAATGATCCATATTATTTTAATGCTTTAATATCTGTGTATCCTATGATTTCTTTTTTTTGTTTACCTTTTTTATCAAATAAAATTATTGTAGGAATTTTTTTAACTTTAAATTCTTTAACTAATTTTTCATTAGATTCTATATCTATAATGCAAATTGTGATATCTTCAAATTGATCAATATTATTTGATATATCATGTTTAAATTTTTGACAATACTGACACCACTCCGCACTAAACATTAATATCATTGTCTGATCGAATTGCTTAGAAACGCTCTTGGCTTCTTCATAAGAATCTAAAAAAATTGGAGGCTTAGCCATACCAATGTTAGAATATAATATTAATAAAATCAACATAAAATATTTCATAAAATTACCCTCCTAATAATATAGTATACACTGTTATATGTGTATATATAAAATAAATGGAGACAACTTTATGACTACAGACAAAGCCTGGGGTAAGACTACATTAATTTTTAATGATAAAAATGTAGAAATTTACAGAGCTGAAATCATGAAAGGTGGCATGAGTTCCAAACACTTTCATGAATTCAAATATAATTTATTTTTTTTAGAATCTGGTTTTCTAATAGTAAAAATCTGGGAACATAATCAAGATTATAGAGAAATCTTTTTGCATAGCGGTGACTCTATAACCATAGAACCTAAAAAATGGCACAAATTCTTAGCCGTAGAACCTTGCCAGCTACTAGAAATATATTATACTGAATTAAAATTAGATGATATTATTCGTGAATGAAATGGCTCAAAGATTTTTTATATTTGCTAATCGGCTCAAAAATAAGTATGGCGATTTAGATAATTTTTTACTTCATCATCCAGACTATAACAATGCGGTATACATTTTACTGAATACAGCAGAACCTTTGAGTTTCAGTAGTGTTATAGAGTTTCCAAAGAAATGGATTTTTTTTAGAGTATTATCAGATACATCTAATATACGAAAAAGAACATTAATCTTTAGAGATCTGACACTACTTCAGAAGTATGATTTTGAACAATTCGGTGCTTTGCCCGATCAAGACGAACCATATCAGGTTTTTTTAGATCGAATTAAAGAACTAAATATTGATAATACTAGACTATATCCATATAGACTATCTTTTAATCAAGAACATTTTCATCTAGTACATAAACTCAACTTTAATGTAAAGCCTTGGGCTAAACAAAAAACTTTAAGCAGTGGACTATGGTTATACATTCATCTGAAAGAAAGATATCCGTTATCTTCATTTACTTTTGTTGGATTTAATGGTAATATAGGTTCTCAATTTCATAATCCGTCGGCAGAACAGCAATACCTTAAAGAGCTATTTATGTCTAAGAATGTTGAGACACACAACTGTATCATGGAATAGTTCCAATAATTCTTCCTCTTTGAGTTCTAACTATATATCCCATTCTTACCATATATGGTTCTATACTATTTTCTATGGTCTCAATAGAAATACCTGTCATTCCAGATAGACTCTTTAGACCCAGAGGATTACCTCTATTCTTTTTGAGAATATTTAGATATTTAATATCGTTAGAGTCGAACCCGTTTTGATCAATGCCTTGACTATTAAATATATCATCGATATTTTTTTGAGCAGTATCAAATGACGTGTAATGTTTATACCATTGAAGTCTAGCATTTAAAATTCTTGGTGTTCCCTTACTTCTTTTTGCAATTTCCAATGCTTGTTCTTCGTTAAGCATTAGTCCGACCTTTTCGGCGTTTAACTTGGCTAGTTTTGCTAGTACATCTAAGGTATAAAAAGAAAGATGTTCTTTAATAGTAAAACGATCATAAAACGGTTGACTTAAACTACCACCACTAGTAGTAGCTCCCACCAATGTAAACACTGGAATATCAATTGATTCTGGCTTATTCTCTATTAAAAGATCTACCCTAAAATCTTCCATTACAGGATACAGAAATTCTTCTACAAGTTTTGGAAGTCTATGGATCTCATCGATAAATAGCACTGCTCTAGCATCCATACCCATCAAATATGGAATTAAATGTTTAGCACTTCTAACATTAGCCGCATTAACTGTATATAAATTAACATCCATTTCATTTGCTATGGCACTAGCAAGAGTGGTTTTACCAAGACCAGGAGGCCCATCTATTAAAACATGAGGCATAGCCTGACTGTCTTTTTTACATCCGCTAGTCGTTATCCTCAATCTTTGCACCGCTTCATCTTGACCAATAATATCATTGAATGTAGCTGGACGAGATATGTTTCCCATTTTAAACTCCAATTGGTTGTTTTTGTAAAATATTCTTAATTAAAGTAGTACTATCTTTAGTATTTGTATTTATATAAGCTTCATTAATTAATGTGATCGCTTCTGTTTTATTATATCCTAAAGACAACAATGTTTTCGTACATGTATCGATAATAGACTGACCTAAAGCGTAATCTTCAGAATTTTCTATAGTAGTGGTAGTAGTATCTTTATACTCAATGTTTAATGAAATAATTTGTGATACTATAAAAATATTATTACACTCACACACAATCTTAAAATTTTCTGCTTTAGTCTCTCTTAAAAATAGCCAGTGAGAAGCTCCGCATTTATTACAAATATATTTGAGACTAGCTTCGATATCAGTCGGTTTCTGATTTTTCATTATTAGTTTTTATCCAAAATACAAAATCGTTTTTTTCACTATCAAAAGCAATTTCAACTATACCTTTATTTACTAAACCTTTAACAATATTCGATTCCATTCTATTGTTAAGCATTACTAATATTTTATCATAGTCTGATTCTTTCATCAAATATTTTACGCTTTTTGTGGTTTTATTGATTTTCTTTTTAATTAATTCCTGGAAAATAGCTTTACATTCATCAAAAGGCAAAATCAGATCTAATTCAGTATTGTCTGTGTCTTTGATATTATTAACCTTCTCTATAAAATCAGCATCGCTTTCGTCTGCATTTTGTTCATCAAAATTAAAAAACACCAAACGTCTACTGAAATTAATTAGTTTATCCAAATTGAGAATCTCTAATATCATAGTAAATCTTTCTTTAAGATTAATTCAGGTTATCGAACAGGCTCTTGTAAAATAATGGTTCTTTTAGGATATATGAAGCATGTGACATCATATGATTTTTATAAAACACATTAAGCTTATCTTTAACTAAATATTTTGTTTTCCAAATTGGCTCATTGTATTGATTGTTGCCAAGACACATGAAGTATTTATCCTCCATAGTGTCTGGCATCCAATCATTCACAGGAAACTTTTTTGGCTTAAAACCATAGACATACCATGTATGGCTGGAACTTTCTACTATATCATTCATAGCATCGTACAGCCACTTACCCCACATTTCCCAAGCCTTATCATCGAACTTGAAATATTTTTTGTGTGAATTATTCTGAGGATAATATTTGTCGTCATCACTATAATTATCATTATCATTATATGGTTCATCATTATTATTAGACATAGGACTACTCCTTAATGGATAACTATATGAGTCTGACTATCAAGATTATACCCCATATCCAACAGAGGGCAATGCCTGTATTAGCTATGGTCTGATTTATCCGATACAAAACTTATCGCTAATTTGAGAAGCTAGGTCTTTAGCAGCATTGGAAAGGAATCTATTGTTACTAAAGTAAAGAGGCGTTGAGACTTGATTAAGGAACTCCACGACCGTCTTTAAAAGCTTGGTCTGCTGACCATCCAGATTCATATCTTCGTCTGGTAGAGCATCCTGTGCATCTGTAGAGCCATCCATATCGTCT